GAGGGTCGGAGTCGGGGGTTTCAGTCGTTGACCGGCTGCGCCCCCGATGCTCCGCCCTCTTCACTTCGCCGGAAACCGCCGAACCTGCTTTGGTGAAGCCCTTTCGGGCCTCTGCATGTTAGAAGGAAGGGTCAGCATACCCGGCTAATTCAAAGAGCATAACCACAATCAGGACTGGAACAGTACTCACCTTCTATGCAGTACCGTAAAGGTGAACCACACCTTGGGCACTTATCGCTTGTACTCGGCGGCGGCAACGGGATAATTTCCGGTGCATCCAATGCCGCCAAGAGTTCCTGTGCAGCCGCCCATTTGCTGAGCGGTGAAGGCCCATTACAGGCAACGTAGGTGGTTGTCAGGGTCTCACCCCGCAGGAGCCGCTCGTTTAATTCCACTGTCTTCCGAGCCGCTTCCTGCTCTTCTTCGAGCCACTTCTCAGCCAATTTGCGAAGCTGTTCCTTGGTAATCACAAGTCTCCGTTCAAGCAGACGCCCTTTGAACCTTTGCCTTTTTCGGGGCGTCTGCCATGAACTCAGAAGCCAGCTTTTCGGTCTCGTACTGGGTTCCGACTTTGGTGCTGAACACCGTGTCGGCGTCCTTCGGCTTGTCTACAAGCTCGCCCCGAGCCTTGGCGTGCAGGTAGAGCAGGTCGTACACGGTTGCCTTGTTGACCTTCGAGAGCGCCTTGCCGATGAGCGCAATCGTGTCTTCGTTGTTACGGACATTGATGCTGGCATAGCGGTTGACCGTGATTGCCATGTCACACCAGATGACCTTCCGCTCCTCAAGGTCAAGGATGAGCGGGATACCTGCCTTCGCTTCCATGGTCAGGTCGGCCTTGTCTTCCACGGTGCGAGGGTCATACACTTCCCCGGACTGAGCTTCCTCCCGGAGCATCCAACCGGCGCAACACTCGGGAACAGTGGAGAAAAACTGTCCTGTGAAGCTGTTGACGTTCATGACGATGTACCGGTAGCCGTTCGCCAACGCCCGCTTGATGTCAACGTCAATAAACTCGCTGGCACCATTCGGAGCCGAGGTGATGTCTCCCGAGTGACGGGCAAAGTTCTCCCGGAGGTTGTAGTAAGTGATGGCTCCGAGATTGCGCCAGTCAGACGAATAACCCACGGCGGACAGGTCGATGTCTACCCGGTTGCTCCAACCGTCCTTGTCGCCGGTCATATCGTGCCAGTGGATGAAGAACCGCACGGTGTTCTTGTCGTCAAAGCCGAACGGAATGTGGCTTCCCCGGACAAGGGTCCGCATGGTCTTCGAGGCGGACCGCTGGCTGAACGGCAACAGGTAGTTCTTGAGGTCCGGGTCCAGATACACTTTGCCCAGCGACGGAAGCTCACTGAACCGCTTGCGGAGAACACGACGGATACCACGAGACACCCAACCGGACAGATACTCCGTGCGTCCGTCACCGGCCTTGCCGAATCCCGGCAGAGCGTCGATAGTCATGGCCTTTGCCACGTTGCCCTTGGGGAACACGGTACGCCGTCCGCCCTCGTCACGGTGGTCAAAGTGCGCCATCAACTGCAACAGCAAGGGAGTGCTGGCCTTCGGAGCCACAGCCAAGAACTCCAAGAGAGCGTTCTTCTTGGATTCAAGGGTGCGGGCGGTGCGCATCAGGTGGTCCAGACGCCGGGCGAACTCTCCCGGACGGTCCCGGAGCAGGTCCGCTGCCTCTACGACATGTCCGCCACGCACAGCCTCTTCCACCTTGGAGCGGAAGGTTTGCTCGGTCTGCCCGTTACGGACGGCTTGAATGGCGGAGAACGCCTTGGCGTACTTGTCCCAGTAGTCGCCGGGGTGGAGACGCTCGGAGAGCTTAATCCACCGGCCTTCCCACCGCATGAGGTCTTCCTCAAGGTTGCCGCAATTGTTCAGAAGGGCAAGCAGCTTACGCCGCTCGGCACGCTTGAACTTGCGGAACTTGGTCGGCTCGGCGAGAGATACGTCGCCCCCGGATACCGCTACGGCGAGACGTAGTACGTCAGTGGCGGTCTTGAACCACGGCGACAGGTCCACGTCGGTGTCGAAGTACAGCGAAGCCAAGAAAGCGAGGTTCTCCTTGTTCGGAATTTCCACGGGCGGAGCGCAGGCGTCCGCCATGACCGGAACGAGAGCCTTAAGGTCGGCCTTGTCAGTTTCAGACAAAGAGGTGTTGGCGGTAGCCAACTGCCGGGCGAGGGTGAACAAATCCTCGTCGCCGCCGAGATTAAGCACACGTAGCTGCACACGCTCGTTGAGCGGGTCCCGCTTGTCCTTGTGGTAGCGGGGAAGCCAGATGTAGTCCTGCTCCCCGGTCACATCAGCGGCCCAAACGGTGAAGTAGTGGAAAATGGCGTTCAGGTAAAGCTCCGCCGCATCCATGTCGATGACCTGCTGAGGGAAATTCGGGTACATCGGGTTGTAACGGTACACACCCCGAATCTTCTTGACGATTTCGAGGACGCCGTGGAACACTTCGAGGGCGTTACGCTCCGTGGTGTTGGAGAGCGCCGTGATGACCTTGGGGGCGAAGGTGTAGCCGATGTCCTGTAAGTTGCGGTTCATCGTGGCGACGAACGCACGCCCGGCCCGGTTCTTCGTGCTGGCGGGCGGGCAAATGACCAGATGCCGACGACGGATTAGGATATCGTTCTTCTGTACGGTGTTCATGACTACCTCCTACCACAAAGAATGACTGCCTGTTTCGCATGGAGTATTCCACGCCGAAGCGCTACTCCACAACAAACCTTCTTGACGCTTAAGGGTCTTTATCCGCCCCATTCCCACTTCTTTTTCAAGCTGCCACTGAACTTCTCGATAACTGGAGCGAAGCCGCTCAACTTCTCCAAGGCCGGGAGCCTCTAACGCCGCCCATTGACCCAAACCGCTTAATGTATTCGTTTCCCGGATGCGGCGAATGTACATGCGCTTCGCCCGAATATAGCTTTTCAGGCGACTCAAAAACTCTGACTCCAAAGGCAGAAGACTCGCCAAGAGGGAATTAACTAACCTCTCCATTCCCTCTGGCGAGTCCGCCCTGAGTGCGACCTCTTGCTGAATTGAATCAAGCAAGCTCATAGAGTTTCTTGAAGTCGCTCTCCGTGAACGCCTTCTCCAAAGCCTTCTGGAGGGACTCGATTTCCTCACGGAGTTTGTTCATGGTGTCCACCTGCTGCTTCGTGAACACGGGGTCTGTGGTGGGCGCACCCGCTGAGTTATACGTCACGGTGCCCTGTTTTTCCGCCTTCTTGAGTTCCTTGTACTTGTCTTCGACCTTGCCGAGGACACTCAGGACGGCGACCTTGCGCTTCTCGATTTCTTCGTCCACCAGCTTATTCACGACAAGGTTGCGAACCTGCGTGCCGGAACCGGCAAGCCTTTCCACAACATCCTTGCGCAGAATGACGCTGGGTGCTGGATTACCTTCTGACATGTGCCTCCCCAATCGTGCTTTAGTTTGTCTTGCAGGAACGGAGCCGGAAATCAGAAGAGCTAGTTTTTCACCATTGAAAGTTAGAAGGAAGCGCTCCCATACCCGGCTACCACTTGTATGATACTGAAAATTCCTAAAACTTAGAGGTGCTTGCGCCTGTCTTTTTTAACTGCCGCATTGCGCTTGCGCCTGTCTTTCTTAACCTCAACGTGGGGGGTTGTAATCACAATTGAGTGCTGCCCACGTATCGGGTCAAACCAGAAAACATCCTTGATGAGGTGCCCTTCGAGACCAGACTTGAACTTGCGCACGGCGTCCTTCTTGTCCTTAGCCTCAATGATGGTGTAGATGTCGAAGAGCCGCTTGCTGTCCTTAAAGCGTATCCCCCGGAGTTGAGCCAGATACAATCCCCGCTTTTTCAAGCCGTGGGTCTTACTGACATACTTCGTGATTACCTTCTCCATAACACCTCAAAACATCCCGAGGAAAGCGAAGGAGCTAGGGTTTGATTAGGCGTCAAATTTTAGAAGGAAGCGCCTTCATACCCTCGGCGATGCAAAGAATAATACTGAGCTTTAGTGCTTTTCATCGGGATATAGCCTAAGTTTCTTACCGGCCAATACCTCGATTCGTTCTCGATACAAAATCTTGCCGTAGTCGTCTTCAATCTGAATGGTGTGCGACCCGGCCTTGAGCCAGAACTTCCGCAGTGTACCGGTCATTCCGGCGAATCCCCCATCCACGATAACCCGGTTACCTACCTTGGTGGTCTTTATCTCCACCCTGCCAGCGGCGGCGACCACGATGTAGTTGTTCCCCCACGGGGGAACGCAATTGATGCCGAAGCACTGCGCCGGGTAAGCCACGGGTCCATAGTAGAAAACGTAGTGCGGGTGACCCCACCAAGCCGAAGCCGGGGCACTGACCGCAAGTACCAGTACTAACGCTGCAATAAACTTTGAGAGCTTGTTCATGTGAACCTCCACACCATTAGATACTCACGATGGGAGATTTCTTGGCTCCGGGGAGAGGACTCTAACCCCTATCTGATGGGTCAAAACCACCTATCCTAACATTAGACGACCCCGGAATAACTTGGTTCCAGAGGGAGGAATCGAACCTCTCATTCTGCGGTTCAAAGCCGCATGTCCGACCGTTAGACGACTCTGGAATGATATTCATCAAACGCATCAAAAACTGTGCGTTTGGAAACTGGAGCTACCGAAGGGACTCGAACCCCCGTTGTGATATGCCTGCTTACAAGGCAGGTGCAGTCGCCGCTGTGCCACGGTAGCAAACTGGAGCCGCAAGTGGGAATCGAACCCACGTCCTCATCCTTACCAAGGATGCCGTCTACCACTGGCCTACTGCGGCTTAAAATGGAGCTACCGGGGAGGCTCGAACTCCCGACCCCCTGCTTACCAAGCAGGTGCGCTACCAACTGCGCCACGGCAGCTTAAGGTTCAATATAATGGACGTTATCCGAGATAAGGTCCATTATACGATACCTAAAACTTGGAGCTACTGACAGGCGTCGAACCTGCAACCTCCGGTGTACGAGACCGGCGCTCCGCCAATTGAGCTACAGTAGCATAAGGACCATCACGAGGACGGTCCCAACTCTTTCCACACTTGGTGGATGAGCTAACTGATGAATGCCCGGCAAGGAACAAGGTAACAGGTTTCTCGGGTCTCCCCGGTTCCCGGAATCCATGACCTGCCTTTGCACGAATCATGAACCCACTCGGGACCTGCTGCATTGAGCCGGAAAACTCCCGGTCAACAGGCATTCAAATGGTAGCCCCGCTCGGACTCGAACCGGGGTCTTCCGCTAATCGGGCGGAGGTCCTAGCCGCTGGACGACGGTGCCATGACTTATACGGCTGACCGCATAAACCCTATCTATGCGGTACACCGTATCAAAATGGTAGGCGGAGAGGGAGTCAAACCCTCGACCTATCGGTTATCAGCCGATTGCTCGTATCGCTGAGCTACCCGCCTAAGATTCGCTCTATCTCCGCTTCGGCGGCGGCACGGAACAACGCAAAGTGCTGCACAAATCCAAGCGGTGGGTCACAGAAGCCGGGGAAGATTTCCACTCCCTCGGGGACCCTATCGTAATCCCGCTCATGCGGAACCTTTCCCATATCCCGGACGATGTGAACAATAGCCGCTTTCGCTCCATCCGGGCCGAACAACTTCTGCGCCTCTCTCACACCATGCAGGTTGTGGCGCATCCTGCGGTGCCGGGGACCGAACTTCCAAAACAACCCATCGACCCACCGGTTGACATCCTCATACTTCTTGCCGAGGATGATTTGACAGTCCGTGCAATGCTGTTCAAACTTCGCCATCAAAAAACCCCCATAAAACACGAAAGCCGCCTTTTGGGCGGCTGCTGAGTCTCGGCTTGGTCTTTGTTATGCCAAGCAGGCTCCGCCGCCTGAACTAATCGTAGTTTGCGTTTGTGTGTGCGGCATGGTGATAGTCAACATTGCGCTTCTCTTTGAATGTCCGGGGCGGTCGCCTAGCGTCCACCCCGGATGGGTATATCTGCTGTAATTCGCCGGGACCTTGTCCGAGTCCGCTTCGGGGTCTAACCTAACGGGAGGCCCTTTTAAGACCAGCCATTTTTCGGGGACAAGCAGGTTCCCGGTTAGGAGTAGAGCCGTAGCTCCCTCCTTCTATATAATACCACCGGTAGTCGGTTTTTTGCAGTTATTTCTTTTCCCAAGCATCGCAAAAAGCCGACAAAGCCTTTTCCAAGGTCCCCTCAACCGGCACGGAAGCGGGTGGTTTCGGGTAAAAAATTCCCTTGGCATGGTTGCATCCCATGATAAATCCCCGCACCAAAATGCTGTTAACCACCATATAATCCATGGGGCTAGGGTGACGGAAGTATTCTTCCGCAAGTTTCTCAGACTCTTCCTTCAACTTTTTCGTCAGGTCGTCCATAGTACCCCCCACTTACAGTATACCACGCATGGACGATTTAGCGGAGATTATCCTCGCTTCACATATTCCTTACACTCCGGGTGCTGGGTGCATTCGCCGTAATAGGGATAGCCGTTATCATCGAACTTCTTCCGGTGCTCCCCTTGGTCACAGTCGCAGTTGCCACATTTGTAGCTGTCATCCACCTCGCCAATGATGCGTTTGGCCGGTTCGTCATAGGGAAGAACATCCACTCCCTGACAGATAAACTTGCCCACGGGGGTGCTGAATACATCGCCCTCCCGAAGGTTGTCGTTGGTCTGAAATGTGGCGTAAAGCTCTCGATAAAGCTGCTCCGCCAGTTCCAGCCCCTTGACTTCGTTGTGGACGTTCAGCCACGTGTTGGGGGTGGGGACCACGGGAGCATCCTTCATTCCCTCGGAAAGCTCCTCGCCGGGCAGGCCCATGACGTACCAGAATCCCTCTTTGTCTTTCTTTACCGGATACTCCCTCGGGGCGGACCCAGCAGCGGCCTGTTTCTGGTTCAGCAATTTCAACTTTGCCTCAGCCAATGAGAGCTTGAATGCTAAATCTTTTGATTCCTGAATGTCTTTTGTCTTAGCCAAAAGTGCCTTGTACCGGGATACCTCTTCCATGAGCCGCTGTTTATCCGATTGCGGGTCACCAAACCCCAATCCAGTAGCTTCCTTCGGTTCAGAGGTTGACATGTAATCCGGGCGACGAGCCAAGGCGGCGGGTTTCTTCAAAAAGGACGACTTAAAGTTAAAGGTGGGCATATTCTCCTCACTAAGGGTTTGGGTATCCATTGTAGTGAAGGTCCTTAGCATCCCACTCCCACAAACACAGCGCTCCCTTGGCTTCCACCGGCTCAATCATTCGAGGATGCGCCAGCCGGAAGCAATACCTACCCGTAGACCAGTCCCCGAGGCTGTACTGCACGTAATCCAGCGCCGGGGCGACCTCCTCCACCGGCTGGCAAGTTTCCACATCCACGGTGCCGATGATGCAGCCGAGGCGGAGCATATCCGGGTCCACGTCGTGCATGGCAAAGCGAGTCAAGAATGGCTCTATGAAACACCCATCGGAGTCAAGAAAATCCTTGAAGTGATGCGCCGAGGCATGGATGCCCACGGTTTGCCCCACAATCTTGCGGTTGGGTCGGCTGCGGGTTTCCCACTTCTTCTCTCCGAGAACCACCATACTTGCCCATGGCTCCCGGAGTGTCCAGACTTTCATGTTATCCTCCACTTCCAACAGGAAAAGCCGCCGCATCCTGTCCGGGCATTTCATCGGCAGGCATCCCCCGCAGTTCATCCTCAATCTCCGACTCAAAGGGAGCGACGGGAATATCCGGGAAGGTAACGTCGGGCGTCGGGTCCTTGTACCCGTACATGTCACTTTCTGACCGCATCCCATGACCGTTGGGATAACGCACGTGGTAAGGCGGTATCCGGCTCTCGGGCGGAGTCTCCACAGGCTTTTTCAAATCCCGTGCCTGCCGGTCAAGGGACAGGAGAAGGTTGTTCACGGACTTGCTATCCGTAGCCTTAACGTCCCCCCGGTTCACGATGAGGACCGGCTTTTTGTATACGAACGCCATGCCGATGTCAAACACGCTTCCTTGACTCTCGTAATCATACCAAATATGGACTTCATCGGAATGCTCCATGGCGAAGCGGTTGTCCTCACAAATCTTGAGGGTATCTTGGGTTTGCAGTGTGTCACGGGCAGGCCAGTGTACGGTGTTGCCCTCCACCTTCTCTTGGAAGGCAACGTACTTTGCTATCATCTCCGTCTGCTCGGGGCTTGCGTACCGCACGGGGCAAATCAGGAAAATTCTCATGGTTTCTCCTTCTCCAAAGTTCTTTCCACGTACAAACACCAACCACAGAACACGAGGGCGAGGCCACAGAAATCCCACCATGCCGGACCCATTTCGGTGATGCCGTTAATCCAAGTGGATACGTCGATGTACCAAAAACTAAGCACCGTTGCCGTCATCACCACGGTCCGCTCGAAGCGAAATAGCGGGGAATCCTTCATGCATCTCCTTTTGCTCCTTGGTCCAGTGCTCGCAGAAATCAGCAAGGTCCCGGAGACAACTGGCGGCATAAGTGGTGCCCGTCTCGGGATTAAAGTTGTACTGCCGCCATGAGGCGTAGTACTCCACGGTGCCGAGATAGTTCTCGTTATGAGAAGAGAAGACGCCGAAAATTCCCGTCTTCCCGCTGGGACTGGGTCCGAGATAAGAGAATTTCAGGTGCTTGCCGGTAGCGGTCCAATTGGGTGAAAATTCGAGTGCCATATTCCCCCTAAAATGTCAAAGAGGCGATAAGAATGGAGGACCCTAACCAGTAAGTGCCCTTGCGGTAATCCTTGGCACAAAAATAGGCGATGCTCGCCGCAATCGACATGACGAACATAGCCCCGGAAAGAGTCTTCCCCCAATTTATCACCATGAGGAACAATACTCGATTTATTTAACTTTTATGCTATAATCTGGGGTCTGGTTCTCCACCGGACAGAAATCTTGGAAGATGGGGATGTGCAGGCGGAAGTTCCCCTTGAAGGTCAACCACCAACCCTTGAGGGGGTCATAGCCGCTGGCAAGCAGAATCATAGGACCGGCAGACTCGGGCGGCTCGGCCTCGGGGACGGCGATGACGTAGGTGCGGGCGAGGTAATAGGACGGGTTGTAAGGAACATTGACGAACTGTCCCCATCCCCGGCGCTTGCCTACGAACTGATTGAGGAACAGGTTAAACTGGGCGATGACCGAAAGGGAGCCAATGTCCACGGTTCCCACCCCCCATGGGGAGCCAGTCGCCATGAGAATCTGTTGTCCCCAAAAAGTGGTGGTCTGAACATTCATCTGGACACGTTGCGTAGAGAGAACGACACGATAGCCGGTGTCAACTACGCCATCCGACAACTCCTGCCATTCTCCCAACTGCACCGCTAAGATGTTCCCCATGAATCTCCTAGAATTGGAATATCCAACTGAAAATGATGTCGATGCCGGGCGGCAGAAGCAGTGGCGGCAAAGTCTTGTAATTCAAAAGAATGACCGTTTGCTGACTGGCCTGCACCGTGGCATAGGAAGACGGGTTGCCGTTGAAGTATGGAGCAGTCAACATGGTATAGCTGCCCATGTTGGCGATACCGCCGCCAATGAGGCCCATTTCCCGGATGCCTTGATTGATGTTGTTGGTCGTGCTGTTCACCGTGGTCTGAAACTCCACGTTGGTGGTCAACACCGCCTGCGGGTTCCAGTTACCGCTGCTGTCCTGAGTGACGAAGTTCACCCGGCTCAACTGCACACGGGCGAGCGGTTGAATGAGTTCTACCTGAGTGGCCGTTTCCACGGGTTGAGTAGTTGGTGCCCACGTGGGGCTGCCAGCGCCCAGAGCCAACCCCCAGACGCCCCACGCCGGTTCTGTAGCAGCGATGCTGACCGGTTGAGTCTGTGGTGGGGAGAGGTTCAAGGGGGAGGCACACGCCATGAACTGGGCAAAGAGCCAACTGGATATGGACGTGATGATATTGCGCTCGGAGTAAAGGACCTCTCCGGTGTCCGGGCGGTAGACGGTGATGTTCCCCTTCTTTATCGGAGGAGGAACTTTCTCCCCCCACTTTCCCCGTGCAGCGGCATTAAGCTGTGCCGCCTGCTCCCGGAGCTTTACCAGTGCTGGACTCTCTAACCTTGCTTGGTTTTCCATCGCCTTTTCCCTTCTTGGGGGCTGCCTTCGCACAAATCTGCTCGATAAGCTTCCCCGAATTCTTGAACAGGGCTATTACCCCACTGTGAAACTCATGGGGACTTTTTGCCATGTACTCCCGGACCTGCGGGAGTGTAAACCACTCTAATCCTTCGGTCTCCCATACGGCATCACTTTGAGGCTGGAAGTCGAATTCCTGTGCCGTCTCACCGATGAAGTTAAAGTAACGAAATGTCCCACTTTGGAACACGTAGGCGGGATGGAGGGTCATGCCTCCGCTGTACCCCGTCTCCTCCCAGAGTTCCTCTTTGGCGCTCTCACCGGGCTGCATACCCCTCTGGATGGCTCCGCCGATAGTTCCCCAGCAGGAACCCTGTTGGACCTCGGGAGACCGCCATGCAAAGCAAATACGACCCGTTGTAGTGCAGACCGGGAGAATCCCCGAGGCTCCGCCGCCCTCACCGGCCCAGAAACCCTGCTCGTCGTAATAGTCGGCGGTCTTAGGCTCCCCTATGGGACGGTAGGGAATCTGCTCGTTAGTGCTGAAATACCTCACACCACCTCCACTGGGGAACACCGTGCCCGCTGGCACCAAGACTTTCAGCACTACCGCCCGGTTCTTCTGCGGGGAAGCCGACAAAGCCCACTGCCATGCTTCCTTTTCCGTCGTGGCAAAGTACGTGCCGATGGGAAATACCCCGGAATTCCGTATCTTGATTGCGCTCCGGGTGCCATGGTAAAGAACAAGGCTTTCCCCCTTAGTTTCAATACCCTCCTTCGCCGCAAGTTCGAGGTTTGTCTTGGCGACTAAAGGCCGGTTGGCTTCTACGGCAGCGGTGTTATCCCCATACTCCGGGTGAACCGCCGCTCCCTTAAACCACGAGGTGTGGGCCTCGTGCTGGCAATCGTCACAATGCGTCACATCGCCTCGCACGTGCGGGACCGTATGAACATTGGAGGAGCCACACTCAGGACAGCGCCGGGCGTCAGGGCCGTAGTCCGCCTTCACCGCTTTAGCTAACGGAGTGGAGGTTCCGTCCGGCTCGGTGACCATGAGATTCAGCTTCTTTCCCGGACTGCCAAGCTCCGGGTGTTGAGCATAATACTCATCCTGTTTGCCCGTCCCCCAAGCCTGCATCTCATCAATGCGGAGGAAACGTGCTTCCTTGGCGAGAGAACCCTTGCTCAAGAGGGCAATCTCCTCCCGAAGCCGCTGCTTGCGCTCCTCTGGGTCTTTCCAAAGCTTCCACCCCCGCTCGTCGGCTCCGCCCGGCCCGCCGCCTTTGGTGCCGGTGAGAAGTGCCGTGGCAAGCTCTGCCGCTTTGTGGCGAAGAGTATCGGGGACCAGCGTGCCATGCTCTATGAGAAACACTACCACGCCCACGTAGTTCTGCATCATGTCCGGCTGGCTGAGGTCCAGTGCCTCAATCTCTTTGTACAGGGACGGCAACTGCTCCTCGGGGATGGGTTCATCAAAACCCAAATGCTCCCGGTCTCCCACGTCGTCATATCCGGGCCGATGCCTGTCTAATATATCGTGAATAGAATCACCATCATAGGAACGAGGTCCCCACTGACCGGCCATTTTCTTCCTTCGTTCATCCGTGGCATCCTGATTCAACTTAATTTTGGCTGCGACCGCCTCGGGCGTCACTTCCGTGGTATCCAAAGTGAGGGTTGACCGGGTAGCAGCGTTATCGAAATAAACCATCCACCCGCCAAGACCGTTCTCTCCGATGCCCTTCCAAACGCCTCCACCGGCCCTTACAGCGTCTTTGTAGGCTTGGTTGGGGTCTTGGTCAGCCCCTTTCTTTTTGTACTGCATCTTCAAAAGCTCATTGTGGAAGCCCGGCCCCAGTGTCAGCGTACCCTTGGGTTGTCCCATGTTGTCATAGACCACGAGGTATAAGGGGAACGGCTGACTCTTAATGCTTTGGAAGCGATAGCGCCGGATAGCCTTGAGAACATCGTTCTTGGAGGGGTTGACCGGACGCTTGGGGACAATCTCCACCCGGCGCTGCCGGGGGCTGCGGTCTACCTTCTTACCCGCTGTCACCACATACCGCTGGGTCTCATTGATGAAGTCCGCAGGGATTTGAAACTCTCCCCGCACGGAGCCAATACTGGGGTCCTTCTCCCGATTCTCCGGGTGGTCATTGGCGACCAAATCCTTGTAGCAGGCTAGCGTGAGGGCATAAATCTTGGCGATGACTTCTTTCTTGTAGCCCACCGATATCATGAAGGCGGTCATCTCATCCAACATAACCCCCAGTGCCTCACTGGCGACCTGTTGAAAAGCTTGGGTCTCCTCGGGGATGGGGAACTTGATGGAGAACGTGGTGAACTTGGGGATTCCTAAATCGAGGACAATGGAAGCGGTGGGAGACAAACCTGTGTGCATCGCTGAAATCTCCAGCGTAGCAAACGTCGGCGAAATGTAGGCTGTCTTGGTCTTTACACTCATCTAATTAGGCTTGGAAAGTCCCTCCAAACAAAATCGGCAGTCTTTACTAACAACTCCTCGTGAGGAATGCCAACGAGTGTGTCTGCCTTTATCGAGAGAGTTTTTCCGTTTTTCATCACGCATTAACCCTTTTAATGCATTAGAAATAGTATGTTTATGAAAGTCCGATAAAGTACGTCCTTTATTTTTATGACCAACGGACCGCATTCGTTCTGCTTGTATGATTCGTTCCTGTTGAGTCCAAATATGCGGGGTGGGTTTCACTCCCCGTTCTCTTTCCGCTTTTCGTCTAACAGCTTGAGCCGTAGACATATTAATACGAGACTTGGGTAGTTTAAGGGATTGTCGAAGACTGTTCAATCGTTCTTGTTCAAATTCAGTGGTTCTTAATCGTTGAAGAGAACAAAATCGTGAGCAATATATCCTATTTTTCCAACCAAATGGAACAGAGAATGGAGTATGACATACCGGGCAAACTTTATTCTCAGAGGGGCGTTTATGCTTCTTTCTTGCTTCATGTAACCGCATTATACGAAGCTTTTTAGCTTCTTCATTAGCCGGGTCCAATGCCCATTTTCTGCCAGCTTTGGATATTTTCCTACGGGTTTCGGCAGAATGCGGTCCGGTAAACCCTTCCCCTCCCCGGCAGATGTTGTAGCCATATTCAGGGTCAGTTGCCCTAAGAAATTTGATGAAGTCCCGCTCGGTCTCATCAAGTTCTTCTCGGGTCTGGATATCCGACCGGAGAGCATGAATAGACCAGACCTTGGGGTCTGGGTGCGCTCGCATTGAATTGTAAAGATGGGACCGTTCGGAAATTCCCCTCTGAGCATGGTGAAACTTCTGTTGAAGATACTTCTTAAGATTGCTTCCTTTGTGCTGACCGACATAGTATTTGCCGGTCTCGTGATTAACGATAAGATAAATGAACATAAACTTCCTCCCTGATTAAGGGGTAGAAAGTTGTTTTACTAATCCTCGTTGAAGATGTTGAGCGTATCGCTCTTCACCTCCCACACCGTGTTCTCCCTCGGGGCAAGCAGGCCCATGGGGTTATTGACATTCCAATTGGCAACCTCTCCCGTGGGGGTGAATACGCCGCCAGCAACCCAACCGATTTGAATCCACTGACTGGGATCCACAAGATAGTTGGTCCCGAGGCACTCCCACGTCACGGCGGTCGGCGGGCTGGTCGTACCATCAGTTACCGTTCCCCCTTGCGTGGTAGAGAAGGCCGGGGCGGTCATTCCACTAACTCCCCCTACTATAGCAATCTGGAGATTACCGTTTGGGTCGATGATGAACTGACCGGTGTAATAGGTGGTCAGTGCTGTCCATGGGGCGATACCCACCGTGTACATGCCAAAGGTGTTTCTGTAGTATGCCTGCCACACCGCAGGCGAAGGCAACAGCTTCCAATAAGCATTACTCGCACCAATGGTCGGCGGTTGATTGGTGTTGCGCTTAAGTGCCCGATACATCTGGTAGCTGGGAACGGGAGGACTGGAGGTGGAGTACTGCACCAAGGCCCCCCGAGCATAGGTCATTCCACTGTTCCACTCAGCCGGGAGTAGGGTTGGCGGGGAAGTGGGGACATAGTAGAGTGCCTCCCAATCCGCTTGGGAAAGTGTTGGGGTCAGATGTCTGCCGTATGCCGCCAAGGTGGTCTTGGGGTGCTTGGGGTCGAACAGGGGTGCTACCCACAGCATGGGGCTGAGCGGAGGATTTTCCACTTGGAGGATGATAATGCGCAGGATATCATTGATGTTGAGACTGACGTTCTCCGCTTCGGTGAATACTGTGGTGAACTCCAAACCCGCATGAGCGGGCTTGGCTAGGTCGATAGCCCCATATAGATTCTGTACAATCTCCTGCAACTGGGTGAGGCTGAGAACATTGTTCAGAGGATTGTTTCCCCCCACGTTCACCGATACCTGAATGGCGTTACGGTCGGACTGGTCATAAACCCCCTGCCCGATGAGCTTGTAAAGCTCCACCACTTGCACGGTCTTGCCCGTGTAGGCGTAAATGACGGCGGCGATAGCTGCGGCGGTCGCCCCCATGCCGTAAGCATTGATGAGGTCAACGAGCATATCCCGGTAGCCCACGGGGTTGTCTAACGCCCCGAATCCGGTGAAATCTCCCTTGTCAAACTGATTCGGGTAGGGGTAGGCACTCTTGATTTGAAGGGAGGCGGCATCCCGGCGCTTGATATCGGGAGGAGTGAGGTACTGTGGTTGAATCCCCTGAATGTCATACTGATAATCGTATTCGAGCTTGGCAAGCTCCTGCGCTATCACTCGAAGGAGATATCCCCACTGCGGCTGGTCATTCCTCGGAAGATAGTAATTGGCGGTAGCCTGCAACAGGCCGAGCAGACGGGCATCCTCGAACAGGAGGAGTGATTCCCTCGGTAGCAGGTAGAGAAGGTCGGGATTGTTATTGGTCGCCATTAGCTCCCCGTCGTGACATAGTTGATGGTCACACGCCCTGCTGTGAAATACTCAGTGCTGGATAGATTTACATCCTTAGCCGAGCTTTCCCCAAAGACTTGGAAGGTGACAAAGTAAGACTTCAAAGAAGGGGAAGTGGTATCCGCAGGGATGGTGATGATGACCTTTTGAGCATAGGCACTTTGGTATTGCACAGCAAGGCCGGGGTCGTTGGTACCGATGATGTAGAAAGAACCGTTCTGTGACGAAACCAAGGGCGTGGCAGCGGTAGACAGGAAGTTGCTTATTGAAGAGGTACGGGCGTAAGCCTGACCCTCGTAGAGCAATCCCACAAATGCTTCGGCGGGTCCGCCACTGGGCACCGTGCTATCCGGTAGAATGGGAACGGTGGTGATGAAGCTGTGGGCGGGCACCGCTTGTCCGCTAAAGGCCGGGTCATTCGTCAGAGGAGTCCACAGCGTGCCCGTGGGAATGACAAAGCCGATATCGTAAGAACCATCTGACTTGGCGCACTTGATGAGGGGGATTCCCACCGACTTGACGCCACTTATCGCCTGCACCAATGAAACGATGCTGGACTGATACAGAGTTCCCGTAGCGCTGTCCAACGCTTGGTCAATGGCGGTGCGCACAGCGGAGTCTACCGTATCCGGCGAGATGCCACTATTGAGAGTCACCGTCAAAGTGATGTCGATAGGATTGGCAACCATGGCCTTGACAAGGACGCTCGCACCCGCTGCCTTGGTGATGTTTATCTGGTTAACCAAGATGGGAACGAACGAAGGATACTCGGTCGCCGTGGTGAATGCTTCGGTGTAGAAGTAAGACACCAACACCTGCCCACCGTCTGGGATACGGCTGGTCGCATTGGTGCCGAGATTGCGGGCAATGGTCACTGCGCCGGATGTCGTGTCCACGTTAAGAACAAAGTCCACGTTCTCAATCATGACCTCGTAGGCGGGCAGGCTGACGCTGGTCTGATAGAGGACTTCGATATAGCGGCTGTCATGAGGAACTCCCGCTCCCACCAGTCCGGTGGAGTTGGTGAGGTTGATGGTCCCATCCGTATTGTATGCTGCCCCATTCAACGTCAAATCAAACCGGCCATAACTCTCGGGAAGCCACGTATTATACACAAACCCGTTGTTATCAAGGGAGTTTGCAACGCTGCCATTAAGGGTCTGAGGCTCCATGGAAGCGAAGCTGAGGTTCTCGTGCAGGATAAACTGATTGAAACCCACCACGACTTGCTGGTTGTTCTGGATGGAGCTTCCTGTAGCCGTTCCTGTATCGGAAGCAAAGGCATAATCGTTGTGGTTGTAAACAGTGGTGAACTGTGTTCCGTTGGAACTCGCCACGGTCACATTCTGACCGTTGAGGAAAGAAGCGGATGTAAGCCCGGCGAGTGTGAGAGGCGCTCCTGCTCCAAAGCTGTTGATGCAGTTTACGGTGAGGATGTTGTTGGAGATGGAGATACCTGTAATGGTCTTGGACACGGTGAGTGTTTTAAGGCCGTAGGTAGCGTAGCAGCCGACATAAGGCCCTGCGGGGGTGCCGTAAGGAGACGGCTCTGGCACCAAGGTGTAATCAGACCCGTTGACATACAGGGTAGACAGGTCCGAAGAACGGACTGAGAGGACATCCCCCAAAACACCACTGGGGTCAACGGTGATGTCCATGGCGGTACCGATGGTTACGGGTGTAGTTGTGCTGGCAGTCAGGGTCACAGTGACCGGCGTAGTGGCAGTGGACACCACTTGAACCATGTCCCCCGCCTGATTAGACCCACCGTTAAGCAGGAAGTCAGAGGTGTGTACGAGGTCAAGAAGCGCCTCGGGAATGGTACCGGTAAAGTCCGTCTGCCCGATGACTGAGTTAACGTTGGTCACAGGCTGATTAGTGGGGGTGTCTGTTAGCGGGGATTGGAGCCGGGCGTTCAACAGATAGGTACCGTTGAATCCCACACCCTGCACGGCGGCGAGGTTGCTTATTGGAGCGGCGAGCGTGGGGTAGGGAATTCTGACCTGTGTTGCTCCACTCCCGGAGATATAGTAAGCATTGGCGCTGGGATTGAGGATGATGTGACCGCCGTTGGTGTCGAACTGTGCTTCACTGATATCAAGGAAGAAGGAGTTGGAAAGCCCCTGAACGATAAGCTCCACCCCTTGGTACAAAGGCCAGTTGAGGGCTTGGAAATTGGAGTTAACAACTTGGAACTTAAGCAGGTTGTTCGTAGCCGACACAAGTGTGAGAGGGAGATAGGTGCTGTATACTCCCGGAGCACCAGTGTTCTCGTAGTCGAACGCTACAATGTCGTCCTCCTCGGAGGAAGAGGTACCTTGGCAATAAACATCCACGCATCCATACACATGCTTCTGCCGGATGTTATCCCAATCACGAACCATCTCAAGGTCCCCGGCTGCTACTACTTCTACCGCCACGATGCCCGGCGTGCTTGCCGCCGTGGTGTAATACCCATTGCGAGTTCCTGAGTCCACTCCGGTGAACTGCCGGTTGACAATGCGAGCAGCAAAGTGGGAGTTGATTTCGTCATCGACTCCGAACACCGCCGCCGCAAGGTTAGTGACTGACCACCCTGCCGGGGCATTGGAGCTTATGGAATTGATGGTGCCCGCCCCTACGTTGGTGCTGGAGCCGGTGGTCTGGCAGGAGGCCGGAACATTGACCGCCCACCATCCGTAAACCGGGTTGTAGAAGGACGCCGCACTAGACGGGGTTATAGATGCTGAACCCGTGGTCTGGAAAGTGATGGAGGGTGTGGAGGCATCTCCCGTTGTGGCGCAGATTATCCCCGTGGGGAAAGTGCTGGTAGTCGTGGGTTGAGTATAGGTGTAAAACGTCAATGTTACTACGGAGCTTGTAGCCCCACCCCGAGTCAATCCCACTGACTGGGCCAAGTGGTCGAATTGCTGGTCAATGAAAGTCTGGGTATCATCCGCAGTCAACCCATAAGCACGGGCAATCTGTTGCTTGGTGGGCGAAGAGTCAAAGGGGTCACTGACTCCACTTCCACTGGCATTATCTATCTGGCTTATTGCCGAGATGGATTGCGAGCACCGAGAGAACCACTCCCGGACGCTCATATTGCTGAGTTCGATGGAAACTGGGTCGATGAGCAGGTCCCGCATCTCCGACCGAGGAGTAAGGTCAAGGCTGGGGTACAGCTTAATCATTTGGGTGATAAGCCGGGAAGCGATGTCCTGTTGGCGCTGGAGAGCGAGGAAATCCGTGGGGCTGGCGAGAGACAGGTTAACGAATCCGCAAGTCACGGGGCCGCTCTGCTGACTTTCAAAGACCACATTGTCTGTGGTATCCTGCACCACTGTGGAAAGCATGGCGTAAAACTGCGTGACGTTATTGACATCAGCAGGAGGAATATCCACGTAGTTGTAGGTGTAGGTGGTGACAGAGTTGGTGGTAGTGATTATCTCTTGACCCGACTCGGGGTTATAGTTGGTGGTCTGATTGGTGGTGGTGACCTGAGTGGCTACCCGGCTGATTTGAGTCAGGGGGATGACATCTCCATACTGCACGAACGGTGGATTAACACCAGCGGGGTCTGTGGAGAGCATCACCTTGGTGCCGATAGCCCCTGCATAGGGCGGCTGGAGAAACTCTATGCGACAGCTTGCTTGCGATTTGTAGGCGGTTACTCCCGAGGGAGGACCGATGACCGGGGCCAGCCCGCTCTGAAATGGAATGATGGTAAACTGGACAGTGGGGGAGATGGTGTACGGCCCCACATTGAGCCACGTCACGTTGCCATCAGGTGTGACCACCCCGGAGGTACCGGATTCCGGCGAGGACTGGGTATAGCTTCCCGTATAAGCATAAATGGCGGTAAAGCTGGTGGGAGTCACCGAGGCTACAATTACGGATATGCCGTTAAGGAATGTTGCCTGCTGGAGGTTGTTGAAAGATACCGTCATCCCCACGGAGAAGTTATGGTTTGAAGTAACCGTGAGGAGATTATTAGCAATGGCGATGCCCGTTACGATAGCAGACAAATCATCGTTTGCGCCCGCAGTCGTGAATACAGTTGGTTCGTTGCTACCCGTGGAACCGGTGGAAGCTATGGCTTTTTGAACTTGTCCGTTGTCGTCAACAAAAACATACCCCACGGCACGGGTGGTGGTTGCCTGCCAACCTATTTGACTGGGGTCGTAGTTGCGGGCTATAAACTGAATGGGAACATCCCCACCCGCAAGATTGATGGTAGCGTTTCCCGAAAAGTTAGCGATGCCCCCAGAAATGGAGGCGGTTGATACCACCAGTGCTTCGTTGGAGAGGGACACCTCAAGGCGGATGTAAGATATCTCCCCTTGGACGACAAAGGACAGAATGCTGCTATCCACCGACATGGCAGTAATCTGCACGGGCGGGCTGCCGGTCATGATGACCGGGGCGATGAACGTGAGCGGGTTTCCTAAGCTGGGCGGTATCATTGAGTCCCCACTAAGTTTCTGTTAGACGTTATAGAGAAGGTTACCGATGAAGGGGTCACCGGAGTTCCATAAGAAGTCACGCTGCACTGGGCCACGATGCTGGTCGGGTCCGGCATGGTTATGGTGATATTCCCTATGTCCTTAAGCATTTCCAGCAAACTCAAAGTCTGCACGGTGCGCTGGGCGGACTGTACTTGCTTGATGCTCTGCAAAGCATCCATTATCTGTGAGGATACATCCTCTTCCGTAATAGTCACCCCGAACTTCTGCCCGATGTAACTGCGAATAGCACAGGTGAACTGGGGATAAAAGGGACAGACGGAGGTGAGGACGAACTTCAAAACCTTCTGGGTCAACTTGTTGGTATCCCACACCTTTTGCATGGCCCCGGAGGAAGAAATCACAAGGTCATTGAGTTGCCCCGTGGCGGAGCACCGTAGACAGAACGCCTGCAAGGTGATGTAGTTGACTTCGATGAGCGGGATGAAAAACCGCACTGGCTTGTTGAAGACAATCTTGTAAAAGTTGGCGGTTGTGCCCACCAGCCGGTTGGGGTCCGACAGGATGGAGTATCCGTAGGTTGGGTCATTGGGCTGAACCACTTCCCCGCTGATGAAAATCTGCACGACTGCTTGTCCGTTGATAGGAGCACGCATATTGAGCGCCGGGTCGGCGGCATAATGAAGCGTCCTAAAATCTGTAGTATCAATTACATACCTCTCCCCGTAAATGGTGTGTGGGCACGCTTGGAGACCGGTATTGTAATCATAGCTCATTAAGTCACCGTAGTCGTCGTGGGGTCAATACTCTCGGTATCCACGATGTTGATGGGGTCGTCAGGCTGCCCGTGATTCGCCTGTTCCAACTCCCACTGGGTCATATCATCAGCCTGACTGGTTCGACCGTAAGGCTGTCCTTTGTACATGTTACCGGCATTCACGTCGTCTATTAGAGTGGTCTGATACTCTGGTTTGTTGAAATAGGTGTTAATCTTGGTGAGAAGCTCCGTTAGAGTTCTTGGATTGCTTCCACTGCTATCCGCAGGTGGGTCCTGCAAGAAGTCGTTGGAGAACTGGGCGGCGTCTTCATTCTTCTCAATGAGACAGCGGACTTGGTTCATGTAGTAGACGGCGTCGGACTCCCTTTCGAGAGCGGGCTGCACCCCCTTCTTTATCCGGCTGACCATGACCATGGGAAGATGGTCATTGGCTACCGAATAGTTAAAGTGCCCATACTGCCCCGGCTGCCAGATGGGCTTCTTAAACGTAGGGGCAAGACTTTGGTCGTGAGAGGCTGGGTCCTCGGGGTAGACGGTGGAGTAGTACTGCTCAAGCACCCCCGCCGTTTTGCGAAGTTGCTCCGCCCGGATACGATGGAAGGTAGAAATTGCCGCCACATCCCCCGTGCGGTTGTTGACCCACTTTTGAAAGGACTGCCACTGGGAGAGAGCGAAGTTCCCCAGCCAATGAAAGGGTGGTCCGGCGTATGAGTATTTAACAGGTGCTACGGCTGCCATATCCTCCCCTAACTGTAGGTTCCGGTTATCGTAGCCACATTGCCACTGATGTAAGTGACGGGCTGGCTAACGATACTGGTCCCATTTAGAATGGTGGAGTTGCCGTTGACCGTCATACTCAGCACCGTGGAGATAGTCCCCGTTCCACTCGGGAATTGGGCCTGAATCGTCCACCCTGTGAGCCAACCGGCGAGTGCCCCCGTACCATAGTTTGGATTGACGGCAATAACCGAGACACCGTTGGTGAACGAACAGCTTGAAACCCCTATTGAGGAGGCTACCCCACTTCCCCCCTGTTGCTGCGGAGAGATGGGCTGACTGAGGGTCACCACAAAGTTGTTATAGTTCGGGACCGTATAGGTAACCGAGATATTAACACTTTGAAGTTGCAGAACTGCACCGGTTCCCGGCTGTTGCGTGCAGGATAGGTATAGAATGGCTCCGAAACCTGCACTATTGACGATTGCCGGGGTAAGCCCTGCGGGGCTGTAGAAGCTGAAATCGTGAACAACATTCGCACCTTCTTGGGTCTGATTGATGGTAGAAGCCGCCCACCCCAAAAGGTTTATGGTGGTGTAAGCCCCGCTCGTTCCGGCTGATTGAGTGAGGTAAACGCTGACATCCACATTAGTGACGGTAGCGTTGCTCGGAATATTGAACCCAAGATTGGTCAGGAGCAGGTTCTTGGCGATGTGGGCATTGCTGTTATTAGAACTGTAGAGGGTGATGGTGTCTTGCCCACCAGAGCCGAGATTTCCATAAGTTATCCACCCCACGTCGCCGGAAACATTAGTCTGTTCCACTTCCGAGTGAGGCAGGAAAGGACCACCCGTGTTGGTGGTGTAATTCAAAGGTGGAATGGTGACCGAAATCGGGCTGACAGAGGACACTGTGGGCTTACAGAAGTAGAGGAAATTAAGTCCCAACTGCTTGCCTCCACCGGAGCCTCCCACAGCAAACAGGTCGAAGGATTTGTTGCTGCCCTGATACCAAGCAATGTCTTGGTCGGATAGCGTCATGGAGTTTCCCGCCGAACCGGATACCGGAGTTCCTCCATTGTAAGAGAGTTGGAAATTCGGATTGGTGTACCCAAAACTGATGAGTCCCTGATAGTTGTTGTTATCCCCGGACAGAGTAAAGTCTGTCGTGGCGGCGGTAGCGGCATCGGGGGTTTGACTGTTGTATGCTTGGAAGTCAAACTCCGGGCTGCTGGGGTTGTTGTAGATGGGCAGTGTGGCGCTAACCCCCTGCAAGAGCGGTACGCCGTAAGACGGAATGCTGCCGCTGGTTACAGTGGTACGAAGTGCCCCATTGGTGTAGACCGTATAGGTAAATGTAGCGGAGGCGTTAACCCCTCCCACATCGGTTACAGTGATGGGGAAGCTGCCACTTCCCGAAGAGAACGGTCCACTCAGGCGGATAAATGCCACTCCGCCACTTACCGACTCCACCACATAAGTGTATCCTGCGGGAGGAGTGGCACTAAGCTGACTGGTCTGTGTCGCAATGACCCCAAGGGCCACAACGTAGAACGACTTGTTTGTACGGGGATTGATGGTGTCAACGTTGCCGTTTGCCACATAACCAAGAGAGCCGAGTGATAGACCATTAACGTAGTCGATACCGGTCTTAAGGGTGAGACCGACAGCCACGGTGAGACTGAACTGCTTTTGGGTAGTAGAACCAGCGTTGTCCGTAACCTGAACGGTGAACGTGTAGGTTCCCGGTGCCGTGGTTTTTCCAGAAAGTATTCCCGTGGAGGAGTTGAGAGTCAGGCCGCTAGGCAAGGCCCCGGCGACAACAGTCCAAGAGTTATACGGAGCGGAACCTCCCGAAGCATTGAAGGTGTTGGAGTAAGTGACCCCGGCTGTAGCTCCCGGTAGAGGAGAAGAGTTGGTGATAGCGAGTGTGCTGGCGGAAATGACCAACTGCAAGGGAGCGGTAACGGAGTCTGCCGGTGACATTCCATCGGAGACTGTGGCGTTGAATGTCGTGTTAATTGCCGAAGGAGAAGTACCGGTTAGGAGGCCCCCAGCACTCAAGCTGAAACCTCCCGGAAGACCCGTAGACGACCACGTGTACACGGGCGCACCACCTGTGGGCGAGCCTCCTCCGGTAGCAGTTAGCTGCTGACTGTAAGCAATGTTGATAAGCCCCTGTGGCAGGGGTGAGGTGGAGGTGATGGCGATATTGGTGATAGCAGACATATTGACTACGGCGGTTGCCAAGTGTCCCCCGAGGTCTACCGCTTGGAAAGTAACGGAGTCAGAAGCAAATGGCGCACCGGTATAAAGGCCGGTGATACGAGCGGTTGTTCCACTATCAGAGGAACTGGGTGTAAGGGTGAGAGGTCCACCCTCTCCCACAAAGAGATTGTTGGGGTCAGCAATCACTGTCCATGATACGAGGGTGGTGAAGCTGCCTTGAACTGCGAGGGTACCAAGATAGTTTACTCCCCGGTTGATGGGCACTACCCCGCTGGAGTCAATGGTCATACCAGAAAGCACGCCCACCGTAACAGTGAGTGTATTATTGGTGGAGTTGGCAACGGAGTCTTGGACCGTAAAAGTTACGGACTGACTTCCGTAGGCAATATCCGTAGTGGTCCCAGAAAGTACGCCAGAACTGTTGAAGGTAATGCCGGTCGGGAGTGGAGCGGCTGGCTGCCACGTGTAAGGAGCAATCCCACCTATCGCCTGTAACTGGAATGTGTACGGGGTTGCGGCGGTGATGGGAGCAATGGATGTGGTGGTGATAGTCAGGGCACTGTTGACTGTGAGAGTAATCACCCTGTGAGTCACAATACTGTTGCTATCAGTGAGCGTAAAAGTGACGTTGGCGCTGTATGGCTCGGGGAATGTGTTGGGAACGGTCCCGGAAAGCACTCCCGTAGAAGCATTGAGAGTGATGTAAGGAGACAAGGGAGCGGCACTGGTCAATATATCGCTGGACCACGTGTAAGGAGGAACTCCCCCGTATCCAATAAGTGTCTGAGAGTAGGCAACGGTCTCTACGATGGGCTGCAAAGTGCTCGTCAGGATTGTGAGCGGGGTGATGTATTGAATGGCGAGCCGCTGATAGAGATAGGAAGAAGACCCCGATGTGTCGGTAAGCTGAATCCACAAATCAAAATACCCAGCTTCGGTGGGAGTCCCACTCAAAGTAGCGGTGTTACCGGCAACAGCAAAACTTAAGCCAGCCGGGAGATGACCACGATACACCGTGGCAGATACCAAGGGAGCCGAACCGGAGGTAACAATGGTCCCCGTGTACGAGGTTGTGAGTTTACCCGTTCCGAGATGAGAAGTCAACGAGTTGCCCTTGGGGACCGTATTCCAGTTGACGGTGATGGTGCCATGAACGTTGGAGGAGGCATCAATGTACTCAAACACGGTTGCCGGGGCGTATGTGGCGAGCAGGTTTCCGTAGACTAGGCCCGTAATCTGGTCCAAAGACAAACCTGTCGGCAAAGCGGAACCCAACTTGAGCCTGACAGTGAAGGTAGACTCGGGCGGACTACCAGCAGGAAGTAGTGGGGAATTGAAGTATGGACGTTGAGGATTAAGGCCCACGGCATCCCCGATGATGTAAGGACGGGCAAAGTTGGTCACCACTCCGATGTCTCCCAAGGAGGCAATGTCATTGTGGGAGAGGAGTGAGAAAGTACGGATAATGGTTGCTACCGTATTTACCCCGTTGGTAAGAATGATGGGGACATCTGCTTCGGTGTTGCCATAGCTCGTAGGCGGGCCAGAGACTTCGATAAGTGGACCGGCGACCGGAGGAGACTGAGGACTGACGGAGGTGATTGGGCAGACTGTTACAGCCAACCCATTGGGGTTGACAAAGTCACCACCGGGAACGGGGAAGTTGTTATTCTGATTGAGAACGAAACCTTGGAAGGTGCCGGATATCGCCTCTGTCAGGGGGTTGGTTTCCGCATATCCCCAGATGTGGTCGAATGCCGCTGCGGTATCGAGAATGTTGCTGACTTCGGTCTGAGCCGTGTAGTAAACTTTGGCAACAACGGTAGCGGGTGAGGGGGTAGCACTGTCCGTCACGGGGATAGTCAGGTAGTGTACTCCCAGCTTGTTGTTGGGGACGGTTATCTGCGCTTCCACTACTCCGTCGATGAGGCTGAAAGAAGCCAAGCTAAGGTCATCGGAGGGAGAGTTGAGAGTGTAGGGTGGGACTCCTCCAAACACCGGGACATCAATCCTGAAACTCTGCCCGGCGTAGATAACGGATTGGTCGGGATTCCCAACCGTAAGGGCCGCACGAGATAGTGTTAGCGTAAAAGTACTGGAGGCCAGCGCTCCCACAGCATCCTGAACCTGTATCGTAACGGAGAACAGGTTGCTAAAGTCTGTGAGACTGTAGGTGCAAGGAACGCCGGAAATCAATCCGGTTGCGGGGTTGATGGTGAGACCAACCGGCAACGCTCCTCCCTGAATGGACCATGTAAATGGCAGCAATCCCCCGGTGTTCACCATTTGCTGGGTGTAAGGAGTAAGAACCGTCGCATTAGCAATGGACGTTGTAGTGATGGTAAGATTAGTGGGGATAGTGAAAGTGAATGTCCCCTCGGCGATAAATGCCGGTGTGGTGCTATCCATCACGGAGATGTTGACGGTGAAGTTGCCTAGTTGTGTGGGAGTACCACTTATGGTTCCGTCGATACTCATCTTGAGGCCGGGAGGAAGCCCGTCCGCAAACCAACTATAAGGGGCATTACCACCCGCTGCCGCCATCTTGAAATCCAGCATGGGGATACCAACATAAGAGTTGCTGGGTAGGGAGGCAGTTTGGATGCTGACAGGAGACAGTGTGCCTGTGCTGGGAACAACCTCTGTCAACGGCTCCAAAAGCTCCTGTGCTTGCGGGCGTCCTGAGAATGGGAACACGTCCAGCGCCATGGTGCCAAGGAGGCTGCTGGCATTGCTGTAACGGCTTGTAGCAACGAGAAGCTTGAGTTCGTTCGTTATCATGTCCCGGACGAGGCTGCGGACAATGACCTCAAAAGGCTGAGGTGCGGTCAGCACGGAGGTGTTGTTGACAATCTCAAATCCCTGTTCCCCGGCGACACCGAGGGTACCAGTGATGGAGGTTTCCGGGGCAGCGCTGTACTGCTGGTTCATCACGTAGACGCTAAAAGCGAAGGACCGGGTAAGTTTGACCGGTGGGGAGTTGAGGCTGAAATCGTTAAGCACTTGCACAACGATGGTCTGGGTGCCCGGTGTAGTGAAAATCTTGGTGACTACCCGGTTGCTCAAGGGGAGAGGACCGGAACTGCTGCCATCTTGATAGAAAACCTGCCATGAGCTTGAATTCGAGCCGTCATAAAGGCTGCTGAGAGTAATGGTTAAGGTCTGCCCGAGGAGGAGGGTGCTGTTGTCAAAAGCCACGAGACTGCTGGTCAAGGCGGGTGGGAAGGTGTGATACACATCCCAGAAGGGGCTGTCCTGATATTGAGTAAGGTCGGAGGATACTGCAACCATACTCATGGCATAATCGCCCACCTGCAAGGTCTCTTCAAAGGACGGACTGCTTACCGTTCCCCCAAAACTCAAACCGGTGGTGAAGACGGAAGTCGGAGAAGCATTCGGCGGGGTAGCAAGGTAGATGTTCCACCCGGAGTAGAGCGTGTATCCGCCATTGACCTTGGGCGGAGTCCAGTTTACCGTCAGCAAAAGGTTCTGGTCAATGTTGGCGACGGTCGGCGATACTGGAAGAAGTGGTAGACTCATGGGTTTATCCTATATCTGGGTAACCACTGACGAAGTAGAGTCCGTGGTAATTCCTCCATTGAACGGGTCGATAGTCACAGAACGAGACAATATCGAATTTGCCGTCAGATTAGCTGCACCTGCGGTCTGGAAAGTGCTGTCCGCCACGATGGTGGAGTTAAGCTGAGCGTAAGCCACAACCGTACTGGGAGCAATGTTTGTCTCCTGACCGGCTCCGGTTCCGTGCATAGATAGGTTGGTGCAGGAGGACCGCTCTGCGATGAAGAAAGCTCCGGGGGTAGCCCCGACCGCTACGGCAAGGGCCACACCGGATACAGTAAGCTCCGACTGGGACAAGACAAAGCCGGTGCCGGAAGTCGGCAAGCTGACCGAACCTCCAGTCATAATAACGCCGCATCCCTGCTCGAACCCACCCGCCTGTGCATTGTTGATAAACACACAGGACACAAACTCTATATCGGAGTCAATACCGTAAACAGCGGGATTGACAAATCCTTGGAACTGGATGTTGTTGAACAACACCCGGCTGTTGTCTACGAAGAACGCCGAAGTCGGCCCATCGCCGAACCCACTGAATCCTGTGGCGTCGATGACAATAGGACTGGTAGCACTCGCCGTGCTAGTGATGACGATACGTCCCTCTTCCTGAATGGAGAAGGCGAGATTAGCAAGAGCGTACCACTTGGCGGTGCGAAGTGTTCCATCACCAAGAGCGATTACCTGCAAAGTGGAAGCGAGGCTAGTTATGTTATACGCTATACCCGTGGTGATGAGTTGAATGGAACAGGGGTGACGGAGGACCGGAGGCAGGCTGTTTACTGCCGCTGTGATGGTGAGCTTCGGCGTAGTCGGGTCCAGACCATCATTGGAGTCGTTGCCGCTTACATTGTTCACATACAGAACGATGGGAGCAACGGTCGCCTGCAAGTTCTGACCAAGTACCGTCTTCGGAGTTGGCGGGGCAATGGCAAACCCGACATGGGGATTAGACTGCCCAAACCCTCTGCCGCCTGTCCCACCTTGTAGGAGGGTAACGACCTTCCTGATATCCTTGTTCATGGGCAGGATGAAATCGTTAGTATGCAGCGGGGCCTCGAAGGTAGTCTCCACGTTATTCTGCCGCATTGCCACATAGTTGCTATCGAAGAAGGTTGCCAACGGAATATTGGCGAGACCGGAATCCGGCCAACTGACCAACCTCGGTAGCGGAATGGCAACGGGTAACTCCCGGTTATACGGGTACACATCCGAGAGTCCGACCTGCGGAGCCGCCCCGGCACCGTTGGTAGTGATGAGGGCGTTATCAATGGTGTAGAGGATTTCGTACTGACGAGTCAAAACCCCCTCCCCCTGATAGGGAACATACCGCTCTTCCACCGTGAAGGTGGAGTTGGGGTCGAAAGCGGGAAGGATGGAGCCGACAAAGAAAGAGTAGGCTCCTCCATTGTTCGGGTCAAGGTTAACTCCCGGTATGGTGATGATGACCAGACCGTTGTTGAAATCTGCCGTGGAGATGGGCACAGCGTTAAGGTTGTTGGATTGTCCCACCGCCCATACCATCTTGATAACATCATCCCCAGAGATTCCCTTAATGGTACATCCCTTGGCGGCGAGAACCACTGTGCTGACATTCGTGACATTGCTGTAAGAGATGGATTCTACAACCACCCTCGGGTCCATCCTGAGAGTGGAAAGAGCGGGGGGAAGATTACCGAAAAGGACGGTCTCCTCGATTTCCGTAATGCCCTTCACCGGGGCATTGAATGCCGCCTGCGCCGTATTCTGCGCCATGAAGGACATGACCACGGTACTGGTGAGGGATACAGCCCCCTGAATGGTGACAATGCAGTTGGTGCCGCTTATGGTACGAGAGGTGATGGCATAAGATAGGCCCGAGGCGAGGTCAAACGCCGACACGACGTACAACCCATTGACAGCCCCATTGAGATTCTGATTGGGGACAATGAAAGTTGTAACGGGGCTACCCGCCACGGTCTGCTGAGTTCCCGAGGAACCGGCGACCTGCACATAGATGCGGGTCCCGAAGGCTACGTTAGAATACTCGGGGTTGAATGTCCAAACCTGATAAGCCTCCGAAGAGATTTGCTGTGTCTGAATGGAGTACTCCGACACGCCGTAGACGGGAAGAGTCGTGCCACTGGTATAGTCATACAGGATACCGCCGTCCACAGCGAAGGGAGTCTGGATAAGGTTTGCCGCTCCGCCAGCCGGGTAACTGATGCCGAGGGTAACGTAAAGGTTGTTCGCTCCGGGGTCGAAGGGTGTCCCGTAAAGGTTGTTCGGGAATGATACGATGATGGTCTTTGAGTTCAGGCCGGTGATGAGAATCTGCCCGGAAAGAAGGTTGATGGAATTCTTGATTCCTCCCACAAGGTTAAATCCCTGCACAAAGGCTGAGGTGATGGTTGCCACGGTGTTTGCCGGGAGGCTGACAGTGAAGGCATCATTCTGCGCCCATGCCGCTCCCGGTGTACCCACGGACTTACCGATGGTCCCCGAGGTGCCATTCGGATTAGCGGGGGTGCTGGCAGTACCGTTTATGCTGATTTGCTTGGTTACATAGAAGGTCCGAGCGTCACTGCTAAATCCGTTGGAGAAACCATCCCAAGCTCCCACGGTATTGCTACCGATGATTACACTGGGGGCCATGGAGACGTAGTAGTCAAGCGTGGACCCGAGAGCGGAGACGCTCATGCCGGGCGATTGTCCTCTGCCGATAGTGCTCCGCAGGTTACCGCTGATGAGGTCCACGAATCCCTCACCGATGAGCTTTTCGTAGTCCCAGCTATCTTGGCTTACCGACTGGCGTGTATCCACAGTATCGTCGGCGAATATCTGGTCTGCCAGACGAGAATCATACCGTCCCGAGAGACCATAAACGATGAGACCGGAGTTGGCGTTGAGGGCATTGGCACACCCGAAGATGTTGCTTCCCAAGGAGAAGGGACCAGAGTTGCGTTGGAAGACCACGGCAACCGGCATAGCGTAGCTGTAGCCGTCCATGGTGCCCAACAGGTTGGTGGGGTCTCCATCTCCTGCCCGCCAAATGCCAGTGTCTCCCGTCACGGTTCCAAGATTCTGAAATTGGAAGGTAGTATTGCCGGTGACGGGGGAGGCCAAGCTGGCTTGTGCATAAACAGCCTGATTGGTTCCGGCACCCGAGGGGTCAATGCCGTAACGGAAACGGGTAAAGTCATAGGAAAGTCCGACTCGCTGGACATTAAGCCGCCACTGTATCTGGGCACGCTGGGTCGTGTAGAGTCCGTTGTTGAATACGTCCACTGAGTCATCCGGGATGGATTCGAGGAAAGCGGCGTTGGGTGTCACGCAACCGTAGGGGTAGAAATAATTCAGATTCGTGGTCGGGTCAACATAGTATCCAACTCCGGTCGTGGGGTCAAGTGATTGATACCAAAGCTCCAGAAAAACGACGTAGATTCTCGCCGGTTCATCCGCCGTGTAGGTAGTCCAAAAGAGGGGGGCAGGCAGGACCACTTGGTTAAGGGCCTGATTGGCGGACAGGGAGCCGGTCATGGTGACCACCTCTCCGTTGAAGAGAACATCCGCTTGCGGAACAGTGAAGGTGTTGGCAACCGTGGTATTGAAAACCATGGGACTCCATGTGAGGAATCCAGAGGTAACGGGACTGTCCTTTACAAGCTGTTGGCGCTGCAACCTTTGAAGGTCCTGTATCAGGTTGACATCGGCGTCCGAAATCTCATGGTCATGCAATCCGACGACGGTCAAAAGACTTTTGCCGGTCGGGTCTAACGTTCTGGAAACCACCGAAGGATATTCAAACATAGGCACCTACGCCGAGACTTTCCATCTAATTAGTAGGAGCAAAGTCAAAGGATTTCAAATGGCTGTCGTCCCATACGGTTACATTTCTCAACCCATCGTCGCCACTGCCCTCATCCAGCAGTCGAACAGCGACTCTTTTTACTTTCCCGAGCAGAACGGGCACAATGGCTTTGCCTTCAACGGCTCCCATTATACGAACGGCGTAGAGGATTTATCGCCTCCCACTGTTGCTTCTTGGTACTCTGAGGGTTCAGGCCCCTACCGGGGAGTGGCTGGGGCCTTCCCGGCCTACGGTCTGGTCCTTCTCGGGAGAGCCAACCTGACAATTCTTGATGAGAGCAGCCCGGCTCTGGCGCTGTGGATGACGTTTCTTCTGGGGGATAACTTACTTCTTACCAACAACTTCGCACTAAATAACCCCAACTTTCCCTCGTCTTTGATAGGGTACACCCCCTCCAAGCTGGCTTATGCCAATGGAATCATCTCGGTGACGTATGTGCCGGATGCAGGGGCAGAGGATATTGGGCTTTCGCCCCCCATGGGTTCCGCCAGCCATATGGTGGTACACATAGATTTTACTCAAGATACGGCGTATTTAGACATAGCCGTGTAGGAATTGAGGAGGAAAAATGCAATACTCTAAAAAGGGAATACAGCTTACAGAGGGGTTTGAAGGATGCAGGCTCACCTCTTACCAAGACACAGGCGGTGTGTGGACCATAGGATACGGTCATACCCACCTCGTGGGGCCGGGGATGACCTGCACGCAGGAACAGGCAGAAATCTGGCTCCGTACTGATATGGCGGTAGCCGAGACGGGTGTACAAGCCTTGGTGAAAATTCCCCTGACGCAGGGTGAGTATGATGCCTTGGTGGATTTTGCCTTCAACTGCGGCGTGGGAAATCTCCGGGTGTCAACCCTGCTAAAGTTAGTCAACACGGGAGACTTCGCTCATGCCGCTGCCGAGTTCGAGAAGTGGGACCACGTCAACAGTCAAGTAGTGGCCGGTTTGCTACGGCGGCGGTTAGCGGAGGAGGCGGAGTTCAAGACACCGGACACACCTCAATCACCCCAGTCAGCCTAACGATGTAATCTCCGAGAGTGGCTGCAACGTAGGTGTTTTTGCCCGTGCGCATGTTGGTTTCTACCACGCCGCCGCACGCCTCCGAGGCGATAATCAAATCCCCACTGGGAAGGTGATATTTCACACACTTCTCTACCGTGGGTCTGTGCTGAGGTTTCATCCATCCCAAACCGAATCGGTCTTTGAATTCACCCATTAGCCTATCCCCGGACACCCTCTGTCCTTTTTCTTTTGGTCACGCATCCATGCCTCATGGTCCATGCTCATGACCCCCACGTGCCGTTTTTCCATGCGTAGCAGGAAAGCCCGGTCAACCTCCGTGTACTTGGGAACGGAGTAGGCAAAGGGGCACGAGGGCATGTTGATAAGCCGCCGTAACTCCTCAGCACTGAAAGTGGCGCAGTTCTTCTTTAGGATTCTGCCATGAAGAGCGCCAACCAATTCTTGGAACTCTTCTTCCTTTTTCTCCTTCGCCAGTTCTTCCGGCGAAGGGTCATCCCAACGGTCACTGCATCCCATTAGTCAACCTCCGTAACACCTACGGGGGGTTTACCCCCCTCTACCGTCTCCCCGTTCTTCGATTCTACTGACAACGTGGCGTTCCCCGAGTCGTTGACGCCCACTTTGGCTACTTGGTCGTCGGGTATCAACCGGGCGGCTCCGATGGCTTTGTGAAGATAGAAGAGCGACTGTCCTTCCTCCGGGTCGATTCCCCGCCGAGCGTAGGACTCCACCACGAACGCTAGGTACTTGTGCAGGTCGTCCTGCAAGACTAGGATTCTCATGAAATCTCTCCTGTGGTTTAATACTGTCTCCGGGTGGTCTTGTTAAGCGAGACGCACACGGTTTCCAATCCGGCTGCCCCGCCCTACAATTCAAAGCGAGGTAAAAGTAATCCGGTGTAACCTCTCCGTAATAGAGGACCTCGATTTTGGCATCTGTCAATCCGTCAAAGCCGAGCCGGTTCGCAGCCGCCGTGGAGACATCAATGATGCGCTTGGGTATCCCCGGTCCACGGTCGTTAATCCTCACCTTCACCTGTTTGTTGTTGCGCAGGTTGGTTACGAGCACGATGCTCCCGAAAGGCAGGGTACGGTGTGCTGCGGTAAGTTTGTGATAATCAAACACTTCCCCACTGGAAGTAAGTTTCCCTTGACGTTCTTTCCCATAGGAAGACGCCTGTCCGAGTGAATCCCATTTTATCTCGGCAGACTGTGGCATAGCTGGCAAGGCAATGCCCGAAAGCGTCAAGAGGACGAGTAGAAATAGAGTGATTCTGCTCAAATTTCCTCCTTTTTACTACGAAATTCCGCCTTTTCTTACTCTCCTTTCCGTCCAGACGGGCTGACTAGAGTGCATACAGTTTTACATTCCATAGTTGGACAATACTGCATCTCGGGCAAAAAGTTAAAACAATCAGGCTATTTGTCTAAAATGAAAACGGGGGGCTAGCCGGGGGGTCGGCGAAGATTGTCCTTGTGGGGATATGAGGTTCATAAAGGAAAGTCTGACTGTCCAGCGCCCGTCCGGCAACGATTATCCACTTGCAGTCAGATAGTATAACATCATTAAAATCTTGAGATAGCACGCCTCCGGGTCCAGCGTATAGAAGTCCTCCGGGAATGAAGTTTGCACCGGGGATTTGGAATGCCGAACCATAGCCCACAGCGATAGTCACCGTGTTACCGGTGGTGACATCAGCTAAAGTTACACCGTCGATATACGGGTACACATCGTAGAAGAACGGCGGGGACAGAGACGGCCCCGGCGTCACACCCGTGGGGTCAACCGGTACGACTCCTCCCGAGCCGTCCACGTAGACCGCCGTCAGCATTGCCATATCGGCATCCGCCGTCAATGTCTGAGTTCCTCCCGAGGTGGGCGAGGGCGGGGCAACCGGGGTATTGTCCGGTGTGTTCTGATAGATGACAGCACTGAACAGGCTGCCCGGTCCCACCTGCTGGGGAGTGGACAATCCGTGGGTAGCAACCACCGTCAAGATATCCCCCACGTTAAAATTGAAGGTCCCGCTGAACGGCAGGATGAATGGACCCGTTTGATTGAGGGGTGAAGACTCGGTAATAATGGCAACCGGCGTCGGAGGAGACCCAGAGGCATATTGGACGTAAACGGTGACTGTTCTAATCCCGGCGTCCCCCGCCTCCCAATTAAGCTGCCCCGTGACGGCGTAAGCACCCGGCGCTGTGATGGTATAAACGGGTGGGCTGAGGGAGACGTACCCCGTCAGGTCGAAGTCCACTTGGTCAAACACCACCTCAGCCCCATAGACTCCTGTGGGGACGAGCGTGTAAGCAGCGTTTGACTCCACCTGAAATCCAAAGTTCTGTGCTCCCTGAATCTGCTGTTGCACCGTGGTAATGGCATCGGAGAATGCCTGCTGAATGTTTGCCTTATATGCCATGAGGCTGGCGGCGGACTGATTGCAAGAGAGCATCGCCATCTGTACGGGGATGGTCTGCCCCTGTATGTCAGGCCGGGACAGATAGGCAACCGGGTCCAACGTTGTGCCGTACCAGCCGGTCTGATTGGGGTCTTGCAAAGCACTCTGAGAGTAGGTAACGATAGGGGCGGTCGGAATGGGGAGAAGCGGGAAACCCGGAGACCATGTCCGGCTGCGGGTGCTGGCGTCGGTCAGCACGGTGTTGTAATCAGTTGGGTTACCCAGTGGGTCAATAGCAGAGTCTAAGCTGGCAACGTAGGCACACACAAATCCGATGATGTAGGGGTCCTGCACGAGGAGTGTCTGGAGGTTGGCATTGAAGTCCCGCCAGAACTGCGTGAAGCGGTCCACCTGCTTGGCAATAGCGAACTGGTCGTAGGTGTAGCGATACTGCGGGTGGACACTCTGGTATTTCGTGTCAAGCTGGATACGAGTATCCGCTAACGAAATGACAGACAGGAGATTTTTACCGATTGAAGTAGGGAATGTACAGGAAACAGGGTAGTCAGCTTCCCCTTCTCCCAGTAAAATTGTGGTGGTTCCAGCAGCACTGGATGTGGGGATGGACTGATAATCCAAATCCGTTTGGGTGAAACTCCCAACGTAGTTATTATCCGCATACCCATCCCACGTAGTGTTTCTAACATATCCGAGCACGGCGGCTTCGACATAAGACAATCTCCAAAGGGTGTTACCCTGTGTCTCCGTGAGTACCGGGGGCGAGCCTGCGGGCATCAACGAAACGATGAGAGGCAAGGTTGCCGGGCCGGAATTGAGCACATCTCCGGGCAATACTTGATTCCATGGAATGGGATTGGCGGCAAGGTAATCCACGGACGGCTGAACAAAGGTTTGATACGCCGCCTCGAAGTTGGTCAACCACTGACCGGCACGCCCACTCCGAGTACTGCTAAGATAGAATACCCATGCGCTGGTAAGATTGGGGTCAAAGTTGCTGTCCACCACATTCCCCAAAGTCACATAACGAGTGAGGTCCTGACGAAGGGTCGCTTGCCGCACGGGAAGGTTGGGGTTGCTGTAATCCGGGTCGGTCGGCTCGATAACATCACCCGCTAGGGCGGGCACGGTGCTGACAATGTTTGCCGCATAGGTCGCCGGGGGCATCTGATAGTTGCTGATGACCGTCGCCGGGTTGGGCAAACTACCCTGCATTGATGATTGAGGGTTGAAGTAATTGGGGTAGCTCTGGTCCGGCGTGTAGACGGGAACCGTGGTTGTGTTCTTCATCTGCTGGATGAACACTGGGTCAGAAAGATTGACTCCCGTGTTCGGTATGACACCACCAAGAGGTGGAACAAAGAGTGGTGTACCAAATGTAACCCCGTTGTAGGTTTGATTAGTGGTGGGGAAATTCCGCAGGATGTTGACATTTGGAACGTGCAATTGGCATTGCCCAAAAGCAAAGTTGGTATCGAAGTTCGGGTGCGGAATAAAGCTCGCTAGGGGAAAGAACTTAAACCCGTTCCACTTCCAAATGGTATCGGAGAACAGGTTGGGGATGGCGGGTAGGTCTGGTAATGCCCAGTTGCAAATATCGTGAAGCATGGAGGCTATGGCGTTGAGGTTTGCCTGTACCATCTGGAGGATGTTCTGCTCCATGCTACTAAGGATACCGATGTTCTTGGTAGCCGCACTGACGAGGCCAATAATCTCACTCTGAAACTGATTGACTTGCTGCATGAAAGTGATGATGTCATAGCCATATTTTATCGCCCGAGGTGGGTTGTCCAGCTTACCATCCGTCGCCAACTTAACTTGGTTGAATGCCTGTTGAATGTGCTTTTGGATGATATCCCGTTTTTCCATCATCCAGTTGTTGGCATCGGTGACAGACTTCTCCAATTGCCGCCCATCTTCAAGAGACTTATGGTAGAAGTTCTCAATCTTCGGGTCACCGAAGGGTTTGAACCTTTGTACCGCCCCTTGGGCCTTGATGGGCCACGTTTGGGCTTGTTGCAGCGCTGATGTGAAAGGTGCTCCCATTATCCTGTTGACACCGTATCGTTGACTCCCGAGATGTAGCTTCCCTGATTATGCACAATATCAGGAGCCTCGGTCGTGTGGCGGGCTAGTGCCGCCTCAATAATTCTTTGAGCAGTCTGAACATGCTCAGTCATTGTCACGCCCCGGAACTGGGCGCACTCCAACGTGTAAGTACCGGTTACGTGTTGGTGCATGTTACCGTAAACCATCATATCCACGTCACCGTTGATTTCCAGCCTGAGTCCCTTCTTAGCGGAGCTTTGACCAATGGTGAGTTCCACCCCGCCTGCCAAGGCCCCGGTAAGTGACCTGCCTTGCTTATCCGCTCCAGTTGTTATGACGACTCCGCCATCCAAATCCAAAAGGAGAGACTGCCCGGAGTTCTTGTTGGCACCAATGCGGAGGAGGACATCCCGGACAGCGTGGAGGTCCAAGGACTGTCCATGAGCATCCATTCCATTGGGAACGGGGTTACCCAGCCAAGAGTTGTAGGGCACCATGGGCATACCGTTGTTGCCGGTCGGCGCTCCTGCGGTGGTCAAATCATGGAATTGGAAAGTCGCATCTCCGCTGGGCGTATACATAGGCCGTCCGGGGCTGTGCGAGTTAACAACCGTGGGGTCAAACTGCTTTCCGGGTCCATCTGAGTACCCGTTGATGATGTGCTTCCGCTTTACTCCGTCGTTGTCCCGGCGTGCCCCCAGCCGGACTACCGCCGCTCCGTCTGTAGCCATGCGCAGACTGATGGCTTCCGCCGCCAGCTTGTTAGTCAGCGTACCGCAGTCGCCGATGCCCTGCAATTTACGGTGGGCGGCATCCCAATACTGGAGGGTCCGATTCTGTACGGCGTCCTGACTACCTCGTATCTGCGTCTGCACGCTTCTCCCGGAGTTGGGGAGCGTGGTATCGTCACATCCGAGTCGTAGGATAGATTGTCCGAGAGCTTGGAGGTCAATGGCGTCCTCTTCATCACGGTTTTTTCCTACGACTAGCTTTAATGAGCCTACAAGGTGCCCCTCAACGCTCCGTCCGGCCCCGTGAGGATACTCATAGCCATTGAGAGGTTGAAATTGGTTATTCTCCTTGGGTAGAGAGCTTCCCACCTCGAAGATGAGCATCCCTTCCTTGCTCACATCCCAACGGGTGGTGTTGTACTCGGTGGGGAACCGGGTGGAATAACAACTGGCGGCGACACGGGCTTCAATGTGGTCGGTACTGTCCACCACGGGGTTATATCCACTCTCAAAATTCGCTCCGAACCTCCCGCCTCCGTTAGGGGCGGCATTGGTAGTGAGTTCCGAAAGGACCGGCTTGAGCACCTGACCATAGGTGCTGTCGTCAAATAGGTTATATCCCACCAGCGTCCCTTCACTGTGCTCTACGATAAATCCCTTGCGGGCGGGTGTAGGGCCTTCATTCAGAGTGGGACCGACCAATCCCTTGCTATTAGGGTCAGTGGGGTGGTCGAAATCCTGATTAGCAAAGTAGGTCTCATTGTCAACTTGGAACTTCCCTTGTGTCTTGACCGTGGTGCGTATCCATGGATTAGCCGTGGTACCGAGGACGTTATCCAGTAGGTCTGTCTGCAACACCTCGGGGGGCAGCGGATAGTCAAGGGCGAACTCCTGCACACGGGTGGTGTTCTCCGTAAACGGTGTGACATCCTGCTGACCGCTGAGATAACGGGAGGAAAGCGGAACTTCCGGCTGGAGGAAGAGAGAATAATCCCGAGTGCCATCCGGCAGGATGGTGGGATTGGGAATGTTGCTGGCAGCCGGGCGCACGGCAGGTCCCTCGAAGCTCAGACCGGCATCGGAATAACGCACATGACGGGAGGTGACGGTACTCCACGTCCGGCTATATGAGTTGACGTTCTCCCGGTCGAATCCACCGGTTGCCTTGTCCCAGCCGGGGTTGGTTCGCTCCGTATATCCCTGCGAGAAGGAGGCCGTCCGCTGACCGGGGTACGCCGTGCGGTAGTTTCCCCGCCGCCGCTCATTCATTCCCGCTACGCCTTCTAATTCCCGCATGGCGATGGCATCCTGCGCACGGGCGATATGGGACATAGCCCACGTGAGGATTGCCATTTGGGTATGACCACCCATGTAGAACAAGGGCACGGCAATGCAAGTTGACCCCTTCTCGGGCATAGATACATCGGTAGACTCGTAAGAACTATAAGTACAGGGGATGACGGCAACTTCGGAATATACCTGCCGGGTCCGCATGTCCATGATGGTACACATCTGCCGTTCATAGTCCACGGTCTGTACCGTCGCAAGGAACACCTGAAACTGCTCCGACATCTTGGTTGGAGCAGAGGGCATGTCCTTGTACATATGCTGTTGGAGCGAGGGAACTGGCATACTAACTATTACCTCCGTTCAAAGCTTTTTTAAGAAAAGGAGGCAAAGAAGGTGTTGGGGTCTTAGGATTGACCGTAGTTCCACTCAACTGCTTTATGTTCTGGGTGTTGGAGGTACCCACTCCGCCCGTGATGAACACGGATACCTCGTTCTGGATGGTTGCAAGGTCACCTGTCAACGCCGTCTGCGCCTGCTGGAGGTCCGGCTGGAGGTTTTGAGTAAGGCTGCTGTCGGTGCCGGGGTAGTTAGGCTGCGGTGTCACCAATTCAATGACGGCATCCTGTGTAACCGTGTCAAAGAGAGAGTTCACTATCTTGTTCTGTGCCGCCTGCGAAGCGGTCTCAGCACCGTTAGCAATGGCCGCATTCTCCTCGGGAGTAAAACTGTTAGGCGTAGGAGTGGGGAAACTGGCGAGCATCTGTCCGGCGATACTTGGGTCATCAGGAGAGACCATGCCCGCAAACAAGAAGGTGTTGACGGTGGTGTTGGCGCTAGCAATCCCAAAGGAAGAAGCGGCGTAATTAGTAAGTATCCCTAACCGGCTCTGGTTAAATGCATCGGTGAGTGTTGCCCATCTTCCCCATGGGAAAGGAGATACGAGTTCATACCCCTTCTCATCGGTGTAGGGCTGAGTGTTGAGAATCTTGTGGTAATAAGCGGAGTTGATGCCTTTGGGAAGCCAGTATTTGGCGTCAAAATAGGGCTTGTTGGCGGTCATCGGAATCATCCCACCATTAGCGGCGGCTATCTTATTGTACTCCGAAACATCACTGGAGGAAGCACTATCGTTCTGAATTCTGAAACACTTGTTCAGAGTGTCAAACCGGGTGGACCACAGATTTCCGATGGTCTCCTTTTGGTGTTTGATGTAGGCCCACTCATCGCTCGAAAACGGGGTGTCTTGCGGCTGACGACCCGTGACAGTATTCCCATTAAGCGCCACTTGTGAACTGTTGGAGTTGTTCCCCCCCGCACCCAATCCCGTGGAAGGCTGAACAGCGTTTTGGGAGGCCCAGTTGGGAGGATTGACAGCACCAACGGTTGATGCTGGCGGAGTAGTCCACTGGAACACGAGGTTGGGTTGGCTGGTATAGGAAGTCAGATGTTTGTTTCCCACCGTCCGAACCGAGGGAATCATGGGACGCTTGCGGATGGTATCTAGTGTAACCGACATCGTAGCGGCAGAAGACTGTTGATAGTTAATGCTGATTGATTTGATATACCCATACATGTCCTTATGCGGGAAGTACATGGGGAAGCCCAGATGTAATTCCGGGCGCAGGGGGATGGTGATGGAGTAAGTCCGGTAGCTTCGATTAGCCCGGTTGAGTTCCGAGGTCGCATAAGCATAAAGTGTCTTCGTGTCGTTGGATTGCACGAAGGGTATCTGCCGGGCAGGTTCCTCTCGAAGCCCAAACTTAATGAGCTTGGCGATGTCGATATGGTCCACCGTGGGCATCAACGTAGCCCCAGTCTCCGAGTTGAAATGGAAATTAGTCAGCCAGTCTCCCCGGAATGCCACACGGGTAGCCTTGATGCCATGCTCGTCTTCGGTCTCTGTCTCCGACTCTATCTCACTCAAATAAACCACAAAGGGGTTAGTGGTATCAGTAAAGTAATACGAGGCGTTGGGAGCGGGCGTGTTGGGGTTAAGATTACCAACATTCGTGACATCCAAGTTGTAGAACGGCGGCTTGAAAACAATGGCACCATCCATGTCCTGAAATCCCTCAAAGAGAATCAGGTTGAGCAGGACACGAATTCTGTCTATACGGGAGGTTATCTTCCCATCCAAGAGTTTGATGGAGCCTATCTGCATATCGGGAAGATACCGCCGCATAATGTTGATGAACATATTGGGGTCGGAGCGGGTCTTTCCGGGTGCTTCCTTGGTCATGCGGTCGCCACGCTGCCGGATAAGGTCGGGGTCCAAGTTTCCCTTGGCATCAGCCTCCTGTATGGAAAGAACATTGGGGAGGAGATAGGGGTCTTGCGTGGTGGTGATAGGAGAATGCTTCATGTCGTATCCGAGGATACGGACATCCCGGACGATATTCACCAGCCGTGCCTGCCAGCGGAGGATGTAGTCATCGTGTACAACCTTCGCCCAGTCGGAGGTGTTGGCCTGCCCGGTCTTAAGCGTGGCCTGCTGAATGGAGTTCAACTGGAACCCTGCGGGGGTGACGGACCGCATGAAAACGTCAGCAAGCTGCTTATAGGGGTCCATTCCCGCCATGCTGTTCTGGAAGGCGGTGAGGTAGTTCTGCGGCGAGTTGCTGGTGATTGCCGGGGCGAGGTCAATCTGCATAAGCTCAAGGAAGCGCATGGTTCCCGCTATGCTGATGGAGATTGCCAAGTGTGTTCCCATGTCGTTGTAGACAATGTTAGAAATCATCCCCTTGAATACCCGGTAGTAGAGTGTGTTGCCCCGAGGTGAAGGGAAATACCCCTTGGCGAAGACCTGCACCTCCATCATGGTTTCAAGGATGTTCTCCCCTCCCGCTGGAGCTTGGAACAGCCGCTTAAAATTGTTGGGAACGAACATGGAAATGGAACCGGAGGGGATAAGGTTGTCAACGTCATAAGAGACGGCGAAGGAGTCTATGAAGTCGTTGAAGTTCACTATGGTGTAATTTCCGTCCGACTGATTCTTAGCATCCTGAGAATTGATAAAGTAGTTGATGAGGTAGGGACGCCCCTCGATATACACCACGATGTCGGGTGCGGTCTTTACGATGTCCCTCTCTGCCGCTGTCTGGAGAATGTTCCTGATTTGATTCGTTCTTGTAGCGGGTGTAAGCGAGGCGATGTCACTCTGGGACCGCTGGGTAAGTGGAAGTTCTTGGATGTTTACGGGGCTGGAAGACGGCTCCACTGACTCCAGAGAAGCCTGTGGCAGTGGCCCGGATTTCACGGTGATAGGAGGTGTGACGATTCTAGGTAAATTTGCGTCTGCCATTTTTCCTCCTATGCGCTCCCCGTCGTGTTAAAAACTGAACTGCGTATAAGCCCATTCGCCAAGTTTGGGGAATAGGAGTTAGCGGGAAACAGCGAAGTGTCACTAAGATTGAGAAACTTAAACGAATTCGTAGCGGGGGCAGTAGCGTTCCCCGGTGTATTGGGATTGATTGACGGACTAGCTGATGTAGATTGGGTCACGGGGGCGGATGTCAACGATGTCCCATTGGCGGTGCCAGCCGGGGCCTTGGGCTTTTGCTCTGTAACGATATTGGAGTACGCTCCATAAGAGTGCCCTCGTTCGACATTATTAGGAGGTAGTCCCACATTGTAAGGAGAGGTGTTCCTGAACCGTTCCTTCCACGCCAAAAAGGTGAAGTTGAATACCGCCCGGTAGGGGTGCTCGGCATCAAGGGTGTAACTGAAATCCTGAAACATCCCGAGCCAGATGAAGTTTCCCACGATGAGTTGCACATCTTGGTGCTTCTTGATGCGCCTACGGGTGTAGCCGGGGGCGAGAGGACCCTCGTTGTATTCCTCTCCCTCAAACCAATACCCATTGTTCTCCACGAACAGGTTAAGCTGTTGAAGGTTGCGCCAAGACTCTGTGAAATAGGCAAAGCCATCGGTCAGGCCGTAGGTCCAGTACTGACCGGGGGTGTGACCGTTCATGGCAATAGTCGTAAGGCTTTCTCCCCACACACCGAACTGCCATCCTCCACGGGCAAAGGTCTGGGCATCTTCGGCATTACGAGAGACTGTCGCCGTCTGGGGGTTAATGAGGAACCGGTACTCGGCGGTCAGTTGAGGACTGAAATGCCCGTTGGTATCCAACCCTCGGTGAGGAATCCTCACCACCACATAGTCTACAAACGTGCTTTTGGCAGCGGTGGTGTAAAAGTCCTTGGTAGCGGGGACCACCGGCCTGCTACCCCCTTTGGTGGAACTCGAAGTTGCATTAGCCGCCGTGGTCTTGATACTCTGAGTGGGATTGTTGGTGATGTAACGCTTCTCCGCCCGAATAGGAAGAAGTTGGGACGGAATCCCCGAGGATGCCGGACGAGCGGCGTATATGTCGCTCATATCATTGATGTTGGTTTGGGCAGACTGTGGGATAGAACCGCCCGTGGGTGTGGTTATCGCCGTTCCGGGAGGTGTGACTGCGGGCGTCGTTACTGCTGCTGGGTCTGCCATATTATGCACTGGGGTTGAAAACGAACCCTAAAGTTTTCTCCACCTGAAAGACGAAATTGAAAGTCCATTGAAACGGGTTTGCTGCATCTTGCTGCCAACTAAGGGTCTTAAAGTATCCCATGTACGTGGTTCCCTTAAACTTCATAAGCACGGAGCCTCGGCTCATCACGTCATTGAGACGCCCATTCTGCTGGGTAGCAGTTATCCCCAGTTCGGGGGACCATGCATCAATATCCACTTGGTCTCGGGACCCCAGCTTGCCGGAAGTGCCCGTAGCCGTCTCGTTAATCTTGTTGTAGAACCACCTTATTCCGTTCATCTTGAACAGATACAAAAACTCCACAAAGGCGTCTTGTGCGGCTACACGGAAGGCATCCTGAGTATTCTGGCTCCCCGTCTTGGTAGCGACGAGATTGTTAACTGAGGAGCTTGGCAGGGTGCCTGTAGGAGATATGGCGGACTCCAGCAGTGTTCCTCCGAGATTGGTAAGATTGAGACCGGATAAAAGGACCTGCAAGATGTCAGGGCTGGGGTACGCTGTGCTGAAAAAGTCGGTGAGTCCAAACTGATTCATGAAGACACCGGTCGTGCAGTTTCCCTCAATCACATCCGCTTGCATTCCCCACATAGTGATGTGCCAGCCGGTCCGGGTCCGCTTGGGAACGGTGACGTGCTTGGAACTTACCGTGAAGGTCTTCATGGAAGCGTTAAGCTGGACCTGCAATGGAGCATAGTTCTGTGAAGATGTTGCCCCCGCAGGGGAGGTGGGAAGAAACACATCCTGCCGGTCGTGCAACATCACCTCGAATATCACGGGGGTGATAGAGTTCCTGACCTTGGGGTTACCGGTGATAAGTCCAGTATCTTTATACCACGGAAGGTTGTTGAGGTTGGTGTTGATGATGGCATCCGGGAATAGAGCCGTGTAGTCTACGCTTGGAGACTGTAAATTGACAGGGTTGTACGGAGAGACAAGGTGGTTGAGAGGAGTCTGGTTTCCCCCATCGGAAGTAGTAGAGGCGGCATTGGAAGTGTCAGTGCCATATCCCGGCGTACCGGGAGGAATTTTAGCTATCTCATTCTTGGTCCCCTGTGGAACATTGGTGTAATCTCCCCTCGCTGCCTGCGCCATTACCGTAGGTCCTCTGGCGTATCCAACAAGTCCGAGAGCCACGTTTCCATTGGCTGCTTTTATGTTGTTGTTCAAAATCGCACAAGCGGCCTTGATGTTATAGTCGGGGTTATCAAGCAGTTGGTTGGGGTCAAGGTGTTTACCATCTACCAGTAAATTGGGGTTTTGCGTGGGATTAACTTGAGCAAGACCATAATCAGTGTTGGCTCCATAATCCTTGTCGTTGGGGTTGACGGCATTCTGAACCCCACTGGACTCACTCTGAACTATTGACAGCATGACCGCAGGAGGAATGTTGGTGCCATTAGCTTTGTTATAAGAGTCTACAGCGGTATAGACAATGTTCTGGAGAGTCTGGGGGGGAACCTTCTGGGGATTACCCGCACTCAAATACCCGTTCGTATCAACAAGCGTGGCATTTGCTGGCATGATTACCTCCCACCCGGCAAGCTAGCGGGGACGCCCTCATTGCCATAAGTCATACTATTTGAAGTGGGAACGCTTTGATAGTTCAGGCCATAGTAGCTATTATACTCATCCCCACCTCCCACGGGGGTCTCTGTCTTTGCCCCCTTGCCCTCATCGGCCTTCTCTCCGGTCTCCTCAGCAGCGGGGCTGGTCGCTACGGCTCCTGATTCCACGGTGGGGGCTTTAGGCGGAGTGGTGAGGCTCTTATCCCGAAGGAGACTGTTGATGGCGTCACTGCCCGCCAAGTCTCCAACCGCCGCCAATTTGCCCATCGTTCTATTGGCAACTGAGGTGGGAACGGCTCCCGTTTGACCATACTTCTGGACAGCGGCAGAAGCATCATTCCAAGCATCAGTTCCTTCACTAATGGTGGTGTTTAGCTCCGCCAACTGTTTCTTGGATTCATCCAAGGCATCATGAGAGGATTGATACCCCTCTGCTGTAAAATCTGTAACGAGACCCGCTTCCTGCCCGGCTATCTTCCGCTTCAAGGCTTCACGAGCCGCCATCAGTTTCTCAATATCCCCACCCGGTCCACCGGCTCTTCCTCTGCCGTGGGTCCCCAGCATCAAATCCCCAAACTTTGTCCAGTCGGAGCCAGAGAGCGGAGCATTGATATCGGTGGGTCCTTTTATCTTATTGAGAATACCGGCGTTAACCTTTTCAAACTCATCCACCAATGTACCAAGGAGTCCCGCCCCCTTGAGTTTCAAGGCATCGGTTATGCCAGACAGGTAATCGTTGGTAGTTCTGGTGTTGGCTACCACACCCTCGGTGCGCTTGACCATCTCATCCATGGTCTCTTTGTTGTCGTTCAACAAGGAGAGGTTCTCAACGCTGCTCTTGTCCAGCGTTCCGGTGAGGATGTCCAAGTGCTTGCCACTGGTTTCCCTGAAAGCCGTAGCCAAATCATTCTGTTTCGTTCTGTCGGATAAAACCTCTTTCTGGAGTCGCTGTCTCCTATCTTCGGGGGTCTCTCCCTTAACGGTCTTCATAAGCCCCGCTTGCTCGGCTACATCCGATACCGTGTCATAGAGATGATTAAGCTCACCTTGACGTTCATGTTTCTGCTGGTCAGTGAGATGGAGTCCTTCAAAAAGTTGGTTAACCAAACTATCGGAGGCTTCTCCCATGGCGGTGATTCCTTGAAACATCTTCTTCTGGTCAGTCAACCCGATGGTACCGCCGCCCATATGCAAGACCGCCGCAGAGACACCCTTTGCCAACTTCTCCGGGTGAGCAATAAGGTCACCCAAGGCATCCCCCTTCTTTCCTCCCAATCCGGCGTACTGTGCTCCCGAACCCAAGGCTGCCATTTGAAGTGCCAAGGCTTGTGGCGAACCCGGCTCCACGAATTCACTCATGGCAGCGAAGTTTACGGCATTACCCCTTGAAGCCTGTGCTAGGGTTATCGCCCCCAAAGCCCTTGCTTCCAGCATACCAATTTTGCTACTGCTGAGTCCTGCCGCTCGGGTCTTCCTCAAAGCACCAAATGCTTGTACGGCAGCTTCCACACCTTCGGCGCTGGAGAAGTTAAGAGAGTTCAGCCTGTCTACAAATCCCTGCCGACTTGCCTTCACCTCGGGGTCATCAGCAGCGGGGAGAACCTCCTCCATCGCATCAAGAAGCTGTTGCTTCACATCCCTCCCGGCTGACCTCGCTGAGAATGCCAATGAGCCGGTCAAGGCCCCCATACCACCTTGTTGCTGCATCCTCGTATACAGGAAGGCTTTCTGCTCAAGCGACTTCTGCCCGCCAACAAGGAAGTCGGTCGCATCCTTCATCATCTCCGCAGAGTTGGTGCCCTCCTCTCCCAGTCTACGCAGGAGCGTGGTTGTGTCTTCCAAGGACTTCGCCATGTTGTCGAATTTTCCCGTAATCTCGTCAATTATCTGGACGTACTTTTCCATACCAATACCGGAGGCCACGGTGTCCCTGCCGATAGTCTGGAAAAACGACTGGGTGCTTGCCAGCGTGACATGCATTTGCTGCAAAAGCTTCATGCTGAGTTTGACGGATTCCGTGTCTTCCATCCCGAGTCCTCGGGCTTGCTTGAACACTATATCCGATACTCGGCCCGCCCCCGTCCCCTTGAGTCCTCCTGCGGTCGCCATCTGCCCCACGTTGACGCCGCTTTCCGCCATGGCTTGAGCAATCCCAAACTGACGCTCGCTGGTGATGCCAAGGGTGTTGACTCCAAAGGCTGACATGTTCTTCTTAATATTAGCAAAAGCTTGTAGGGGAGATACCCCCTTATTGAGGAAGATTCCGCTCCTGCCGAACTTCTTTTCAATCTCCTGATTCTGTTTGATTACCCCATCGAATACGCCCCGGACCATATCAGCGGCGGCGACAGCGACCCCTATTGGACCTGCAAACGCCTCCATCCCGGTAGCGGCACCCTCTACAGCCGTTGCACCCCCGGCCTCCAAGAGAGAACCACCTCCCTTAGCGAGCATACCTTCTTCACCGAGGTCCAATCCCCCCAGTTTAAGCCCAGTGTTGAGTAAGGCCCGGTCAAGCACCCCGGCATTGGGGCCTGATAGAGCGCTGGCTGCTTGCTTCCGACCGATACGAGACTTACTGAGGGCCTTGACATCCAAGTCTCCCTCGGGGGTAAGAAATTGTGTCTGTCCTGTGGTTTGAAACTGCTTGATGAGGGCGGCTTTCCTCTGCATAAACTCCTCTTTGTTTATGCCCTGCCGCTCCTTAAGAATTTGCTTGGTATCATAGGCGTCTTGAGCCATCCGGGTAAACTGTTCCACTCTACCGGAACGCCCCAGCATCCGGTTGATGTCCATGACGGACTTCAAGACTGGACCCACGGTAAAGCCCTTGACGCTCTTGCCCGCCTTCTCCGCCCAGTTGTATACGCCCTCCATCCCCCTTGCCATTCTCTCTACAAGCTCGGCGTTCTTCTGGAGGTCATCCCTTTGGGACCTCTCCAGTTGATTGAGTTTCTTGAGGGCGTCTGTAGCCTCTTTAACCACTCGGGTGAAATATATCTGCTCGGAAACCGTGGCCTTATTGCTGGCGAGGATATCTTCCGCCATCTTCTTGACCCGGCTCAGATGCTTTTCGGCATCCTCAGCGGTCCTAAAGGTCTTCATGTTTTTGCTGATATCCTTGAAAAGTTCGTTAACCGCCCGGACCCGCTCCTTGATTCCCTCTACCCCATCAGCAAACTTCTTTGCGTCATCCTCCATCGCTTTGACTCGTTCACCGATGGTGTCAAACACCGTTTCCAAATTCTTACCCTTCTCCGCCATCATAGTCATGGTAGCGGACAGGATGGTATCCACTTTGTTGAGGGTATCAACGAGATGGTCTAGGTTGGGCGGTGTAGCCATTCAATTACGCCTTTTTCTCTTCTTGCGGTTCGTTATCCGAAAAGACCTTTTCAATGGTGTCGGCGATTACCACGTTGTTGGATGCCTCGATTTCCCGCATTACCGACTCAGTGAACCGGCGCTCCACATCGGTCATAATCATGGAGTCGGGAAACTCTCCTTGCAGCCGCTTCTCAATCTTGTCAGAATGCACCATCAGAATCTTCCACAGGGTGGAGGTAATCTCCCGTCCCCAACTATCCCGGATGATGTTCCGCAACACCACCTGAATGTCCTTCTGTTTTCCGTCCGTGGGGTCCTTGACGATGCGTTGCTCGGGGGTCAGGGTCAGCAGGTCATGTCCATCAATCCAGCAGATGGAGCGGGACAATATCTCCACTCGAAGGTTCTGCACCCAAGCGTACCCCTTAAGTTCTTCGCAGGCGATGATAGCCTTTACCTCGGCATCAACCGGGAGGTTGACGAGGCGGAGATGCACTTCTTCTCCTTTGGGAGACCGAAACGTGACAATCTCCATATTCTCTTCAATCCCGAATCCCCGGAGGCCCGCTATTACGTCTTCGAGGGTCTTGGGGGTGGGTCCGGCTGACTTCACTGTATCTTCCATAGTTCCTCCCTGATAGTTAGGAGAAAAGTCGAATATGTAAAAATCACCAGTCATTAAAAAATCTCCCCAAACGGCGTGAGTTTGAGGTATACTAGAAGTGGAGGGGTATATGCAAACGGCCATTGAACTTCAACAGGCGGATTCCCGCACTCTACATGCCTTACTGACACCCATCAGGCTTGTAATCAATGCTATAGAAGCAAGCCTCATGTTCATATTCTTCTTCTTGGTCCTCTTGACGGTCCCCGTCTATCTGTTCATCACCGGACAACCAATAAGTCCTGTGCTTGCTGCGGGTTGGCAGATGGCAATCTGCTCCATCCCTCTGATTATGATTTCCCCCCGGACCTCAACCCTGATGTTCTGTACCATCTTCGGAGCCATGGTCGGCCCGGAATGTATGTTGGGCATAGGGGCCTTGATGATGGCAGTGGTTTCCCTCTTGACGGCAATCCGGCACACCTACAAATTCACCCCCTGCCTCCTGTCGGTTCTATGGTGGGCATTGGTTGCAGCCTTCCTATTGACGGGTCACACCTTATTCCCCGGTCATCCCCCGGAGTATACCTATTCATCCTCTGTGGCAGCGATGGTGCTCGGCAATTGCCTCTGTGCAGCCGGTATCAAACACCATGCCAAGACCCTGATGGAAGAGGCGTATGTGACAAAGTTGGAGGTTGACAATATATCCGAAAATATGCGACAGGGGTTGGTCGAAAGGAAGTTTGAGGCGGCGGACGATGCCTATCAATCCCTGAATCAGAAACGGGTGGGACTGCTGGCAAACGCAGTCAAGCGAGCCGAAGCCTCCTACAAATTTGGGAACAACCCCTTCTGGCTGGATGATTTCAGGAGAGCATTGATGGTCGCTCGGGGATTGGCTCAGCTTTCCTGATACTTCCTTATCCGCTCTCGAACATCCATGGGAGAGGGGTCGGACTTCTCCCTGTTGGCGGGGGCCGGGGTCACCCTACCCATCATAAGGTCTCTCTCCCGTTTGATGACCTGTTCCTCTGTCTCAATCCTGATGGTCTCACTGGTTATCCCAATTCCTCCCCGCTTGGAAATCAGGCCCTCTATCTCCCGCTTTCGGCGCTCGGCGGCTTCCATTTGCTGATGTTCAAACCTCGTCATCAACTGCTCGTGCCGGTCGTTGGATAGCATCCCATGGAGTTCCTTAATCATGCCTTCTTTCGTTTCCATGTTTTCAAGGTGTGCCCACCCATCATCAAGAACTTTATCAGCCGGTGTTTCCACAACTACCTCCCATGGCTCCAAAGCATCCACCCGCATTCGCTTTGTGGCCTCCTTAAGCTCTCCTACTAGCCCATCCGCAGACTTTCCCGTCCATGGGCGCATAATCATGACAGCGTTCCAAGACTCATCCAAACGCTTTTTAGCCTGCTCCCTGTAAACGCACAGTGTTGACCAAAGCCGGGTGTGATTGGACGGCGACATAATCCGCATCGTCCTCCCATTCGGCATAAGTATGGAACGATTATCAGAGAATAAGGCATTATCGTGCCCATGCCAAAGCATCTCGGAAGTTCTCGTAGTGGAGAATGCCGACAAATAGGGAAACAGGGAAGCGTCCCGGTCGCTCATCGCTGTAACGAGCTTTACCAGCCGGTGTATCTCTATCGAGGACAGGGAATCTAGCTCCTCCTCGGTGAGAGTGGTGCTGAGAAGGAGGCATTGGGACACGAACTCAAGCTGGTCAGGCACCCATCGCTTGAGGAGGTTCTTCTCCGTATCGTGAAATCCCCGGACCCACCCGCACTGCTTGCCGTCAATCATCAGGGGACGTATCCTTGCTCCCACACTGATAAGCTCCCCGCAGGCTTCCGTGATTTTATCCCGTACCTCTTGCACATATTGAGTGGGTGCCCGGTTGATGATACCCTCACCCAACTTCTTAGCAAGCTCCACCCCCAAGGTAGTCTTACCCCCGCCTGTATCCCTACCACCGCCCAACCACCTACCAGCGGGAGAGGTTCCCAAAACCGCAGCCGATATGTCTTCTTTAGCCATCGGGTGTAGCCTTTTCAAATATCCGTCTTTCTTTACGGGCCTGTTCCAGCAGTCTCCGACTCAACTCCGCTTCATCAGCTACCTCTGCCTTACCAAAGCGGGCCTCCATCTCTCGGACCATCTTATCATGGGTGCTCTCTTCCTTGTTGTCGTCCTCCATCACCTTACCCATAAAAGCGGAGGGTTTGGGGGCCTGATATAAGTCTATGGTGGAAAACTTCTTGGCGGGTGGTAACAACCCTCTGTAGACCTTCCAAACTCGGGTCATGATAGGCTCTGGAATGGCCGCTATCACCTTTTTGGATTCTTCTATGGAAACGGGGAGTAAACCCGACACTTGCACCAAGGCGTAGGACAGTATATCCCGGAGGGGGTCTTTGTCCTTGTCAACATGGATAGCCATTTCTTCCCTCCATGTGAGTTTTTTGAACTGAAACTTGTAGTGCAGTAGTTCCACGTTCACGAGGTCCGGGGTGTCGGTTTGCTTGCCCATATGAACGGCCTATGAAGCCATCTTTCGTAGAATCACTATCGAAATGGTATTTAGAATATACGCAATGAAAATCAGCAGTCACACCACCGAGAAGGGTTTCCATGTATCTTACTGAGCTTGCCCGGCGTCTTTGCACGCAGGATTTGTACCCATTTGTCCTACAAAACAAGAAGAAATTGATGTGGACCATCAAGTACTCCTTCACCATCGACTACATGCCAGATAGCGATGAAGTGGTTACCAGCAGAACCATGAAGGCTATATGGAAATACATCACCCGCTTCAAACGCCTGCCCGTGGGTCCGCAGGACGTTAAGGGGTACATCGTCACCAACCCCGACCACATCAAGGAGTTCTCTCGTGGGGGTGAGGATGGTGAAAAAGATGAAACCACGGAAACCCTGCAACAGCTTGATACCTTGACCACATGGAATCCCCCCACGGAATCTGTCCGGGGGCTGGAATCCCTCATGGTTCTGGAGAATGCCTTCTCCAAGGTCCGAGGAGCTTGGCACTCTGTCGCTGCTAACCAATACTCCAAAATTGCCAACGGTATGGACTCCTTCAAGTGGTTTGAGAAGGGGGAAAAGAAAGAAGAGCGGGGTCCCGCTCCTGCCATGCGTTGGCTGCGCATGAAGTGGTTGGAAGACTACACCGACGATACACCGCCTGTAGATGGATTCCTGCACCAGAACATGCAGGTAGTCCGGGAGGGTTTTGCCAACCTGATGAACGAGCAGAATGAAAACGGTCGGATGCTGCTTGGTCTGGACAACGTTGACAAGTGCGTGGTCATTGGCAAGCAGACAGACAACCGCTTCATCGGCATCGTCGGGCAGGCAAATGATGGCAAAACCACACTTGCCAACTACATAGTCTACAACTGGTTACGCCAAGGATTCAACGGTCTATATGTTTCCACTGAGCACACGTCCAAGCGAATTTGGGACGTGATGACTTACTTGCATTCCTCTCACCCGGACTATGGTGAGCTTGTCCTCCCTCCCACCAAAGAGTGGGAAAACCGGAACGTCACTTCGGAACACATCCGGCACATGCAGGACATCTGCTTCGACATCGAAAATGGAAGGAACCTGCCGGGCAAGCTCGAAGTCAAAGAGTTCCCCAATCGTGACTGGGATTCCATTGAAGACTGGCTCAAGCTCTATCACAGTAAGAACCACTATGACTTCCTGCTTTTGGACTACATCACCCGGCTGGAGATTCCCGGTGACCCCCGGTGGAAAGACCAAGGGATGAAGGAACTCATTCACCGCATCCAGAAGTTCACCCGCCAGTTTGACGAGAGCCGGGGCATCATCGTCATGAGTCCCGTGCAAATTACCAAGGAGTCCTACAAGGAAGCTATGAAGGGGGACTTCAAAGAGGGAATCGGGCACTACACACTGGATGCTATCCGCACTTTTTCCGAACTGAAAGATGACATGGATGTCATCCTCACGGTATGGTCGGACATCGAAATGAAGGCACCGGAACGCAACGAAATTGAAATTGGATGCGTAAAAAAGCGTGTCGGAGCACAACCTTTGGCGCAAATTGCGGTAATATCTCCTTGGACAGGTGCATTCGTCCGTAAGGGTGCTGCCGCCTCAGAACAACGCCCCCTGACCACGGAGTTGAAGCAGGTGATTCAGGAGGTAAGAAACATTGATTCCGAGATGGCTGATACACTTTAGATATATCAAGGTAACATATACTCAAGTTATTGATAGGAGGTTGTTTGGCTAAGTACTCCATCGAAGACTCAGTGCCCCCCATTATGCCCATCAATTGGGCGGATTGGGAGGGGGATTTACACGTTCAAAAGATGCGGAAAGACCGTCAGAAAGAGGCGGAGCTTATCTACTTTCGCCTGCTCCTCAAACAGTGGTATTTGGGCACCTTCCCAACTGATGCTTGGGAGCTAGCGCAACTCATCGGGGTTAGGTACCGGACGCTCACCCAGTGGTTGTACAAGTATGCCCACCTTTTCAGGTGCAACGACTGCAACGGAATCTTGTGGAACCCCAAATGGGGTCATAAGGTTAAGGACCATGTGGCAGTGAAAGGGCAGCGAACTGGCAGTAAGCTGGCACTGGTCCGGCAGTGTCCGGGCAGTTGTCTGGCAGCGAACTGGTACTGTACCTGCACTAAACTGGCAGTGAGCGGGTACAACTTGAAACTCCGAAACTATAGAAAAGACGTGACTTACTCACTTCCGCTCGGGACAACCGAATCTAATATAACCGAACCGAACCGAACCGAAGGGAAGTCGGCTCGGCGGGTAGAACCAGAACCAAAGCAAGAACCGGAAACATCTGCTGTTCCGGCTTCCCCCGTGGAAGAAGAAAACTGGAAATAGGAGATACATGGCGCAGCAACCGTTTGACCTTAGCAACACGTTCAAAGTTTTGGGGGAAGAGAAACCTGCTCCTCCTGTCTCCTCTCCGGTGAATTCCCCTGTTTCCTCTCCGACGCAGAAATTCTCTCCCTCCGCTAAATGGAAAATTTGGGTTGGGGATTGGAATGAGGATGATGATGAACCCATTCCGCAGAGAGAGATTCGGCGGGCTATCCACTGCTTGTTTAACCCCAACTTCAAGGGGTGTGACCAGTGGTACAAAGAGCAAGTTCTTACAGTTAGGTTTGTACGCCGGAACGGGCGGCGGATGGTGGAAGATACACCACCCGACTACAACCCCAAAGACCATCCGTGGGATACCCCGCATGTTCCTCAGCCGGATAAGCACTGCAAAAAGTGCTTGGGTATAGGCTGGAAAGATAGGCGAGACCCCAACAGTCTTGCTACCGATAGAGAGTTTTGTGATTGCTGGAAATAGCAGTATTATTCTATTCCGGGGCTTGTGACCGGAACCCAAAAAATATTTTTCATGACTACTTCAAACCCACTATTGACTTCAATTTTCCCCACTCCTCGAAATCCCCATTGGTGTTGTGATTTTTTTGTGCCCGGAGAAGTTTGCAAGTAATTTTGCAATTTCACTACCGGACCCATAAACAGCCGCAAGTATGACCGCAGACGTTCCAAATCCCGACAGAAGGACCGCAGGCTAAACTACAGGAGAGTCCTATGACTTTGAAGAGTGGTGCCGTTACGCCGTTTCAGAATTACATTTTCAAATCCCGCTACGCCCGTTGGATTCCCGAAAAGGGTCGCCGGGAAGACTGGTCAGAAACCGTCCACAGATACATCGAATTTATATCCAAAAGAATCCCCACTGATATTCGAGAAGAGACTTCAAAAGAGTTGGAAAACGCTATTCTTAATCTGGAAGTAATGCCCTCTATGCGAGCCATGGTGACCGCTGGGAAGGCACTTGAAAAAGACGAAGTCGCCGCCTATAACTGCTCTTATCTTGCCATTGATGACCCCCGTGCATTTGACGAAGCCATGTATATCAGTATGTGCGGTGCAGGCTTAGGTTTCTCCGTAGAGCGCCAATATGTAAACCAACTTCCTACCGTTGCCGAGAACTTCTACCCCGTTGATACCATCATCAAGATTCGTGATTCAAAAATTGGCTGGGCTTCTGGTTTCCGCCAACTCATCGCCTTGCTCTACGGTGGTTCAATTCCACAATGGGACCTCTCCTCTGTCCGCCCGGCTGGTATGCCGCTTAAGACTTTCGGCGGCAGAGCATCCGGGCCGGGGCCGCTAGACCGTCTCTTCAAATTCACTGTCCAACTTTTCAAGAATGCAGCCGGACGCAAGCTCACGTCCCTCGAATGTCATGACCTCATGTGTATGGTAGCCGACATCGTGGTTTCAGGTGGTGTGCGCCGGTCGGCAATGATATCCCTCTCCAACCTATCCGATGACCGGATGCGCAACGCTAAGAACGGTCAGTGGTGGATTGAAAATCCTCAACGGGCCTTAGCCAACAACTCCGCCGTTTACACCGAAAAACCAGAGATGGTCACCTTCATCCGGGAGTGGTTGTCACTCTGTGAGAGCCGGTCCGGGGAACGGGGCATCTACAACCGGGATGCTGCCGTCAAGAAAGCCAAGTCCGTAGGTCGCCGTAAGTGGGAGGGTATTGAGTTTGGAATCAACCCTTGCGGCGAAATCATCCTCCGGTCGAAGGGGTTGTGCAACCTCACCGAAGTTGTCTGCCGTCCATCCGACGACGCCGCCAGCCTTGAACGTAAAATACGCCTTGCGGCGATTCTAGGCACCCTACAATCGACGCTAACGGAATTTAGGTACCTGCGTAAGGACTGGCAGAAAAACGCCGAGGAGGAGCGCCTATTGGGCGTTTCACTCTCGGGTATTATGGACAATCCACTGCTTTCCACCAACGGCAAGGAGCTTACCGTTCTTCTTGACCACCTTCGTCTACATGCCGTTGCTACCAACGTGGAATGGGCGGAAAGGTTGGGCATCACCCCCAGTGTCGCCGTCACCTGCGTCAAGCCGTCCGGCACTGTGAGCCAGCTTGTCAACTGCTCGCCGGGCATTCACACGAGGTTTAGCGAATACCTCATGCGGGCTATCCGGGAAGACCGTAAGAATCCCATCGGAGCATTCCTCAAGGCTTGTGGAGTTCCCAATGAGCCGGATGTCACGAAGCCCAACGATGTGGATGTATTCTTCTTCCCCTTGGCCTCCCCCGAGGGGTCCATCACTCGGAACAAGCTGACCGCTATCGAACAGCTTGAACTCTACCTCACTTACCGTCAGCACTGGACCGAACATAACCCCAGTACGACCATCTATGTCCGGGACCATGAATGGCTGGAAGTGGCTACATGGGTCTACAAGCACTTTGACCAAATCGGCGGGATAGCCTTCCTGCCGTTCACTAATCACATCTACAAGCAGGCTCCCTACACGGAGATATCCGAAGTGGAGTACCGGGCGGCAAATCTCAAGATGCCGGAAATTGACTGGTCGAAGCTTCCTGAGTTTGAGAAAGACGACCACACCACGGCGATGAAGGAAGTCGCCTGTTCCAACGGCTCGTGTGACTTGTAGTATTAGTTATTGAAAGGATACACATGGAAACAATTCTTAAGTTCGTTCTGACTTTCGTGGATGGTACTACGGAGGTGCAGGAGTTACCCGTCCCATCTGAACATGCTGAGGCTCTCGCCATGCAGGCGATTGTGCAGTATGCCAGTGTGGGTCTCCTCAAGAAGTTGGAAAAGGAGAACAAGTTTGTGCTCATTGCGGCGAGTCAAATCGCCATGGTAGAGGTGGAGCTTCCTAAAGTCACCCTTGCCACAAGTCTTGATGCCAAAATAGCGGGGAACGCTGCCGATAATATCCGTAAAATCACCCTCGGCTAAGCCCCGTAGTAGAGTCCCCTATCGTACCCCGCCCCCCGATGGACGCTGCCGGAAGCTAAAAATTCCTTCGGCGTCCATCCCGCACGTGGTATACTGAGAGTGGAGGATTTTATGCGACAGGCGGAGTGTAACTGCCGGTATCCGGGGCCATGCTGCCCCCGCTCTAAGGATGAAGCTGTGGCGGACATTCAAAAAGTTGGACAGGATGGCACTGCCATACTTCTTCTGCATCACATCAAAGCAGGACCTTTCCCCATTCACAACATCCGCAGTGTTAAGACCAACTTGATTTCTTTTCTCAAAAGCAATCAGCAGAGGCACCGCAATTTGCGGGTTCTGAATCGGGGTTATGCGAAGTATTACTCTTAGGTGAGCTTATGGTCGTGGAATTGCGTCAAATCGCACTATATCCTGACTCAGGGAAGCTTTGTCTGCTCCCGTACCCCGGTCATCCAAAGGGCTGTCCATGTTACGGACATAAAGTAGGGTGCCCCCCGGAGTGCATTCGGTTTGTTGATAAGATAGATACCTCCCAACCCGTTTACGCTATAATCAATGAATTCGACTTAGCAAACCATATGCGAAGGATGAAGTTGCGTCATCCGCAGTGGTCGGAACGGCAACTTCGGTGTTGCCTGTACTGGCAGACCGGGGCACGCAAGAAACTCGCTGCCAAGGTTACGGCGTTTCTCGTGGAGCATGAGGATTATGTCGCTGATTTCTGTCCCGAGGCGGAGGGGGTGAATGTCACTCAGACTCTCCGATTATCTGGTATTAACCTAGAGTGGCCTCCGAGTAAAATAGCTCGGCAAGTCGCCTTCGTCGGCGTCCCAAAGGAGAAGCAATGTCTTGTGTAGCAGCCGTGGTTGAGAACGGAAAGGTTTGGATGGGCGCTGATTCTGCGGCCTCTGATGGTGAGGATATGGTGACTCTCACCAACAGGAAGGCATTCTTTAATGGACCCTACTTGATTGGAGCAGTGGGGTCGATGCGTATGACACAGCTTCTTCAATACAAGCTGGAACCCCCTGTCTATAAGGACCCCAAGGTCCCACTGATAAAGTTCATGGCAACCGAGTTTATTGAGGCGGTGCGCCGGACGTTCAATGTGGGCGGCTTCATGGCACAACAGGATGAGCATAGCAGCACCGGGATATTCCTCGTGGCCTTCAAGGGGCATATCTTCCGCTTTGAGGGAGACTTTCAAGTATTCGAGCGGGTAGATGGCTTTGAGGCAATCGGCTGCGGAAGCCCTTATGCTCTCGGGGCGCTCAGTGTCACCCCTGATGATTCCGCCAAGCCCCGGCTGGAAAAAGCGCTCATGGCGGCGACGTATTTCAGCGCCCATGTGCGCAAGCCTTATCTGATACTGAACGAGGAGGGCAAGGATGTGGCGTGATATAGCGTTCTCCGGGGTTCTCGATTTCTGTTCCAATTTCTACTACCCCTGCCCGGTGTATCTGTACGGGCTGGAGTACGCCTCGGTAGAGCACGCCTATCAAGCCGCCAAGTTCCTTGACCCCACTATCCGGGAGCAGTTCCGGGCTGTCGGGATGACCCCCGGCGAAGCAAAGAAGCTCGCCAAAAAACTGACCAAAGCTGGGCATCTGTGGCCGCTTTGGTACAGTGTAAACATTAACATCATGGAGGAACTCGTCCGGCAGAAGTTTAGGAACACTTTCCTCCTTCTCAAGCTGGTGGGAACCGGCTATATGGTGTTGGAGGAAACCAATTATTGGCACGATAATTTTTGGGGCATTTGCCTTTGTGCCAAGTGTGCTAAGAAACAGAAATACAACTACTTAGGTAAGATTTTGATGCTCATACGAGCGGAGGCACAGGGTGGAATACCAATTGTTAGAGTTCTACCGGAGCGAGTTCCAACGATTGTGGATATTGCCCCAACGGCTTGAGGGTGAGCCGAAAAGCCCTCACCCCGGTATCGAGCAGGCCCGTCACGCTGCGTGGATGGTGGAGGAGATGTTCAACTACGCCAACGGCACTAAAGCCGAGCATTATGATGAGGCTAAGGTCAATCGGTGGATAGGGTTTATTCAAGGTGTTTTGTGGATGTATGGGGTCTACAGGGTGAATGACCTCCGAGAGCATGTCATCCGGGCGAAGGAAGGAAAACTTTTTTCCTCAAAATCCTGAATTTCGTGGTATAATGTAAGTGAGAGACTTGACGGAGGCTCCGTAGTCGGGGCCGAAGATACCCCGGATGAAGCCAAGGGAACTTGGTAGGGGAGACTCGCAGATAAGAATGTGAGACCGGAGCCAACCGGGAGACCAAGGCAGCTTTGGTTGCACGCCCGCAAGTGAGCCGCCGTCAAGTCTATCGCAAATTTTTGAAGTTTTTGAACTACCGACAGTATTATATAGAAGCGAGATGAACATGAAAACGGCCATCACAAACCCGGTTGACTTGATAGAAGCGGTCGCCGCAGTGTGTGAGGGAGGCGATACCTCGCCTTCGGGAGGGCTTGGATAGAAAATCCAAGCAAGGACCCCCGAAGGCGGCTGAAAAGCCGCCTTTTTTGTTTTTAGTACAAGATTTGCCCGCTTAGGCCAGTGGAAGACCGCCTCTCTTACAAGGAGGATGTCGGGAGTTCGATTCTCTCAGTGGGTACCAAGTTCGATGCGCTGTTAGCTCAGCCCGGTTTAGAGCGCTCGCTCCACAAGCGAGAGGTCGAAGGTCCAATTCCTTCACGGCGCACCATATTTCGCCAAGGGTAATGCAGGAACGGTCCAAGACCCGATGCATATTGGTTAAGAACCTACTTGGCGGTTTGCGGGCGTAGTTCAGTGGTAGAATGCTTCCTTGCCAAGGAAGAGGTCGTGGGTCCGAACCCCACCGCCCGCTCCAAGTTTGGGACTATCGTCTAACGGCAGGACACTTGCCTTGCACGCAAGGAATCGGGGTTCAAATCCCCGTAGCTCCACCAAGTAAGTCCGCTGAGGTCCAGCGGCAGGACACCGGCTCTGACACGCCGGTCAACGTAAACAGGGGGCTGCGTCAATGTCCTCACAAGATTTGCGGGTGTGGTATAGAGGTTGTGCCGCAGCCTTCCAAGCTGTAGAGACGGGTTCGAGTCCCGTCACCCGCTCCAAGATTGTAGTCACTCTAAGGGCTGTCGAAGCTGACGAGTGGCGAGGTTCTACCAGCAGGGTCCCTCAGTAAGGGGGACTGTGGTGGTTCCCCTGAAAAGGGACCCCGAGCAGTAGAACCTGCGGATGACTAGCCTAACCAGCCGGTTGTCCCGAATTTTTGTGGGCCTGTAGCTCAGCGGGAGAGCGCTCGGTCGGCAGCCGAGAGGTCAAGGGTCCGATTCCCTTTAGGTCCACCAAGTTTAGCGGCATACGAACGGGATAGTATTTGTGCTATGTGCCGCCCCGGCGAAAGCCTCCGCCCATGAGCGGGTTAATAGGGTCCGATTACGGTGGGTTGGTCTAGCCCGGCCTAAGACACTACCCTGTCACGGTAGAAACACGGGTTCAAATCCCGTACTCACCGCCAAGTTTCGGTCTATTGGAGGAGTCTGGAGTCCTCGTCTCCCTGTCACGGAGAAGACCACGGGTTCAAATCCCGTATGGACCGCCATTTTACGCATGGCCCTAGTAGCGAGCTAACCAGTAGCAGTGCCCCGCAAAGCAGTACATAAACAGACGGGGTCTAGGCGACCGTAGGGAAATCCATGCGTTTGCGCTGGTAGCTCAGTGGTTAGAGCGCTTCCCTGACACGGAAGAGGTCGCAGGTTCGAGTCCTGCTCGGCGCACCAAGTTTCAGCCCCCGAGATGGCAATAGGTCCTGCAAGACCGAAGGCTGTCTGGCTTTGGAAGTAACGGGGGGAAGAACTGTAGCGGCTTGCAGGCTGCAACAGGAGAGAGGGTTCGATTCCCTCCACGATTGCATTTGGGCAGGTAGCTTAACTGGGAAAGCGCTCGGCTCGCACCCGAGAGACTGAGGGTTCAACTCCCTTCCCGTCCACCAAACTTAGGGCACAGAATCAGGCTTCCCGCTGACATAAACTCATCGTAGCCAGTCGTGCCCTGCTAAGACATGGCCTCGTCGTCTAGCGACCAAGGACGCCGCCCTCTCAAGGCGGAGACCGTGGGTTTGAATCCCACCGGGGCTACCAGTTTCACCCCCGCCATGCTTTGGGGGAACACACTGCATGACGGGAGGCTAGATGATTTCTTTGTGGCATTGGTTTATGTGCGTGGTGCTTTGGTTTATAAGCATCAACCCCGACAGGATTTTCACCATCTTTTCTAAATGGGTGGTGGTCGGGTGGATGGCGGTTCACACCGTCCATTGGGCACGAGTGGAGTACGTGAGACTCTCCGTATCCACCGAAAGAAAGATTGCCAAGATTCGCCAGCCGGTGGACCTAAGTAAGGAGTCGGCTGAGGAAGAAGAATAACGCACCTGTCGCCAAGTGGAAAGGCGGCTGTCTGCAAAACAGCTATGCAACGGTTCGATTCCGTTCAGGTGCTCCACATTGCGAGCCAGATAGCCTGCGGCGGTGAAAGCTGCCCGCACGGTTCAAAGCCACTGAGAGAGTGGTAGGCGAGCCAAATTTGCACTCGTACCCAAGTGGGAAGGGAGAGGGCTGCAAACCCTTTATGCGGGAGTTCGATTCTCTCCGGGTGCTCCAAGCGAGGCCACGATACACCTTGACCGCAGGTTTCAATCGTGGTCGTATCAGGACGGCGGTCTAAACTGAGCCACGTAGTGGGTACCGATAAACCGAGGCTGCTACCGGTCCTTGTACTCCCAAACGTGGATATTTCGCAGCCTCAAATTTCTGGCCTTGTCGTCTATGGTTTAGGATGGCTGGCTTTCAACCAGCGGAACCGGGTTAGAGTCCCGGCAGGGCTACCAAGATACCGTGGAAGACAAAGCGCCGAGTCACCGGCCCTTCAAGCCGGTCATTAGCGGGTTCAAGTCCCGTCCACGGTGCCAATTCCCCGGTGAAGTTTGCGACCGAACGAGCAGTCTTATAAACTGCATAAGCCCCAGATTAGGGCATGGATTGGGTTTGACTCCCAACACCGGGACCAAGTAAAAACCAACGAAAGCTCGTAGTTGGTGGTATTATGTAAGTGTGGGGGCGTTCTGGTTTCGACGGGAGCGCTCATTACAGGAAGGCACGCCGGGAGGTTACCCTGCCCGTAACAAGGGTTAACAACGCAATTGCCACAGCGCAATATGCATTTGCTTAATCGCTAGATTAGGCACGCTTGCTCTGCTTTAGCCTGTCGGGTAGAGGCCAAGCGCCGATAGAGAGGCTGCGACCGGGGATGTAGCCGATATCCGGCGAGATGAAGGCTTGCACCGTGGTTCTGATATGCCTGTTTCAGCAGAGTCATGGCAAAGAGCAGTACGAAGCAGGATAAGCGTGTAGTCTTCTTGTTGTGACACTTTTCGGACACGGGGTTCAACTCCCCGTCGCCTCCACCAACTAACTTGCCCAGCGTATACGGGTGGTCTGTCGGCTCGTCTTTCCTCCCTCCAAGAACTGATGCTCGAATTCCAACTTTTTGATACGTTGTTCCGTAGTGTACCTTCCATTCCTTGGCGTCAACCTCTTGTATTTATCAATCAGCAACTTTGCCCGCCTTATCTTATCGGGTTCCTTAAGGTAAGGAAGGAGTAGATTAAGAAGTGCTAAGGATTTGTCCCCGGCGAGTCGCCATGTCTTTGAGGGTGTATGTCCCACCTTGTCCGGCCTCTTGTTGGAGATACACCCGCCAAATTGATTTTTCAGGAAGTCGGTGAGTTCCTTTGTGCAGCTTGGCACGGTTATGGTCGGCCAGCGGTAGGGATTGCTTTTGTACTTGTAAACGAGAGATATGGTCCCCTCGCCGTCAATGAGTCCTGCCGTATAAGCGTAGGTTAATCTTTTGGACATAGGTCTGATATGCCTCCTGTCCAAAGAGATTGAAAGTTTAGACTTTCAAAGTGGTTATAGGAAGAAGAATTTATTTTAAGGGGGAATTTTATGACATACGGTGAGACAGCTACAGGGTATCAGACTCTTTCCTTGGACACGGAAGATACGTGGTATCAGTTTGAGCAGGCTTCGTGGACCGTCGTTCAAAACTCAGGAATGACTGGGAACACCACGACGGGTTCCCTTACTTCAACCGTGTCTTTTGCGGTTCCCGTAATGATTGCTGTTTTTGTAACGGCGGTTACTGGAAGTGGGGATTTTCAATTGGCCGTATTCAAAAATGGCAGTTTGATGAATTATCTGATTGCTGAGAACTCTGACCCCACAGGGTTCCCCATTTCCGTAGGGGGTCTTGACATCATGAACGAAGGAGACGTTTATGACCTTCGTGTAAGATGTACGAGTGGTAACAGTGCCGCTTACGAGATTTATCGTGCCTACTTGAATGTGTTTGCCGTAGGAAGCGCATAGGGTTTGGTATGGAAACCACTTAAGGGTGGGGGTGAGCAGTTGCAACCGCTGATATCCATCATGAGTTGCCATGCCCATCGTCATTGGCAGCAGCAACTCAGGGAAACATGGTTGATGGGGTGCCCAGTTGATTATCGCTTTTTTCTAGGTAATCCTAGACTAGAGAATGCAGATGACGATGAGGTCTCATTAGATGTTTCCGACACGTATGCGGACCTCTCGTCCAAGGTCCAAGCTGCATACCAGTGGGTGGTAGCCCACGGCTATGACCACGCTTTCAAATGTGATGTTGACACCTATGCCTGCGTTCCCCGTCTGCTCCGCTCGGGATTCGAGGGGCATGACCATATAGGACAACGGGGAGTGGGGGGAAACAACCAGCCCTATGGAGGCTCCGGGTACTGGCTTAGCAGGAGGGCGTTGGAGTTCCTCGCCTCAGCGCCTTGTTCAAGGGACACCCGTTGTTACAATGTCGAGGACTGGTGGGTATGGGCAACATTATCGTTCAATAGCGTCTGCCCCACGGAGCATGACGACCGTTATAGTATGACGGAGGGGAGGATGCCCCTCCCGGAAAACGATATCATCACCTACCACCCGCATACCCTGTCTACCAGAGAACGCTTTGCGAGCATTCGAGCGGTCTATGAAAAAGCAAGAGAAATTAAATAACCATCATTTTTGACTCTCGGTGGTATTATATAGTGTGGGTACTTTTGTCTTGGGGGTTTCAAATGACGTTAGAAGGAATCTTAGAGGTTCGTAAGCAATTAGTTTCAGCAAGGGGTAAACTCCAAATCTCTTGGAATAACGACGCCGTTGATGCATCCACGTGGACTCAAGCCCAAATTGAGATGATGGGTAAAACTTTGGACTTGGCGACGTTGACGGTTAATAAAATTACAGCCCTTGCAATGTCTTTAGGGGCTGAACCGTTGGGTGGGTAAGTATGGCCTCCGCCAAATGTTCTAAATGCAAACACCGTAAGCACAAAAAGCCATGTACCGTAAGGGTCAAGGTCAAGGGGTGGATGAAGAGTATACCGCCCGGCTGGCAACAGGATTATGAACCTTGTGGGTGTAAGGTGACGGCGTGAGCATTGGGAGCATGAGTTATTATCTGACCTTGAAGGCCCTTGACCCGGATGGCTCCAAGGGAATCTTCGCTCCCAATAACCCTAAGTTTGGAAAAAGTTTGTGGACTGGACAACTACTGCCCCGCAAGGGGGAGAGGAAAGTCGGAGCTACACAGAGCACCGTGCGGGGTAACGCCCCGGCGCAGTAGCAATACTGCGACAATTAGAGCAACAGAGACGAGCCGGTTAAGTCCGGGTGAAACGGGCAATCTTCACGGGGAGCAATCTCGAATAGGAGGGGATGAACCTGCTCGGTTCGCTATAACCCTCGGGTTGAGAGCTTGAGGCGTCCAGTAATGGCCGCCCTAGACGAATGGTTGTCACCTCGCAAGAGGCACAGAACTCCGCTTATAGGTCCACAAAATTTTCAGTATTATAGCTTGGTGCGTGATGCGAATCAGCGCTGCTTGACCACGGATTTACTCAGCAATGGGAGCCGAGCTAGTAACTCTTTTACCGAGCCACTGGAGCGGGCGGCAACTCCCTCTGTTTGCGCTCACTACGCCGTGGCGTTAGAACGTGAGTCACGCACCAACTCAAAAGGAGAACCAATGGCAACAAAGCAAATCACCATCAATGAGGCATTGACTTGGAAGAAGACCCTGCAAGAGCGGCATCAGGAACTCATCAGTCTGCGCAACGAGAATTCTGCCAGCCGGACCAGTTATCGTGGCCTCAAGGGTGACACCCCAGAGACAGTCAATCCGCTTTACGATGTCGTGGCTCTGGACAGCCTGATTTCCCACCTGTCCCGTGAACTGCGCAAGCTGGACGCCGCCATCAAGGCGACCAACGCAGAGACTCCGGTCATTGGTTACGAGATGGATGAGGATGTCCTCGGCGAGCTTACCCCCGCCGTGGGCGTCAGCAGTGTTCCGAAAAAGCGACGTTAACGGAGGCTACGTTGACCGTCAAACTCAGGAAGTCGGTTACCATCACTCTCGATAGGGAAGAGGCAGCGGGTTGCCATTCGTGCTTGCAGTTTATCTTGGACGCAACCCGACCACAGGTTCCCGCCCCTTCTCATTCCAATCGAGGCAAGCTGGAGAACCTCTGCAACAAGCTCTATGAGGTTCTCCAGCAGTATTAGTTACCGGGGGCCGCAAGAAGAGTGCGGATAGTCGGCTCACTTCCAATTCCGCCGACGATAAAGATTGTAGGATGGTGAACAAGGCTACCCTATCGGGTCGAACCTTACTTTAGTTGGTAGTTGTGATTGGTCGTTTGTGGTCGCTGTTGTTGCGATTATTGATTAGGACCCACGACGCTGACTTGTTGGTCCCCGTCCAAATTCAAGGAGGCATATGAAATCCGATTCCGCATTTATCGCCGTAGTTTTAGACCGTTCCGGTTCCATGAGCATCGTCAAGGATGCGACCATCGACGGCTTCAACGAGTTCATCAATGGGCAGAAGCAGCAGCCCGGCGAAGCCCATCTCCTGTTGGTCCAGTTTGACTCCATTGACCCCCACGAAATCGTCATCGACGCACCTTTGGCGGACGTTCCAAATCTGACCAAGGACACCTTCTCCCCACGGGAGAACACCCCCCTGCATGACGCCATGGGGTGGACGATTATCGAGGTTGGTGAGCGGCTGGAAAAGATGCCGGAAGAGGAGCGCCCGGAGAAAGTCATCATCGTCATCCTCACGGATGGTCATGAGAACGCCAGCAAGGAATTCACGAAGGAAAATGTGGCGAACATGGTGAAGCACCAGACAGAGAAGTACAACTGGACCTTCATCTTCTTGGGAGCCAATCAGGACGCCGTTCTGACCGCCAAGGGGTTCAACATCTCCGCCGATACCTCCATGACCTACAACAACAACTCCGCTTCCACTCAGGAAGTGTACCTCGCCGTAAGCGCCAACACCAGCGCCGTCCGGCGTGGTCTCAAGGCGTCGTTCACTTCCGCCCAACGGAAGGCGGCAAAACAGTAGCCTGTTTGTATAGACAGGCTACCGAACCCTTATATATGCGGGTGTAGTTCAGTCCGGTAGAACGCCAGCTTCCCAAGCTGGATGTCGTGGGTTCAAATCCCATCGCCCGCTCCAACTATCCAATGCAATATGTGGATACAATCCCCGACTGTCTCCTGCCTTTCATGACGCAAGAAAACTTTAATCTCCTTGAAGATACCCCGTGGTCCACCATTTTGGAGGAACGTAAAATAGCCGCCCACACGGGAGACTGGTATAGGTTGCAAGCAATAAACACCTACGTTTTTCAGTATTATAAGGCAGACGATGAAATTTCAATTGATGTCCGACCTGCACACCGAGTTCCACGCCTTCCCTCTCAAAATGCTTGAGAAGCTGACGTTCGAGCCGGACCTTGATTTCCTACTCCTCCCCGGCGACATCGTAGTCCCCTGCTCCAAGCCCTTTCCTAAAAGCAAGACCACCATCCGGGACATCTTTGAATTCCTCGGCAGCAAGGCCCGGCATGTGCTTTATGTGACCGGTAACCACGAGTACTACCATGGAGACAAGGAGACGGTGGAGGCACTCATTGAAGCCGCTCTGCCTTCCAACTTCCACTGGCTCCGGGACACCTCTGTGACCATCGACGGTCAGCACTTCTTTGGCGGTACGATGTGGTTTCCCTACAGTTCCCGCAACCTCATGTACGAAGACGGTCTGTCTGATTTTCTCGTCATCAAGGGGTTCAAAAAATGGGTATACGCCAGCAACTCCTATTTTGTGGAAGCCGCAAAAAATCATATCAAGAGAGACACCGTCGTCCTCACGCACCATGTCCCCTCCTACACCGCCGTCGCTCCTGTATTCCAAGGAGACGCCCTCAACCGGTTTTTCGTCTGTAACATGGACCCCGTCATTGGCATCGCCCAGCCCGCCCTGTGGGTCTACGGACATACCCACCTTCCCAATCGAACCATGTTCGTAGAAACGCCCGTGGTTTGTAACCCTTATGGCTACCCCCACGAGCGCAAGCAGATGGGTCCCTACCCTCCAGTGGTGTTCGAGAGATGAACCCCGCCACGGTCGCTGCTATCATCAAGAAATATGGAACCCACCTCGCCGGGGGAGAGTATGAAATTTTCGTTTCTCTCGCCGAGGTGCAGACCATTCCGCCCGGCTCCGGGATACGTGAGTATCAAGACCTGCAACGTAATGGGGTCGTCCTCCGCTTGCTTCAACGCCCACAGGTCATTGACATCACCGCCACGGTGACCGACCTTGAGGGTAACCCCATCGTGAAAGCTCCCCCCGCTCCCCCTCCTGAACCGCCCTCCACCCCGGCTCCCGAGCCACTGTCGAAAGACCCAATCTTTCAGACACTTGTAGATGTTGCCTCCTCCGCTACTCCCCCACCCCAAGCCTAACCAGTAAGTTCCGTCTTTTCAGATTCTATTTAGAGGGAAAACTATGCGCAACCCGCTGTTGTGTCCGAAGACGGCTGTCCTGACTGAACCCGGTTATCTGGAATCCCTCTACTCCCTTCTCTCGGGTGACACAAGAAACGACCGTGCCGCTTATCTCGAAGCCCGTCAGCATCTTGGCTCCGCCATCAATACCGTATCGGCAAAGATTCCCCCCAAGAGTCGGCTGACCAGAGATATCCGCTTTGCTCGCTGGGATATGGAGACCGCTAATGCCTTCGCCAAGTCGGGAGATTGGGGCGCAGCGGCGGATAGCCAGCTACACGCCGTCTGGAAGCTCCAGAACGTCGTAGCGGCCCTCCAGCGCAGCAAGAAGGCATACGGGTACGATGTCTCGGGGCAGACGCAGGGAGAGATTTTCAACGGTTCAGAGGCGATTGCCAATCGGGAGAACCAGAAGAACATTGACGACACGGCAGAGCCGTTCGAGCAGCACCAGAATGTGAAAAACCCGACAAATCTTACAAGGGACTGGGAGGCGGAGAACGACTACCCCTCGCTTGCTGAAAAGAAGAGCAAGCGGATTCACTGGCCTCCCCGACTGAGATAATGCCAGCTATCAGAGTCATAGACCCGGTCAGCCCCAACTCCGTTTTCACTATCGACGGCATCCTCGTCACGTATGTGAAGCCGTGGAATAATACCATCACCTATCAGTTTGGCAACGCCCTCACTTACAACGGTTCCTCGTGGATTTCTCTCCAGAACAACAACCGGGGTAACACCCCCTTCGTCGGCTCCACGTGGTGGGGTCTTATTGCCCAAAGTGTGACCGGCACGACCGGACCCACCGGCCCGCTCGGTGCCACAGGACCGGGAAACTTTACAGGGTATACCGGCTACAGCGGCCCCAGCGGTTTCACGGGTTACACCGGTCCGGGCAATTTTACCGGATATTCGGGTCCGACCGGCTACACGGGTGATTCTGGGCCGACCGGACCTACTGGACCCGGCATAACAGGATATACAGGAACGACCGGACCTACTGGACCGGGCAATTTTACCGGTTTCACGGGCTATACGGGGGACAGCGGCCCCACTGGCCCCGGAAACTTCACGGGTTTTACTGGGTACACCGGGCCTGTTGGTTCAATTGGACCCACGGGACCGGGGAACTTCACTGGATACACAGGGTTTACAGGTTATAGCGGGGACACGGGTTACACCGGAATGACCGGGTACACCGGTCAGCAGGGACCCACCGGTCCGGGCAATTTTACCGGATATTCAGGGTATACAGGACCGATTGGGCCAACTGGGTATACCGGCTATACTGGACCTGAGAGCACGGGGTACACAGGCTTCACGGGCTATACGGGACCACAAGCAACCGGGTATACGGGTTTTACGGGAGCCAGTGGGTTCACCGGCCCCACCGGGCCGGGGAATTTCACAGGGTTTACAGGGTACACGGGGGTGACGGGTCCCGGTAATTTCACGGGCTATACCGGCTATAGCGGAAATTTGGGACCGACCGGGGCAACCGGCCCCACGGGTCCCGGTAATTTTACGGGTTATACCGGAGCCACGGGAGCCACAGGTTACAGCGGGTATCAAGGTTTTCAGGGACCCACGGGAGCTACCGGGTACACCGGCAGAGCCGGGACGGCGGGGGTCACCGGTTACACCGGCCCCAGTATCACTGGATATACGGGATACACTGGTCCCGGAGCATTTACAGGTTATACGGGTTACACGGGAACGAGCGGCTACACCGGTCCGACTGGACCCGGAAATTTCACAGGATTTACGGGATATTCGGGGGCTACAGGACCTACCGGTCCGGGGAATTTCACGGGAGCTACGGGATACAGCGGATATACGGGAGCAACCGGTCCGGGCAATTTTACCGGTTACTCGGGTTACACCGGTTACACCGGAAGAACCGGTTACACAGGATACACTGGACCCTCGATAACGGGGTATACTGGACCGACTGGTACAACCGGTCCAACCGGTCCGGGTAATTTCACAGGATTCACCGGCTATAGTGGAGCTACGGGCTATACCGGCCCCGGCAACTTTACAGGCTGGACGGGGTACACGGGACCGCAAGGTACGACCGGACCCACCGGTCCGGGCAATTTCACGGGTTTTACGGGATACACGGGATTTACCGGCCCCGGAGCTTTTACGGGGTATTCAGGGCCGACTGGACCCATTGGACCGACCGGATACACTGGACCCACCATTACAGGGTATACGGGGTATTCCGGCCCCACCGGCCCGAGTGGGCCGACTGGCTACACCGGACCCGCCGTTACGGGGTACACGGGTTCAACCGGTCCAACTGGTCCCGGTAACTTTACGGGTTTCACCGGATACACGGGTTATAGCGGTTATCGAGGATTCCAAGGCGACACCGGTTACACCGGACCTATCGGGCATCAAGGAGCGGATGGAGCCACGGGTTACACGGGTCCCACGGGTGTAGGCAACTTCACTGGTTTTACGGGGTACACAGGACCCGGCAGCACAGGTTTCACAGGTCCGAGCGGTTATACGGGTCAGAGTGGGTACACCGGATACACAGGCCCGAGTGTTACTGGTTACACCGGTCCAACGGGTCCCACCGGTCCCGGTAACTTTACAGGTTATACTGGATATACAGGTACCTCTGGTTATACTGGTTATTCAGGATATACTGGACCCCTCGGTCCCACTGGCCCCGGAGCATTTACAGGCTATACCGGGTATACAGGACCCGGAGCCTACACAGGTTATACCGGAGCCACGGGTTACTCAGGACCAACCGGTTACTCCGGGTATACCGGTTATACAGGATACATCGGATATACCGGTCCGACAGGACCGGGAGGAACCGGACCCACGGGTTATACCAGTCCGACAGGACCGGGAGGAACCGGACCCACGGGTTATACGGGACCTATGGGAATCAGTGGATACACAGGATATACGGGACCTCAAGTTACCGGTTATACCGGACCCACAGGATATACAGGCTACACCGGGTGGACGGGGCCAAATGGCCCCCTCGTAGACTACCCATTTAACGTCTTGAATTACGGGGCTGTGGGGAACGGAAGCACTGATAACGTTGTCGCATTCAATGCAGCTATGACAGCGGCAGCGGCATTCAGTTCAGGTGGTACTGTCTATGTCCCAGCCGGTCAATTCCTGCTGGCCAGTCATATCATCATACCTTACAATGTTAACCTAGTCATGGACCCCGGAGCACAACTCATTGCTTCCTCTGCTATGGACGCAGTCCTAATCGTCGGGCCTACGGTAGCAGTCAACCTTCCGGGTACAAACATGGTCGGGGGCGTGATTAATTGCAATGCCTTGGCCGCAAATGGGGTATATGTACGCTCGTGCAGGCACTTCACCATCAAAGACACCTACGTTAAGTACCCAACGACCAATGGCTTCCTGATTGGGGACATTACGGACTTCCCGGTTCACGGGTCGGGTGGATTCGAATGCTATTTGGAAAATGTCCATGTTTATGCAGCGACTACCGCTGCTGGTGCGGGAGTATACTGTACGGGGGCTATTACCGACAATCGTGTTGACACTGCTGTCATTGTAGGATGCGCCACGGGTGTCAGAACCGACACAGGTGCTTGCTGGTTTACCGACATCCATGCCTATGGTGGAGCACCGGCCAGCGCCAACCCCATGGCTGTTTGTTTCTACGACAACTCTCAATTCAGTACTTGGACTAATTGCTACGCTGACAGCCCCACGGAATATGGTTGGTACATCGCTGCCGCCGCTTCGAACACAAAGCTCGTCGGGAATACGGTCTTCAACAATAGCGACGGTTCAGATAACGTGATTGCGGGAGTTTACTGCGCAAATACAACCCCAGTGATAACGATTCTCGGCATGGCTTTTGAGGCTGGTCCTTCCCAGCGGATTGCTCAAGATATTGCCAATGTCTCCAGCTTTGCAGGCTCCACCATTGCGGGGTTGACTTGGCAGAATGTGGTCCTGATATATTCTCCACAGAATCAAATCATCACGCTCACTATCGACGGGAAGGGGTCAGTCCCCTCAACGGGTTCGTATGGGTACATACAGGTTCCTTACAATGCCACGATAACTGGGTGGACTATGCTGGCGAATGCCTCCGGCACTGCTCAGATTACCGTCAAGAAGTGTGCCTATGCATCGCTCCCTACTACTGTCAGCATCGTAGCTTCTGCCCCGCCAAATCTAACAGGACCTCAACAGTTTAATACCAGCACTAACATCGGGACATGGACCACCTCTCTTTTGGCGGGAGATGTCTTGGAGTTCAACCTAGACTCTGCGGGAACTGTCACAAGGCTGAACCTTGACTTGTTCATCGTGAAGGCGTAAATGTCCAACACCTACATCCTTGGCTGGGAATTGGGAAGCATCTACGAGTGTTCCGCACGGTCAACAACGGGTAGCTCGGGGACCCTTGAGGCAATACCCGCCGCTGCAAGGACTGGAAACTATGGGATGCACATCCAGTTGCCAGCGGGAAAGTTGGGTTTCACTCAACACTTTCTCTATGATTCCTCCTTAACTCCACGAGCCTTTGCCCAGAGTTTCCGGTTTTATTTCAAGCTGCTGCATCTCCCCGGCACGGCTGTGAACCTATTTATAGTGGGTAGCCCAACTGTGGCAGCCTTGAGCATGAACCCCAACGGCACTCTCTATGTCCGTGCTGGTTCCCTCAATTCCGCCAACAGCACTAATGCCATGACTGTGGATGGGGGTTGGCATCTGATGGCCGTGAACGCTGGGTACAACGCAGGAAATGGGGCACAGGTATTCGTGGACGGGGTACTATGGGCCTCGCAGACTACGGGAGTTATTATCCCCTCTAACGGGACACTTTTCAACGTCGGTAGTTCCAGCGCAGACACTGTAGGCGGGTTCGAAGCATACTATGATGACATACTGGTTGACAACTCTTCTGTCACCCTCGGTGCGGGGGGTTCTGTCCTCCTCCCGGCTGCGGCAGACTCATCCACCGGTTCTTGGCTGGCAGGAGGGGGAGGAGCAACCAACCTGTTCAATGCGGTCAAGAATATCCCCCCGGCAGGAAAGTCGGATGCCAATGCTACGAATACAAGCCAGATACATAATTTCAGTGCCTCGGGAAATCAGGATTATAAGGCTGTATGTAACTCCTATACCTCCGCTAAGATAGACGGAAGCTGTACCATAAATGCCATGCAGGCTGTGGTCAACGATGGAACCCCCACACTCACTGCACGGGCAGGAGGAGTATGGGTTGACTCCAACCCTTCCCAAGTGGCAGGTGGACAAAGTTTTGAATTTGGATATAATGAAGGTCTAGCCGCTATCAATAATTTCCAAGTTGGCTGGTCCCACAATTTAGGTCCTTGTTTTCCATCCCCGACAGGGGTTGATTTTCTAGGGGCACCCACGGTAGCGGTCCGCAAGACTGATGCAAATAGCCAGATGGTGGATGTGGACTTCATGGGGATGTACGTAGACTACATACCGGGTTCCCCCGGAGTCTCCTCAATCTCCATTGTGGATAGGCAACGTTTATAGGGTAACACCGCACAGCAGCCTATTCCGGGGCATGGAATGGACCGAATAACAGCGGCCAAACAAAACGGGCAAAAGACAGTATTATTCCATAACCGGTCCAAACCCGGTTAATGGAGAATCATGGGCGTAAAGTTTTCGGTTTGTCTCATAGCAAGAAATGAAGCTCCGAACCTCTGGAGAATCCACAAGTCCCTCAAAGAATTTCAGAAGCTTCACGGCGAGGTGGTCCTCGTGGACACTGGGTCCACCGATAATACCCCGGCTGTAGCCCGTGCTTTGGGCTTCACGGTTTTTGAGGTGGGGGAGAAATTTATCTTCACCATCCCGGAGAATCTTGCCAAGGCCATCAACAATCAGTTTGTCGTACCTCCTGAAACCCCCATTGTTGCCGCTGGTGATAAACTTTTTGACTACGCTGCCGCTCGTAACTACTCTGCTACCATGGCGAGCAATGATGTGGTATCCATGCCGGATTGCGATGAGCAATATACCCATCTGGATATCGACGCCATTGAACGCACCATTGACCAAGGGTTCCAGCAGATGGAATTTCACTTCATCTTCTCCCATTATCCCAACGGTCAGCCCGCTGTTCAGTTCCGGCAATGCAAGATGTATGACCGGCGTATCATGCACTGGCAAGGCATCGTGCATGAGGTTCTGGCAGGCAACGCCAAGCGCACCTATCTGCCGCCCACCGTGCTTCTCTTGGAACACTTCCAAGCCCCGCAGACCCACCGCACCCGCTACCTCGCCGGTCTGTCCCTCGATTGCTACCTCAATCAGGATAACGACCGCAACAGCCACTACCTCGGACGGGAGCTTATCTGGAACGGTCATCCCCGGTCAGCCATCAAAGAACTCACCCGGCATGTCAACATGAACCGCTGGCAGCAGGAGCGGGGGCAGTCCATGATTTTCATCGGGGACGCCCACATGCAACTGGGGGAGGATGACAAGGGCATCGAATCTTGGCACAAAGCCATCCAAATAGATGATACCCGGCGTGAGCCGTGGCTTCGTCTGGCGGATTATTACTGGAAGAAGAACAATCCGCAGCGGGTAGCCTGCTACTGCATGGCTGCTTTGGAAATCCCACCTAACGATTGCTATTGTAACGTGGGAGCGCATTACACGTATGAGCCGCATGAAAAACTTTACTGGGCGCTCTGGTGGTTGGGCGACCGGGAGAGGTCGAAAGAACACTGGAGGAAGGCGTTCGCCTACGACCCGACTAACCCCAAGTATCTTGCCGACAAGCAGTTCTACGAGCCGACCAAATATGACTATCAAATGCCCGGAGGAGGTCAAGCCGCAGACGGCGGGGGAATCCAAGGGTGGATGACCCACGGCGAGCTTGAGTGGCTGTACCATCAGGCACAACGGGAAGAAATCCAAACCATTCTCGAATTAGGTAGCTGGAAGGGCCGGTCCACCCACGCTTTGCTTTCCGGCTTGAACGGCAAGGGCCAGCTAACTGCTGTGGATACATGGAGAGGCTCGGTTGACCCCCGTGACCAAACCAATGCCATGGCAAAGCAGGAGGATGTCCTCGGCGAGTTCAAGAAAAACGTCGGGGAGTTCAAGAACCTCGAAATCTGTCAGATGGAGAGCGCAGCGGCAGCGGAGAAGTTCCGGGCCGAGGGACGCACATTTGACATGGTGTTTATCGACGCCGGTCATACTTACGAGGAAGTGAAACGAGACATCGAACTCTGGCGTCCGCTTGCCAAGGTCATCTTCTCCGGTCATGACTACATGCCACAAACATGGATGGGTGTGTGTCAAGCCGTGGACGAGTGCTGCCATCGCACCTACAAGGCGGAGAGCATCTGGTATACCCCCGCCATTCCTATCCCGGAAATCAAGGGGAATTATCCCACCGGCATCCGGGAACTCATTGAACGAGTGTTGGGAGAAGAGCGCAGTCCTTTCTTTAGCTTTGTGAAATTCAACGACGGCGAACAGCAGTGCATGGAGTGCGTAGAGGGAGCAACGGTTGACGGCCAGCCCTACTCGTATGACATCAACTATGCCCTGCGCAAAGCTTACGACACCATCACCAAGTTGGATGGGGATATCTACATCACCAACTGGCACGATTACTTGGAAGGTGAGAATGATGGACGGTTGCTTCTGCACCGGGAAAACCGGGAACTTAACAACCGTGGCTTGCACAACTTCTACAAGGCCATCAAGGAGAGTGGAGCGCAGAAGTTTCTCATCGCCCCGGCGAAATTGCAGGGTGCCGCCGACATGCTCAACGCCGAACTTATCGAAGTGCCCGAGCATGATGCGTGGAGCAAGTACAAGGAAATCAAGGATGCTGTATTATCCAAGGTTCACACCCACGGCATCTTCATGTTCAGTTGCGGGTTGATAAGTAAGGTGCTCATTGCTGACGCCCTCACGGCGGAGAAAGATATCTGCTGCCTCGATACCGGCTCCAGCTTCGACCCCATTTTCCTCGGGCAGACCCGGACTTTACAAGCCCCACAGAGAGAGCTTTTGGAACTGTACGCCGACCTGCTCCCCGAGCAAAAGCAGTACATCCCCAAGAGCATTTTCACTATCTGGTTGTCAGAGAAGGAAGGCTTGCCGCCGCTCGTAGAGAAGTGCGTCAAGAGTCAGCAGATTCCCGGCTATGAACACAAGGTCTTGGGATTAGCTGATTGTCCCGAGGGCATTCCTTATCTGGACGCTGCCATTGCTGCCAAGAAATGGGTCAAGGCAGCGGACTACCTGCGTATCTGGTGGTTGAAGGAGTACGGCGGCATCTATGTCGATTCCGACATGGAAATCCTGCCGGACAGGAATTTCAACCATTTGCTTGGCAACTCGTTCTTCGTTTGCCGGGAAGACAACGGCTTTATCGCCAACAGCCTTATCGGGGCGAAGAAAGGTCATCCCATCCTTGCGGAACATCTCGCCGAAGTGGAGGCCAAGTTCAAGGGTGATGATGACTACATTTTCCAAGCAGCACAGGAAATCCTCACTCCAAGGATAAGCAGTGCAGCACCCTCAGACTTGACGGTCAAAATTCTTCCCGCTCATGTCTTCTGTCCCTACAATCATCAGAATGGGGAGATTGATGTACGGGATGATACCGTGGCTTTCCACCATTTCGCCAAAGCGTGGATTAAGGAAGATTACACTCGGGACTTCCTTCCCCGTGTCGCTGTCCTAATACCCTCGCTGGGACGCCCGGAGGGCCTCCAGAGGTGCTTAGAGTCGGTGGACCACCTTTACTACCCCAAGCATCTGATTCAGGCGTTTGTGGATGAAGGCGAGGGCACGGTAAGTCAGAAGGTCAACCGGCTCGCCGCCGCCAACCCGGATTTTGACGCTTACGTGTATGCGGCCAATGATATGGAGTTCGACCCATGGTGCGTGTACCGGGCGGTCAAGGAAGGGCAGGGCAACCCACCCAAGGCTCATCCCTTCGAGACCCCGCCGCATTATCCCTTTGTCAAGGGTCTAGTGTCTTTCAATGCCGGACCGGTCTACCCGGATGAGGGCAACATCTGTGAGCATTTCCTCATCAGCCGGGACTTGTATTTGAAGCTGGGAGAAATTTTCTCCGAAAAGTTCCACCACGTCGGCGTGGATAATCTCTTGTGGGCAAAGGCCAAGAAGCTGGGTCAGGCGCTCCACTCTGAGACGGCAACGATAGTTCATCACCATTTCAGCAAAACTCAGGTGATGGATGATGTCTACCGGAAGGGTTGGTCACAGGTGGATTCCGACCGGGCTATCCTTGCCGAAGAACTCAAAAAATTGGAAGAAACTCCCACCGCAACGTAAAACCTGCCTATAGCCCTCTTAATTGAGGGCTAAGGCATGGCACTTGTCTGTGTATTCAATCCGGTTTCCAAACTCATCGACTCCGTAGAGGGACTCGTCGTCACCTTCGTAGGGACGTGGAGTATCAGTGCCGTCTATCTTGGGGGCAATGTTGCCAGCTACGGCGGCTCTCTCTGGATATCCCTCCTTGACAACAACTCAGGAAATCAGCCCGACATTTCTCCCACATGGTGGGCGCAGTACGCCTCCTCCGGTGCCACGGGACCAACTGGTCCCGGTAATTTCACAGGATATACCGGTCCTACCGGCCCCAGCGGATATACCGGATACACCGGACCCGGAAATTTTACAGGTTACTCTGGATATACGGGACCAAGCGGTTATACTGGACCAAGTGGTTACACAGGATATACCGGCCCCGGAAATTTTACAGGTTACTCAGGGTACACGGGATTTTCTGGTCCCACCGGTTACTCAGGATACACGGGCTACACAGGCCCCGGTAATTTCACAGGCTATACAGGACCCATAGGTCCCTCTGGTTACACGGGTTACTCCGGGTATACTGGTCCAACTGGGCCGGGTAATTTCACGGGTTTCTCAGGATATACAGGATACACCGGCTATACCGGAGCGGCGGGAACGGCGGCGGCTACTGGTGCCACAGGTTACAGCGGGTATTCCGGCTATACCGGTCCCACGGGGCCGACTGGTCCGGGCAATTTTACGGGTTACACTGGATACACTGGACCCAGCCATACAGGCTACACAGGTTATACGGGACCCACGGGTTCCACCGGGGCTACAGGCTACACAGGTTATACTGGTCCCGGCTCTTTTACAGGTTACACCGGGCCTACGGGCTATTCCGGTTACACCGGACCTTCTGGTTACTCAGGATACACCGGTTACACGGGACCTGTCGGTCCTGTTGCTTATGGTGAGATGAGCATTCAAACGAATGCCACTGCCACAACCCTCACCACCCAAAATACTTGGTATCAGGTAGTCAACTGGACATTGGGAAGTCTCTTCCAGAACATGACGGGAAATACCTCGTCCGCTGCTACATTGACTTGCACCACCGGTCTTGCAGCTTTGACTTGCAGGGTACATTTTACCGGCAGCGTAACTGTCTCCGCTGGTTCTCAGACATACCAACTATCCGTATACAAAAATGGTTCTCAGTTGGTTGACCAGACAGTTAACATTACCCCCAACGGTGGTGGTGCCCCTGCTCTTACTTACCCCGTCTCCTTGTCGGGACTTGATACCATGGCGAACAACGATACGTTCGCTATCTTTGCTCGTTGCACCACGTCCAACGCCGTTTCTCTAACCGTTACTCAAGCCAACTTTAACGTCGCTACCACCGGTATTGGACCGAGTGGACCTACAGGTTACAGTGGTTACACGGGTTATACCGGACCGGGTAATTTCACAGGTTACACTGGTTACACAGGTCCCAATATCACCGGTCCAACTGGCTACACGGGTCCGGGTAATTTCACAGGTTATACCGGAGCCACGGGTTACTCAGGACCAACTGGTTACTCAGGTTATACTGGACCCACGGGTTTCACCGGCTACACAGGTTATACAGGACCGCAGGGAGCCTCTGCTTATGGCGAAATGACCATCGCCAGTGAGATTGTGTCTTTAACAAATCAGGGAACATGGTATCAGGTAGTCAACTGGACACTCGGGCAGCTTTCCAACATGACTGGGAATACCAGCGGTACTCAAACTTTGACCTGTACCACGGGTCTGCCCGCTATCGGTTGCGATACTTTCTTTACCGGCTCACTCACCGTAAGCACCGCCAATCAAACCTACCAACTGGCGGTGTTTAAGAATGGCTCTATCCTCACCGAGCACGAGGTTGATGTTCTCGAAGATAGCACCACGGAACAGATAGCCTTTGCCATCTCCGGTATCGACAGCATGGCAGATGGAGACTACTTCACCATCTTTGCCCGTTGCACCTCTACCGGCTCTGTTACCCTAACGATTAACCAAGGGAACTTCAACATCATCTCCATTGGACCGGGAGCTATCGGGTCTACGGGTCCGGTAGGTCCGACCGGACCAACGGGTCCCGGTAATTTTACGGGGTATACCGGACCTCTCGGTGCGACCGGACCGGTCAGCGGCTCCCCCATTACTCCCGTGCCTTTTGCTTCCCTCGGGTCAGCGGTGGGACAGGCGGGGCGTATCGCAGCGGTCAACAACAGTGGTGTAAACAGTTGGGGCGGCACTGCCAATGGCTCCGGTGGTTTCACCGTGCTGGTTTGGAGCAATGGCTCACTGTGGACCGTCATAGGTCAGTAGAGTCAGTATTATCTCCTATGGAGTTCACTATTTCCAGTCCGCTCAAAGTCGAAGTTGATACCGTCATTCCCTCCATGGATTTCAAGGAGGCGTTGCCGGGGCTTATCGCCTCGGGGAAGAAGTTCGACCGTCAGACTCTCCAGAAGATTCCCTACTGCCAACTCCACCTCTGCTGCATCGGTCCAGCCGGATTAGCCGCCTGCTCCCCGAGACTGGTCTTCAAGGAGAAGGAGCGCCGGTTGAGCCGGTACATCTCCGCCGCCCCGGAGGAGCTTGCCGCCAGTGAGCGCTGGATGAAGACCGAGGGCATGTACGGCGACGTAATGGCGGAGGTCGCCGCCAAGTCCGCTCCCTCGTGGGATACCCTTAAACCACGACAGAAGGTCGTTGCCAAGTTGTTCTGCCTCTACAACCACATAGACGACCCCGAGGAGAGGGTGGTGGAGGCCGTAGTGCTTCTCCGGGAGGCGGCGGGCGAGGGTATCGACCCCATGCTTTGCTCTGAGTGTTGCTCCCGACTGGTCAACATCACCCGGCGTTATCTGGGCATCCAGATTGAGGAAAAGGACAAAATTGGTGCCTCGGAGTTCCGGGAGGGGATTTACCAGACCATGGAATCCGTTTTGGACGTTTTACCCAAGGAAGAACAGCTAGTTCTGGTGCGGGAGCATATCCGGGATTATAGCTGCACCTCCGACTGCTTTCGGTCATTCTGTTCCTAAGAAAGTATAGAAAAATATCCTTTCAAAACCCATTTCCCGTGGTATACTGTAAGTGAGGAGAAAATACCTATGGGAGATTCCCCCGCCATCATCACCGAAATTGCTGACCGCCCGGTCATGAATTTCACCGAGAACGACTCCCCCAAGATTCGTGAACACTTCCCCTTCCCTTCCATCCGGGTAGCGCAGGAAGAAGCCCTGCAAGCCATTGAGAAAGCTCACCGTGAGCACAAAAAGTACGTCGTCCTCGAAATCCCCACGGGCGGCGGAAAATCCGGTATCGGCGTGGCGGCTGGTTCTTGGGCTAAGACGGTGCGGGTTGCTGGCAACTTCGAGCCGGGAGCTTACTACTGCTCCCCACAGAAATCCCTGACGGCTCAGTTGATGGGCGACTTTGAGAAGAACGGCCTTGCCGAACTCAAGGGCCGGGCGAACTACAACTGCGGCTACCACTTCCCCGAGGAAGAGGGCGGGGAACTGATGTCCTGCGAAGAGACGGACTTCTTCTACCCCGAGCACGCTGAAAAGGGCGGTTGCCACGGCTACAAGCTGGCGAAAGAGGCTTTTTGTGCGACTCCCCTTGGAACTACCAATTTTGCTTACTACCTCTCCGAGTCCAACTTTGTCGGTCAGTTGAAAGACCGCACCATGTTGATTCTGGATGAAGCTCATAACGCCGAGCAGCAAATTCTCGGTCTGGCGAACATTGAAATCACCAAGTGGCGCTGCGAAGAAGTCGGAATCGACTTCATGTCCCTGCCTTTCATCAAGGCGGATGCAGCCGGTCGGGGCGTGGCTCTGGACTATCTGAACGAGACTTTCCGTCCCGCCGCCGCCGCCGCCATTCAGGAATTGACCAGCAAGGCGGAAGAACTCCGGGACAAGAAGCTCATGAAGGACGCCGCCAAAATGAAGAAGAAGGCGGGCGGTCTGGAGCGCTTCCTCCAGTCCTTGGACCTGTTCCTCAAGTCCGAGAACTTCAACGACTGGATGGTTTGGTCTGAGTCCGAAGCCAAGGCGTGCCCCGAGTGCCGCACCAAGTTCAAGTTCGCCGGAAAGAAGTGCTACCGCTGCGGAGCGCCCGTGCCCTTGCAGCCCGCCAAGATGGTCATTAAGCCCTTGACGGCTACCCTGTTCGCCGACAAATTGCTCTTCTCGAAGGCGGATATGGTCATCCTGATGTCCGCCACGATTTTGGACTTCGACACCTTCATGCGCAACCTCGGCATCAAGAAGGAAGATGCCGTGACGCTCGCCATGGACTCCGACTTTCCGCTGGAAAATCGTCCCATCTACTACAAGCCCGTGGCGAATATGTCCAGCAAGACCATCGAAGCGGCGAAACCGCTCATCGCTGCCGAGTGCGCCAAGATTCTCCGTAAGCACGCCAACGACAAGGGGATTATCCATACCCACACGTTCGCCATCACCAAGTACATCGTGGACTATCTGACCCGGCAGGGGTTCGGTGACCGCATCCTGACCCACGACGAGAACAGCCCCAAGGGCACCCGTGAGCTTATCATCGAAGAACATAAGCGCCGGGTGAACGAACCTACCGTCATCATCAGCCCGAGCATGACCGAAGGACTGGACCTGAAAGACGACCTCGGGCGCTTCGGCATCGTGTGCAAGGTCCCCTACGAGTTCATGACCGACTACGTGAAGGCTCGCATGGCTCGTGACGGCGACTGGTACAACTGGACGACCGCCCTGAAACTCCAGCAGGCGACCGGACGTACCGTCCGCCACAACAAAGATAAGGCCGAGCACTACATCATCGACGCTCAGTTTGGAGTATTTATTCAGAGAGCGGGCAAGATGTTCTCCCCGTGGTGGAGCAAGTCCATCCTGTTCCCCGGCGATTACAAGGAGGATTGGTAGAATGCCGACCGACCTGCAATTGATTCGTGCGGTAGAGAAGGCAACCACCGGGGCAACCGTTCTTGGGTTGTTCAGCCTTCTCTCAGCCTATAAGAGAGCGATGGCAGATGTGGATAACGGGGTAACATCCCGTTACCTTTCTGAATGTACACCATACAACCAGCGGGTTTGGCCTTGGTGCGCTGGCTGTACACCCCAAGAAGTCTTGAAAGCGGTGGAGTCAGCGTTGCAAAGTATACTTTCCGGGGCGTCTTTAACCGTCGCCATGATAAGTTTTCGTAAAGAAATCGCCCTAATGGCAAAGCGAGGTTGATGATGCGAAAAATTGTGGTAGACGGTGAACTCTGGCTGGTGAAGGTCGGTAAGGACAGCATGGAAGCCCGTACCGGCCCTCGCCGGGGGGACTTAAGCTCGTCATGCCCCTGACGTTTGTTACCGGCAACACGTCGGACAATATCGAGCGGGGCCGCTGGAAAAAGACCTCGGACGGCATGGTCACCCCCGCCATGATAGCGAGGGGTATAGGGACGTGCCTAGCGCTCTCACGGGAGCGCAAGAGCGCCGTCTGCGATAGCAAGCTTCAACGGCTTCCCTTGGGGGGAGATTGGGTCATTATAAACGGGCAGCCGGTGAAGAACTGGCGTCTGAGTAGGACTTAACATGGAACTCAAGACCATCATGTATTGCACGGAGTTTGACTCCACTACAAAGGGGAAGATGTTCTTCCATTTTTTTCATCATCCCAAGTCTGTCAAGATGTGCCAAGATTCCCGTGAGCCGCATCCCATCTTCAAGGTGGAAGTTTCTGAAAATGCCGACCCCAATGCCGGGCAGAACATCGGTGGTCCATCCGGCTCCTATTGGGGCTGGTGGAACAGCGAGGATAACAGCTTTCATTTCGTGTTCCCGAGCAGGCTGCAAGTGGACATGTGCTTTCCCTACGGGGCGAAGGCCGAAGAGGAACGGGGCAGAGGCAAGATGATGCCCGTCAACGTCACAGTACTGGAGGAAGTTAAACCATGAAAACCATCAAGATGACCCGCACTATTCGCCGAGAGCTTCCCAATGGTTGGCTGGTATGGATAGGGCCGGACGGGATTTCCTTCCGACCGAAACGCCAACCGTCGTCCTTCTTCCTGACGTGGAAGGAAATCGTGGACCGGGGACAGTTCCTCTCCATCAGCCGCCAGTTGCCCGGCGCTGTCGTGGACGTGAAAGACATGCCCAAGGAACAGGTGGATATGTTCCCGGTTGATGACCCCGTCGTACCACCGGAAATCGGGGTTCACATGACGCACTGTAACATGGGGGAATACGTCGGGGTGTGTAAGTATGGGGAGTTGGACTGCCCCGCTCTGGAGACGGCTTCCATGCGCACAACCGATGTGGACGAGGCTCTCAGCACCGAAGGAGGCGTATGAAGGAAAAGACTCCACTAGAAAAAGCGCAGGAGAAGGTCGCCTACATCCATGCCGCCCTCACCCTCAACGTTGACGAGGGGTCCGAGGTCTACATGCGCCCACATAACCCCTTCTTCGAGTTCAGCAATGACTTCTTCAAGCGGCTCCAGAACCAAATGAAAACCCGCTTGAAGTTTGCGGAAATGGGAATAGAGGACCTCACCGCCGTGGAGACATTCGTCATGATGGTCCTTGGAGAATCCGAAGTGCGCAGTATTGGAATACCAGAGGGTAAACCATGTCCGAAGGAAAAATGACCGATTGTGTTGACACTGACCATCCCCTGCCATGGGAGACACACCCCTGTGGATGCGTGGTGGACGGCAACTACCAGATTGTGCAGGAGTGCCCGGACCCCGGTTGCATGACGAAGGCATATCTCGTCAACGCCGGGGGGTGTCACGTGTGCGGAGCGGCAGATACACGGGCGGTACAGGCTAAGGCTCAGAGGGAGCCGATGAAGAAAGAGTACGTGAACTGATGCGGAAGGCTCGCCCGAGGTATCCGAAGCCGCAGGAAGTGCTGTCCTACAAGATGGCTCTGGAGCAGACTATTCCCGTGGATATACCTATGGTGATGGGCTGGAGGGAAAGTGCGAAGCTTATCCCCAACTGGCGCTTTCAGGGCCTCACAGGCGGCATAGAATGGGTTGTAGACGTATACTGTGGAGGTTACTGCTACGTTTCCGTGGGTAGGTACAACGAACGGGTCAAGTCGATAATGGCCGCTTTGAAATTTCTGCGTGCCCACCTTGCTGCAAGGGGAGTGTTATGAGCAGGTACAAGGAACACATGGAAGGGCTTTTCCAACGGGCAAAGAAGGGCATCGACGCTGAGTGTGTGTCAATGATATACGACAAGCCCCCCACGTATGCAGCAATTCGCCGGGCGAACCGGCAGCTTGCCCCCATAACTTGGTGTTCCGCACCTACACGGGCAAGAGGTTTTGGAGACGGCGGGGGCAGGTTGTTCCCTTGGATATGTCCAAGCCGATTACCAAGAAGTGGCTTACCATCGCCGACACCGTTATTTTTGGTGTGGGCGGTGGATGCTGAGAGGAGCTTATGAAAAAATCGAAACAGTTGAGTGAGACCTTGCCGGACAATCCCGAGGTACGCCTCACGGATATTGAAATCCTGCGTATCGAGAAGATTCTGACCCACAGCGAGAAGGAGTACGGCCCCCTCGCCAGTATCCATCAGGCATATGGCCTGCTCGCCGAGGAGCTTAACAAGGAGTTCTTCGACATTGTTTGCCTCAAGCGCAAGAAGCGGGATGCCGAGCATATCCGGGAGGAACTCTTCCAGCTTGCCGCACAGGCTATCAAGACCGCCCGGTATGCCGACACCTTTGTGGGAGCGGAGCGGGATAACCGGGGTTATCTGAAAGACTGACATGAAGAGAGTCAAGCCGAGGAGGTTATTCGCCAACGGGTTGTGGAATCCCTTCACTCACCGGAAGAAATACACCGTCGTCTGTGGTGAGTGCGAGCATACCTTTGATGAAAAGGTGTCCTTTGTGACTGACAATGCCACGGCGGTCTGCCCGGCCTGTGGAGCGCTTAATTACTGGTTGCATTCAGACTGGCAGAAATCCTACGATGAGCAGTTGAGATGACCGACACCCTCTTGATTCAGGAAGCCCGCCAGTATGCCACAGGAGCGGATATCCACGACGTGGATAAGTTCATCGCTTTCTACACCAATCCCCACCATGGTCCAAGCGGCCCCAAGATTAGGGCTATTGCCGAAGGCTGGCTCCGGGACTTTATCGCTCGAAAAAAACTAGAAAAATCACAGTATTAAAGGTAGAGGAGATATCATGGCAAAGCCTATTTTCCGATACATCTGTCCCTGTGGATTCAGGACCAACCGGTCATGGAGACTGCGGGACCACAAGATTGAACATCGCAATCCGCCCGCTCCCAAGTCTCCGGTGCGCCAAGAGGGGCTACCCAACCTCTTCCCACGGTAGGCTATGAAAAAAGGAATCACAAGCGCTCCGGTTAAACTGGTCCCTCTTGACACCGTGGAAGACCTCAAGCGGGTCTTATTCGTACAGAAGACCATCGCACAAGAGTGTCGCCGGGAGTTGATAGCGACCGCCACGGCGAAAGAGATTGCCACGGGCAAGGTATCCGCCCCGGAGGAAATGCGCCGGATAATCAAGGCGCAGACTGCCCTGCTGGAGAAGTACGCCAAATATCCCACCCTGTCGGAGTTCATGTTCCACCCCGACCTTGCCGGGTCCACCCGGTGGGGAGCGACTTTTGGGGTGACTATCCTCGTCCGGGCGCTCATCCTTGACCCCATCAAAGCGGCTATGCAGGCGTTCGCCCCCTTCATGCGAAGTATCTATCTCCTGCTCATCAAGGAACTGGATAACCCCACCCATGAGTACCTTATCGAGCCGTTGGAAGAGAACATCAAGTTCAGAGTAACTATGGGTGAGAACGGTGAGGAAATCACTGACGAGCGCAGCACTTTGCTGACCCGCAAGCTCCTCTACCAAGTCACGGAGAGCCTATTGATGATAAGTGCCCAGTATGGCATCATCGGGGCCACGCCGGGCGGATTCCAGATAACTGACATGGGACGCCGGGTCCTCTTGCACCTGATTGACTCCGAAACCTTCTTGAACGAGCTTACCGCCGCTCACAAGAAGTTCCAATCTGAGAAGCCGAATCTTTCCATGGTATGAAAGTTTTTCCTGCCCACGGTCCCCTCGTCGTCCTGTTGGTCCTTCTCCTCATGCTGACCGCTGACGATTTCATTTTTCCCTCCGGTACCGTCATTGTATCTATCATTGTTTTCTATGGTTTAATAAGGGTCTTTCAGTGGCTCTGGAAGCAATAAATTTCTCCTAAAACGGCCATTTTAGTGGTATACTGTAAGTGGAGAGATGATGCGCAAAGCCAACCAAACGATTCCCACCCTGACTGAAATCCGCCGCCACATCCAGAAATTTGGCTGGAACGGTCGGGACTTTACTTCCAAGATGAGCAATGGTGAGGTCTTTGCGGGACAGTGCGAAACCACCGCTACCGCTCTCTCCGAGATGCTGACCGGCACCGGCTCCGTCCATCAGGGGGGAGATTGGTCCCTGCGGGTTCGTGGCTGGTTCTCGGGCGACCTGAGTGCCGTCATTGGCGAGATTGGCTGCGACGAGCACGCCGCTACCGAAGGCAAGCACTGCCACTCGTGGGTTGAGTTCGAGGGCAAAATCATCGACCCCACCTTCTGGCAGTTCGCCGGGGAGCGGCCTCGGGTTTTCGTTTTCGACATCAACGACCCTCGTTTCACCAAGGACGAGGAAGCGTAGGAGGGCACATGGACAAGTTTTGCAGCGAGTGTGGCTGCCACATTTTCACCTATGAGGATTACTTCAAGCACTTGGTGGAGATAGAGGAATACTCCGCTGCCGACGCCCACACCGAGGCCATCGCCGTGTTCCCGGTTGACCCACGGGTCAAGTAGGGCAATTTAAGCAAGGGGACAATATGACTATAGCTGAGCGTTTGAAGAAAGCCGGTTTCTCTTACGTGGGAAGCCGGAAGTGCGGCATGTACAAGAAAGTTTATTGGGTGGACCCGGTGAGCCGTGAGGTTGTCCCTCAGTACCTCGCCATCCTCTATTTGCAAGAGCGCAGCCGAGCCGCCAAGCTCCAGAAAAATCCTCAAAAATGACCGGTCACGTGGTATACTGAAAGTGGAGGGAAACATGGCAAATGCAATTACCCTTTACATTCCATCTGATGCCCTACGGCTACCTGATAACGCCCAATGGGGCAACCGCTTCGAGATTCATTCCTCAAGCTCCGACCGCTGCTATACCATCGCACAGAACAAGGACAAACGCCATTGGGGTTGCTCCTGCCCCGGATGGAAGCGGTGGAGACGTTGTCACCATCTCAAGGAACTCGGCATCCCCGGCAACGAAATTCCCTTCGAGGCAAAACTTCATGCCTAAAGCCAAGAAAGGCTTTCTGGACGGCTACAAGACCTACGACCCCGAGACCGAGGGCTACGGTTCCCCGGCGCAGTGGCGGGCGGCGTTTGCCCACCGGATGTCGCAGGAAGAGGCCGAGGAAGTGTTTGTGGGCAAGCAGTACGGCCCGTGGGCGGTGCTTGGCGTTCCCGAGGGAAGTCCTTGGAAGGTTGTCAAGAGCACCTTCCGCCGTCTGTCGATGGCTTGCCATCCTGACCGCTGCATCCTCAACAACATGACCAAGGTCGAGGCGGAAGAGAAGTTCAAGGAACTGACCGCCGCCTTCACCCTGATTGACAACGAGTATACTCGAAAGGGGCTGAAATGATTGACGTTAATTTGAAAAAGGTGGAATTCGATTCATACGGGAGCATCAAAGTTCCCGAGGTTAAGGTCGTCGGCATTGGGAAGCCAGTGAACGCCGACCGGCTTAGACACTACGGTGAGTTACTTCGAGTGGCGCAGAATGCCCTTGACCGCATTCCTACCTCCAAGGCCCACAACTTGGCTCCCATAGAAACCGAGTTAGGGTTTGGCAAGCCCGTGGATGATTGCTCGGTATACGAGAAGGAGTTGTTTGAGACGCTCCAGCAACTCAATGCCGAAGTTGTGCTGCGGGTGCTGACCATGCGTCGGCTCGTTACTGCGGGATTGACCGGAAGATAATCCTCATCCTGAGATTCAGTATTATCTGGTATGGATGAAAAATTCCGACCGGGCATCACTGTATCCGAATTCCCGCCCATCACCCTACTCTTGTCTCGCAAGAACCACAAAGCTTACAATATTCTGGTGGGCGATGACCCCTTTCAGGTCCGGTTCGCCGAGCGGGTGTTCAATCTCCCCTGCCAGACCGTAGAGACCATAACTGACCCCGATATCCTGACCGGCAAGCCGTGTCTCCTTCGTGTAACCACGGGCCGGGTGGTAGACCTGTCGGACGGGGTTAAAGAGAAGGTCTCCATGTGGTCCATCGGACCCATGAAGCGGGGCAGCGCCGGGGCCTCCGCCATTGTGCGCTATGCCGCTGACCTTCTTGGCAAGGAGCTTGACCGGTCAGTCGTTCAGAAGATTGCCGATGCTCTCACCCAAGAGGGCATCGAAGACATCCCTATTGCCATCTGGAACGCCGTGGGGCTACTCTCAGGACCAGCCCCCGGCGAGTATGTACGTTGGCTGGAGCCATGGGAAAGCCATCGAAGCTGGCTCCGCCCGGAGGTAGACCCCGGCTACCGGCTAAACACCCTTTTCCGAGACCTGTCGGCCTACGCCTTCATCAGTGCAGATGAGGAGGAGAGCCTCAAGAAGGCCGGGCTATTCCTGTCGCCCTCTAAGCTTAAGTACCTGTCAAATCTCAAGCTGGACTCCGTGCGAGTGCATAATACGCTCCGGGAACTGTCCCAATGGCGCATCAAGCACCCGGACCCGTATCCTTGCGTATTGAAGATTTCGGCCATATGGCAACCGTAAATTTTCAAAATATCGAGTATTATATCTCGTGGAAAGGAAGTCATGGGAAGTTCTCGCATAGGGCTTGAAATCCTAATCGAAAAAGTCAGGCACTCTTTGGGTGTGAGGAAGAATAAGGCAAGGGAAATTGTCCTCGCCGTCGCCTCTTGCCTCGAAGAAACCTTTAAGGAGAACCTCAACACTGACGGGTTTTCTCTTAAACTCCACAGTTTCGGAAAGTTCACTGTCCGTCACCGGGCGGCGAGCCTACGAAAGATTCCCCTCACCGGGAAGATTAGCATGACGAGTGAAAAACACAAAATCAAATTTGTCTCACTGGGAGAGTTGCGCAAGCTGGAGAAAGTCAAGCCCCTGCCCGCTGCCCCCCCGCTTTCTTTACCAACTCAAATCGTCTAACCTTTAGGAGGATTACGACATGAAGCAGTTCGCAGATGATGAATTGACCGACTTAGTACCACCCACTTCCCCCGTTCAACAAGCAGCACCGCCTCCCCCTCCCCCCGCTCCTGCTCCGCAGGCTCCGCCGCCCCCCGTGGCAACGGCAGCGCCAGCGCCCGTATTCACTGCACCAGCACCGGCACCTGTATTCACCGCTCCCCCTCAAACCGCCAAAGTAAGTTCCATTGAAGACTTGGACCTTCCCGGCACCGCAGGGACAGCAACCGCCGCAGCGCCCACCTTTGCCGCCACACCCGGCACAGAGTTGGTCGGACGGGCTATTGACTTCGACAACGCCGAGCCTTTGAAGACGGGAGATGGATTGAGTCGCATCCGCCCGGCGAAGGGCAGCGGGAAACCATCTCGTTTTGCTTTAATCGGCCCCCCGCCCTACGGCCCCGGCATCGCTCCTCGTGCCGCTCGCAGTCACTACGTTCCCACCAAGGACGGAAAGCGGAACTGCATTTGCCTTGCCGATGGCACTAATGACGTTGGACTCTGCTGCACTAAGTTGCAGGAAGAGGGCCGGACGCACATCATCCACCTTGCCCTCGAATACACCAACTGCAACCCCACCAACGGCAACTACCCGAAGGGGTACACTGGTCCAATCGAATGGAGGATTGGTTTCGTTGACCTCTCCCCCTCTCAGTTTAACACGTTGAAGGACAAGCCGCAAGAGGGCAAGTCCGTCTACGATTACGATTACGTGATGGTCATGAATGGCAACCGTTACGACTTCAACATCAAATCGCCGGTCGCCCGCTGGAAGCTTGACCCCGAAGTGGTCAAGGCCGTCACCGAAGCGGTTCAACCCTTTGTCCGGGACGGCGGCGTGAAGCTTGCCAAGCGCCTTGGTACGAAGAAGTCTATTCTCGAATGGAAAGCGCTTCTCTCCGGTGTCGCCGTAGGAGCCGCTGAGGCCAGTCTGGACGATGTGGAAAGCATTTAACAACCTGTTTGGTTGGGGGGAGCCAGTCTCCCCCCAGCTAGAACAACAAGACCTTGAAACCGAGGAGGAAAGCATGACGTATTCTGACCTTGAGCTTGGAGACGTGGTTTTTCTGGAAAGCGGCGGACCGGCGATGACGGTGATAAACATCTGCAATAACGCCATCACGACGGCGTGGTTTGATGGGGAGTACAATCTTCACACCGCTATTGTCGTTGCCGAAGCTTTAACGTTCGATGACCCCAACGACTGATTAAGTACCTTAAAGGAAGGACCTATGGCTATCAAATATCTGGACCCCAAGCTCCTCGTGAGCGAGGGCTATTTGCAGGAAGCCAACCGGCAGTTTTTCCACCCGCTTGGCATGGCTCTCGAAGTTAACCCACAGACCGGAGAAATCAAGGTGTGGGATTATCGAGACGACCCCGAGGGTATCAACTTCGCCGAGAAGGTGGATTTGAAGCCCAAGGCGGAAACCGTTCTCAATCTCGAAGCCTCCAAGTATGCCACTCGTAAGAAGGCGCTTGGTTATTGGGTGCAACCGGTGGTGTCGTGAGGACTCCCAAGGAAATCATCTTGCGGTTCCCAGACGCTCTGCCGGACGTGGACCATTGGCTTGTCATGGGGCTGGACCCCAGCCTCTCCCGCACCGGGTATGCGATGATGCATATCATCCTGCCCGAGGACCCCTACAAAGGTCAGCCTTGCAAACACCCCGGATGTCTCAGCCACGTGTCCCACCCCTGTGAGGAGTGCGGGCGCACAGCGGGCATGTTCAGCACCTACGCCGACTGGACGCAGGTGGGAAGCGTCAAGCCAGATTCCTCCAAGGACCCCATTTGGATTCGCAGCAAGGGCATCTCCCTGTTCCTCAGAGAGCGTCTTAGTGAGGCGTCCACGACCATCAAGTTCGAGGATTTCATTGCTATAAACAAGGGGCAACCAAGTGTCACCCCCCTTCACACCATGGGCCTACTCATCGCCACGGAACATCCCACACCGACCAATGATTATCTCGTGGCACTGAACCGCATCATGCACCTTGTCTTGTTTGACGGGGACCTCTGGAAAAAGTTCGCTGTGGTGAAAGTTCTTTCCATCAACGCCAGTACTTTGCGTAGCCTTATGGGTCTGTCGCAGCGGGGGACCACGAATAAGAAAGAGAACATCCTCAAGGCTTATGAGTTTATTGACAAGACCCGGTTCCCGGCGCTGGACCCCGATTCCTGTGACGCTGTTCTCTTGGCTATGATGGGGCGGTATGTATCCAGCATATTACTCGGTCGCCCCCGTGAGATACCGGAGAGAGTGCTCCAGTCCCTTTGCAACTCCGCTCAAATCTCCAAGGGCAAAGGACGCAATCAACATTTCGTAACGGCAGGAGTTTTGCATCGTCCTGAGTATTTCTATGAGTACGCCGCAAAGAACTACTTGTTCGCTATTCGTGATGCTTCGTCCGACAAGACGAGGCTGGACCACAAAGAATATCTAATCTGACGGAGGAATAATGGCAAAGGCAGCCGCAAAGAAGGCAAAGAAGGAAAAGGAACTTAATTTTGAAATGCCGACTGGCAGTCCCCGGACGTGGACGGTGGAACAGCGGCGTAACGCCCTTGCTTACTTACGCAAGGAGACCAAGTCCGACCACCGCATCTATGGCAAAGACTTTCAGGAAGTCCTTGTTCCTTACGGTCACTTCATTTTCGACAAAGTTTTGCGGCTCGGCGGCATCGCCCGAGGCGGGCGTGTTACACAGATACACGGCAATGAAGGCGCTGGTAAGACCACCACTGCCTTTGTAAACGCCGCCAATTACCAGCAGGCAACCGGTGAACCTATCGCTATTTTCGAGTACGAACCGGCCATTAGCGCTCAGTACGCTTACGCCCTCGGCGTTGACCCGGACCTCTGTTTCTTCGAGCAGCCGTCCAACTTGCAGGAATCCATCAAGCGGCATATTCAGCTTCTCACCAAGTATGGCATCCGCTACTTCGTGGACGACTCCATTCCATTCATGCAGATGAAGGTGGAGCTTAAGGACATCGAAAGCGGCAAGGCGTTCAAGGCCAACTACGGAAGCCACGCCAAGGGCATCACCACGTTCTACAAATTCCTCACTCCTCACCTTATGGAGCAGGATGCTCACCTGACCATCATCAATCAGACCCGTGCCCGTATGGACGACGATGCAGAGAATGCTTCACATTGGAGCTACACCAACCGGGAATACAGCCTGCCGGGCGGGTATATGGCGAGGTTCGCTCCCAGCGTGATGCTGGAAGAAATTCTGGAAACGGAAATCAAGCCGTGGAGTTGGGATAAGATGCCGGACAAGAAAGAACAGTGGCTTCTCATCCAACCCATGGGCGAAGTACTCAAGAACTATCCGACCGCCAATAAGGTCCGGGTTCGCTCCCTCAAGAATAAGGTGACGGGCGGCGGCTACCGGGAAGCATTCATCTACGTCCGCCCCAACTTCGGCCTTGATGAGAACATGAGCATCCGGGAGCTTGCCTGCGGGTACGGCTTCATTGAATACGACAAGAAGAAGTGGTTCGTCGGTAAGTCTGCCGATGACGCCATCACCACCTACGCCAGCAAGACAGAGCTTATTGAAGACCTCGTTATCAAACAGAACCCGGAGGTTCTCGGGAAGCTCAAGGGCATGGTTCTGGAAGCCGTGGAGCATGACGAAACCGAACGGTTCAAGGGGGAGGGCCTCAGTGAAGCCGAGAAGGCATTCCTTGAAGAGCCAGCCGGGAACTTTACCGATGAGGAAGATTTTGGTGAGTTACCCGGTGCAGAATCTCCCGAAAACGCAGTAACAGAGATAGACGAACTCAAGTAAGGTTCCTATGAAACTAGCCGGGAAAAACTTCCAGCCGTGGAAGGATTTCTCCCTCCTCATAGACGGGCTGACTTTAATCGTCGGTCCGTCCAATAAGGGGAAGTCCTCCATCTTCCGTGCTCTGCGGGGCGTGTTCCGCAACGAACTGCCGCAGGACTTTGTCCGCAATGGACAAGACGAGAAGATGGAAGTTACTCTTGAGGTTGAAGGTGTCAACGACCCCATCAAGGCTACCCGGACCCGCAAGGGTTCCACCAAGTACGCCATTGGTGAAGATGAAAAGGGTAAGCCGATAGAGTATAAGGCCCTCGGCGATAGTGTCCCCGAACCCATGAAGGTGCTCAAGTATGGCACCGTCAAAGTGGGGGACACAACCATCGACCCCATCTTTTCCCAACAAAACAAGGCACAATTTCTCATTGACCCTGACGCATGGAAGCCCAACGACCTGAATGCCATCCTTGGGGCCTTTGCCTCCACCGAAAAATTGGATGCAGGGAAGAAGGAAGCCAACCGGCGCATTACCGAAAAGAACGGGGAAGCCCGAACGCTCGCCGAAGAAATCCGTGAGGCAGAGGAACGCCGGGGTAAACTTGAGAGGTTTAATGCCTCGGCACAGGACTCCGCCCACACCGTGTCTGGTTATGAGGCAAAGGTCAACAGCTATGAGTCCTTGCTGACCTCACTGATTGAGACGCTTACAAGGATGAATCGGATAGCGAAGATGCGGTCCTTCGTCCTTAAGCTGTCTGTGCCGGATGTATCCCCCATTGAGAAGCAAGAGCGCCTCGCCCGGATGTATGCCGAGGCGGTAAAAATCCTCCGTCGCCGGGAAGTCACGGGACAGGTGGTACATGGCATTGACAATACTATAGCCCAGTGGGACCTCGTGGCTAAGGGGTACAAACGCAAGCAGGCGGTTCTATCCCTGTTGGAAATTGTCGAAAGAAAGGGAGCAAGCCCCAAGGAGTGTGGGGAGAAGTTGGAGGGTGTTCTACAAGAAGCCAACTTCCTACTCGGAGTCATTGCTCACTACCTCTCGGCGCTTAAGAACATCAACTCGTTGGCAGAGGCATTGAAGCTCCCCAGCAAGAAGAGTGAGCTTAAGTTTACGGAAGAGGAACTGGATGCCGCTAACGCCAAGGTTAACTCTTTGACGTTGCTTCTGTCCAAGGAATCCAAACCGAAATGCCCGGACTGTGGCACGGAGCTACGCTGCCCGTCTTGTCAACCGGAATCGAGGTAGATATGGGAAAACTTGAGGGCGCTGATTTCCGGGATAAGGATTATGATGCATATGATAACCCCGGAAAATCTGCCTTAATTGAATTCCTGTCCCAACGGGGAATCTGGGCAAAAAAACTCCGTGAAGTTGGACTTGGTGATGTTCAGGTTTATCTAGGACCACGTCATCCCGAAGGTAAGTGGGTGACGGGAGATGTGGAAATTAGAGATGAGAAGCGGAGCGACAATCCGTGGGTGATGCACAACGGTCACCCTTGCTTCAAACACAACACAGTTTCCATATTTGACAGACGGAAGGACTCCCCGGCGCTCTTTCAGTTTAGTTTCTCTCTTGATGGTTTGAATGCATACACTGTCCTTACGGAGGATGTCCCAAAAGGGAAGTATTTTCTTGCAGATTTCAGTTATCGTAAGGAGGATGCTTCACGTCACATCTCCTTTAGGCTGGCTCTGATGTTTCATCGGGGTTCTCGCCAAGACCTTTGGAGGTTATGCGATGGTACATGCTGGGGGACCTTTTTATGCGAAGATGATATTGACCCCACCCCCCATCAAATTCGACTGTTGAATATACTCAAATTTGAGTGGATTAGACCTTAAGGGGCCAGCCGGAATCAGTATTATAGTGAGGAGGATTACATGCCCGACATCCAAGAACAGTTGCGCACTGCTCAAGCAAGAGTGAAAACCTTGGCAGGCAAACGAGACCAGCTTAACCGGGAAGTGGGGGTTGAGGAGCAGAAGCTCAAGCAGGTCCATGATAACCTCCGGGCACTTAACATCAGCAACCCCGAGCGCCTGTCGGTGGAGGAGCTTAAGAAGCTCGCCGAGGATACCCAGTTGGAGTTGGAAAAGAACCTGAGTAGCCTCATGGCCTCCCTTGAGAACGGTGAGTCTTTGCTCAAAGACTACGAACAATTTCAACAGGCACAGTAATGGAAAATGAACAGCTTCCGGCAATCGAAGAGCTTGTCGGGCAGGAGGTTAGTCTTGAGCGGGATGCCGTTCAAAACTTCTATCATAGCTCGTATGGGGGCATCAATCCTGACCGGTGGGAACGAGCCAACAACGAAATCCTGTTTCAGGATGTCGTAGCGGAGCTTACCGGTCATCGTGATACGGTCATCCGCTGCCCCTTTCATGGTCGTGACCGCACGCCGTCTTTTACCCTCTATTCCCGCACCAATGACGCTTATTGCTTTGGATGTCCGCCCGGCAGCATGTTGTATGACAATGTAACCTTTGTATCCAAGTATATGGAACTCAGCCGGGTGCAGGCTCTTTACTGGCTGGAAAAAACCTTCAACCTTCCCTCCATGCCTAATGTTTTGGTTGACGACGAGGAAGAAGAGGGCGGTGTTTTAAGCTTCTGGGACCTTGCGGAGCACTTTATTTTGAAGGCACAACGAGATGTTCAGGAAACCAAGGATGCAGAGCTTGCCGAAGATTACATCCGCATCTACTTCACTGGGTTGACGCTGGAAAAGAGCGCCAAGGATGCGGAGAGGAGCGATGAGGTAGACCCACAGGAGTTGCACTTGCAAGCCACGGTAGGGCTTGCCGAAGTGCTGGGCAAAGAAGAGTTGGCGGCAATCGCTGATGGAAAGGTAATTTAAGGAGTACTATATAGAGCATGGCAAAGGTTAAGAAAGAAAAAGTCACCACCGACGATTTGAAGAAGGTTAAGAAGAAGAAAGTCGTCAAGCTCCGGGACATTCGCACCATGTTCCGGGAGATTCTCGCCGAGCTTTCCGCTGGCGGTGGTGTAGCCAAAGTCAAAAAAGATTGGATGAGTAAGAAGGCGTTCGAGATTGTCGATACGCCCGAAGCCCTACAGAAGTGGGTTGACGAGGTTCTCACCAATGCTCCCCGTTTTGAGTTTTACGGGTTCACCGAACCGGTTGTAGCATTGGATACGGAAGACGTGAGCCTTGACACCCGGCTCTTTATCAGGATGGTGAAGCTGCCTGATGGCTCCTACCACCAAGAGTATGAAATCAAGACCGATATTTCCGGCATCTGTCTCTCTGCCGATGGTGTCAAGGGCATATACATCCCCATCACCCATGAGTTTCAGGACCTTGCTCTCACCACCCCGGCCCGCAACATAGACCGCAGAATATGTGCTGAAATTCTCCAACCGTTCTTCAATCAGGTACACCTTGTTTTTTACAATGGGAAATTCGACCGGGAAGTCATGCGCCTCACCATGGGCATTGTCTTCCGTCCTTATCCTCACTTTGAAGATGTGCAGGTTTTGCAATACATTGATGACCCCAAAGCTGACATGGAAGACAAGCAGTTCTATACGGGGGATAGCGGCGGCTTGAAGGCGTTGTCCAGCAACCTGCTGGGTATTGAGCAAATCGAGCTTGAGGAAATCGCCAAGGTTAAGGCGGATACTTGTCCCCACAACGGCTCTCCTTTCTGCTCCTGCACCTTGGAGCAGAAGAAAGAGAATAAGCACGGGCTTAAGCAGCACTTTGTTCCTTTCAGTTGGATACCCGTAGACATCGCCCTTTATTACGCCGCCTCTGATGCCATTTGTACTTGGCTTCTATGGGAAAAGCTCCATCCCCTTGCCCGGACCCGCAAGACCGTGCATCGCATCGACCATGAGCTTGTTGACTCCATCACTTGGATTGAACGGCAGCGGTTCCTTATCGACACCGACCGTCATACCCGCACTGTCAAAGGGCACCAACGGGTTCTCGCTCAATTTCAGAAGAAACTGTATGACCTTGCCATAGCGGCTGGGTACAAAGAGAATGCCACTGATGACGGCGTGGTGTTACCTGATGACCGTTTTAATCCCGATTCCAATGACGACCTGCGCATACTTTTCTTTGATGTCAAAGGCTATGCTCCTCTCAAGATGACGGATGGCGGGAAGAGTGGCGTTAAGAAAGCCTCGTGTGATGCCGAGGTGGTGGAAGACCTTCACAAGCTGCACCCGGAGGATGAGTTCCTTGAAGTATTCTCAGACTACAAGAGCTACATCTCCCTACACCCTTCCAGCCTCCACTATGACCCGAGTGATGGCACTGCCCGCATATACCTTAAACAGAATGTGGTCGCCGGGGGACGCCTGTCCTCCGCTGGCGGTGACTTTTACAAGGATGGTGGGTTCGGTCTTAACAGCCAAGCTGTGAAAAAGGTGGAAGGTTACTTGATGTGGAAGGTGACGGGAAATGTCCTCATTCCTGATGAGATTCCCGAAGACCAGATAGAACCCCACACCGAGGAAGAGCTTCACCCATCGTGTTTCAGGGAGGTTGAAGAGGAAGAGACAATTTTTGATGACATACCTGAGAGAGACAGACCAAGGCTGACCTTGACTGATGAAGAGGTCGCCCTCATGAAGGATTATGCTCAGCAACGGTTGGATACGGCCTTGAAGGAGAAGCGTAAGAATTATCTTGGCAGGGACTCCCTACTTTCTCACTATATCGGTGTTTGCGGGGAATATGTCCCAACCAAATGGTTAGAAATCAGGTATGATTTTACCAACGGTACATATCGAACACAGCCTGATTTTGTTTACAGAGACACGCCTTGTGAGGGTCGCTGTAGTCACAAAATGAGCGAACTAAAGGTAAAAGATTCGGACGAGGACTCTCGTCTCGTAGTCAACTCCAATGTCATTGATAAGGGGGAAGACTGGCCTCGGGTTTTTGAAATCACAGGGTGGGTTTATGCCCATGAGGGGAAGAATAAGAAATTCAAGAAAGACCCCGGAGATGTAGGTAGGCCCGCTTATTGGGTTCCAGAAATATATACAAGAGAACCGGAGCTACTTAAAAAGGGAGAATTTACTGCTCCCCTTCCTACACTTTCTTCTTTCTCAAAGAAAAAGATTAAGGTTCGTAAACAGGCTCCCGGTATTATCCACAATCATATTGGTCAGTACATGGGTTATACCGTTTGTCTGGTGCCGGGCTGTCAGACCTGCAAAGACAAGTTTGGTTTCCTTATCGAGAATGGTAAGATTGATGCCAACCAGAGAGTCAATCTCCGCTGCTTGTTCTACTCGCCGCCCGGATGGACATTCTTCACCGTTGACTACGGCAATATCGAAATGCGTGCCGCCGCCAACTGCTCGGGTGAGCCGGAATTCATCAATGAGTTTTTGCATGGCAAGGGTGACTTCCACTCCCTCACTGCTAGCAAGGTCTTCCCGGAATTCTCCGACCCCAAGAGTCCTAACTACCGTGCTAAGCACCTGCGTGACTTGGCGAAGATTATCAACTTCGCTCTGCTTTACGGCGGCACCGCCTACACCATTTACGAGAACATGAAGAAGCAGGACCCCAACATCACTTTCCAACGGTGTGAGGAAATGGTGGAAAACTACTGGAAGGGTGTGCCGGTGTTCTTCGAGTTTTGCCAGCGCAAACAAGCAATTGCCCGAGACCAACTCATCTGCACCACCACTACGAATCGAGTCATCAAGTTTGACTCCGCCATGAAGGCGCTACACATTCATGTCCCGAACGAGGAGGAAAAGAAGAACCTATGGCAGTATCGGGATTACATGAAAAAGTCGAAGGAGCTTAAGGAGGCTGATGACCCCCGGTGGAAAGAGTATCTCAACCTTGCCAATTCCATGTGGAAGAACCCCGACACTGGTGTTCGCAATGCCATGGACTACAGCAAGTTCATGGGCAAGATTCAGCGGGTCAGCGTCAATGCCCCCATTCAAGGACTCTGCGGGGATTTCATGCGGATGTCTCTCAACAAGATTCGCCAGTGGGTTGAAGCAGACCCGCTTATTGCAACCATCTTCATGTTGCATTGTTCGGTTCACGATGAAATCGACTTTTCCGTGAAGAATGAATACGTGCCTTTCGTTCTCCCCCGCATCACTCGCATGATGAAGTTGCGCAAGCTGCACCAGATTATGAAGTGGCAGGTGCCCATCGAAGCGGATGCGGAATATGGACCCAGTTGGGACGTTGAGCATCATGTGACCGGCGATGATGACCACATCCCCGCCGCTTGGACAAGGGTATCCGGTATGGACAGGTACCTCCCCGGAGAGTGGGATAGTGCGACCATCAAGAACCTGATAAAGGCTATCTCTTCTCAGGTGGAAGCTCGGGTCGAAAAGGCAAAAGCCTTCCTCAAGGAAAACCTGCACGAGCGGGCCTTCCAAGCGGCTTGGTGGTGCTTCAACAAGAAGAAGGGGAAGAAAGAAGTCGTACCCCAGACCGACCCCAAGGAAATCCAGCGGGCGCTCATAGCGGCCATTCAGCTTGACGAATTCTGGCGTATTGACAATATGCCCGACGAGGATGATGCGAAGTTGGAGACCTTGGAACAGTACGAAACTCGGATGGGCCTTGGACCGGCTGACCGTAACCCGGCAGCTTTGATATATGGACCTCTCGGTTCTCTGCCCTTAGACGCTCCGGTGAAACGCTATGTCCCCGAACCCCTGAAAGTGGAGATTTCGTGGAATTCACCACAGGAAGCGTCAGAAGGGGTTGGGGGTACCCAAGGTACCCTCAATCTGTTCGTCGCAGCGGAGAACCTCCCTGTAGCCCCGCCAGAACCCACTGTAGCTCCTCCCGTGGTAGATTCCACCCCCGAAGTACCGGAAACCAAGGGACCCCCTCCCGGTGTAACCGTGTACGATATTTCTGGGGCCGACCAGCTTACCCTTATGCAAATCGACATCACTCTGGGTAAGGGGGACAAGTCCGTCTGGGTGCTTCATGATGGCATACGGATGTGCCTTCACGACCGAGCCATAGACCACATCCCCGAACATTACCTCAAGAAACCTGCCTAGTGGATACCTTATAGAGGTGTCCTTGAACAAGATATGTGCGAAGTGCGGGAACTCCTACTACGGCGACCACCACAGGTGCGCTCACTCCCCCGTCAGGACCTTTAAGACCCGAAAACAGATGGGATTGAAGGCGGGGGAACTCCCCTTCAAATTCCGAGCAGAGTTGGATGTTAAAGAGGATGGTGAGACGGAAGTAGTTCAAAAGAGAGCACTTCTTCGGCTAAACTCCCAACGGGTCTATTCTCAGATGGGGTGTGCTGTGCAAGCGTTAAACTCCATGAAGGAGTCGGCGAAGTGGCTCTCCCGGCTGCTTGACAACATGGACGAGGAGGACAAAACCGACATTTCTCCCATTCTCGCCATGGTGGGAACCTCCCTATATGGTCTGGAGCAGCTTTCCGCCCAGAAAGTCAAATATGCCGTGCAGATGGAGGAATTACTCGAAAAGGAGCGGCGTAAGGCTCGCACTGTGCGGATGAGGATAGCCAAGGAGTCTGTGGATAAACGTAAGAAAAATAATGAGTTTGGAATTCTAAGAGCCGGAAGTCCGACGTTGGAGATGTTGCCAGTTGGCCTTGATAACGAGGTCATTTTGGAGCATTTTAGGCTACTTCCCAGAAACAGCGAGGCGGTGGATAGGCCCACGGAAGAGCCGAAACCGTAATTTTTCCGCTTTCTATCCCCTTTATTGAGGACTTATGGCTGAAAAGAAAACTACGACGACCCCCAAGAGCGTGTTGGTTAAGAGGGAACGGGGAGCTAATTTGCGTGTGGGGACCACCGAAATAAAGCGAAAAGTTGCTGCCAGCAAGGGTGGTAAGCAATACGCCTCCGCAGGCCCCCGGACCAGTATGACGAATGACGGAATGATTGCCGACGTTCTGGTTAGCCGGGTCCGCCAGATGGCGACCCAAGGTACCCCTTTCGGTGCGCAGGGATGGGGGATGTACGAGCTTACCCGGCAGAAGACCGCCGCCCTGTTCAGTGATGGCACCCTCGGCAACGCCGACATCGCCGATTCCAACAACATCGGTTACTACAGCTATGAGTTCCCGGTAGACGCCCTCGAACTCCCCGCCAGCCGGGCGGAAGAACTCCGGTTCTATCGACTCGCTTATGACCGGGACCCCATCGTCGGACGTGCTATTGACATGCACACCGAACTTCCCTTGTCCAAGTGGGCATTAGAGAAGCCCAAGTGTTCCAGCGATGACTTCGCTGACTATGTTTACGACTTCTATCAGGGACTTATCAGTGACACCAAGTTCTTTCAGGTTTTGATTCAGGCGGTCCGGGAATACTGGACCATCGGGGAGGCTTTCATTTTCATTCAGGAAGCCGAACCCGTTGAACCTTCCAAGTTGGCAAAGGCTCAGATAGAGAAGGCGGAGGCGAAGAACAAAAAGCGCCCCAATGCTCAATCTACCGAGCCGGGCATGGAAGGCGAAGGCTCCATGATGGGCGGCACATCGGACGCCATCTTGGACTTTCTCCAGCCTGAAAAGCGTTCTAGTTGGCTCAAAAAGAAGTCCGCCATTATCTGTGAAATCAAGAAGGCAGGCATTAAGTTCAACCTCTTTGCTCCTGACGAGACCATTGCCAACGTCAAGAATGAAATCCGCAAGAAGAAAATCAGCTACACAAAGAAAGCGGCCAGCGTCAAGGGATTTATCAAGCTGGCTATGGAGAATAAGGAGTCCAAGCTCATCACCCGTGATGAGGCCGAGGATGATTATCCCATTCAGGTGAAAGTCGCCGCTCCTCCCGATGCGGGCGCACCTCCACCCGCTGGTGGAGAGGGAGCACCGATGGGGGATGCCGGGCTGGAAGGTGTTGCCGGTGTGGACCCCATGGGAGAACCCGGTGGAGACCTCCCTCCCGGAGATTTGGGTGGAGACTTAGGAGGAGATTTAGGTGGAGGCGGTGGGCTTCCTCCCATGGGAGGTGGTGGAGGGGGTGGAATGCCTCCCGAGCCGACGACCCCCGGTGACCAAGTGGGGGCGGTGCAGAATGCCATCTCCCAAGGGTCAACCCTCGCCAAGCAAAAGGAACTCCTTGAACTCAAGCGCATCATCAAACTGCTGGAGAAAAAGAAGCAGGTCTTGGAGGAATTGGAGGATATCCGCAAACAGCGCAAGGAAGAGGAGGAGCTTTTCTCCCACTTGGAGAACAAAGACTACGAGGGCTTTGACGCCATCAACGTCCTTCCTCCCGAGCAGATAGAGCTTGAGGCCGGGGACAGCATGACAGCCGGGCCGACCGTATACTATAAGCCGCTCGAAAAGCAGAAAACCGCATACCTTGAAGACCCCGAGGTCGATTCCGAAGTCAAGGGTATGTTGGAAGCGGACGGCAAGGTTGCTTTGAACAAGGACCCCTTCGAGGGTTCTTACGTCATCCACTTCGCCCGCAAGAAGAGTGACTACGAACTTCACGGTCGTTCTATCCTCCAGCGTTGTATCCGCACAGTCATCTACCGTGAAAAGCTGCGACAAGTGCAGTCCACGTTGGCGTCTCGTAACATGACGCCCAAAACGTTGGTCATCGCCCCCGATATCCCGCCCGCCGAAGTCATGGCTCTCCGTGCGCACATTGACGAAGCCAAGGCCGACCCGGACTACAGCGTCGTATTGAACTACGAGGCCCGGTGGGATGAGATTGGTTCGGATGGTAGGTTGCTATCTCTGGACGGAGAATGGCAGCACACTAACTCCGACCTGTCCATCGGTCTTGGATTCAGCCCGGAAATCCTCATTGGTGAAGGACTCTATTCCGGCAACAAGGTCCAGTTGCAGCTTATCGAAACCTCCTATCTCCAGTTCCGTGACGTGCTTGCTGACATCATTGAAAATAGTATCTTCAAGCCCGTCGCCATGAAGAAGGGATTCTACGAAAAGGATAAGTGGGATAAGCCCCGCTGGATATACCCCAAGGTATCGTTCTCTAGGCTCGCTCTGCGTGACGCCGGGGACGTTTACGACATGCTTTACAATCTTTATTCCAAAGGTAGTATTCCAGTTAGTATTATCTTGGAGTTTTTGGAAATCGACCCCGAAGATGCCAAGCGCAAGCTGGAAGAGGATTTGTATGGTGTGAATGACGCCAAGTTCAACGAGTTGCTGAGCAACATCTACAACTCCATCGGGCAAGTGGTCATGGAGCGGTCCGATGTCGTCAAGCGGGTCATCAAGGGATTGCAGCTTGACGAAGTTGATGAGGAACCTGAACAAGGGCCGGAAGGCAGCGGACAAGGTGTATGAAAAAACAACTTTCCAATGGTATTATAGATAGAGGGAGGTTGCTATGTTCATTTATCTCATTGTTAACCACGAGACCGGTAAGTACTATGTCGGTCAGCATAAGGGGAACAATCTAAAGAAATATCTTCAGCAGAAGTTTCACCACGCCCAAAGAGGTATCTCAAACCAATCTCGCCTTTATCAGTCTATGCGAGCACACTCAGACCCCTCTATTTGGTCCATCCACGCCCTCCGGTCAGATATTCAGACTCGGGAAGAACTCAATGAAGTTGAACGGGAATTTATTAAATTCTTAAAAGCTCAAGACCCCGAGTATGGTTATAACATATGCCGGGGAGGGGAGGGGTTCACAGGGCCGCATACCGAATCTTCCCGTAAGAAAACCTCTGAGTCCATCAGAAAAGCTATGGCTGACCCTATAATGCGTGCTCGGATGGTTAAAGGTCTTGAGAAAGGGTGGACCGACCCTCAAGCTCGGGCTAATCTGGCTGAGGCCAACAGGGTTCGACTGTCAGACCCCCTAGAGCACGCAAAGGCAGTGGAGGCCGTAAAACGGTTGCATACCCCCGAAATTCAGGCCAAATCGGCTGAGGCAAGGAAAGGGATTTGGAATAATCCAGAAACTCTCGCTAAAGCGATAGTAGCAGGAAAGAAGGGTTGGTCAGAGGAAAATTATGCTAGGACACTTGAGGCTGTCAGGAAGGCGAACACCAGCCCCGAGTACCGTGTCAATATGTCTAAAATTAAAAAGGGTAAAAAGTTTGGCCCGGAGTTTTGTGCCAAAATGTCTGAGATTGCCAAAAATCGGGAAGCTAAAAAACGAGAAGCCCGAATGGCTGAATCTTGTCTATTGCCGTCTTAAAGTAGGAGTGGCCGGAACATGAAGACACTGCTTGATACCACGACTTGGTCCCCCGAACTCTACGAGGGCAATGCTGCCTTCGTAGACGTGAGTGGAACTCTCTTTGTGGTCAGTCAGGTTCGCCCGGCTACCAATTCTTTTGTCATTCTTCGTTCCAACGCCGTCCCCCCGGACCCCGGTCCGGGGTGGAGCTTTACACAGGTAGCGGAGTACATCTTTCCCAACCTCAACGAATCTTTTGACCCGGTCATTGCTTATGACGGCAGCCGGTACATTCACATCATTGGGACACAGGATAACCGGAGTAGCTACTCTCCTCCCGAGTCGCTATCCACCTCTCAAGTTTTTCCGGTAGACCTCATCAAGTTTACCTTTGACACTCAGGGTAGTCCCCCCTACACGCTTACCGGTCCTCATGTCCTTGCTACTGCCTCCGCCGTCCGGGAGGGCTACGATGTTTGCCGTCTGTCCTCTGGGTCATTTGCGGTTGCAGCAGTAGTCAATCCGGTGGTGGTGGACCAGATTCCCACAGTTTGTGAAATCACCCACATCTCTATAATTGGCGGCGTCCTCACGGTCACTGGATACAACCTGTTTCAAGCGGGAGTGCCTGTCTCCTTTTCGGGGTTGCAGCTTGCCCAATTCCTTAACGGGACTAGTGTCACTGTCACCGGTTCCAATTCTTTTAGTTTTACCGCCAACGTCCCATACCCGGATTACTCCCAATCCATCAGTCCCCCGGCGTATGAGTCGGGATTTGCCACATGGTTGCCGGGTAACTCCCTGTTGGGTTTCCAACTTGAACCTAACGACACCATAGCTGTACCACCTGTGGCATTGGCGTCCGCTCCTGCCCGTAGTGGACCGGTGTTTGGCTCCACATCCGCTGTTTGTCAGGATGGAACTACGGTGGAGGTCTATTACGAGAGTCACCCCAAGAATGTGACGTTTCAGGACCAGACCTTCTCCATCAATGAGATTGACGGGGTGGTCTCCTTTTCTCCTCCCGGCACTGTTTGGGGGAGCACTGAGATTCTTACTACATTCACCGGGCGCTACACCGATAACCGACTGACCGTATTCCCCGTGGGTAGCAACCGCACCGTTTCCTTGGTCTTCTTTACACAGGGAGTTCAAACCAACACCATCGTTGGTAACATCCTCATCGGTTATAGCACCCTTGCCGATTCTCCCCCGGCTTGGAATTGGACAACCAGTTCCGGCTCTACGTTGGGCGGCTCCGCAATGCAGGCGGCTCTATCCGTGTCTTCAACACAGGGAACGAGCATCTCCTACCTTCTTTCCCCGGTCTACAATCAGCGGGGAGGATGGTCATATTCAAATCTCACAATTATTCCCCAGTGGCAGGACAGCTATGCCGTCAATGACCGGGTGGTGTACAATGGCACCGATTATCTCTGCCTAATCCCTATGGTCAATCGGGGACAGTGGTCTTCTACGCTGACCTACAAACTAAACGATATCTCAGCGGTTCCTGTGTTTTATGTGGCTCTCAATCATGTTGTGGGAAACCCCGAGAACTTACCACCCTCGTTGGATACACAGGCTACATTAAATACACAGGGAATCATTTTCACCGCCCAAGTGAGCGGCTCAGCGGGAAGTGCCATTCAGGTTGCCTTTGACACAACCGCCGTTGGTCCTGTGGTGGTGTCGGGAAATACCATCATCATCAATGGGGAAATCACCCTCTCCGCTGCTATCGCCCAATTCCCGGTAGTGGTAAAGGGAATTTCGGTTACCGCCACTCTGGCTCCGGGCAGTGATGGGTCTACCCTGATTGAGAATGCCCTTCCTCTTAATCTCAGTGCTAACTGGGAAGTGACCACGGCGGTCAGCATCGCCGCTCCGTGGAATCCCCTCCTGAGTTACCTCGCCGGGCAGACGGTACAAATCCCCGTCTATTATCTCAATCTGGGGGGTTATTCCGCAGCTTCTCCGGTCACTGATACCACCAATTGGACCCCGTTGCTTCCTCCGCCGCAGGATACTGCTCACTGGGGTATCACCCCCGTGGCTTGGCCTTTCTACACGGCAGAAGTTAACCCCGTTACACTGGGGCTTATCAGTCCTGCCACATACGCCGCCCTCAGCCTTACGTGGCTGCGGGGCACTAAGTCTGTTGTTGACGATGAAAGCTTGTGGGCGGTGATTGGAGAGGCGAACACAGGATTCTCCGGGTCTCCACCCCTACAGTCAACCCCGTACTACGTTTCCCACTTCAACGTTCCACCCACCGTGGAATTGACTCCTTTGAGTGGAACAGTGCTTCGAGGCAACCCCTTCCTTTTGGATGCCAGTGGGACTTATGACCCGGACACGGGAGACACCATTCAGTTCACGTGGTCTCTGCAAGTTCCCACGGGGGATGCTCCCCATGTCTCCCTCACCCCGAGTAACTCGGGCACCACCGCTGAACTTTTTGTTGACAGAACTATTGGGGGAGCGACTGTCCCCATCGGTGTGGCGGTTGTTGCTGTAGACTACACAGGTGTTACTCCCAATCACCCACCCATGCATGTTTTGGGGATTCAGTATGTGCAGGGAACCAACACTATCACGGTGCAGGTTGATTCCCTGACCACGGTCACAGCCGGGGAAGAAATTCTACTTTATGGCCTGCACATCGCCCCCCAGTTCAACAACGCTACAGTAACCGTAACTTCTGACGGTACCCTCCTTTCTCCTCCGGGGTTGCAATTCACTGGTACAGTGACCTTCTCAATCCCCACCGTGCAGGGAGATTATGGATTCACTGCGGATACGGGGTTTGCCATCACTAAGCCTCAATATGTGGTGATTGATTCCATCACTTCTCCTCCCGCAGGATTAGTGGTTCCTTTCAACCCGACGCCGGTCATTACCATGCCCGTGGGCCTTGTTGGACACAGGAACTCTACGGTGGTGGTCGCTCCGGTTATCACGGGAGATACGGATGCGGATGACCTCACTACCTACACTTGGACGGAGCCGGTAGGAACACCGTTGCAGGCAACCGGAACTGATACCCCGGTTCTGACCTTTGAGACTAACGGAGCACTCGTGGAGGGGGAAACGATTGAGTGGAGCTTGGTTGTAAACGATGGAGTCAACCCACCGGTAACAGCTTTCGTCGCTATCCCCATTGACTCCTACGATTTTTCTCCCACCGACAGTCTGAGCCTTAGCCGGTCCGTGTGGTGGGGAAATATCGCTGACCGGAATGTGACCGCACCCAGCCCACCTATGGAGTGGGGAGCCTTGGATATATCGAGCATCTACAGTGACCTATCCGGCGTCAAACGGGTATCGGTACTACAGGTCATCAGCCCGCCCACGCAGGGGCAAGACCGGTTGGTATACATCTCCCCCTATTCAGTGCTTGTCTTCCTTTACCTGAATAGCCCACCGTCCAGTGTCTTCCGCAAGCTCCTGCCGCCGCAGAACACCGTGTCGTCTCCACCAGTACTCCCCACGGTTCTGGATGCGGTTCACACCGAGGAAGATTACACCCTGATGCTGGCGAGCAACGGATACCTTTACCGTTTCCTCCCGGACCTTCCCCTCACCTCGGATAACCCGGATATATCCCTGAATCTCTCGTCTATATCCAGTTTGAGCTTTACCCAAATATTCACCACGGTGAGCTACGGCGGCAATCGGGTCTTGGTTCTCTCCGGGCCGGATGGCTGCTTGCTCTTGCAGGTACGCACCACTGACTTGGTTCCGCAGGCGGTCTTGGAAATCAGCACGACTTCCCAGCTTCTTTACGGTGCCAACAACATTCAGTTTGTCCGGCTTGCTAATGTGGAGAACACTCGTTCTGGTCAGATTTTCCTTGGGTCTGTAACCAACAGTGGGCTGACCTATGAAACGCTCATCGACCTTTCCCAGAATGCCATCATCGGTACATGGGATAAGACCAAGCTTATCAACCAGCAGGTGACCAGCGGTGAAATTCTGTTTGAGCCGGAAAGCGCTTATGCCGGTGCTCCCTTGTCTCCGACGCTGTTTGCTCCCGTTGATAAAGGACCAAACCCTCTTCAATCCAATCTGGAGCAGGTGGGATTGTCGTGGAGTCAGAACCGCCCGGACCTCGCCAGCGGATACCTCGTTCAGTCCTCCATTGACGGCGGGGTGACATGGCAAGTGGCCTCCACGGTCAACAACGGCTCCATCGAAAGTATCGTCATAAGCCTCCCCAAGGGATACACCTACACCTTCCGAGTACAGACCCTTTCCGCCGATGGGGACTCGGGATTTTCCAACATCGAAGCGATTTCCATATAAATCTGAGTATTATTCAACGGAGGGAGTATGCAGCCTGTCTCGCCCGTTCTGCCCGACATCTGTTATTTTGAGGGCAAGGAAATCGTCATTGCAAAAGACCAACCACAATACACCCCTCTCCCGGCTATCATTGCCAAACCCTATGTTTTTACCCGGTGGAGACTTAGTTGGCGGGAACGGCTGCGCATCCTGTTCAGTGGGAATCTGTGGCTGGTGTTGATGACCTTTGGCAAACCTTTGCAGCCGGTTAGACTTGAAACGCAGTCTCCATACCGACAGGCAGCCGAAGCCCATTTGGGAGAAGAGGTTAAATGGTAAAGAAATCCAGTCTTGCCTCCGTTTTCAAAATGTCAGGTGTTCTTGACAGCAGCGTGTGCGCCTACATGGCGGTACAGCTTCCCGCTGGTAAGGCCCCCGCATTCTACCGGTCCAGTTCACTTAGCTTCATCCAGACCAAGGGATTCAACCCCGTGGGCGTCCGCCACTTCGTTTCTTACAGCCACTTGCAGGACTGCCTGCGAGCCTCGGCGGACAGCCTTGAGATGTCGGTAGACGCCATGGGCATTGTCTGTATCGAATCGGTGGATGGACCCTACAAGAATTTCATGCATGTTCACACCGTCCGGGAAGTCAGCACCGGCATCAAATATCACTCCATTGGCGAACCGGCCAAAGAGCGCCTTGACCCCGCCGTTTTCTCCGGTATAGACGTAGAGGCTCTTCCCGAGCTTTCCAACCAACCTTCGTTGGGCGACGGGAAACTGTACCTCGGTACGCAGGCGGGCGTGGTCAAGTGGCAAGTCCCCGACTCCATAAAGAACGTTGTTCTTCAACCGAGAAAGTCGTTTCTCAGTTTTGTCAGCGGCGGTGCGGCGGAAATCCTCACCATCAGTGAAAACGGATACTGGGTAGCCCACAAAGATGGAATGGTGGGGTGTTTCTCCTCGCACACTTCCCCGGACCCGATGCGCCAGATATTCAACGTGCCGGGAACAGTTGTCGCCACGGTGGATGCCATCCGGCTCGTCAGCGCTTTGAAGAGCATCGTCCTCCTGTGTGAGAAATCCAGCCGGGTGGAGTTCAGCCCCAAGAAGGGTCTCTCCTGCCGGGACAAGTATGGCAACGAGGCAACCTTCGACCTTGGTCCACAGGCTTCCGAGTGGGCGAAGTTTGCCACATCCGGCAGCAGCGCCGAACTACTGGTTTCGGCGTTATCGCAGTCAACTGACAAGGATGCAGTGTTTCAGAGTATCACCCCTCTGTCCGGCCCCGCTTCCATGCGGATAAGCCGGGGGCTGTTTGAGGTTGATTTCAGGCTGATACCATAGGGGGTCATATGAACGCCTCACAGGCATTGAAGAAGGAGCAAGACCTGAAAGTACAGGCCGAAAAGAAACGTTTGAAAGATGAGGAAATGCATCGTCGCTGGATGGAGGAATACGAGAAAGACTGTCTAGCCGACATGCCCAAGACCCGCAAGGAGTTGGATGGCAAGATTGACGAGGCCATAAAACGGGGAAAGAAAGCCATCACGTGGGAGGCCGGGGGCGTTCCGGTTAAGGTGCGCAATCTTCTCATCAAGGGATTCGTGGAAGATGATTTTGAAGTCAATGAATATGAGCGGCATTTCGTCTGCGATATGTCCGATGACGTTCGGAACGTGGATGTTTATCACTACAATGTGCGGATATCGTGGGCGAGGCAGTCTCCAGAGTTCAAGAAGGCACTAGCGGACAAGTACCTCCACAACAATGTTTTCATGAGTTGGGAGGGTGGGTTTCACTTAGAGTGTTCCCACTGCCGCACCAAGCTGGACCCGGAGATGGACGAAAATCAGCTTCGCCAAGAACAGCCGGAATCCAAAATTGCCAAAACCTACCGGGAGAGGTTCATCCAAGTTCTTATTGAAGACGGCTGTGAACTGGATTGCCGATACAGCCGGTATTAAAGAGAAGGGAGTCTTATGAGACAAGTGAGAATCTACAAAATCAACACCGAACACAAACGGTGGGGGTTCAATTACGACTCGTTCAAGGTACACGCTGCTACATTCAAGCTCGCCATGAAAAAGGCGGAGCGGCGATTGTCCCCGAGCGAGCGGATTGAGAGCATGACTCTGTTGGCAGCAACAGACTAAGGAGCCACATGGCAGCAACCAAGCAAGTGCAAGTGTACAATTTTGAGACGGTGCAAAGCCGCCTGCTCAAAGACCACCTCAACAAGCGGTCCTTGGAGGGAGAGAAGGTGTTCGCTGTGTATCCTTCCGGGCTGGTATCGGGAAGCTATGACATCCTCACCTTCCACAACAAGCAAGTCCCGGTCAAGGCAGAAGCACCTGCCGCAGCGGTCGCTACGGATGTCCCGAAAGCTTAACGAGTTCTACGAGGGCATCGAAGCTCCCATCCGCAAATTGGTGAAGCTTCTCCGGGACAACGGCTGGAACACCACCTGCTCATGCGGGCATGGGATGTGGGTGGAGCTTGACATTGTAGGCGGTCAGGAGATGGAAGTTCTCCGTGATTTTCTCATTCGTCACGGATACAAGGACTTCACTATCAAACTCGATATTACCTGTATGGACCTATGGCCGGTTCGTCGTGCGGCTATTTATGTGGGCGGCTACGTCCCTTGTGACAATGAGAGTTACAAGGAACTCTCCTCCAAAATCGCCTACTTCAAGGGAGAGGCGGAGAAGCTGTATCGCCGTAATTTCCGTCTGAAAGAGCTTCTCAAAGGAAAGAAATAGTGGACTACTCCATCACCAACCGCATCACCACCTTCCGTTCTGGTGCCAAGCGCCTTGAGCAGCAACTCGTCTACGAGCAGTCCAATATCTCCCGGCTCAACGACAAGATTAAGCGCATTGAAGAGGAGAAGCTGGACCTCCAGAAGGCACTGGGCCTTATCGACAAATGCATAGAGGTGGTGAGCGCCAACGGTATCACCAAGATTGAGTCCATCGTTACCGCTGGACTCCAACAGGTATTCAAGGATGAACCCGAGCCTATTTCCTTCGTTGTGGAAAAGAAGGAGACCGCTCGGGGGTACAACTACCGTCTCCTGTGCAAGCAGGGAGAGACGGTGGGTCCCATCATGACGACCTTCGGCGGGGGGGTGCAGAACGTATGCGCCTTCCTGCTTCGCATCATCATGATAAAGAGATTCAAGCTGGCGAAGGCCATCTTCTTGGATGAGTCGCTCAACAACATCAACGGGGCGAAGAATCAGTCCCGGATGTCCACGATGCTGCACAGCCTTGCCAATGATTTTGGGTTCACCATTCTCGCCATCACGGGGCAGAAGCGCCTCGCCGAGGCGGCTACCCGTATTTATGAGTTGGTAATGGATGGCGGTGTTCCCTCTTTGCGGCTTAAGGAATACGACGGCATCACGGACGAAGATTTTCAGGGGTGAGATGAACACGGTCAAACTCAAATCCGTGTCGGAGATTCTCGTCCGGTTGCAAAACTTGGTGCGCCGGTACCGACGCCGTTTCATTCTCAGGAACCTCAAGCCCTGTCCTTACAACTGTAAGAACGCTAAGATAGTGGGAAGAAAAGTTGTAGGGTGCGTCGTATGCGGTTCCACCAACCCTGAGTTCTGTAAAAACCCCAAGGGGTTTACACCGGCATACACCAAACAGGAGCTTGTGGAGCAGTTCAACCGGGGACTGAGGGACCCGGAGGTACTCTTGCAGGACTATCGGGACATCGTGGCGTTCATGTGGGTCCTCGGTCAGTTTGATATCCCGGCTGCGGTTCCCGAAGCCATCATCCAGAGTAAGGCGGAAAATGGCAGCCCTGCCGTCTAACAATCCGAAGATTCAACTGCTGATGCAGTATATTAAAGGGAAGACCCATGTATGCTACAACGGTACGGTGCGTCCTTACCCGAAACTGGTGTGCAACCTGTGTCCTCCTGACGACCCGGAGTCTGAGGCACAGTTTGTGGAGTTTGCTGGATTGTTGGAAGAGATGAAAGATGCAAAATGATTGGTTCCGCACCGATGTCCCCCGGATTATTGCCGAGACCAAGCTCATCTATCAGCGTCTCGTAGAGAAGTACCCGGATAAGACTCTCGAAGCGACGACCATTCAGAAAATTATACAGGAGCGCCACTGGGAGGAATCTCTTCCCATATACGAGGGTCGCTTTAGGGATGTTGTAACCCGACTGGGGTGTCTCTACATCCCCAAACTCATTATCCCCGGCCCGGCGTTTATCTTCCCCATGCGCTCCGCTGATGGGACCTACCCCCGTGCGCAAACCAAGCCGCTGGAGGGGAGCGCTCTGTGGAGTGTAGATGGGAAATATCAGTATGTTGGGGATAAGGAAAAATACATTGGTCCAAACTGGTTGGGTAATGACCCTGAGACTATCAGGCAAATCATTGAGACCCAGTCGGTTATGTGCGTGGAAGGCCCGTTTGACCTGTTGGCAATGCGCCTGATTTGCCCGAGCTTTCCCATAATGTCTCCCCTCACCAAGAAGGTAGGAAAGAATCACATTGCCTACCTTCGTATCCTTGGGGTGAAGCGGCTGTTGTTGATGTACGACAATGAGATTCAGGGTGAGGAGTCCATGGAACAGCAGCGGAGAAACATCAAGGTTATGCAGGTTATAATCTGTGAGTGTACGAAAAAGGACCCCAGTAAGGCACTGGAAAAATATGAGTGGGCAAGAGACTTACAATCACGAACCGCCAAGTATTTCGAGTATTAAAGAACAGGAGAGGGGCATGGGAAAGAGGCTCAAGGAGTGGTATCTCATTTACGCCATCCAGCGGTTCGGGTTTTGGAAAGGACTGCATCGCCACTGGACTTACCATCTTAGTCCGATGGTCTGGTACATGTGGGCAGCCGACAAGTACACCAAGTGGAAACTCCGGGACCGGCGCAAGAAACTCGGGTGGTCTCGCACAGTGTACGTGGTTAATCGGGACGGAGACTTTGGGCTAATTGAGTGCCCTCAATGTCACCAGTTCCAGAGTCTCTATTTTCAAAGGGAGACTAGGGATTTCGATTGCTGTATCTGCGGTCTCCGCTTTGATGTGTACTTGGAGGATGGGTTAGTCAAGATGCAAGACCACCGGGACGGCAACATTCCCACTCCCGGTACGTGCGTGGAAGATAACACCGGCAGATGGCATATTGGTATAGCCAAGGATGCTCCATGGTGGTGGAAGCGCAAAGACATCTATCGGGACTTTAATCCCAAAACGGGCAGGGATGGTCATGACCATTATCCCTATGCCACGTTACCACCCCGTCCGCAACAGCCCGGTCCGGGAGAGTGCGAAATGGAGGCCCCCAGTGTCAAATGAACTTCCGTCCATACACATGGTCGTAGATAGCTTTGAGGGACACTATCACGAGCAAGTCAGGACTCATCACTACGACATCAACGACCGCACGTGGTTTGATTGCTGGCGGAAGGGACACGATTGGGTCAATGCCTGTCTCGCTTGGAAGTGGCAGACTATCACCTGCGAGGGCAATGACAAGTACTACCAGTACGTTCGTCTTTGTTCTCGCTGCAAGCTCGTAGACTGCTTCCACTACTGGGATAAGCAGACTACCCTTGAAGTGGTGGTGGATGAGTTTTACTCCAACACCATGACGGTGAACCACTGTTCCCGGTGTAATCGGGACATCGTCGCTTACACATCAAGTAAAGAGAGTCCCGACCCGAGGGCATGGGACCTCGTTGCGGAAATCATCGAAGAACTTTATCCCTCACCCCCCGTTAGTTCGGGAGTGATAGAGGGAACGCCGGACCCGGATGATACCACTGGTTATGGTCCCACTCTTGGGATGACGGGGACTACGGTCATGCCTGCTCAGCGTGGCTTCACCTTGCCGGGCAGCTATTTGCCGGGCGGTGGTTATGTGAGTATGCTCGTCACCGTATCCCGCATTCTTAAGAAAGACGGGGAAGAGGCGGCAAGAGAGTACATCAAGGCTTGTTTGAAAGACGGCAATAAGGCCGAAAACTACTATTCCAAAGGGGAAAAAGAATGAGCATTTTTGGTCGGGGTAATTGGGCAGTTTTCGGAGTGGAGCCGGACTCCATAACCAAGTTTCAAGAAAGCCTCGGTGTGGACCTTCTGGCGTTCAAGAATTCACAATTCGCCGCAGGCACCGCCATCAAGTTTCACGGACAAGCTACGGCGGGCATGAACCCCTATGGAAAGCCCCGGCTGGATGAACAGGTGGGAAAAGAGTTTCCCGTGGAATGCCTATCCCTGCTTAAGGCAATTGAGAAGGATGAGACTGTTGAAGTCGATTGGACCGCCATCCGGGAGCTTATCCCCAATGAAGGCACCCTGTCCCTCGGCAACAAGGCATTTGCCTTTTGGATGGTCATGAATGACCCCAAAGATGTGACTGACCCGGCGAGCAAGAAGGAAGACCTTGCTTACCAGCATTTCGGTCGTCCCTTCAAATTCCTCGCTAAGAAGGAAAAAGAAGCTGTGGAGGAGCAGGTCAATGCTTCCGCCGTCATGAGCCGAAAACAGTTTCCCGTCATCGTGGATTTCCAGCACGGCAGGGTGTACGCCGAGTCTACGGCTAAGGATGACCTGTTAGCCCTTCGAGCCACTCTGGACGAACTTGGAGCCAAGACGTTCTCCCTCTGTTGGTCTTTCGGGGGAGCGGAATGGCCGTCTTTCTTTTTGAATAAAATCTACAATGGAACCCGCTATGCGGCAGAGATGAAATCCCGTGCGGATGAGCTTGCCAAGTTCCGCCCGGATGAAGTGGAGAAGTTGGAAGACAAAGAAATGGAGAAGGTTGTCTCCGCTTTCTTCGCTTTCACTCCCTTGGAGAATGAATTTGTCGCCTGCCTTGGGTGCCCGTCACAGGTGCGTATTCACAAGGTCAGCGACCCCGTGGGAGTAACGAGTCCCTCTGTGGCGTTCACTCTGATGGAGATGACTAATGACCCCGAACTTGCCGGGGCGAATCTCACCCTCGTGCAGCCGATTGCCAAGAAGGTCAAAGGCGGCGGAGAGAAGATTGTCAACAAGCCTATCTTGAGCGTGGACATCAATCCCAACGTCAACAACTTCGACGCCGGGGCGGCACTGCTCCGGGGATTCGACATGCCGGAATTCAGGAAGCATGTCAAGCTCGCCATCAAGGCGCAGGGCGGATTGCAAATCAAGGATTTCTGGGCTATCTGGCTGACCGATATGCATGATGCCACGCTCACCATCGTTGACAGCATTATCAACGCCTTGGCATTAGACGGTGCGGGAAATTATGGACTGGCGGTGATTGGCACCGAAGCGGATTCCAGCGAGGAGATTAAGGATGAGTCTTGATTTCTACCTTGAGTACCCGATAAACCGGCTGCGGAACTGCCCGGAGTGCGGGTCTACTCTCCCTGAGTTGGATGAAAGGGAGGTTGTGTATGATAGCAATATCACTCACAATCTTGGCAGGATGGCAGCGGAAGCGGGTATCTATAAGCACCTCTGGCGACCCGAGGAGATTGGCATCACCAAGGCAGAGGAGCTTATTGAGCCGCTCACCAAGGCGATAGCTGAGATGAAGGCCGACCCTGCCCGGTTTGAGAAATTCAATGCTTCCAACGGATGGGGATTGTACGTTCATTTTGTTCCCTTCGTGGAGGAAATTCTCGCAGCGTGTAAGAAACACCCGAAGGCTTGCCCTCGGGCGTCAAGATAACGCAGTATTATACAAAGGAGGCCAGTCATGGCAGTCGAAAAAGACTTTGATGAGGGGGAGACATACATCTCCCTGCCACAGGCAGAGGTAGCCGTAATCGTCATGGATGAACACGGGTTGGTGCTTCTCGGCAAAGCCAAGGAAGGCATCGACAAAGACCGGATAACCGTTCCCATCGGTCAAATCATGTCCTTCGAGTCGTTCTTTGAAACGTCCCGTCGTCTTGCTATCGAGTGGTCCGGGGTGGACATTGACCCTCAGCACGCCCTGTTTGTGTGCGAGGAAATTCGACAGGACCAACAGGTCCACCGGCTGGTGGTGTTCGTGTTCGCCAAGCGTATGGGCAGGATTTCCGGTAACTCCGATGCTCTATGGGTTGATGTCCGGGACCTCGGTCAGTATCAAGATGAGATGACCGACATCGCCGTGGAGGGATTCCAGAAGCTCAGCACCGTCCTGCAAAGGCAGGCGGCTCACGTTGCCTCTATTCCCAAACAAGCATAGGAGAGGTAACGTAACGCTATGAATCTAATCTCCTTTCGTCCCACGGCTTGGAGCGAAGTCGTGGGACAAGACAGGGTCGTATCCTTACTCAAGAGTCTTCTGACTACGGGAAAGTTTCTTCCTCGTGGTTTCATCCTCAAAGGTCCATGGGGCCTTGGGAAAACCTCTGTGGCCTACCTTCTTTCCCGTGCGCTCATGTGCGCCGGGAGTGACCCACTGGGTTGTGGAACGTGCCCCTCCTGTCGCTTCATCGACCAAGAGACAATTGAGCATGACGCCGACTTCTTTGAAACGGATGCTGCTGAGCATCCCGGCGTGCAAGATGCCCGCAATTTAATGGACTGCATGGCGCAGCCGCCCATCACTGGGAAGCGCCGGGTCGCTGTGATTGATGAAGCCCATCGGCTTTCTTCGGAAGCTTGGGATGTTTTCCTCAAGCCACTGGAGCGTCCCGACACTGACAGCATTTTCATGTTCGTTACCACCGATGACAACCGCATCCCCAAGACCATCCAGTCCCGCTGTTTGCCGCTGACTTTCTATCGTGCCACAGACGACGTGATTACGGGCCTGATGGCAAGCATAGCCTCCCGTAACGGCATTGATTATGAGCTTGATGCTATCAAGGACATCGCCAAACACTCCAAAGGCATCATAAGGGAAGCGGTCCGTTGGCTGGGATTCGCCGCCGCACTGGGCAAGGTTAACAGGGAGAACGTTGACAAGGTTCTGGATAATCCCCTCGAAAGCGTATGCTACAGCATCCTGCTGGCTATAAGCCACGGGGACCAAGCCGCTGCCGTCAAGCTCGCCGACGATGGAGCACGGGTAGCGCTTCCAACCAAGGTCATTGAAACTACCTTTTCCCTTTATGCCAAGTCCCCATGGTCGGAGCCAGCCTCGGAGCTTGCTCGTATTGCCGAGGCGCTCCCCAACATTAAGGAGACTTCCGCTATATTTCTAAAATGGTTAGCGACCCCGTTCATTCCCGCTGATGCCCTCCCCCTCTTTGTGTACGAGCTTATGGGGGCGGCGAGAGTGTCAAAACCGGTGGTCAGCAAGACGGTCACTCGGACTTTGCCCGCCCGGAATGTAGTCGGAAATGCCTCTTCCAGTCAGGCAATTTTGAAAGGGGAGGTAATCTGACAGTATTTATCTAATGGAGGACCATGTTACTAACATATAGAGACTGCTCCAAGCTGAAAGGCAAGGAGTGGTGTATGCTGGAAGTTCGCAGCGAGAAGACCATCGAACCCACCCTACGCCGGATAGGCAAACAAATACCTCAGATTTTTCGAGAAGATGCTGTGGAATTGTTCATACCGGTAGGTCACCGGGACCTTGACGTTTTTGACCTCACGGCGGCTGCGTACCTCTTTGTCCGCAGTGATAGTTTCCAAGGGCTATTGCGGCTAAAGACCATCACGGGTGTGGTGTCTCTGGTCACTGAGGGAGATTCAAACCGGCCAAATAAGGTAATAAGGGTCTCCGACACGGAAGTTCAAAAGCTTATGTCCCCTGCCGAGAAGCAGTTCAGGGAACACTCCTCCGGGGTAGAGGTGGGGTCCTTTGTCCGGGTTCTTAACGGCGAGACCCGAGATTTCTGTGGGACGGTAACGGCTATTGGAGCCGGGCGAGCGGTCATTCGTATAACCTTGAAGACCAAGAGTATCATGCTGGAGACTCCTGTTTGGAACCTCCTCAACCTCTCCTATGTTCCCAAGGACATACGAACTTACTACTACTGTCCCCTTGTTTCCACCCTTAAAGAAGACGATGAAAAGGAAGGTGAGAAGGCCCTCCCCGAGCTTTACGCTGAGTTTGACGCCGAGGAGGCCGAGGCGCTCAAGGAAGCGACTACCGAAAAAGAGATTGGGGAAATCAAGGACTCCACTGTCCGCAGGAAGTTCGCCGCCGCCAGCCGGGCGAAGGATATCAAGGAGGCTTTAAGCCTCATCCGGGAAGACACAAAGTTGGGAGAGTCTCCCCTCGTTCCCACCGCCAAGCGGAAAGACCAGCATGAGCCGCTCAAGAAGTCCCGGCAGAAGACGGTCACAGCCCTTGTGCGCAAACTCATTCTCGTGGATGGTATCCACGTTCCCTCCACTATCGCTGCCAAAATTGTGGAGGCCATTAAGAAAGGGGAGGTCAAATCCCCTAAGAACTACTTCATTATTTACACAATAGTGAAGGATAACGTCATGAAGCACTGGGTGAAAAAGGAAAATCCAGCCTTCAAAAACTACCGGGAAGTGGTGAAGAAGTACGGCGATACCTACAAGTTCTCCGCTAAACAGATAGCAAAGGTGGACCCGTCCTTACCAATTCCGTTGGGTAGTAGCAAGGAGGATTGAACAGTAAAAATTGAATATTAGGGCGGGGTTTTTGAGTTTTACATCTTTCTCCCCTCTAAAATAGAGGAGAAAACTATGGCAAACACACCTTTAAGCCCACCACAGCCGGATGCAAGCTCCGTCACTGTGGCTACATCCGCAACGCACGTAACGGTCCCGCAGGACCTACTAAACAAGCTGGCTAATCACCACATTACCCTTAACTACGTGGTTGTTGGAATTCTGTTGTTGGTTCTCACCTGCGCCGGAATCGGGGGATGGTTTGGTTTGAGGGGCTATAACAAACTCATGGACCGTGCAGAGGCATCTGAGAAGCTCATGGTTCAGTATGAGCAGTCGTGGAAGCAGGCCGACAGCCAGTATCAGAAAGAGGCGACGGAACATGCCGCTGACCGGGCGCAGTGGGCCACACAGATTGCCGCCGCCAACGCCAAGGAGGCTGGCCTTATCCAGCAACTCAAAGACCTTAACACCAAGGTTGACCAGTCCATCACCGCCGTTCTCCAGCCGGGCAAGTCAGCGCAGGAAGTGTTTGGGGACTTGAAGGATTCTTACAAAAACACCCCGCTGCCGCTTACGCTTAATGTATCCGCCGACCCGGTGACGAAAGAACAGTTGCTCACCTTCCCCATCACCACCGTGCAGCAATTCACTGCTACGAAATTGGACCGGGACCGGCTGGCAAGCAATGTGGACAACCTTAACCAGCAGATAACGACTAAGAACCAAACTATTGACGGTCTGACCAAGACCAATGCCAGCCTGACCACGGACTTTAACGCTTTAAGGGCCGATGACGACAAGCTTAAGCTCGCCAACGGGCAGTGTCAAGACACCGTGAAGAAATACAAGGCGGTCGCCGTCAAGACGAAGTGGCAGAAGATTTGGGCAGGCACCAAGAAGGGTGCGGAGATTGCCGGTGCGCTATTAGCCGGTTACGAACTGGGGAAACACTTATGAAATTAGAGATTTACGGCACTCTCAATCAGAAGAAATTCATCGCCAGTGACCCGGAGGATGATAATGCACCCCTCCTCTCGTTGGAGTTTTACAACGACATGTCTTGTGGTATCCTCTACGAGGATAAGCTCGAAATCGCCAAGAAGGTGCTGACCGATGCCTCCGAACTGTGTTTCAAGGCACTCATGAAGGGAGTTTAAGATGAAAGTAGAAAGCCTTAGTATTCATAGGATTAGCGTAAGGTTATCATGCGGATGCGGGGTCATCGCCGACTTCAAAGACAAGCTCTGCAAGGAGCCGTTCGCCCCCATACCCGTCAAAGAGGGCGAAGAGGATTTGGTGGAAGCCAGCAAGGTCTACGACATCTGCAAGAAGCACGCCAAGGACCCGCAGCGCTCCATGCTGGAGTTCATGATGGCGGAGCGTCTGGAAGAGGCCGTTGCGGAGGCGCAGAAGGCTCCAGCAGCGCCCCAAAGGCTAGTTGCTGGTGTACCCATGGCTCCGACTGAGAACTTTGATGGTGAGGCCGTACAGAAGGTTGCCGCCCTCGCCGGGCCGAAGCGTCCACCCATTGTTAAGACCATCAAGCGGAATCAGGAGCAGCTTGCCGCAGCCGGGGCGGCGGTAGACCGGGAATTGGCGGGTGTGGCGGCAGAAGAATCCGGGGTAGCCTTTGCGGCGGATGGACCGGCAAAGTCTTTGGACCAATTGTTGGATGATAGTGACCCGACCGAAAACAAGAATTTGACGCAGGCCAAGGATTAGGGCAGGATGCTCTGTGCCCGTCCGACCCGCATAAGGTAGGACTTGCTGTAGGACCTTGCCAGCACTCGAAGCCGGTAGTAGTTGTTTTTCAGGGGCAGTTGGCCTTCCCGGAAGATGAAATACCCCTCGTCTCCCACCATATAGCCAAGGCACATCCTCGGCCCCCGGCGCTCGATTGCTCCCCTCGTCATCTTACCGGTGTTACCAGCCATTGACGCTTTCTCCCTTCGCCCACTTGCGGGCCGTCTCCCGGTCGGGAAAGTCCTTGATGATGTCGATTATCTCGCCGTGGTGGATGCACCTAGACATGCCTGTGGATGAATTCGATGGCAGCCTTTTCCAACCCTGTTCGGAAAAGACGCAGGGACCTTGGTGGGGTTCGGCTTCGCAGATGTAAAATTTCATTCTCCCCTCGAAGCGCAGACCGGGCCGATGCCGCTGGCGATGGACTCGGGGACCGTTAGGTCACGCCCGCAACGTCCACAGCGGCCCATGTGCCAAATCTCGGTCATGAAGGGCATATCCCCCTGACCCAAGAAAGAGATAACCCATTCCATCGCCATCACCGAGGGAGCGTCGGAACTCACCTTGGAGGCTTTGGTCATTCGGAAGTTGAGGGATTCACTGCCTGCCGGGCAGACGTATCGGGTGAGCACACCGATGTAGGAGTAGTCGTTTTCGTTGTCCTGCCCAACCAGAAGGTGGACAAAGTAGAGGGTGCTGTTGGGGTTGTCGCCCTCTTTCCGGGGAGCCATTTTGATTTTGTAGGTGAAGCGGTTGCCGCTCTTCTTGCTGACGAAGGTCACTGTGGCGTTCCCGGCGAGAATGAATTCCTTGGCAAGTTTCGGGTCTGTAATCATTCCCTGCATAGTTTCCCTCCACTTACAGTATACCACCGTGTATCCGGTTTTTGAAGGTTTTTCTTGCCTGTATCCCTAGCCCTTCAATCCGACATTGACCGCATTACGGTCGATGTTGCTTTGAGCAAGAGGTTCACGTGGCTTTAACAGGGGTTCGAGGCTTGGGTGGATATCGAGCCATGATGGGCTGACGCCCACATGGAGGGTGTCAAGCTCGCCATAGAAGCTAGGGTCATTACCACGTAAGGTAGAGTCTTTGCGGTCCTCACGGATGACGATGGTCTTGACGAATCCCTCACGGCTGTTTGCTGCCCTTAAAAGCTGTTCTGCAAGCAACCTCGCCTCTTGAGGCGTCATGTTAAGAAAGTTTCCCGCTGAGTTTTGCAGAAGTTTCATAGAGTTCCTCCGTGTAACCGGTAATTTTTACCTATCGGTTGTAATTCTGCCACTTGTTGAAGAGGCGCTTCGCCCGGCGCTCTTTCCCGGCAATCCGGGCACGCCATGCCTCGCACCAAATCCGTTTGTCCTCAGTATCTTGGTTACGGGGGGCGACTTCGGCCTCGAAGGCGGCGGAGAGGCTGAGGTAGGTGTTTTGATTGCCTACCCAAAACCGGTGGGTAAAGGCGTCACCGTGGTAGAACATCATGACGCCCCCTACGGTGTCGGTAAATCCGTGGGAGCCGGTGAAGTTGCAAATGGGGCAGGTGGTCAAAGCTGGCATGTTTTCCCTCCACCTACAGTATACCTCAATGTGACCGATTATTTCCGTTATTTTTTGGTATTTATACAGTGGAGGTTGTATGAGCAAATTTGATAGCATTGCGGTTGGTCGGTACTTCAAAGCGGCTGGGGCGAGCTACAAGAAGACCGCTCCCGGCATCTACGTGAGCTTGGAATCCCCCGGCATTGAAATCTACTGGGACCCCATGTTTGATGCCAGAATTGAGGGGGTCGAAATACCCTCGGAAGGACCGGTCAACACTGAGGACAAGTTCATCACTAACCCTCAGACCCGGCTTACCACCCTCAATCCCAATTACAAGTATCGGACCGCCGAGGCGGCTTTCGCCGAGCTTTGGGGTTCCGCCCTGTTTGACTGCGGCCCCGATGATTACGAAATCATGGTGAAGAAGGCAATCGAGGCCGTCCGGTTCATGAAGTCCAAGGAACTCTTGTAGTCTCGGTTTTCGTACAGAAAAAATCCCCATAGGAGGAAGTGTGAGTAAAGTATCCCTACAGCCTAAGCCCTTTGTATTGAAAAAGTCCACCGTCAAAAAGCAGTTCCTCAGTTCCCTGCAAAAGTATTGCAGACAACTCGAAGAAGAACTCCAGAAGATTTACAACAACCCGGATGAAATCGTTGGCAAACTGGCGACCGCCTATCAGGGAGCACAAGGCTCCGCCAAGAGGCTATCCGCTCTCGCCGCCACACTGCTCAAGCACGCCGGGGGCAGGGTGGAACTCAGCAAGGTGGAACTCGAACAGTTCAAGGGCATGGCAATCAACATCAAGTGGGAACTGCCGGAAGGAATCACCGACGCTGAGAAAGCCGAATCTTACGTTTTCTCCTACGATGCCATTACAGAGGCCGAACTCGCCAAGATGCAGGCTCAACCCGCCCCACCGCCTGCCCCTGCGCCGGGAGCGCCTCCTAGCGGGCCTGCGGGGCCTTCTACGTTCACCGCTGACGAAAATCCGGCTGATGTAGTGCCCCAAGGCACCGCCTTCCCGGATGCGACCGGTCCCTCCGCTCCTGAATCGGTTGCAGAGGAGTCCACCCCCACCGCAGACGCAACTGCGTAGGGAAGTTCGACTATCATCCTCATAGTGAAAGCAAAAATTTCGGGGAGGAAACAATGAGTGAGGGGTGCAGGAAAGACGTGGCGGTTGCCCTATGCTACAAGGACTTCGCCTTTTGGACAGGATACAGTTCGGTAGGTCTCGCCGTAGCAGCAAAGAAAACAGCAGAAGAACTTAACCAACATGGAATCAGGACTTACGTTGTTGGCGTTAAAGATAACGTTGAGCTTCTCCAGTCCATTCTCTTTCACAATGGCAAGCGAGCGAAAGAAGGCAAAGGTCCGTTGACCCACTGCGTCATCATGGCACCGTGGATTACGCCGCTGGATTTGAAGGCACTGGTCAACTACTTCCCCGACATGGAGTTCACCGTAAAGTCACATTGTAACGTGGCGGCTTTATATGGCGATTACCGGGGAATAGGAAACTTCCGCCAGTACGCCGACTTGATGAACGACCTTCCCAACCTTTCGGTATCCGGGAACTCTCGTTCATTCACCCAGTGGTTCAGTGAAGCCTATGGGGTCAATACCTTCCTGCTGCCTGACTTGTATTCCAGCCGGGGCCATCACGAGGGCAAGGTACGGTTCTCGTCTCAACCTCTACGTCTTGGTGCATTCGGCGCACTCCGCCCGGAGAAGAACATCCCCTCGGCGGTCGCTGCCGGTCTGCTCATTCAAAACCGCTTGCAGGTGCCCGTCTCTTTCCATATCAATCAGGGAGGGGAGTCTGAGGGCAAGGCCATTGTTAACACGATTGAACAGATGTCTCAGGCTATCCCCGGATTCGATGTAGTCAAGCACAGGTGGATGCCGTGGGAAAAGTTCTCCGAACTCGTGAGAACCATGGACCTCCTGTTCCAGCCGTCATTCACCGAGTCGTTCAATATCGTGACGGCGGATGGTGTGGTCATGGGAGTTCCCACCGTGGTCTCTGACGCTGTGCGATGGGCACCCAAACAGTGGAAGGCAAACCCCGATAGCCCGGAGAATATCGCCAACGTGGGCCTTCACCTTCTGGACGACCCACGGGCGTGGCTTGATGGTAAGGAAGCTCTCAACGAGCACAACCACAAGGGTCTTCGTCTGTGGAAGAACTACCTCTACGATGAGGAGCCAGAGGAGCCGGTCATCCCGGCTCCCGAGCCTGTCCCGGAAGTGGAAGAACCCGGATGGGTAAGCCAACTCATTCAGGCGGTTAAGGACCTCTGGTCATAATATGGACCAAGAAACTCTTGACAAAATAAAGACTATCAAATGGTGGCACAGGATTGACCTTGGCGACGGGGTCACCACCCCCGGTACCACCGACAGCGAGGAGAAACTCAAGCGCCTGCACCTTCCCGAGGATTTGACCGGCAAGAGCGTACTGGATGTAGGTGCATGGGATGGCTGGTGGAGCTTCCTGTGCGAACGCCGGGGGGCCTCTGCGGTGACTGCCGTGGATACGTGGTGCTTTGACACCGGACGCCGGGGATTTGACCTCGCCACACGGGTGTTAAATTCCAAGGTGGTGGGGATAAAACTTGATGTTCATGACTTGGACCCGGACCTTATTGGGAAGTATGACTTCGTTCTTTGCCTTGGGGCGCTCCACCACTTTCAAAACCCCCTTCTTGCCCTCCAGAAGCTTCACTCCGTCTGCAAGGGAAAGCTCATCTTGGAAACCCATTTGGACTGGATTTTCAAGGAAGAACCCATATGCAGTTTCTATGATAAAAACAAGCCTTACGGTGACCCCACATGCCTTTGGGGACCAAATCCCCCATGCGTTGAATCTTGGCTAAAGTTCGCTGGTTTCAACGATGCCCATATGGTCAGCATTAAATACAAACCCGCCAATTGGAGTGGTGACCGAGGCGTGTTTCACGCCTTAGCATAATCAAAATCACAACTATCACACCCTCTATTGTGGGGCTATTATGCCCCTAGTGTAGTCAAATTCAGTGTAGTACAGTGGAGGATATATGTCCGCAAAGAGAAAGATTCGTAAGACCCGTGTGTCTCCCGAGGGAATTCAAACGGAGACTGTCAAAACCAAAACCACCAAACTCAGAGCCGAAATAGAAAGACTGGAGAAGGAACTTGCCGAGGCCGGTGCCGCCGACTTCTTTGACTATGGTGCCGATGTTCCTAAACTCACCCCCAAGACGGCGGAGACCTTGGTTGCTTCCCTTTTCCATGAGGGGAAGAATGGGGAACCACTGGTGGAAACACCCCCACCCCCGGAAAAGGTCAGCCGCCCCGTGCAGGCACTCGAAAACCTGATGGAAGCGGATGAAGAGAAGATGCATTGCGCCGTGGCAAATGCAGACGCCAAGGCAGAGGCCATCAGTACCGAGGCCGAGGTTTCGGAATTCAAGCGGTTTCCACATCTCGCTGTGGATGTCGCTCCTCCCCATGTTTCCGGGTTGGATAAGAGCGCAAGCCTCGGTTACTTCCGGTCATTGGAAGGCAGGGTGCTGACAATTCTTGATGCTTCCTCCTCCGACAGAACTCAAAGGGAGGCTCTCAAGACGTTGATACGGAAAGAGTTCAGGAGCACCATGACTTCAATTGAAGTTGCTCTAACTCCACCAAGGTAGCTACGAAAGCCTCTATTGAGGCCCCATGAATCCGTTGCTCCGCCCCAAGCAGGCGATGCCCTTGACTCCCGAAGCGCAGAAGCGCTTTAAGGTGACGGGGGACCGTGTCTTGGATGAGGTACAAGTGGGAGACTACGAACTTTTCCTCACCGTAGACTCCCGCTTTGGGTTTCACCAGATTGGTCTCCAGCGCCGGGGGCAGGACTTCACCAGTGAAGAGCAGTTGGAACACATCGTTCCCAAGGGCTGGGGCAGCTTTGACCGCAAGGCATTCAAGGAAGCCATCACCCGCTGGCTTGCTCAGTACCACATGCTGGTGGTCGCTTCCCATAGTTCCGTCAAGACCAAGATGTACGGCCTTGCTCTCCGGGCTATTGGATTTAAGCTGACCCCCGTTCCTTCCACGGGCCTGTTCTCCTACATTGGTGACGGGAAAGAGGACCCCCGTAAGGTACAAATGCTTGAACAGATGGGACAGTTCATGGAGCAGATGCAGAACCCTCCCGAGGAAGAGCCGGAAGAAGAGTACTAAATTTCCCATAAAATTCAGTATTATTGGACATGGTGGATAAACGAGTAGCTTTCTACGACAAACTCCTCGTCAAGGCCCTGCGGGCCTTTGTTAATGGTGATTACCACCCCTTTAGAGAGATAGAGGATGCGATTCGTAATGCCCTCGCTTCCTCCAGTCGTTACAAGAAAATGGCCGTTTTGAGAACGCTGCCATGCAGGTTGAGAAAATCAAACCGCCCATCCCTCCGGGAACTGGCAGAGGAGATTGACCGGACCGTGGAAAAGAGAATCTTCAACACCGCTTACGATGCTTACTGGTTTCTTTACTATCACCCCAAGCTTAACTGCCGAGCGAGAACCCCGGAGTCTCCTGCGGATGCCGCCCGTTCCAAGCGAAAGGGATTCATCGTTATCAAGGACAGGAATGGTCAGCATTGGCGAGAGTGGCGGCACGAGTTCCACCGGGCTATTGAAGAGAACCTCAGTATCTTCTACACACTCGTGGACGACAAGGGTGAAGTCAACGATGACAGAACCAAGAATGTCAACCCTGAGTGCTGGCTGGAACTGGGTCACTTGGAGTGGGGCTACGTGTCGGAGTGGGATACCAGTACCACCCTGATGCCCTTCCATGACGTGGAGCTTGACTGCGGCGGTCCTACTTTCGATGAGGCCCTTATCGAACTTGCCAACTTGACGCTTAAGCACTACGGAAATTACCGGCTCAAAAAGAACTTGGCTCGGGAGGGAAAGTGTGCCCGTCCGTGCGCTGATTGCAGGTGGTTGGATTCTTTTCACCGAAAACTAATGAAGCGCATCAAGAAGGAAAAAGGGGATGCACATTGATTGGGGAGTTGTTGCATACATCGCTTTCGGCATCTTGTTGATGGGCGGACTTGTCTATTGGTTCTGTTTTATCCGGGAGGAATGATGATATCCTTTTCAAGTGATAAGCCGGGAGAAATACCGGCTCTGTTTCAAAAGTTTCCATGGATAGGCGAGGCTGCCGGGGCTTCGGAAGTCAGTTGCGTTTATGTAGGCCAGCCGAATGAGATGCCAGACTTCCACTGGGATACCGACGCCATGGGGTACAACACCTCCGGGTCTTTCATCATCAGGGATGCCGGGGGGCACACCCGTGGCGTGACATGGGATGATGTCCATGAACATCGGAAGGAGCATGGGTTAAAGGAAGAATCCCTCAACTCTCCCCAAACGGAGATTACACCACTCGATACCGCCTTGCTCTCCATTCACAATCATGCCGATGACCACGACACAGTGTTCAAGGGGATTTCCATGGACCTGTTCATCTGCCCCACTGGGAGGCAGTTCAAGGACTACAAGAATTTAGTGGCTTGGATGGCGGAGAGGGATGTTCTTTACAAGCTTCGGCAGGTGGGGATTGTTCCTTAAGTAGCCTCCGCCGTTTCTTCTCCGCCGCTGTCTTCTTTCTGTGGCATCGCTTGCACAGGGTGCGCAAATTCTCCATCACCGTCTTCCCACCATCCTGCAACTCCACGGTGTGGTCAACTTCCAGTGAGCCTGCCTCGTGCTTATTCCGATGACAGAGGACACAGCGGTACTTGTCCCGGCGTTTTACTTTGTTGCGGATGAATGACCAGTCGCAGAGGAGGAGGACTTCAATGGTGCATTGCTTGCTGCACCACGAGGTCCGGCGACCGGTTAGAACTTTTCCACAGAAGCGGCAGAGCCAGCGTCCGTGTTCGTCTTTCTTCTTGGGGAAGTCTGCCCACTCTTTGGGCATCCCACGTTCTTTTGCCATTAGTGATTCCTGTCATCCTCTCGTACTCGGGAAATGACATACGAGAGGAAACAGAAAATCATTGTCCACTTCAACCCCTGCTGAAATTTACTCATACGACCTACATGGGCGGCGTCCAAGCGACCCAATCGAACAGCTTGTGTTCCGGGTGAACAAGGAAGCTGACCTGCGATGGGCGGGCGTGCCGTCCACAGCCGTGGTCAAATTCCGATGTGCCGCTGAGACTTCCGTTGATGAGAATGTTGCCGGATACAATACCGGGGACATGCCAGTGACCGCAGGAGATATAGTCGAAGCCGAGCTTCGTCATATCTTCCATTTCCTGCCGCCAAGCATCCAGCATTGCCTGCATCCGCTTGATGGCTTCCCGGCCCCGCTCACGTTCGAGGCCATAGAAGGGAATGCCCATCCATGCCTTTACGGTGTCGCCGTGTTCGAGGAGGAACTTCACGCCCACCACATCGACCACATGCTTCATGCCCTCGGTGGTAACGATGTCGATGTTCTCATGCTTCTGGAGATAGGCATTGGCAATTTCGTAAACGACATGGCTCATGGAGTTGCTGGACTTCTGCTTGGATTGTGGCTTCTTTACCAGCCGTCCGTGGTTGTCCGCCCCAATCTCTACGAGGGTTATCTTGTCGAAATGGGGAGCGAAGGTGGAGACGGTCTGCGCCAGCAGCTTGCCCGCTTGCGTTGCCTGTACGGGGAGGGGGAACTCGTTCGTGCGGGTGAGTTCTTCGTGGATGTCGCCGGATACCCAGTCACCTTCTCCGAAGACATACAGGTTGGGGATATTGAAGGTAGTTCGGTGTGTATCCACCCAGCCGAGGAACTTCTGTGCAATGTACTTCATACGTTCCTGTGCTATATCCCAGTTGTAAATGCCGAATCCCTCGGTCTCCTCGGGCTTGATGATTTCGCCAATATGCCAGTCGGAGAGTTTGATGCACGCAGCCATGTCGCTACCCGCACCCATGGGTGATTCAAACTCCACGGGCGGTAACGGGTCCAAGCCAGTGATGGCGTCCACAATGGCGTCGGTCATCTCTTGCCAGTAACCCTGCTCCTCATGCGCCTTCTTTACTTCGTTTCTGAGACGGCTGTTGTCCCGGCGCAGATATACTTCCCTCGGCTCTTCCGGGGGTGGAGCAACTTTGGCGGCTTTGGCGGCGGGTTGGGCAACCTTGCGGGCGTGCTTTATGTTGGCTGCATCAAGAAGGGCCTCGAAGGTGGGGAAATACGCAGCCCATCGGTCCTTAAGTGGGCTGTTGTTACGAAAGAAATCACGGCTTACAGGTTGGCTCCCGTTGTTGGATAGCCTCTGCGCCTCCTGAATAAACTCATCCCTCGTAGGCTTCTCTGTACTCATAATCCTCCTGTGGCGGTGTTTTTATTTGGCGTTATCACTACTGATGGGGGTGATAGTTGGCGTTTTGGGTACATTCCATGCACTCGCCGTTACATCCCCTTGGTGGACCAATCTCTGCGCATGATGTCTAATACTACAAATTCCCGATTCTTATTCAGGAGAAGTGTATGCCGGAAGCCAGTATCGCCAAAGAAGCCAAGCTGCCTCAACACCATAGTGTAGAATACCACGGAATTCCCGTGGTCATTGAGTGGCCCAAGGGTTGTGTCCGGGAAGGCAAGGACAAAAACGGCAGAACGTGGCGGCGGGAAATGAAAGCTGATTATGGATACATTGACGATACATCCGCCAAGGGTGATGCAGAACCACTAGACATTTACATCGGGGGCGACAAGGAAGCTAGTCAGGTCTTCGTCATTGAACAGCTTGACGAGGATGGGGAGTTTGACGAGTACAAGCTGGTTGCCGGGGTCCCGAATCTGGAGTCAGCACAAAAGCTCTACCTGTCCCATTACCCCAAGGAATGGGGAGACAGTCGATTGGGTGACTGTTTTGAGACGGATATCGGTTCTCTTCGCAGTAAGGTAGAAGAGCATCAGGAAAAGGACAAGGACATGAAAAAGACATCGGCAGATGAGGGGATTTTGGAGAGAATCAAGGGAACAGAGTACGACATGGCGGGGTCCAAACTGACCGGTTTTTGGCATGACGGCCCGGCGACCTGTATGGACTGCCGTCACAGAACGCCTCACTCCAAGAACGCCGAAGGGGTAGAAGTAGACTCCTGCAAACATCCCGTGGTTATGGCGGACCCGGAGCTACAAGAAAAAAAGCTTCCCGATGGCACCATTGAGGTGGATGCCGATGACTGGTGTCGGTTCGCCCAAAAGCCCGCAAAGAAGGAAGAAAAGTCTGAACCGGCCAAACCAGAAACCTCAGAAAAACTGGAGAAAAAGCCGATGACCGGCTCCATCTACTTTAAGGTGCTGAACTCAATGAGATAAAGAAAACTTCCGGGCGCATGGTTGAAGGACCCAGAATCCGGTAATATTCATAGGTAGGTGACCATGAAGCCGAAGGGAGTAGTTATCAAAGGTGTGCGATTCCGCCCCGGTGAGGTGGACTGGGAAGACGCCTATGGGGAGGGCAGGAAGGCGCTGCCGGACTTCGATAAAATGAAAGCGGGTGAGGAATTTGTTGGTTCCAAGATTACCGCAGTCGGCCTTATCGCCAAGATAGGACACTACTTAGTCATCATAACCGAGAAGAATGAGGAAGCGGATGAGTACGATTACACCGTTATTCCTCTTCACGCCAAGACCGTAATCCGTTACCATTGATAGCCCCACGACTTTTCATTTCTCAATCAGGGGGAAACTTGTCCCCGGACTTGAAAAGCCAAGGGTTATATGCGTTCACTCAATCCATTGCTTCAACCGACAGCCGGGGCAGCCGGGGAAGCGCCTCCCATGACAGTCCGTTTGGAAATCCACGATTCCCACCGGGGAGAGCTTTCCGGCAGGGTAGAGGCTTGGCTGGAGGGCGGCGGCGTCTGGGTGACCGGTCCTGACGGCAAGGAGACCCAACAGGGAACACGGGTCGGATATGTGGACTTTTCGGAATACGATGACGAAATCTGGATAAAGTACGTTCATGTCCAGCCGGAATACCGTCGTCGGGGTGTAGCGACCGCCATGTACAAAAAGCTCACAGAGGAGTTTCCCGGTGAGCAAATTGTCAGCAGTGGCACTACGGGGGAGGGCGGGGAACTCAGGAAGTCTTTGAAGGAGCGGGGAATCATCGCCGCCGACGAAGCTCTGGATTATGGGGCGGTCATCAATGTGCTTCACAAGCTCATGCCGGATGTGGACCCCAGCCTCCCGGAGCCGCAAATTAGAATTGCGGACTACACCCGTTCCAAGTGGCTGGGTCGGACCGAGTGGAAGCACGGAGACCCTAACACCGTCATCCTCCTTCAAAAAGCCATCTGTTATGATGAGGAGACCCTTACTCGTGTCCTCGCTCACGAACTCGTACACCATGAGCAGATGCTTAAGGTGTGGTCAACTTACCCCGGAGGGAAGGGGTTTGATAGGAGAGTGAGGCAAGAGGGCGGGCATGGTTGGGTCTTTAAGGAAATAGCCGACCGTTGGAACGCTAAACACGGTAAGGATTTCATTACGGCGAAATCTGACGAGAGTTACGAGAAGCAGTTTACCGAGCGGCCTTTCTTTCTTTTGCTTTCTCGTACTAGCTGGGGTTCTCCCCGTTGGCAGGCATCCATCCGCATCTCCGGTAAGCAGAAAATCTGGATGACCGGCAAGAACATGGAAGAGTACCGGCTGACTCAGACCACTGACCAAGACTTTGTTAACTCCCCAAACATCGGTTCTAGGCATTGGGAGTACCCCCACAGGGATGACCATGGTTTGATTCTCTCCGCCGAAGCAATGATGAAGATGCCAGACCTCCGCTTGCAGTGGGATGAAAAGCCCCCGGCAACTATTGCCGAAGAGAAAGCCAAGCGGCAAGAGATTTATGAGAAGATGAGAGAGTGGTCTCGTGCCCGGCGACAGAAGAAAACCGAGAAGTGGTTTCAAGACCTCAAGGACAAGTCGGATGCCTATCAGCAGAGCAAAGCCTCCGCCGTGAATACCCAACCCACCCCCGAAGTCTTGGAAGAAGCTCGGGCTTTGCGTACTGAGTTACGCATGGGAGACACCACCGCTATAAGGGGTCAGGGTAACTGCGGTTTCATTGCTGATGCTGCATCTCAAAAATACGGCTGGGACGTTTACGCCGGGCTGTACTTGGAAGACAACGGCAAGCAAATCGACCATGTTTGGAACGTCTCGGAAGATGGAACCATCATAGACATCACCCATGACCAGTTTGGACCCCCCGATATCAACGTGGTCAAGCTCGGTCAGCCGGGGTATGATGATTACCACGCCTACTGCTGGCAGTATCTCCCGGAGAATGAAGCAGACGCTTGCCCCATCTGCGGTAACGGGGTGGTGAATGAGGAATCTCAACCTGATGAAGACATGGAGGAGTTGGAGAAGACCTCTTCTCAGAAGGTGGGGTTGGATGTCATCAGGAAACAAGCGAGGGTGAGTCAGAACCTCACTTGGCTAGTCAACTACCTTACCATGAGCAGGAGAGACATGGGTGAGGAAATAGCCCGTGCTTATACGGGGTACTTCATCGACTGGCTGCGGAATAACGACTTTGTTCTACCCAAGAAGTTCAAGGGGTGGAGGAGTTTCCTCACCGCTCTTGAGGATTATGATGAGGCTGCTTGGAAGGCGGTGCCGGACCAACTCTACGAGGAGTTCTTGGAGCCAGCCGCCAACTTCGCCATGGAGAACGACCCGGCGTACTCTCCCTCGTTCATCCACCTCACCTACAAGGGCATCGTCAAGAATGAGTGGCTCGTCCATTTCACCGACTATGCCGACTCCGTGGCGAAGCAGGGATTCACCCGTGGAGTAAGCGATTTGGCGCATCTTGGATTGACCACTTACTTCAAGGATGAGGATAAGAAGGGTGGAGGCTACAACTTCGCTGTTCCTGTGAATGATGCACACAGTATAGAGGCGGGGGTAGGAAGGAATAATGTATCCTTTGGAAGTGAGGCCGTACTCTTCCGGGCCTCCGGGGTCAACACCTATCACTCAGGGGATGAGTTTTATCAGATAATCTTTTGGGGTAAGACCGCCAAAGATATCATTCCCTTGTATCACACGGAGGGAAAGTGGTTCGTTAATGAGGTAGGAGGGGACGTGCTGTTTGAGTCTCCTGACATTGAGGAAGTGGCAAGGTGGGCAATCGCCAACATCAACAAATACTCCATGATTCCCCGTGCTGCCAAGAAACGCACCGCTTCCACCCACAAAAAGGCGTTCATCGTTGACACTCTCGTTGACCTTAAGAATTACCTCCAGATGGATGAGCACATACAGGGGGAGGAACTTGCCCGGCTCTATCCCGATGAATTTGTTGAGTGGTTAGAGGGACAAGATTTCGAGGCTCCCACTCTCCCCGTGCCGCAGCCCAAACCCTTTGAACCCCCTGAGTACCCCGGTAAGTGGAATGCCAAGGACAAGATGCCTTGGGGATTTGTCAGGCTTAAAGGGGATGAGCAATTCTGGACCTATCGTGGGAAGCACCCCGTGGACCTGTCTAAGGGCAAGGTGGGGATAAAGAACCACTATGGGGACATCATCGCTCAAGGCCGGAACGAAAAAGAAGCTTATGCCAACTGGTCCAAGGGTATGGAAGAATCCCACCGCAATGTACAAGCGGAGAGGGCCGGTAGGGATTTCTGGGAAGCTCTCCGGGAGGGTGAAGAAGAGGTGCTTGCTCTCATTCCCCCGGAAACATACAAAGAGTATTTAGAGCACGGTAGTGATTGGGTCATGCAACACGACCCGGCGAACGCCCCCTCTTTCATGCTCATGACGTATCAGGGAATCGTTCGTAATCAGTGGCTAGTCCATATGACGGACAACCCTGATGAGATTGCCAGAGATGGATTCCTGTACGGTATGCACGACCTTGGACGCCTCGGACTCACCACTTACTTTACGGAAAAGGCAAAGAAGATAGGGGGCTACAACTTTGGTGTTCCCGTGGCCGATGCCAATCAGGTGGAAGGCAAGTATGGCAAACACGCCGTGGTTTTCCGGGCCTCCGGGGTGAACGTTTATCACTCGGGGGACAACGAGGACCAAGTAATCTTCTGGGGCCGGGCAGCACGGGATATTGTTCCCATCTATCACGTGGACAGCGGTTGGCACCTACCTGCGGATAGGAATGGCAAACCGGTATTCGTCGCCGAGGATTTAAGGGATGCCGCCCTGTGGGTTGCTGCCAACTTTGACCAGTATCGTTGGATGGCGGCGGATACCGCCAAGATTATCCCACCTAAGCCCAAGCAAAAGAGGGCGGCTCATCAGCGGGTTCAGATGCCCCGTAACGTCAACAAGTACTTGTCTAAACTGGACCTGTCTGCCAGTGCTGACCTGCAAATGGCCGTTTGGAATTTGGAAGAAGGGGTAGACTACCTCAACTCCTTAGAGCTTCCTATTACCGTTTACCGGGAGTTGGAGATAGTAGCTGGAAGTCGGGTGGATTTCGGGCACACCGGGGTCTCATGGAGCGTCAGCCAAGAGGGAGCGCAGGCTTACTTTGGGCCGTCTTCTATCTGGTCTCCCGTGCGAGGAGTGAAGGGAGAATTCTGGACCCTCCGAGCCGTGATTGAGAGTGAAAGTCAGATTGACTGGGAAGGTACGTTGCACGCCAATGTTAAGGACCCGGAGGAGTCGGAGATACGGTTGGTGCAGGGGGCATCTATTAAGCTCACCGGAGTCATGGGGCCGAAGGATAAGAATTTCCGCCCGGCAAACCGAATGGTTATAGCCGCTGCCCGGAGTGAGGCGGAACGGCGAGTTCGTAAGATGTTTAAGCAGGAGCCGGATTGCGATGTGGCCTTTATCTTCTCGGATGGTACCCCCTTGCGTACTTGTGCCGACCATCAGTATATGGCGGTTCAGGGGCTACAATGTGAACCCGGAAAACAGAATGCCATAGAGGAGTTCATGTGGCTTACCGGGGCCGTTCGGGTAGAGGAGAACATCGGTGAGGTTTCTTTCCATGTGGTAGCCCCACCGACTTCTGCTCAGATGCGCCGGATGGCGGAAATGGCTAAGGAGAACCGGGTGTTCTGGTTTATCCCCGGCTCGGATACCACCGATTACTGGAATGATATTGGGCAGGAGCCTCAGACCTTTGCTGATTTCCAACGGAAGCTTGATGAGGCTTTCAATAAGACGGCAGACTCCCACAAGCAGACGCCGCACAGGGAGAATGACTTCGAGAGCTTGGGTGAAGGTGAGGGACTAGAAGGATACGCTAATCAACCGGAATGCGAGGGTGGTAACAAAACGATTATCCCCATGAACGTTCTGGAAGAGCAGGCGAAGCTTACGATGACCGCCTCTCCCGTCTCTCATTTCCCATCATGGGATGAGTTTGTTGAAAAGGAGGGCGGGATTGTAAAGATTGTCAATGGGTTTGGCTCCAGTTGGGACCAATGGGAACCTTACGACCGGGCGGAGACGGAAGCCTTTGATGCTTTGGAGCAGAAAGAAAAACGGGAGTACTTGGAGCGCCGGGCCTATGAGGATTTGGAGAACCGATACTACGATGTTCTTGGCGACCACTCCATGTGGTCCTTCCCCTTGGATGTCTACCGGGTAGTTACCCTCAAGGACATCAGGGGGTTAAAGCGCCGGGGTATCGGGGTCTTCTGGTCATGGGATGAGGATGCCGCCGAGGCACACTGGGGAAACTTTGGGCCGGGCTACCAGAAATACATCATCCATGCACAAGTGCAGGAACAGGATGTTGACTGGGAGGCGACCGTCTGGGTGAATCTTGACCCCTCCCTTGGGCAGGAAGAGAAGGAGATACGCTTAAAGGAGGGAACGCACCCGCAGATACTTGGTTGGAAGGAGACCAGTGAAAATGAGTGGCACCAGCCCCCGGCAGCTTGGAAGAACGTCACCGCCGCTTCCTCATGGGTCATTCCCAAGGAAGCTGCCAAGGTGGGATATGTCTACCATGTGACTTATGCCAATCGGCTGGAAGACATCATTTGGCAGGGATTGGAACCCGGTCATCCCCCGGTCATCGGTGAAAACTACGGCTGGCACACCAAGGGACGTATATTCTTCTCCGACCCAAGAGGGGTGGGGTTCTGGGTGGGTCGGGCGGAGGAGTGGGCTTACCATAACTCGGATAGCCCTGTTTCCGATGGCATGATTCCCGTGGTTCTGCGCATCAAGGAGTATAAGCGTTACGGGTTCGAGGAAGATGAGTACGGAACTGGCGATGCTGGTGCCGAGGCATTCTTTACCCAGAAGACTATCCCCGCCAGCCGGATAGAGATGTGGGATGGAAAGGTCTGGCGTAAACTCAATGAAGACCTTCTCTCCGAACTGGGCCTGTATGGCTTTGGGTCTAATGACGATTTCAACCCCAATGATAGAGAGGGGGATATCGACAAGGACGAGTACTTGGATACGAAATATAAGGCCATCATGAATCCCAAGGTAGCCGTAGGCCAGACCATTGGTCAGGTGTATCTCCTGCACTTCCTCGGCGGCGGTTTGGGGCACGGTAGTCAGGCAAACGTCCGGCACTACTGCGGCTGGGCGGAGAATGCCGAAGCCCGCATCGCTCAGCACATGAAGGGAACCTCAAGGGCGAGGATTATGGAGGTTGCCCACGAGCGGGGAGTGGAGTTCACCGTGGCACGGGTTTGGGATAACGTTGCCCGTGAGTTCGAGCGCAAGCTCAAGAACAGCGGAGGTCTATCCCGCCACTGTCCGATATGCAAGGCGGAGGGTACTGACCGGGACACTGTGCGGAAGAAACAGCAAGCCCCTGCGGTACAAGAAGTGCAGGTAGCGCCAGCGGCTCCCGAAGCGGGGCCGGACCACGTTGAGGTTGAAACAGGAGGAGAGGGTGTTAAGCCAGTTGCTCAATAAATCCGCTGCCCCTCTTCATGAGGGAGCCAAAGATACTACTTTCTACCACGGCACCACGGAGGAGAAGGCTGCACAAGGCATTCTCCAGAGCGGCATTCAGCCAGCGTCCATCTTGATTGGGGCTAAGCCCACGCCGAGCAAGTGGTACACCCCCGTCTACGACCGGGTATACTTGACGACCAGTCTTGGTTACGCCGCCATTAACGCCGTGGGTGGACAGATATTGGGACACCCCAATCTCGCCGACCAATTCTTGAAGGGGAAAGACCCTTATGGGTACATCTTTGAAGTCAGAGGTTCCGACCTTGCGGGTGATGTGGTGCCGGATGAAGATTCCATTGCTGAGATGCTTGAATATTACCTTGGCTATCGGAAGGGGAAGCAGGACTTGGAACGTTTGAGTCAGATGCGTCCCGAACAGATGAGTTCTCTGGACAAGCACAACTGGGAAAGCATTCAGCGACTAAAGGAACACTGGCCTAGTGGTATTGCGTTTGACGACCAACCCATCAATCAGCCGGGAGTACCCGAGGAGATAATTCACGATGTATGGGGCCTTATTCACCAACTTACTCCCACACAGCGGAAGAAACTGGATTACTATAACGACTTCGGGGAACTTACCGTCATAGGCAAGAAACTCCAGAAGTATGTTACTCCAAGGCTTACTCAGTGGCTCCTTGAACACGGGGCGCACGCTGCTCATCAGGGAGTAGTCTGGCCCACCAGAGCATGGCGGTTGGACAAGCGCAAGGCTATCGAAACAGGCAAGGTTAAGGAATCCATGGAAGAAGTTCCACTACCACAGAGAGAATCTCTCTCAGTTACAGCCGCCGCCGATGACGCTTATCTGCAAAATGAGCGTGATTACTCCGGGGTGTGGAACGAGCAAGAGACACAGGAGGAGGGTCATAAGCGTTGGCAGCGTAGGAAGGAATGGCAGACCTCCTTGCTTACCGCCCTTTCCCTCGGTAAAATCTCTCCCGAGGAGGCTGACCAGAGGGACCTTTCACCGGGCTGTATCGGCGGCAGTTGTAGCAAGGCATTCAAGCCCCTTCCCGCCCGGCTCTACCACGTAACTACAGCGGCGGATGCGGTTTTTTATGGGGGCATAAAGACCCGAGAGGAGCTTAATCAGGGTTATGGTCATGGGCTAGGTGGGGGTACAGAGAAATCCATTAGTTTCACCACCGATTTGCGGATTGCCGAGGATATCTATCATGCCATCCTTATCGCTATCCGTGTAGCCAGCGGCAGGTTCACTCCGCAGGAGATGCTGGAAACCGCTCGTAAGGGTGAGGGGGCACAACGGGAGTGGCTAAGCGACATCAAGCGCTATTACGGCACCCAGTCCAACATGGTGGTGGATGAGGACGGTCTTCCCTCTGTTCTTTCTGCCGTTGTTCGGGGGGTAACTACCAAGCACTCCATGGATATCCCCGAGCGCAGCAGTGCCATGGGGATGACAGCGGAGGAAGCTAAGACCCTTGGATATGTTCCCGCCAAGGGAGCGCACGGTTGGCAAGGCCGGGACGCTCAATACTATTCATACTTTGAGAGACCGGCCACTCCCGAGGAAAAGCGAGAGGACGCTTTCCAGCTTTTCAAAACATGGGCTTTCTTCCGGGAGCAGGCAGGCGGCAGGATGGACCCTCTGTTCTTCATGTCCGATACCGCCGCCTTGGCACAAACAGATGAGGAGCAAGTAGCGGTGCTGGAGTTCAAGCCCATTCCCGGAGCCATGGGGACGCAGGAGAGCGCATTGGGCGAGTGGCGAACCTACACCGGCAGAGCCGTCCAGCTTGTGGGTCAGGTTGCGGTGCAGAAGTCTGTAACGGCGGGAGTCTCCGTTAATGACCTAACTTATCTCCACCCCAAGCAGGAGATGACGAATACCCCGGCGTTTAAGGCGTGGTTCCGCAACTCTGTGGTGAAGGAACCGGATGGTAGTCCCAAACCTGTCTACCACGGCAGCACCCATCAGTTTGAGGTGTTCAATCCCTCCCGTTCTGATGTTGAGAATTATTATGGGCAGGGAATATATTTCACTGACAGTGAAGGCGATGTAACAAGGAACTACGCCACACCGACCGGACCCGACATCACCAATCGTATTGAGCGCCGGACGGATGAACTCATCAACGACCTTTACAGCGAGATGGGGGAGGATTTTCCGGGGTATAATACCACTGAGTATCAAGACCTGCGAGCCGACGCCAACGAACGTGCCATAAAGGAAATTGTGGGTCCCGATGAAGAGGGGATAGTCTACGCCACTTACCTGCGTATCGAGAGACCGGTCGTCGTCACCCGAAAAGGTGGGACTGAGTTTTACATAAACTACAATGAGGCGACAGGCCGGGAATCCGGCTCGGGGATGCGGCTTTACAATGCCGTCTTGAAAGTCGCTGAAAAACAGGGTGTGGATGGACAGGATGTTTGGAGTAAAGTGACGGCGAACGGTGAACTCTACAGTGATTTCACCGCCTATGAGTTTGAGCAAGCTTTCCGTAACTCTGATAATCTTCCCGAAGATGTTTACATCAACGCCGGGGATTTCATCTCCCAAGTCTACCGCACAATGGGATTCGACGGTATCATCCAGATGGAGCCGGATAAGCAGTTCCCCAACATGGGAATTTATCCGGGGACCCACCACTACATCATCTGGAATCCCCGGCAAGCAAAATCCGCCATTAAGAATGTGGGGACCTTCAACCCAAGGTCGCCGAGGATGACGGCGGCAGAACAGCTTAAGCTAGACCTCCCGCCCCGGCGACCCTTTGACATCACGCAGGAGCCGGGATTCAGGCGGTGGTTTGATGGCTCTGAGATTGTAGGCAAGGACGGTAAGCCCCTCAAGGTTTACCACGGCACTTCGTCAAACTTCCAGCGGTTCCGACAGGACAAAGGATTCCGAGGCGGCTTGATATTCTTTACCACCAACCCGGACTTCGCTTCCATGTATTCCGGGGTTATGAAGTGGGAAGAAGAGAAAGGCACCCCTGTCATGGATGGGGGACAGGCGACCATTGGGGCAAACATCATGCCCTGTTATCTTAAGATAAAGAAACTGTTTGACTACCGTCAGAACGATGCCCAGTATCTTGCCGAGGAATACTTCAACTCCGGGGAGATGGACCAGTTTGATGAGAGCCGAGCATGTGCCGATTACTACGGAGTCATGGAGGAGGAGCTTACCGACCGGCAGAAAGTCAAATATGATGCCGATGCTTTTGTCAGTCAGGTTGCCAAAGGCTCATGGGTAGCCTTGGAGCTTCCCAGTTTCCTCTTTTTCATTAAGAAGGCGGGGTATGATGGAGTCGCTTTGGTGGAGCTTAACGCCCTAAACTTCGGGGTGTTCAATGCCAACCAAATTAAATCGGCTCTCAGCAATACGGGAGAATTTAACCCTCGGAAGACAGATATCACTGCCGCCAAGGAGTGGGGGGAGTGGATTGGCGTGGACCTTGATGGCACTCTCGCCAAGGAGACGGAGGAGTTCGACCCGCTCAAGATTGGCGAGCCGGTACCGGCGATGGTGGAGAAAATCAAGGCGGCAATCGAGGATGGTGTGGAGGTGAAAATCTTCACCGCCCGGCTGGCGGATGAGAAGCTAAAAGACAAGATTAAGTTGCTAGTCCGGGTCTGGACATTGGAGCACATCGGGGTTCCGTTAGAAGCAACAAACGAGAAAGACCCCGGTACGGTTGAAATATGGGACTCCAATTCTGACATGGGGCATAACCCCTTGAAACCTTAACTTTTACCTCCTTCATATAGGAGGTGCTTTATGTTGGTGGAATGTGGATGGTGCAAAAAAGAGTTTGACAGGTGCCCTGCGAGCATCAAAGAGAAAAATTTTTGTAGCCGGAAATGCTATGGCGAGGCAACAAGAGAGAAGCATTCGATAAGGAGGATTTGTCGGTTTTGCAATGAGGAATTCAAGGTTCCCAGATACTATGCAAAGGACCTTACGACCTGTTTCAAGGAGGAGTGCCGAAAGAAAAACAAGCAGTTTATCGTTGATTCTATGCACAAGGGGAACTTCAAGGGGAGAAAGGCGGGGTGCCACCCAGACCGTCCCCATGAAGCATTTGGGTTATGTAAGGCTTGCTACAGCCAGCAGCTAGAGCATCGTAGTCTGGAAAAGAGGCGAAAGCAGCATGCCGAATGGAGAAAAAACAACCCAAGAAAGGTCCAAGCGGCACATCGCCGCTATATATACGGTGTTGACGAGTCCTACATCCAAGAACGGCTTACTGTCCAAGCAGGGCTTTGTGCCATATGCCGACAGGCACCGGCAACGGACCTTGACCACAACCACATAACGGATTCTCCTCGTGGGATGCTCTGCGGAGGCTGCAATCGTGGAATAGGCTTGCTAAAGGATGATATCGGCATTGTGCAAAGGGCGGTTGAATATCTGAAAATGTGGGAGAAGGAAACCAAGGCTTATGCCTGAAAACACAGTGAACAAAGTTCCCGTCAACAGCAAGGATGAAGACGAAACCATCCTTTACTCAGACGACAAATGTCGCATTGTAAGGGATGAAAAAGGTGCATGTTGTCTGGTCCTGACTACTGGAAACGGTCAAGACGATAAGGACGAGGGGAAGTTCGCCTCCAAGTCCCCTGCTACTAGCCGCCTTTACTGGAAGAATGAATGGAAGCCCGGTGAGCAGGCGTGGTTCGAGTATATGTGTTGGGAGAGTCCCGAGTCCGCCGATGCCAAGCTGTGGTATCACTCACATCAGAAGGTCACGGTGCTAGGAAAGGCAGAGGCAGATGGATGGCTGAAGGAGTTAAGTGGTATGACCCCCGTCCAACGTCTTGAAGAAGGGTCACCAAGAGCCTATAAGATTAAGTTCAGCGACGGGTTTGAGTATACCGCCATGGAGGACGAGTTATTGACTAGCCAAAAGGGATTCTGCCGTCCCGACCCCCCAAAACAGGGGAAGCTTGCCTCTAAGTTCCCCACCCCCGAAGGTGTAACTTATAAGATAACCAAGGAACCGGGACCCTATCCCACCTTTGCGGTCAACGCCTACCTAGACGGATACCAAGTCGGGGGTATCACCGTCGCCGCCATAAACTCGTACACGAAGAACAACGAGGAGCACTACGAGTATACACAGGAGAAGGGAACCGTTCGGGTGATGAACGTATGGGTCAGCACCGACCTTAAATACCACGGCATCGGCTTGACTCTCTACCGCATGGCTATTGAAGAGGCAAGAAAGAAAGGCTACAAAATATTCAGGGAAGGTTTCACTCAGTCTCGGGATGCCAAGAATGTGTGGGCACGGCTGGCTAAGGATTACCGGGTGGTGGAGGAGAACGGGGTAAAGCACATTGAGCTTATCCCAAGACCCAAGACCGCCGCTCTCACAAGAGACAACGCTCGTTGGAATGGCAAGCCGTTCTCCTTGGGAGCGGTGTCTTTGCTGGATGGGCACATTGAAGAAGCCCACAACTATCAGGAGTGTAAGGCGGGTGGATGGCACCACAGCCACATATTCAGCCAGCCGATTCTGGAGAGGGAGCAGAGTGAATACGATTGGACCAAAACCGACCCCCGTGCCCCCGAAGGTCCGCAGGGCGGTGGACCCGCCATTGGTTGGGGCGACACCCCATGGGGAGATTCCCATGGAAAGACGAGCGGAGATATCGCCATCTTCTGGGTGGAGGATGATGGGTCAATTGGCTGCAACTATCCTCTCCCGGAAAATATCAAAGCGGCCATCAATAAGCAGATTAAGGTTATCCGGCGAAGGAGAGCCGCCGAGGAGGATACGCTCGCCAAACTCGTGTGGCAATTCCGGGAGGAGCAAGAGGATTGGTATGAGTGGTTAGAGGACAAGTCCTGTTTCCGTGAGCAGTGCCTCTGTCTGGCGGACCTGTTGGCGAAGTTCCTGCGAGAGCACGGATTCCCCGACGCTCACCGGGCGGGTGGGTATTATGGAGAGGGGCCGGAAAAGGGTGAGCACTTGCAGGTGGGCAGGCATGGACTACACTGGTGGGTAGAGACGCAGGATAAGATTATTGACATCACCTGCGACCAATTCCACCCCGGAGAAGAGGATGACTGGCGAGTGGTAATCACCAACCTGAACGACCCGGAGTATCAACGGAAAGGTACCGGCTCGGCGGTTGTTCCCAAGACCGCTGCTGAGATTCCCGAGATTCTCTATCATGTGACTTTTAAGAGCCGGGTCCCCAAGATACTTCAAGAGGGGTTGGTTCCGCAAAAGGAGCCAAACTTCCCCTTCGAGGAGAGTCGTGGGTTGGTATTCTTGACGGCGATTGAGGGGGTGGATTACTGGAAAAATCTCCTCGCTGAGTTCATCCGGGGTAAGGATGACGAGCTAGTTACCCTCCGCATTAAGACTGAGGGATTACGCTTGGCGAAGGACCCCTTGGGGGTAGGGGAAACCGGCGTTCCTTCCTATTCAACTCGCTTTGTTCCTCCTAAAAATATCACAGTGCTACCGGAGCCAAGGAAGATTGCCTCCGTAGAACAGTGGGAAGACAAGAACGTAGTAGCCCACGTAGGAAGCTATCGCATCGTCGTGGATGACCCCGAAGACGCCGAATACATCACGGCATGGACGGAGGACAACAAATGTGTTGGCAAACTATCTACCAAACGGCAGAGCGACAGTGGACCCCTGAACGATTACCTCGGAATAGGTCTGGTGGAAGTGAAACCACGGCACCGGGGATACGGACTGGGCAAGGCGATGTACTTCGCCTTGATGCAATTCATGAGTCCGAGGTGGAAAGGAATCAAGAGCTATCTCCCGGATAGGTACAACAAGAAGCGGGTTCCCAACATCTGGCGTAGACTGCAAGGCTACAAGCTTCCCGGAGAAGAGGACTGGATGGTTGCCGACCGGGATAAGGTTGCATTCATCTCCCGTGAGGCGTCCGTTACCGAAGCCCCCATAGAGAAGGTATCGGCGGGAAGTGGTATCCGGGTTATCAAGAGGGGAACCCAGCTTGAAGCCAAACACCGCCTTGGCTATGCCCGTGGGGAAATCACCAACCTTGAGGGACTGGAAGATTGGTTGGATGAAAATGGATTCTCTACCGACTACGACGAATCGGATAAGGTCGAAGGCAACGAGAACTACCGTACCTTCCTCCTACTCGCTGTGGAAGTCAACCCTGCCGCCCGGCGCACAGGACTGGGCACCGCTCTCGTGGATACGGTTTTACAGGCGGCACGCCGGGCAGGAGCACAAGACAGCTACCTGCACGCCTCTCCCTTAGATGAAGTAACAGAGATAGAAACCCTCTATGACTTCTATGGTAAGTTAGGGTTCGAGCCTTATGTAGACAGCGAGTACATCATGTACAAGCCGCTGACGGGTCCACAGCCCACTGTTAAGAAGGCTTGGCAGGATGAGCGCTTCTCCTACTGGGGATTGCAGTTTGCTGTTGACAAAGCAGAAGAGTTTATCGCCGCCAATCCCCGGCCCGCACAGAAGGCCCCCAAGGCATTCCTTGAGGCTTTTGTCGGCACGGTGGAGGATGACAAAGCGGAGGAAGAGGGCAGAATCAACCTCATGAACGTGGGCCTGAACAAGGAACACATGAACGAGGTTGATATCGAGAAGCCCGGTATCGTGGCTCCACTCGTTTATAAGCCAGATAAAAATCATCCCGAGCCACAGAAGCACTACATCCTCATTGACGGTAATCACCGGGCAAAGAAACGCCTCCAGATGGGTCTGGATTTCATGGAAGTCTACCCTCTTACCCCCGAGGAAGCGTGGCAGTGCATGGCCCCCTATACCTTCCCCAATCTGCTAAAAATCTATGTCAACCCAACTAAGAAAGTGAGGAAGAAGGCGGAGGAGCAACCCGCTAGGCTCCTTTATGTTGACGACATGCGCCGACCCACTGCTTCCGATGTCGATTGGGTCAGGAACTATGAGGAGTTTGTCCAGTACATGACAACGCATCCCATGCCCGAGGCCATCTCCTTTGACCACGATTTGGCTCTGGAGCATTACCCCACTTACGCCGAGGAGGAAGAACGGTACAAGTCAGGTACACCACCTTACGAACGATATCAGGAGAAGACCGGGGTGGATTGTATCAAGTGGCTCAAGGCTAACAACCTCATTCCCCAGCGGTGGTTTGTGCATTCGGCGAATGATGAGGGTGCCGGGATTATGGAAAACATGCTCTTGGAGATGAATCCGAGAGGTTACGACTCGTCCTTGTACAAGACCCCTCACGTCAATGAAGAAGAGCAGGTTTACGGCGGCAAGATAAAGGGGGGCTTCCGGGTGAAAGCTGCCCGGCGCAGGGTAAACCCTCTTCTGCAACCATCCGGCCCGTGGCCTGAACGTTCCGGCGATTGGTCCAAGCTCTCTCAAAACGGCGGCTGGATATCTCGGGACGGGCGACCCCTTCCCATGACTCACCCTTACGAACTTCACGGGGAGTGGGCGATGGCGGAGAACCTTTGCGGTATGGATGATTGGGAGGTAGAGGAGCAGGGAGGGGAGGATTACCTCGGGTATGCCGAGAACCTTGCCATGGAGAACGGGCACCTCCGGGTTGACCGGGATGCCGGTCAGTTTTCCATTCAGGCACGAAATGTCACCAAGAGCCGCCGACTCATCACCGAGGCTCTTCTGATGATGCCATTTCAGGGAGAAGTGACCTTGGAGATGGGTCCGCATGACCATCCAAACTGGTCTAAAAGCTTCACTTCCACGCAGGATGCCGCAGATTGGCTAGAAACCCTCTAACTGATTCTTCTATAGATGGAAGAGCTTATCTACAAGACGGCGGGAGTTTGGGATAACCTTGACCGGGGATTCCTTGAGAAGATACACAACCACGCTCCCGGAGTGGTTGTAGGTCACCTCAGTACTTTACTTAAGAATCAACGACTTAGGGAAATATACGAGAAAGTACTTGAAACCCCCATCAAGACCTTCAATAAACCGGAAGAGGTGGAATTAGAGGGCGGTTCTCCCCTAAAGTGGCAGGGAGGATACGGGCTTTCCCACGGTGGTTCGATGATATTCATCAACCCCGCCATCAGCGTTACCGATATCGTCAGAACTTTGTTTGAGGAAGGCGCTCACGCTATCTGGGCAGCAGAGGGCCGACCATCTAAACCGTTCGACCCCGCTCATCCTCCCACCGAGGAGGAATATCTCTCTGACCCCGAGGAGATTTTTGCCAAGCGTATGGCGGAACGGGCTTTCGCTATAGCTACGGGAAAGATAAAGACCGCTGCATGGGCAGAGGCAACTGATTTCTCCTCCGACCCCCAGTGGCATGACGTGTTCTACCAGAACCCCTCGCCAGAGCGCATAAAGGCCCTTGCCAGCTTCCTTCGCTCCGACCCCAACCGCTTCATCACCCTTTACCACGGTACCGCCTCCTCCTTGCCCGTGATGGAGGAGGGGTTGCTCCCGACCAGTCCCGGCAGGGCCAAGTCATATCAAACCAGCCCCGGTTACGTGTATTTGTCTGTGTATCCGGGGAACGCCAAGAACTTTGGGGAGTTGGCTTACCCCGGAGAGGATATCACCGTTTACGCTGTCAATGTCACCGCCCGGCGCTTGCTGCCGGATACTGACCAGCTTGCCAATCAGCGGTCAGTGGGTAAGGAAGTAGGAGACAGCCTTGCCGAGAGCTTGGCAATTGGACACGGGGCACGGGTAAAGGGAGCCATAGGCCCGATGCAGCTTTACAAGGCCGCTGCCAAAAAGCTACGTCTTGCCCCCGACATCATGGATGGTACCCGGAGCTTTTTGTGGGCTATTGTGAATGACCGGGTAATTTTTTCTTTGGAGATTGAACCTCACGTCAGGTGGTTTGAGCGGGTTGGGCTTCCCGATTCTGGCAAGGAATTTGACCGTATCCCCCGAGGAAGGGTTTGGGTTCAACCGCAAGATGATGAGGTCATACTTTTTACTGAGGCTGGGCGGGGTGGTATCACAGGTCGGGCCGATTTTACCTTTGCCCCGGAATACCTCGTAGAAGCTGTATTGCAGACTTTCCCCCAGCTTCGAGATTTCAACATCGTTGACAACATCCCTTCCGACCTTGTGGTAACTTCTTCTGTACACAAAAAGGGTACGATTGACCCCAAAAAGGGTACAGCCCCCAAGCGCTGGTCACATCCTTTGTTGAACGGTCTCAAAGCGGAAGCACGCAAGGCTCCCACTTTTGAGGACTTCAAGCATGATTTCTCCATAGACATCAAACATGGATTGTACTTCCATGTCACCGATAACCCCAACTTCACTATCGACCCGGCAAAGGGTCCTCGGGATATGTCCAGCATGGGAGGCGGCACACCCGTACCGGGCAAGTTGATGGTCACCTCCCACTTAGAGAATTGGACAGACTACTACGAGAATGACCGGGCCTATGTCGCTGTCATTGATATGTCGGAGGTACCAAGGGAGTCTTACCATCAAGTAAGCCGGGGGTTCGGCAATGAGTTCTGGGTGGAGAACCCGCAGGCGGCTAAGGTGTCTGCGGTCATGCCGGTTAAAGAGGCTATCAAGCTGGACCGCACGTATCAGAACGTTCTGGACCTTCACGCTGATGAAGACCTGTTGGAGTTCTATAACCAGTTCCATGCTCCGGTAGAACCTGAATGGAAACCACCCAAGGAGCAAGGTAAGCTTCCCTTCCGAGGCAAGGGCATTGCCGTAGCCTCTATCATGAATATTCAATCTCTATATCCCCCTACGCCAGAATGGGTGGATAAGGCTAAATCTTTTCTCATTGAAAAGTGGAAGGAACGTGCCAAAGAGTATGGTCGTTCCGAGCCTAATGACCTTGAAGGGGCGTGCAAATTCTCTTCTCTCTTTACCCAAGCTTTATTTGGGGGAAAGCTTCGGGGTAATTGGGAGCACCAGTTTGTTGTCCTGCCAGACGATACATCTCTTGACCTGACCGGTAGGGGGAATACTCTGCATGATGCTGGGTTCTTTGGTAACCCAGAGCACCAAGAATCTATGGAATCATGCAGGCCGAGGGTAACCCGATGGGTGGAAGAGTTCCGACAACGTTACCCGCTTCCCATAAAACAGGTAGCCTCTTACGAGCCTTATGATTTTGAGCTACTGTGGGCGACATGGCACAACAAGGTGTTGTTAACCGACGACATGGGCCTCTGGCATGTTAAATGGTTTCAAGAACTCAATCAACACTCTCAGCGGCATGACCCCATTCCTTCATGGGGGCCAGAGTTTGATAAAGTCCCTCGGGGAAGGGCGGAAGTCAACAAGAAAAAGAAGCGAGTCCGTCTATACACTGACGCCGCTCCCAAGGGTTCAAGGGCGGGTGAATCTATTACAGGAGAGGCTGACTTTGACTTTACTCCCGAAGAAGTGGTAGCTAAAATAAAGCAGAAATACCCCTCGCTCCGGGACTTTGAGTTTGTAGATGAGGTTGCTCCCCGCTTGCGGGGCAAGTGGGCAGCCGATGAGTTTGAGTATCCTCAGATTGCCTACCATGTCAGCCGCCGCCGTAGCCGGAATTCCATTCTAAAGAATGGATTGCAGATGTACCACAAGCAGCAATATGAGGATGTGGAGCATGAGCCAGCGGTATATCTATTTGGTAGTCTTTCTGATGCCGAGAACTGGGTAGGTGAGCAGCAATCCTACACGGGACAGGCTTGTGACATTTGGGAGGTGAAGGTTCCGCAGGGAGAGGGAACATTCTGGCCTGACTTCGAGGTTAGACACGAATACCCTACGGCATGGAAATATCTCTGGGATATCCCCCCGCAGAATCTTAAACTCATCAAGACCATAGCGCTTCCCAAGCAAGCGGCGGTCCCTACCGGCAAGGCGATAGATGACCTTGGCATCTCCGGTCAGCAGGGGTGGTCATATGATGAACCATTCCCGGACCGGCACAACGACTTTTATGAGGACGACCAAGTCCAGAATCCCCACAGTGAACGTCCTCTGACCGCTGCCTTGTCTCCGGTCTACACTGAGGAAGTGAAGAAGCTGGAATACGAGCATGAGCTTGTCTCCTTGGCGGAGGAGATGGGGAACTTCGAGCGGGTGGTGTGGGAACGCCAGCCGGTCCTTAAGACACACACCTTGGACACCGTGGGCTTGGCAGGCTCCGCAAATGACTACCCGCATCTACGGGCGGTCCACGTGGGCGACCCTGATTACTGGTTCAGTCGGCTGACCGAGGATTACAGCCGTAACTCCACGGCGTGGGTAGTGGAGATATACCCCACCGAGGATGACTATCTGTGTGATGACGTGCAGTACACCATGGACCCCAGCGGCGGCGACAAGGCTTACAGCGCTATCCTCATCACCCCCCGCACTCAGTTAGTTGAAGGAAAAGATTTCCGGTACGTGAAGGAGTTGACGGAGGAGGACCTTCCCGAAGTTTATGATGAAGATGACGGGTTTGGGTTTAAGGATGCCGCTGTTCCGAAGACGGTCATCATGTGGATTCGTTATGAGGGAAAGATTCAATCCACCGTACAGATTGGGAACAAGAGTCATGCCCAGTGGTTAGAGGAACTCAGCCTGCCGTTTGCCGGTCCTTCTTATGACCGGATAGAGCGGGGAGTGGCGATTGTAGACCGAACCCACAGGCTCGTTCACCTTGTCAAGAATGCCGGGGGATATACACCCAATGACGTGGTTGAACACATCAAGAATCGCTACGGTCTGGGAGAATTCTCGTTCATTGACACTGAGAGTTTCGATAGCAACATGAATGCCTCTCAAAAAACTGCCAGTGATGATGCTTACTATGATGCGGCAGAGGCTTTCTTCGACCGGGAGAGTGTGGTAGCCGTAGAAGTAATCACCGAATACATGCAACACGTCCGCCAGAAGAGGTATCGTCAACAGTGGAATGTCGTGCCTGCCGCCCGGCTCATCAAGATTTGGGAAGACTACATGAAGACCGGGTTTGTCCGGGACTCGGCGGGCCTCAATCAGATAGCGGAAACCGTCATTGACAACTGCCTAAAGATTTACGTCAACTCCATCCTCTGTGGTCACAGTGCGATGGGACCGGAGGAGTATGCCTCGGAGATGCTGGAGAGAGAGGGCATATCCAAGAAATTCCCGGAGGATTATTTTGAACGGGCACCAGACTACTTTGATACCCCGGAAGGCGGCTGGCGGATAAGCGACCAAGCCGAGGGGCGTCTGATGAATCTTGTGCAAGGGGTGTATCTTGCCAAGAGTGATGAAGACAAGTTACAGGCGCTCGATAAGGTCTTGCAGTTTTCTCACCCCCGCAGCGACTTGTCAAGCTGGCTGGTGCAGGGCGGAAGGACCACCTTGAATCGGCTCTTCACGGGCATGAATGAGTATGAGCGGTGGGAGCAATACGGCGGTGTGGAGGAGGCAAAGGAGTTAAACAAGGAGTTCAACAAGGGCAGGAACGCCCTGCTTATTCCCAAGGAAGCGTGGAGCACGGAGCCGGGCGGCGAGCCGCTTAAACCTGAGACTCAATCCACTATCGCTGAGATGGTAGCGGATATACGCAAGATATACCCCGAATGCCAACGCATCTCCTTGGCTGGCTCCGCTGCCCGTGACGAACTCAAGCCCAAGTCTGACATTGATGTGGTCATTGACTTCCCCAAGGGCACACCTGCATGGGATATGGTGGAGAGAGACCAGCCACTCTGGGACAAATATCAGCAGGTGGAAGGCCGGATGGTGGACTTCATCATTCACGTGGAGGGAGGACCGCACGTTGGTCAATATGATTACCGGGAAGAGTTGGGTCTCCCCAATCCTATGAAGGCCCTGTGGGAGGCTACAACCAAGACCGCCGCACCCTTGACCATCTTTGACCACGTGCGTCACCCTTCGCAGCTTCCCACCGTGGAGGAGTTTCACAGGGTCTACCCCAGCAAGTCCGTCCGGTATGCGGAAATCCGGGCATTTCTCAATACACTGACCGAGCCGCTGGTCATTTACCGGGCAGTCAAAATGCACAACCGCTATCCGTATACTCGGGGCTTTGGCATCTACTGGACTTACGATGAGACGGCTGCCGTTCCCTACAACGCCGACTATGAGACAGCAGCCGGGGCTGGCGTGTGGGACCCGGACGAGGCGGAGGAGTACAAGGAATACAACAAGGGGCGCAAGACCTACATCTTCCGGGGAGAAGTCACTTTCGATGCCGTGGATTGGGGACAAACCGTGTGGGCGCTTAGGGGCCAGCCGGAAGAGAAGGAGATTACCCTCCACCACGATGCTCCGGTGCATGTCACGGGTTGGAAGCGCCGTGGGTCTTCACGTTGGTTAAAGCCCAAGTATGAGCATATCACCGCCGCCCGGCGTCCCAAGTATCGAACCTATGTGCCCGATACCCGGACGTTCAGTGAAGCATTCATGAAATGGTTCGACGGCTCTAGGGTAGTGAACCCCTACGGTAAGCCCCTGCTGGTATATCATGGCTCCCCCGACACCCGCTGGCTCAAGGAAGAAGGGGTATTTCAAACACCCACTGAACGGTTCCTTCACAAGGAAGACCCGGAGCGGGCCTTCTGGTTTGCTGCCGACTACAGCACCGCTTCCAGCTACGCCGACCCCCACCGGGCGTGGGACTATCAGGGATGCGAACCGGGGACCAAGGGGTTTTACCTCTCCATAAAGAATCCCTACGTGGTGGACAAAGGAGGAGCAAGCTGGCACGGGACGGATACCACAGTAGCCGAGGCTAAGGCGGGTGGGCATGATGGTATCATCATTCACAACACCGTGGACACGTATCAAGCGAAAGGACGCAAGACTGACACCTACGCCGTGTTTAGTCCCAACCAAATCAAAGCGGCAGATAACACCATCTGCGACCCGGTCAGTCCTAACGTAAATGCTTCTTTGGAAAAGGAAGCCTCCAAGGCAATGCCGCCCATCACCGAAAGCTCTTGGATAACCTCCAAGGGAAAGGTTATCCCTAATGCAGGCAGTACCCATGCTCGGAACGCTGTGGCATATGGACTTTGCGACAAGGAAGAGCCTCAGAATATGCAAGAAGCTATCCGGGCATGTATGCAGGCAATGCACCGAGGGAACATCCGGGTTATCATAACTGATAACGGGGTGACTTTCCAGAGTCGGCACACAACTCCCCGGACTTACACCCTCATTCGTTCCGCTTTAGCCTCCTTGACTAAGCCTTACCCGGTATATGAAATTGAGGATGATGACCACGACCTTCTAACCTTCTCAGACATTGAGGAGTTTGATAAGTGGCTGGGGAATGTCAAGCCTTACGGCTATGGCAAGGCTGCGGCCCAGCGGTCCATCTGGTACCATGGGTCCAGCCCCAGTAACCTCCGCAGTATTTTGACCGAGGGACTTAATCCCCGCCCCAAGAAGCGCAACTGGGGAGATGACCCCAATGCCGGTGCCTACTCCCCTAGCCGGGAATCCTACGGCGGCGTATACGTCACTCAAAATCTCACCACCGCCATGAGTTCTCCCCGGCAGCGAGGGAATGAGCACGGAGTCATCGTTGTCTGTATGGATTTGCAGCCCAACACCATGTATCTTGATGAGGATAGTGTCACGGGCTATCTACAACAGGCTCTTCCCAGCATCTCCGACATGGGTAACTCCTACTATATTCTTCCCGCTTACCTCGCTGTCACCTATCCTGAAAGGGCGAAGGGTTGGGGAGAATACGTGGATGATGAAAGAAAGAAGTATATTTACAAGGCCCTGCGGGGACTACGGTTCAAGTATTACGGCACCAACAACGATGAATTCAACGGGGATTTTCACCCCGAGGTTCAAAAGCGACTGTTGGAAATTCTTCCCGAGTGTTTCTTCGCCGCCCTTGCTCGCTCCGCCGCTCACCATGCTAAGAAGGAACAGGACTGGGAGCTTTCCAGAACTTACCAAAGGGCTTTCGCTGAGGAATCAGGGAAGTCCAGTATTCCCCCTGCGGAAGAAATCAGGAAACTATTCCCCTCCCCCGAGGAGGGAGAACGGATGTTCCGGGATGCCGTCGCCAAGGTCACTATTGCCCTCAAGCGATATGCCAACCCCAAGGAGCCTAATGCGGTTTACAACTTCAATAATGCCCGCATTGAGATGCCTATAGGCTACGGGGGGTCCAATCGTATCTTAGCTGTGATTGAAGTCAGAGAGAAGTATCACTTGGAGAAAGTAGAGGGCAAGCGGCTTCCCACGGAGTTGATTGTTCATTATGGGGAGATTCCCCCGGATTTCCTCGCCCAGTTCAACACAAGATATGGGGAGAACTACGTTGTCAAGCCTGCGGAAAGTGTTAGTAAAACAGCAGATGTTTACAAGGTTTCCGACTCGGAGGATAAGCCAATCAAGGAACCATGGCAGCTTACCAAGGAGGAATTCATTGCCAATCCGCCAGCAGGCTTTGAGTATGTCCCCGGCAGGCCGTTTGATGCCCGTAGGCAGGGACCGGGTCTGACCCGTGTCAGTGATACCTTCTTTGAGGGTAACGAGGACTCCCGCAGGATGGTGGTCAACCATGAAATAGGACATGATTTAATGGTGAATTTCAACCGTGATTTCAGGGATGTTCTCGCCCCGTTCAGGGAAGATGGTAAACCCCCCAATGCACCGATGGATGCCCGTACTACGTTCGACAACTTTTTTGGTGGACAGCATCGCCCCGAAGAGGTCATCGCTGACACCTATGCCGCCTTGTTCGAGGGTGGGGCCAAGTGGTATATTGAAAGTCCGAGATGTGTCAATCTGGTAAACAGGGTTATTGAAATAGCTAGAAGAATGGGGAAGCCATTGCCCCCCGAGATGGGGGGTAAGACCGCTGCATCTACAGGCATCCCCACCTTCCGGCAGTTCGTTGAGGAGCTTGGTGGACCTGACACTTTTACCAACCGTTTGAAGATAGAGTTCGGGGTGGATGATACCAATGAGGAAGAAGACTTAACAATTTCCCCAGAAGAGGCCCAGAAGCGCTTCGCCGCCTCTCACAAGTTTTTCCTTTCCCAGAAGTGGCCTCTGGATGTATACCGGGCCGTCTCTCTTCCTGCTGATAAGCCATGGTCGGGCATAAAGCAAGAGGACTTTGGGGTCTACTGGTCGATGTCCTCCGGTACACCGGGACATGACGTAGGAGCCTATCCTTATGGCAGCCCCAGCAGAAACTATCGAGTCTTCCACGCCAAGGTGAGAATCGAGGATGTGGATTGGTTTGCTACCTTGGCGCTGTCGATGAGCGGAAGTTTCAATGATGAAGAGGAAATCCGGCTCAAGGATGGAGTACAACTGACGCTGGATAAGTGGCGGGATATGAAAGACCAATGGCACGCCCTGCAACTGCCCGTCACCGCCTCTTTGCCCGGTCTTGGACTCCTCCAGCCCGGACACGGCGATGATTCCAGTGTGTTTGACCCCGGCTATTACATGACTGAGGGGTGTGGCATATTTGCTGTGGCCTTGGCTCGATTGAATCAAGGTGTTGTGTACTTTATGTCTGACCCCGAGGGAGACCCGTGGCACGATATCGGGGAGATGAGTCCAGAACAGATTGCAGAGCTTGAAGATAGCGGCAATTTGGTGGACTGGAACATGACCCATGTTTACTGCATGGCACTGGACGGAAAGACCTATGACATCAAGGGTCAGCGGTCACCAGCGGTCATGGCGAAGGATTTTGACATGGACCCGGCGAACCCCGAGGTGAGCTTGGATGGAGGTCCTTATCAACCCGACGACTTCATGAACCAGTTTATGGGGGAGATGCCCGAATCCGGCGGGGGGGAGCGTCCCCTGTATGGTAACGAGAAAGACGTGGCAGAAGTGACACAGTACATCTTGAAAAACCCGAGGAAATATGGACTTACTCGAAAAGGACACTAACTCCGTAACGGATGAGGAGTTGGCTCGGGTAGCGCACCAGATTACTCGGCCCAGAAAAACTGCCTCACCTAAAAGGGGAGCCGGTGTGGAGTCTCCTAATTTCCGGCGTTGGTTTGCCGGGTCCAAGGTGGTGGACCAGCAGGGCCGACCGCTCCGAGTCTACCACGGCACCCGGTCATCGGTGGACTTCGAGGAGTTCAGCACAGACGGTGTTGTGACCACGGAGACGGGCGAGCCGCTGTCCTCCGGTAGCGGCTGGGACCCCGGCGCTTTCATGGGAGCGCACTTCGCTGTAGACCCCAAGGTCGCTGATATGTTCGCTATGGGCAAGGGGTGGACCCAGACCCGGTATGAGGGCGACGAAGAAAAACCCCGTGTCATTCCCGTGTATCTCCGCATAATCAACCCCAAGGACTTTGGCAGCGAAAAGAACATGCTCCAGTTCATCTATCAGGGGAAGATAGGTGGGTATGAAGAGGAGCTTTTGCAGTCCGCCATGATAGCCGATGGCATAAGCCCCGAGGATGAGGAAAGTTCCACACAAAAAGCCGATGAGTGGTATCAAGAGTACGATACTGATACAACTTTCCGGCAGGGACAGAATGAGTGGCTGTTCGAGCGTATGCACCCCGAAGAGGGGGAAGAGGAGATGCTCAAAGATGCCGCCTATGACCTCGCCATGCAAGCAAGAACAAAGCTGCAAGCCGCAGGGCACGACGGTATCCGTTACAAGAATCTGGTGGAAGGTGGAGTCGCTTGGATAGCCTTCGAGCCTAACCAAATTAAGTCAGCATTTGCACAACAATACGACCCACAGAAGGCAGAGTTCACCGCCGCCCTCAAGAAAGCATTCTTTGTCAGCAAGCGGGGATACGCAGGATACAACACTTTGGAAAACGCCCTCTATGAGGTGGAGGGTGACTTGCCAAAAGTGGAAGCCATCCTCGCTCAGCATGGAGCGGAGATGGCGCTCGCCTACAATGGTGGCAGGCTTTATGAGGTGGGCGGTGCGGTGGTCGCCGTGGATGATGACGGAACCTTCACCATGTGGTCTGACGTTCGAGACCTCCTCTTCGATTACAATGCCGAGAAGTTCCTGCCTGATTCGGAAGAAAAATTTAACAAGGAATTTTGGGCCTACCCTTCCACCTTGTATCATGGGACGGATGAGAACAAGGTGGAGACCATCCTGCAACAGGGGTTGCTCTCCATGAACGAGACTCGGGGATTGAGCAACCGAAGCACGGGAGCGGCGGTCTTCACCAGCACCGATTGGGATGAGTCCAGCTACTATTACGACACTGTGTTGGAAATCGACACTGAGGCTATGAAACGGGAGCTTCCTCCCAGCAGCTTACCTTTTGCTGGAAGGGAATCCGACATCGCCGAGGGAGAGGCACGGGAGTATCTCGCCCACGCTCTGGGAGATGACGACTACCATTACGACTATGAACAGGGGATGTCCCCCAACACTGTCATCCTGTACGGCGCTGTCCCTCCGAAATACATCAAGGTTGCCAAGGGAGATACGGGAGTAACCGCCAGCCAGAAAACAGCTTCAATAACAAATCATAAGATTCCCCCTGAGTTAGCGGAGTGGCTGCTTGTAAATTCTGGTAGTTAAGTATATACCGACTATTGGGTTCATAAGTATGAGTGGATTTTATGTTTACATATTGTGCGACCCAAGGAAGCCGGGAAAGTATGTGTATGGGGAAATACTACTTTCTTATCAGCCATTTTACGTGGGAAAGGGAAAAGGGAGGCGGGCGTGGCGTCATTCCTGTTACATAGGAAAGCACCACAATCCGCATAAAGATAGGATAATACAAAAGTTATTAGACATCGGAAAATCTCCAACCGTAGTCATAATAAAGGATACTTTGTCTGAGGAAAGAGCATTTACTCTTGAGAAGAAAATCATTTGTCTAATTGGGCGTTTTAATCTTGGAGAGGGGCCTCTGACAAATGTTACCGAAGGGGGAGAGGGTATTTCTGGGTATGTATGGGATACAGAGCAACGGAGCAAGATAACGGGGGAAGCTCGCAGTGGAAAGAACAATCCGTTTTTCGGTAAAAACCACTCCGAGGAAACCAAAAAACTTATGCATGAAATCCATAGAGATACCACCGGGGTTAACAACTCCTTTTACGGAAAACAACACTCTAAAGAGACAAAGGCTTTGATTTCCAAAAAGAATGCGGGAAGAAAGCGGGGTGTTTTTTCAGAGAATCATAGAAATTTAATCTCTAGCGCATTGATGGGTAAGCCAAAACAATTAAGTCCCGAAAGCATTAGGATAGCTAATCAAAAGAGGCTAGAAAACTTCAGGAGGTATGGTCACCCAACCAAACGGGTATATGCTGTTTCCACTCCCGCAGGAGAAACCCTTGAGATAAGAAATCTTAAGGCGTGGTGTAGGAACTCCGGGGTTAACTATCATATGCTTTTGTATGTAGCTCATGGGCGGTATAACGATTGGAGTGGGTATCGTTGTGCTATTAAGGAAACGGTATGACGAATGTATCTAAAACTGCATTTCCGAAAGCACAGACAATCTCTCTCCAAGAGGCGTTAGACCGGCATTTGTTTGGTCCAGTATACCATGGAACTACATCGGAAGCACGAGAGTTAATTGACCAAGAGGGGTTTAAGGTATTCGAGGGCGAGGCTGGTCAGGGTCCGGTTTCTCATGGGTTTGAGGAAAATCGGGAATATGCTATGGGACTTCCTCCACCAATTCACTTTTTAGGTTTTGGTGTATATATGACGCCTTCCCAGTCAGTTGGAAAAAAGTTTAATGGTAATAGCCTGAAAGGGCTTAAGGTCTATTACTTAGATGTCCCACGGCTTGAATCTATAAATTTCAATACCCCTCATACAATGATGAAGTGGTGGTTAAAAAATGGTTATGACCCCGATACCTCCACATGGAGTAGAGTAAAAGCCACTCAGCAGATGACTGAGACTCTTAAGTCTAAGTTCGACGCCGTCTATCATAAGGGAGGGGGATGGAAAACTTTAGATATAGGACCGCAGATAGTAGTCTTTGACCCCTCTCATATTTACCGGGTAGATAACGCTCTTGCCAAGCCGGGTGAAATCGGTTGCACGGTCATCCGTAAGTCCACAGGAGAGAAGGGTACTCTCTTGGGCGTCCGGGAAATCATGGAGACTAATGATGCGGGCGAGGATGTTCGTCAGAAATATCACGGCGGCAATGAACGGTTCCTGACGGTGAAGTGGAGCAGGAGCGGCATGGACTATAGTGTCTATGACAGTGACGTAACTTTCGCTCAACCTAAGACGGCAGCGGGCGAACGCTGGCAAGGAGGCTACTGTACTGTCTTTGCCAATGCCTTGCATCAGAAGTTTGGCTGGCCGATATGGGCAATCGTGGAGGAATCCGGGGAACAGAAGACAGTGGTTCATGCTTTCTGTCGCAAGGGAGAGCTTGCCATTGACTCCAAGGGACCTCACGATTTCAACGCTCTTGTTAAAGCAGAAACGGCACGACGGCAGTATCCCGGCAAACCCGAAACCAAAATCTCGGTGTACGAGGTTACTCCCGAACAACTGCAAGCGATGAGCACGCAAGACCTAAATGATACGGCTCTTGCCGTGCAGTTCATCGACCAGAACGCCGGGCTTTTCCAGAAGACCGCTGACCGCAAGGCCCCGGAGCCAGCCGATTGGGAAGACTGGCGGTATGCCAGCGGGGACCGCTGGATTTCCCAATTTTACATCAAGGCCCCCGAGACACAGAAGGGATACATCCCCTACACCGCTGTCATGCAGAGTTGGACGGATGCCGAGCCGGGGCTTCCTACCTTTGGTAACCGGGCGGTCAGTTTCCTCTTCCTGAATGCCGATGCCAACCTGCTGGGTGCCTACGGGACTACCAATACCGGACACGTCGCCGAGGTGTTCACCAAGGTAGGCGGTCTGGTCATGAGTGCCCTGCGCAATCTCCGCCCCCCGGCGATGTACTTTTCGGCGGAGGGCGCTGGGAGAGCCGCCCTGTATGCACGCATGGCACGGTTAGGAGCAGCCGCCAGTGGATACATCCCCTACGTCGTGGACCAAGGAGCGGTGACCTATTTTGCCCTTGTGTCTCCCACTGTGGATGCTGATTATCGGTACTGGGGTAAGGATGTAATCCAACCCTTGATGACCGCTAAGACTGCTAAGACCGCCTCGGAGTGGGGCGGCTTCTGTCCTCGTTGCGGTTCGGACCAGACAGCATGGGCGATGCATTCACCGACCACCGACACTTATTTCTGCTTGGACTGCAAAGGCAGCACTGACATTGAGCGGGATATGCACCCCAGTCTACGGGCAGCTATGAAGATAGCCGGATTGGTAGGATACCCGTGGGCGATATGGGAAGGCAAAGCTCTCCTTAGCCCAAGAGGAATGGCGCATACCGATTGGTTTGCTCGCATGGGAATCCCTGACCGGGGACCGGAGTTCGACCGCATCCCGAGGGGAAATTTTTATATCGACAACGACAAGGAACAAATCTACGTCTGGACGGACGCCGAAGATTACGATTACTCCAAGAATCCCGAAGAGAGCCTAGACGACACGGTGGTTTTCGGTCCGTGGGGAGGAAGGAGATTTGACCTTAAGTTTACTCCTCCCGAGGTGATAGAGGCTATCAAGCGAAAGTATCCCCATTCCGAAACCTATGAGGTGGTTGACTGGATGCCGCCCGGCTCCGTCCACAAGTGGAGTTCCGGTGAATGGTGGAGGCGCTGGCGCAAGACTTACCTCATCCCCAAGGGCACTATCCTCTATCACGGCACGGCGGAGGATTTTCCAGCAATGGACATCCAAACCCCGGCATGGTTTAGCACCTCCCGTTCCGTGGCGGAAAACTTCCAAGGCTGGCATGGGGGAGAAGAGGGGAATTTCCGCATCTTGGAGTACCAAGTCACCAAGCCCATTCGTCTACCTCGAATAGACGGCGGGGATGACTTGGAGAGATTGGAAGATATGTTCGGGCTGCGGTCACAGTATGGCACTGAGGAGATATTGGACAGCCTCCCGGAGTCGGGATTACCCGGTTGGATTATCCCTCACAATTACCCGGATGGTGACGACATCCTTCTCGCTGATGACTATAGCATCACTCCCATCAACGAGCCGGAAGAGGAAGAGGTGGTATCTCAAGAGGGTCTTCCCCCCGGCGCTTGGAGAGAAGCAGACCTTCCCGGCTACTGGACTCGTGAGGGCACCACCACCATTTACCATATGACGCCCGAGGAGATAGCAGAGCGTGAGCAGCGGTTGCAGAAGCGGTCAGCCAAGGAGCCGGTTGAGGTTGAAGAGGCAACTTGGAGCCGTCCGCTCTATCACGGTACCTCAGCTTACCGGGCGAAGAAGATAAAGACTCAGAAGAGCTTCTATGGTGAGACCGAGGGCTACAATGAGATGGGAGTGGGAGTCTATACCCACCCGTCTATGAACCGCACCAGCCCGTGGGCGGCAGGCCGGGCGCAGGGAGCTTTCATGGAGCTTCACTTCACCCGTCCTCTAAAGTTGGCAGTGAAAAACCCGCAAGGCGAGTGGGTGTCCTCCATGGGAGGAGAGAGCCATCGGTTTATCAGCAAGGCACCGACGCAGAGAGAACTCATTGACGCCGGGTATGACGGTATCTACGACAAGCACGGCACCACACAGGTCCCCCACCAAGTGCTGCTATTCAATCAACCGGTGTTGGGAGCGGGCGGGGCGCACAAGCTCAATCAGCTTATCGACTGGGACAAGGTCCGCATCATCAACTTCAACGAGTCTCAGCATGGTTACCTCAAGGGACTGGAGAATACTGAGGAAGCACCCTATTACCGGGGAGCTTCCAAGACGGCGGGCAAGTTCGTGTGGCCTCCCTATGAGGAATGGATTGATGGTTTCCACCCCTATTTGGAAAATGAGGCAGCGGAACAAGGTGAGGAGAATCTTGCAGAGTCAGAGGAACTCCGGGACATCTATGACGGCTTTGTGCAGACGTTCAGTTCTTGGAGGTTCCCGATTACTATCTGGCGGGCCGTCAAGCTGGGGAGCATTGAAGACCTCGATACCACGAAGTTGGGTGTGGCGTGGACCTTCCGGGAGAACATGGCGGTACCTTATGCCGGTATGGGCGGTGAGGAGTTTATCCTGAGAGCGAAGGTTCCGGCAAGCTCCATTGACTGGGATATGACCATGGAGTTGAACCTCTACGGCGGCGAGGATGAAGTCCGGCTGATTGAGGGCGCTCCCGTGATGTTGGAGGGCTATACTATTAAGGACAAGTGGTCCGGGGCCAAGGACCAGTGGTTCCCCCTTAAGAAGCGACTGACCGCCGCCGATGACCGGCCCATGCCCAAGGAGTTTGTCACTACCAAGAACCTCAAGACGCAGAAGCCCTACCAGCCCGCCCTTGTGAACACGGAGAACCGCAAGATGATGAAGGGTATCCCCAAGGGATATCTGACCGGGGTCATGCACCTGATGCCCGCCGACAAATCCGGGTATGGGAACGTCTGTCCATTCAGCACGCCGGAATGCCGTCACCACTGCCTCAACACCGCAGGCGAGTGGGTGAACTCTCCCAAGATTCAGGGTTCACGCATCTACAAGACCAAGCTCTACTTCACTGACCGGCCAACATTCCTCAAGGAGCTTCGCAAGAGCATTGAGAAAATTGTCCGTAAGGCGAAGAAGATGGACCTCCTTCCCGCCATCCGTATAAACGGTACTTCCGACTTGCCGAACCTCGGGGTCATGATGGCGAAGGAATACCCCATGGTGCAGTTCTACGACTACACCAAGGTCCCGAAGCCATGGGAGAAAATCCGGGAGAACTACGACATTGTGTTCAGCCGGTCGGAGACAAATGAGAAGGAAGTACAGGAAGCATTAAAGCACGGGGTATCCGTCGCCGTGGTCTTCGACCTTAAGCCCAAGCAGCCGCTCCCGGCGCAGTACTACGGTCGCCCGGTCATTGATGGGGACCTGCATGACCTGCGGTTCCTTGACAAGCTGGAAGGGGAGCCGCCGTTTGTCGTGGGGTTGAGAGCAAAAGGTAAGGGCCGAGGCAAGGGGACGGAGACAGGCTTCGTGCTCAAGGTCGAACCCCTGCCGGAAGTCAAGAAAGCCTCCGCACGGGAACTGCCGCATATTGAGTGGTTTGAAGATGAGATGTTCTCGGGTCCGCCCCGAGAAGAGTAAGAAAAAGTGGGTAGTTTTTCTTACTCCCGGAACTTGGCGGCGAACGTATGTGCCCACGCCGGGGTGGTGTAATCAAATTGCGTGAGGGCGAACCGCCCGGCTTCCTTGAGGGCTTTCATCGCCTCCGGGCTATCCCGGTGCTTGATGATGAGCCGGTCAATTTCCTTCACAAACTCTTCGACGGTCGCCTCCGTGGCGATGTCACCAATCATGCTCATGGAAATACCTCTGCCACGGTTTCCTCGGGCACGGGGAATGTTCCCTGTACCTGCCCGCATTCCAAGCAGACGGTGAATTCAATGTAGTCGCCCCCACCAACATTCAGGTTGTAGGGCACGTATCCGTCCGCTTCTTTGTCCTGATAGATAAGCTGGCAAAGGTCGGAACACTTGCCGTTAACTAATAGCATACGCTGGCTTTTGCAGCGCTGACAGGGCTTTAGCATTCAATCCCCCAATCTTCCCGGTGCTTCGATGTCCGGTTCTTTGTCCGGTTGCGGGTGTTTGATAGCTTCCCGGAGACGCTTGAAGAGCGTCGTGGGAATCTGCTCGGGAGTGTCATCAGTAACAACGGCCTCACTGAGTTTCTCCAGCAGGCATAGGGCTTCGTCGTGGTTCATTTCCAGAACGATTTTCACACTTCCTCCCATCTGCCCCGGTACAGCCGGGACAGCTTGTCGTAGAAGTTCAGAATTGTAAGCTTGCTCTCCCAAAGGTCCAGTTGGTCCGCCAGCCGGTTGGCCTTCGCTATGAGCCGCCGCCAAGCGAAGGCGATACGCTGCCGAAAAGTGCGGTGTTGCCGCTCAGCATACTGCCGCAATGCCACTTGGTGAGCGTGGAAGGCGTTTACAGAGGCGTGCGGGTCTTTCTTGAGGGCATCGTATGCCTTGTTGGTGCAACGGTCGTCAAAGACCCACAGTGTGAGATTTCCGAAATCCTCAAAAAATGCCCACAAGATGAGGAGAGCGCCAATCATCGTCACGTAAGTCCCATCGGCAAACAAGAGTGCTCCCCCGACCGCTCCGAGGAGCTTTCGGAAAGAGCCGTTCCGGTCTGTCATTCGGTTCAACATGAGTCATCCTCTTCCGCATAGCGGCGTTCGACGGCAGCGGCTTTAATGCCGCAGTAATAGCCAAAGCATACCGATGCGAGGACTATAAGTCCCAAACCCAACAGGGCCACTTTGACTAACCATAACATTCCAAACAGGATACGGGATAGCATCGACTTTACCCCCATACCTATAATACTGAAAACCTAGAAAGTTCCCCAAAACCTCTTGCCGGGGAGCCACTGTTCCCATGCGCTGTCAAAAAGACAGTTATCCGGGGCGGCGGCGAACATGGGGGCGATGTCGGCGGGGTTAAGCCCGGCGAGGCCACAACCGACCTGTGTGACTTGGAATTCCTCGGTCGGATTGTCCTTGGCGTACTGGATGAACTGGTCCACGTATTTCTGGATTTCATCATAGGAGAGGCAGTCCGCTCCCGTATGAACCGGACGGCAGCAGGTGGGAACGGCGTAGCTGTTGCCTTGCCGTCCCACGCCCTGACCGTAGATAGCTCCATGTTTCAAGACAGCGAATTTCGCCGCTCCGCCGCCGTGAATGCCCTTTTCGTTGGAACCGAATACGAATACCATGGTTTTCTCCTTTAGTTTGATGGTTTTGAATGTGTGTAACTCTACCGCTTCGGCAGCGGCATTAAACTCGATAGCAGACACCGTTTGATAGTCGCCAGTGACCGGGTCCCACGCCCGGATTTCGATGTCCGGGTAGTGGATAATCATCATCGTCAGTTCCGCCCCGTTCATGCTCGCCCCCGGTGTCGGATTCTCCTCGGTGCCGGGCAGCGAGGTATTTTCCCCTCGGGTAGAGCGATGAAGAACTCCGGTCGCATGTTCCTTTGGGATTCCATCTCAATTATCCGCTTGGCGGCTTTTCTGGCTCCCCAACCCTTGTGGGGATACTGCCCGTAGGTGATGATGTATTTGAACCATGGCATCCCGATGCCACAGGCACTCCAGATAACCCAAGGTTTGTGGTCAACGTGATAGCGGCACTTTTTCATTGTGCCTCCCTCTCGCAGTGGGACGCCAGAATGTTGAAGTTGAAGGGGAATCCCAAGTGGCTTACTCCCTCCAAGGTGTAGACACAGTGCTGTTTGGTGTCGCAAAGCTCCGCAGGCTCGTAATCCTCATAGTCCGAGTAACCCCACCCGCCGCCATAGGCCGGGTAGTAAGTCCCGGTCGTTACCATACGCCTTGCCAACACGGGAAGCAGCTTGCCAGTCTGGTCCTCGCAGGTGGACGGGGGAGGCGGACCCTCGAAGATTTTTCGTTCCCTGCCGCCGAAGTTCTCCCGGCGCATGATGTATCCGCATATCGCCCGGACCAGTTGCCGTTCCACGAAACTATCCACCTTGGGAGGCTCATGAAATACCTCAGTGATTGGTCCCCGTGGGGTAGTCAGGATGAACTCCATCTTGCGAAGTGCGGTCTCCACTTCCCCGCTGAACTTCTGCCGGACGATATCGAGGGTGAGCGGGTAGCCCACCCTCTCAAAGGTGATGAACTCTTTGACGATGACCTTCTCTCCGACCTTGGCGTACTTGGTCATCGCAGGACTCCGTTCTTGAAGTCGGAGACATAACGCTCCGCCACGAGGAGGGCATGAGTCCGGTCCCGCAGTTCCCCATTAAGCTGCATATCCTCAACATCGTCAAGGATATTGCCCATTTCCCGGCAAGGCTCCATTCCCATCGCCATCAAATCCTCGCCAGTCACAAACTTGGGAGGGTTGATTTCTTCCGGGGTCAATGCCCGCAGGTATTCGATGAGACTGTGGAAATCCTTCACGTCTCCATCAGGGAAGGGTGGAAAGTTCAACGCAAGGTTCTGCTCCAACAGTTCAACGCCGAGCATAGCACCCGGATTCCGCATCATCTTCTTGAGCCGGTGCTGAGCGTGCTTGAGATTGAAAAGACCGGCGAAGAGCATGTCGTAAAGGGTGTCCAGCGCCCCGGCTGCGGCGTTAACGTGGTCATTGGACAGCTTGAGAACCTTCTTCAATAGGTAATCCACCCGAACCATGGTAGGGTCAGTGTGGGCGAAGAACATTGCCAGTGCCAAATTAGCATCCTTAGTCTGGAACTTACCAAACCGGCGCAGGATGTAAGCAAGACCCTTCTTGATTGCCTCACTAAAAGGCAGGTGCTCCATAAGACCGGTGGTGACCAAGGGCACCAACCCGTTGACCGGGTGGGGACTGGTCAGAATCTTGACGAGTTCCACGGCGATACGCTCCACCGAAACCTTGGTGATAAGAGCGGCATTCTCCTGAATAGCCAAGAGGGTGTCATCATCAATGTGAAATCGTAACTGAGCGGCGAACCGGCAGGCCCGCAGCATCCGCAGGGCATCTTCCTTGAAGCGTTCGTTGGGGTCGCCGATACAACGAATCTTCCGCTCCTTGATATCGTCCATGCCGCCGACGAAATCCATTATTCCATAGGTGTGAGATTCGCCGTCCGGGGACTCGCCTTCCTGCACGGTGTAATGGACATTCGACCCGGCAAGCGAAGTCTCGTAGTTGGCTACGCTGGAAGTGTCGGCTTCACCCACGCAGAGCAAGCCGTTCATGGTGAAGTCCCGGCGCTTTACGTCGTCGGCAGCGGAAGGAGTGAAGGTCACGGAGTCAGGTCGGCGGTTGTCGCTGTAAGCGCCATCTGAACGGAAGGTTGCCACTTCGATGTTCACGTCACCCATAACCACGGTGATGACACCAAAGGACTTGCCCACGGCAACAGTCTTGGGGAAAACGGCTTCTACCTGCTCGGGGAGGGCCTCGGTGGTGATGTCATAATCCTTTGGCTCACGCCCAAGGATAAGGTCTCGCACGCATCCACCCACGAGGTAAGAGCGGTAATTATTCTTGTACAGGGTCTTGAGAACTTCGACAGCCGCTTCCTTCGGAGTCATGTATCCCCCTCAATTACAGTATACCACGCCGAGGACAAAATCAGCAGGATTATTCCGCCAGCAAGTTGTTGAGGTAATTCCACATCATATCGAGCTTGGCACAACTAATTGCCGGGTCGATAAGCATCGCCTTGAAGTCATTGTGCTCTTTTTGGTACATCGCCAGCAACCCCTCGTTGCTGTACAGACGGCACTGGATGACGTTGGCAATCCGGTCGGCGAGCTTGAGGGCGGTCGCCCTCTTGTTGCCTCGGATAAGGGGGTAGGTGCGCTCGTGGCGCTCCCGGCGATTACGTCCCTGTTTGTCGGTGACGAGTTGTACGAGGTCGGCGATGGATTCGGAGAATTCGTCCATCAGTTTGGCGTGAGTGATGCGGGCATCCTCCATGGTATCATGCAGGAGGGCGGCGGAGAGCAACTCCATGTCGTCCCCCCATTCAAACATTTCGAGGACCCGGACCACCATCTCACAGTGGTGGATATAGGGTTTGTCCCCATACATTTGCTCGCCATGCCATTCTTTGGCGAGGCGGTGAGCCTTAACGACAGTCATTACGCTTTCCATGTTTACCTCTTCACGATGTATCCGAGCAGGTTCAAAGCAACCAGCCCGTTGGCAACCCACAGCCCAAAGAAGCTGAGCTTGAGCAACAGGTTAAACCAACCCTGTTTGCTCCACCAGACTCCCAAGAGCAGAAAGACTACGGCGTTGGTGATAACGACATGGGTGATTGACACTTGGATTCCTCCTCAGCGATGAACTTCACCGCTTCCGCCAGTTGGCGGCGAGCCTGCTCACCGCAGTAGCGGACGTTGAAGTTCGACATGCGCTCTTCCATGAGCAACCGGTCCATGTGGTAGTTGTAGGCGGAGCCGTAAACCAGAATCGCTCCGTTCTTGATGACCTTGGCTTCCGCCAGAGCCATGAGCTTCTCGTCTACCGGCTTCCATTCGTCACGAAGCTTCCGCCACATGTCCACTGCTCGCATATGGTTGGTGCGCCGGTTGCGCCCCGTTCGAGGGTATTCCCGTAAGCAGTTGATACACTTCCACACCGGCACTAATGTGCCACTATCGTTGCGAGCGTAAGTCCGCTCGTATCTGGTGTTACCGCAATGCTCGTTGGGACAGATGGTCTTGCGAGTGACGAAATCGCTCTTTGCCATGTTCCCTCCACTCTCAGTATACCACAAAGTGGAGGGAAATATGGGTTATTTTATGCCTCAGCATCCACGGCGTGCAGGGATGCCTCGCCATCCTCGGTGGGAGGCGCTGGCATTGGGGTTGATGCTACCGGGTCGATGGACGGGGGCGCAACCGGAATAGGAGTGGCTGACTTCTTGCCTTTCCTCGGCTTCGCTTCCTCGGGGTCGATGCGCCACACCCGGACGCCGCCCTCCACCTTGAGACGCTTGAAACGCTTCCCTGTTTTCGTTTGCAGAACGGCAATGGTCTTGCTCAGACTGGAAGACCGGGGTACGGCGATGACGGCGCTCTGCCCGACTCTCAGCTTTCCCAACACAGCGTACTTCGATTCCTTCTGAGGGACGGGGACTCCGTCCTCAATCAATTCTCCGCTCATATTGCCTCCAATGGGCTGTAGCCCATGTATCCACAAATACCCAAAATATTGCGACTTTCGTGAATAAATTTTCAAACCATTGATTTTAATAGGAAAATTTCTCGGTGATTTCGAGGGTGGAAGAGACTTTCCGCAGCAGTCTCATTTGGCCGCTTTTACGTTTCTAAGTAGGGGGATGACATGCCAAACGATATCAATATGACCAACAATCTTGTTGGGTGGTGGGCTTTTGATGAGGGGACTGGTCCGGCTGCTTATGACTCTTCCAGCGGTCAGATGAGCAACTGGACGGGCGCAGCGGCGGGCATCAGCGGCTACTACTCCGGGGGGAAGGTTGGACCATGGGCGGGGTGTTTTGACGGTAAGACCACCTTCCTGCCTCTTTCCGGTTCGGCGGCGGGAAGTCTCAATTCGGCTCTCACCGCAAACTTCACCATCGCCATGTGGATTCAAACGCCGACGCCCGGCGTCCGGCAAACATTGTTTGGCACCAATTATGTCAGTGGCATCAACTCCGTGGTTCTAGGAATCTCCACCCAAGTTCCGGGCGGCGGTGGACTGGAGGTCTACTACCCCGGTGTGTTTGCAGCGTGGTCAGTCGGCGGCGTCATCCCCGCTGGCAAATGGACTCACGTAGCCTATGTAAACAACGGCGGCTCACACACTTTCTATGTGAACGGTCAGCCGGTCAGTAACGCTTTCAGTAAGTCCTTCACTTTCGTTCCAAGTGGAATGCAGAAAGCACTCGGCTCCCGGAGCAACAACGCCCCTGCCTTTCCCTTCTCCGGGTTGATGGATGATGTGCGGGTCTATTCCTACGCCTTGTCGGCGGCGGATATCAGCAATGTCTATGGTTACCTGTCTCCATGGGGACCCTTGCCCGGCGTCGGTGCAACCGGCCCAACCGGACCGGCTAACACCGGGTACACCGGCTACACCGGCTTTGCTTTCACGGGGTACACAGGCCCGACTGGTCCAACCGGTCCGACTGGTCTTGGGTACACTGGTCCGAGTAGTTACACGGGTGATACAGGGTACACTGGTCCGACTGGTTCCACCTTTACCGGCCCAACTGGCCCCCAAGGTCCCACCGGTCCTTCTTACTCAGGGTACACGGGTGACACGGGGTATACGGGAACAGGTGATACCGGTCCAACGGGTCCGACTGGTCCCGCCTTTACCGGATACACAGGGCCGCAAGGCTTCACTGGGTACACCGGGCCGGGAGGACAGGCCGGGCTTTCCTTCACAGGGTACACAGGCCCCGGAGGACCGAGTGGACCCACCGGACCCTCTGGTCAGGGTTATACCGGCCCGAGCGGCCCTGTCGGCCCCACGGGTCCGGGGATGACCGGCTATACCGGGTACACTGGAGCACCCGGATTGGGAGCTAAGCCGCCCCTTGCTGTCTTCGCTCTGGGCGTGCTGGCGGGGTTGCAGACTCTCCTACTGTACGCCTTTGCCAATACGTTCTCCATGCCTGCCAACATGGTTGGCTCCGTGGCTCTGGCGCAGGCGGCAGCAACGGCAAGTGCGGTACTGACCTTCTACCAGAATGGCAATCAGTTCGGCACCTGCACTTTCCCGGCTGGCGGCACGGTAGGGACATTCTCCTCCTCTGCTGTGAACTTCAATCCCAACGATGTGCTTATGGTTCTCGGCCCGGCAACGGCGGATGCCACGCTGGCTAATCTCATGCTGACTCTGGTGGGGGTGTAAATGAAACGTCTGTTGATGTTGGCGGTTTTGTTTTTCGCTCTATCCTTGAGTGGGTGGGCACAGATGACCGCTTCCCCCACCTCGCTCTCCTTCGGGAATCAGCCGGACGCAGTAGCCAGCAACCCGCTGACCGTTACACTGACCAACACCTCCACGTCCTCTATCACCATATCCAGCGTAACTTTCACCGGCCCCTATGCCCCAAATTTCTACCAATCCAACACTTGTGGTACGGGGCTGGGTCCGGGTGCCCAATGCACCGTAAACGTGGAGATAGCGCCGTCAGATGCCGGGGTGAGAACCGCCTCGCTGGTGGTCACCAGCACTGCTCCCAATAGTCCTCTGCGGGTGCCGGTGAGTGGCACGGGTATCCATGATATTGTCCTTGTCTGGCCCGCTTCTCCGACTCCGGGGGTGGTTGGGTATTACGTGTACAGGGGAACGGCAGCAGGAAAAGAGAGCGCTACCCCGCTCAACTCTACTCCGGTCAATGCCTTGTTTTATGTGGATATCAAACAGCTTGTGGGCGGGGTTACCTATTACTACTATGTGACCGCCGTGGCTTCCAATGGAGTCACTCAAAGTGGTCCATCGCCGGAAGCTCACGCCACGCAGAAGAAACAATCATCATATGTGGTTAATTAGCCACAGGTGCGCCCGGCTGCGGTAGGCCCGGTGCAGGCGGTGCAGGAGGGTCTGGTGCAGGCGGATTTCCGTTCCCGTTGTCACCATTCCCATTACCGTCTCCACCGTTCTTCTTGGTGAAGAAGCGGGCGAGACCGTTGACACCATGCCCGGCTCCGAGGACACCGAGGACGGTAGGATAAGCGGGGTCGATGGGTTTGCCGTGCAGGAATCCCACAGCGTAGACGACGAAATGCCCAACCATCAACGCCGAGGTGATGATGAAGGTCCCAAGGAACACCACCCGGCTGTTGACATCAGGCTCTTTGAGACAGCGCTCAAAGAGGTTCTTTCCATAAGCCCCTAGCTTTTTTGCCCATCCAAACATAGCACACCTCTATAAAGGGGGTGAATATTTAGCTGGCAGGGGCTTCGGCGACCAGTACGCCCTCGGCAACACGGGTGAAACTAAGGTCTTCGTTGTCTTTGTCCACTACGATGAGGTCCCCCCATGTTGACTTGTTTGGTGTTAAGAAAACGGGAAAGCCGCTTTACTACCAGCTTCTCCATTATCCGTTTGAGAGGACGTGCCCCGTTCTTTAAGTCCGTTCCTTGGGCTATCAGCAAGTCTTTGGCGGCGGGGGTGAATTCCAAGACGAACTGCCGGGGGTCTCGCATCTTTAACACCCGGCTCTGCACCTGTTCGATTTCCAATTCCACCACCTGTTTGAGTTGCTTCTCATCCAAGGAGTGAAACACCACTATCTCATCTATGCGGTTGAGGAACTCCGGGGTGAAGCGTTTTTTGGCGGCTTCTAGTCCTGCCGTTTCCACCTCTTTGTTGAATGCCTCACTGCTCTTTGTGGAAGACCCGGCGAATCCCAGTCCACCTCGGGCGAGATATTGCATTTCTCGGGAACCGAGATTTCCCGTCATGATGATGAGGCATTTATCGAAGGTGCTTTGCTTGTTGTCACCCAAGGTAAGTGTACCTTTGTCAAGTATTCCAAGTAACAAGTTCCACAGGGCATCGTTAGACTTCTCAAACTCATCAAAGAGTAAAAGTGTCAATGCCAATTCCTTGGTATGGTGGGCATCCAGACTTTCCTGACGTAAGTAGGCTGGTGTATCCCGATGTCCCAAGTATCCGGGTGGGGAACCCACCAGTTTGGCAATGTCGTGAGAATGTTGGAACTCGGCGCAGTCCACCTTTTTGAGGGCTTTTTTTGTACCGAAGAGAAGCTCCGCCATTACTTCAATGACGTAGGTCTTCCCGCAACCGGTGGGACCGAGGAATATTAGATTTCCGACAGGATGGTCAGGCGGGGCTAAACCAGCACGGAAGGTTTCGTATGCGTCTACGAGTACCTCAATTGCCCGTGTCTGTCCGACGATAAGATGCTTTAGGCTGCTGGCAAGTTCTTCCTCAGCCTCGCTCTTGATGTTAGGGTCAAGCCGTTTGCACTGCTTTTTAGGCATTCTTGGCACTGCTTCTCTCGTCTAAGCATCAGGGTAATTTCCGGTTCCTCATTACATGATGAGTTCCGTAGCTCGTTTCCTATTTGATGCGCAAAATGCGCACGGGGTGCGTCCGTACTGAAACGCACCCCGTTTGACTTGCGGCAGAGATGCCGGGTGCTTTCGTCCTATCCCGACAAGTATAGATACTGAGTTTCATGGAAATTATTCCGCCGCTGGAGGAGGCCCGGCTGGACCGGTAGGACCGGTCATACCCATAGCCGCCTTAGCTTCCTCTTGCTTTTTAACTATCTCCTCCATGCTCATTATTCTTATGGGCACTACGAGGGGAGCGGGTACTTCCACCGGTTCCGGTTCTTTAGCAGGAGGAGGAATGTAGCCGAGTAATGAAAGCTCCGCTTGCATGTTCTCCTTGGCGATTCCGGCCATTTTGGACTCGAACTCTTCCCGGAAATATAGCCGGGGCCGGGATAGCAACTCTTTGAGGGCGGCTATTCTCCCCTGTTCCCATTGGTGGGGACCGAGAAATTTCCATGATTGCTGGAGTTTTCGAGAGTAAGCAAGGTACTTCACCCGGTTCTGTCCCAATATGGCGATGCGCATATCCCCTACCACCGAAGCGCTTGTTCGAGAGGGGCGGGATTGCATGATGAGGGGAATGACGTAATTCTCAGCCTCATCGAAAGTAAAGCCCAGTCTTTGGCTGTCCCGGAGGAAGGCCACTGCTCCCATCTCCTCATCGTTGGTTTCAGCGGCATGATAGAGCCATGCCGCCATGGCATCACGGACGGGGTATATCCCGGTCAGACGTTTGTGCTCCTGTATCCCCAGCCATAGGTATTCAGTGTTTTGCCACTTGCGTTTGGAGTCACAATAACGAAGGAGGGCAAGGTGGATGATTTGTCCGGCCTCGGAGGTGCCTTGGGGATTCAGTACCTTGATGAGGATTTCTGAAAGCTGTGGTCTCATATGGAATAATACTGGGTTATCTGGGGATTGCCCAAAAAGTCCCTATGCACTCACCTGCCTCCAATGCCAGAGCCAAGAGGGACCTATAGCCCCAGTGGAACTTGCCCCAAACCCTATATGGGTGAAGTTTGTCCCCACATAGGCTAAAGTTCCCGATAAGGCAAACGCTCCGCCCCACGCATTAGTAGTCATGTTGGGGTCTACAAAACAGTTCAGCGCCCACGAGTTCGAGCCGAACGTCAGCCCCCAGTAGCCTTCGGGCCATGCACCACCCGTGGTAAAGTTTGATTGGTTAGCGACATAACTGGTGGTTAGGTTGTACTGTGTGTAGTACATGGTATGGTAGTCCGTAAACCTGAACAGCATCCCGGCATTGGTATTGGTGTTGATGACGGCGCATCCGCCGCCCCCTGTCAGCCCCAAGCTGACTTTCAGGGTTGTGGACGCTGTTACCGGCCAGCAGTAATAGTAGCAAGTGTCGGGACCCGTGGAGGTTCCATTGAGGCTAACCCCTCCCAAGGAGGTAGTGGCAGAGTGAGCAGAGGTATTCGGATAATACTGCACGGGAGTCGCAGTCAGCAGCGACGGGTCGTCGGCGGGAGCCCCCCTCCAGTAGGCTACCCATTTCGACCCATTATATTCATAGACCCACGGGGCATCAGTGCAGTAGTAGACTTGTCCCGTTGTGGGTGAACCGGGAAGCGCCGAACGTAACCCGGAAGACGCACTACCAGAGGCAGAGACATAGGCAGATACATTTCCGCTGCCGTCTTTCTGCCACGAGACGTTAGTGTTGCCAGCGGGAGCGACGGGAGTCGTGTTGTTGAGATTCATCGGCATAGATATTCTCCTACGGTATCACCAGCCAGTTGCAGCGCACCCAGTCAACCGCCATCTGTATGCGACTGGAAGTTGAGTCCTGCTCCATTGTCAGGGTTAGATAATTGATAGTTGGGTTGTAACCAGAGTTGATGTTGCTGCTCAACACAATCCAGCTTATCCCGTCATCACTACCATAGGCTGACCATACATTGGCTGCGGTCTTTTGCAGGTGCAGGTACCATGTCCCGCCTGAGTACGGCACTGCCGGGAAGTTCTGGTTGTTGCTCCCGCCCGACCACCAACTCCAGTCCCAAACCACGGCATTCACATAAGAGATGGCGGTCCCGATACCGTTTGAGGGTGTTAGGTTGTCGGTCAGCTTCAGGTAGATGAACTGATAGTTTGCATAAGGCCGAATGTAGCACTTCACCGTGACATCCGTGGCTACACCGGAGGACACGGGAAACGGCTGGCTGATATTGTAGTAACCGGGCACCGTCATGTTGCAGTAGATACAGCCGGGAACCTGTGTGCCGATACTGTATGAGGAGAGGGCGCTGGTCGTCTGCGTCCACTTGGCATTCAAGGTCGTGGAGTTGAACTCGTCGTCGTAAGCACTGGGACTGGCGGGTGGAGTATCCACGTTGAATATCATGCCGGGTACATATGCCGATACATTGGGCGGAGTCAACCCGTCGTTCTGCCAGATGACGTTTTTGCCTCCGGCTGGTGCCGCAGGGGTGGTGTTGTTTAGATTGATTGCGTTTGCCATTAGTGTCCTACTCCATAGCAACGGGCCGTTCCCGTAGCGATATTGCCACTGGAGAACAATATAGAGAATGCAGTGTAGGCGGATGTGGAGTTCCAGTACCCTCCCCCACTGTTTGTTACTAGTCTGCTGACTAAAGATGCTGAGGTCAGCATTACTACTTTAGGGTATGTTGTACCGGCTGGATTGAAAAGCTTTAGCGTGCCGCTTATCGGTAGTGTAGTGCTACCGTTGTTGTTGATGACAATCCCTGAGCTATAGCTTAAGGCTGTCTGGTCCTGCGTGCCGGGAGCACCAGCCCCAGAAGTACCGTTATAAACCCAACTCCAGAAATAATGACCAGATGTTGAATCTCCACCAAGTTGGATGACAAGATAAGGGCTCCCAGTAGATGGTATAAACTCTTTAAACTCAACAACATACTCATCAAAGGAAGAGGAATACCAGTTCGTGAATGCTAAGGAGGCTGAGCTTGAGGCAGTATGCTGCTCAAGCAGGTAAAGGCTACTAGGCATATAGGCAGACACATTAGGCGGGGTGGAGCTATCGTTCTGCCACTTGACATTGGTCCCACCTGCCGGTGCGGCAGGGGTGGTGTTGCTGAAATTGGCGGCGGAGGTGCTGACCGTGACCCCATTCTCGGTGAGGGTGAACGACCCCACCCCAGCTAGTCCTGTGTAACCCGTATACCCCGTGAAATTTCCCGGCCCCGTATAACCTGTGGCACCATACCCCGTGTACCCAGTTGGACCGCTGTAGCCGGTGAATGCTGCGGCGGTGATGACTTGGCTGCCATTGACATCGACTTGGTCTCCGCCCATTGGCCCCGTGTATCCCGTGGGGCCGATAGGGCCACCGCTTGGTCCCGTGTAACCGGTGTAGCCGGTTCCTCCAGTTCCAGTATATCCGGTGTATCCGGTGTAGCCGGTCATCCCCGTACTGCCATACCCCGTATATCCGGTATAGCCTGTATATCCAGTGTAGCCGGTGAACGCTCCGGGTCCAGTGTAGCCCGTATAGCCAGTAGTTCCTGTATATCCGGTATAACCTGTGTAACCCGTAAAGTTTCCGGGGCCGGTATATCCGGTGTAACCAGTAGTTCCTATGTAACCGGTGTAACCGGTGTAGCCGGTAAAATTGCCGGGACCCGTGAAACCCGTAAATCCCGTGGGACCCGTGTATCCTGAGTAACCTGTGTAACCTGTGAAATTACCGGGTCCGGTATATCCAGTGTTACCGGTATAACCAGAGTAACCTGTGTACCCCGTGTAACCAGTGAAATTCCCCGGCCCGGTTGGACCAGTATATCCGGTTGGACCGCTGTAACCCGAATAACCCGTGAAGCCTGTGAAATTTCCGGGGCCGGTAGGACCAGTGTTTCCCGTGTAACCTGAGAACCCCGTGTAGCCTGTAAACCCAGTGAAGTTTCCGGGTCCTGTAGGCCCAGTGAAACCCGTCGCTCCCGTATAACCTGTGTAACCTGTAAAGTTGCCGGGACCAGTCGGTCCCGTAAATCCGCTATATCCAGTGTAACCTGTATATCCGCTTGGTCCCACTCCTCCCACGGCGTACACGTTGAAGTTCATGTAGACGGGAGTGATGCTCTGTCCTGCTGCATCAAGACACTGTACCCGAAGGTCAGCCGTGTCTCCCGCCGTAAAGTTTTCAATACCCGTGATACCAATAACGACCGTATCGGTGTCGGCTAGTTGTATTTCCGCCGTGTGGTCAGTGATAAGAACGCCGTTGTGAAAGACACCAAACAGAAAGGTATGCCCTGTGGCGGAGGGGAATAGGGACATGCTCATGGCAGTCTGATATTCTCCACCCGTATTCATGGTGAAGTTGGAGGTAGCTCCTCCGACCGGCGTCACTCCACCGTTGTAGTTCCCCAGCAGCATTCCCGTGATTTGGTACCACGTGCTCTGCAAGGTCATCGTAGTGGGAGTGCTGTTGTTGTCGAAGGTCAACTCACCGAAGGCTAAGGCAGGAGCATTTCCTGTGTAGCCGGTAAAACCAGTAGGACCTGTGTAGCCAGTTCGACCTGTGTATCCGGTGTAACCGGTGCTTCCGTAGCCAGTATAGCCGGTATAACCTGTGAAATTTCCGGGTCCGGTCGGTCCCGTGTAGCCGGTAACCTGTGGACCAGTGTAACCGGTGTAGCCCGTAAAGCCAGTGAAGTTCCCCGGTCCCGTGGGTCCAGTGTAACCGCTAAATCCTGTATATCCAGAATATCCGGTGAATCCTGTGAAATTACCCGGACCGGTAGGGCCGGTGTAACCAGAGTAACCCGTGTGACCTGTCGGACCGGTATAACCTGTGAAATTACCGGGTCCGGTTGGTCCCGTGTAGCCTGTGATGTTAGGCCCTGTATAACCCGTGTAACCGGTGAATCCTGTGAAATTACCCGGACCGGTATATCCTGTGTAACCAGTCCACCCGGAGTAACTAGGACCTGTGTAGCCCGTAAAGCCAGTGAAGTTCCCCGGCCCGGTGTAACCAGTGGGTCCGCTGTAGCCGACATAACCAGTCCAACCCGTGTCTCCCGTGTATCCGGTATATCCCGTAAAGTTTCCGGGTCCTGTGGGTCCGGTTATTTGTGGTCCTGTGTATCCGGTGAAGCCCGTGAAATTACCCGGCCCGGTCGGGCCGGTGTATCCCGTGATATGTGGACCGGTGTAACCTGTATAACCAGTAAACCCAGTGAAATTACCGGGTCCAGTGTAGCCTGTCCAACCTGTGCTATTAGGTCCAGTGTAACCGGTGTACCCAGAGTAACCGGTGAAATTACCCGGCCCGGTTGGGCCGGTATATCCCGTGATATTAGGTCCTGTGTATCCCGTGTACCCCGTATAACCCGTGAAATTTCCGGGGCCTGTATAACCTGTGTAACCAGTTATGCTGGGTCCAGTGTAGCCGGTTGAGCCAGTGAAGTTCCCCGGTCCTGTATAACCTGTGAAATTACCCGGTCCGGTATATCCGGTCGCACCGGTCATTCCTTGTCCCGTGTATCCCGTATATCCTGTGAAATTACCCGGCCCGGTGGGTCCGGTGTAACCGACATAACCCGTATAACCCGTGGGACCAATGGGTCCAGTGGCTCCCGTAGCTGTTGCAGAGCCGGGGATTCCGGTGTACCCGGTATAACCAGTTCGTCCAGTATAACCTGTGAAATTTCCCGGCCCGGTGTAACCGGTTGGACCTGTGTAGCCGGTTATGTTAGGTCCCGTGTAGCCCGTGTATCCCGTGAAATTACCCGGCCCGGTCGGGCCGGTGTAACCGGTTATATTGGGACCAGTGTAACCCGTGTACCCAGTCGCACCGGTATTCGTGGCGGAGCCGGGGAGACCCGTGTATCCCGTGAATCCCGTGTAGCCCGTAAATCCTGTGAAATTTCCGGGGCCGGTGTAGCCAGTTATTCCCGGACCAGTGTAACCAGTGTACCCCGAATATCCAGTTGCTCCGGTACTCATTGCCGAGCCGGGATAACCGGTTGGCCCCGTGTAACCGCTCGGTCCTGTATATCCTGTGAAGTTGCCGGGGCCTGTGTACCCGGTTGCACCCACTCCACCAATGACCGCAGGCACCACGACGATGAGGTACTCATTGTTGGTGTACGCCTGATTGATGGTCTGGGTTATGGCGGCGTTAGGAACAATGCTTCCCACGCCGTACAAGCATCCGCCCATATCGGAGAGGTTCATGAACCCACCGGGGCCGAACGTCAGGGGTGGGTTACCTGCTCCTTGATTGTAGAAGCTAGGGGAAGAGCCGACATAGTAATCAGCGTCACCACTTTTGGCAACAAGGCTTTGGGCGAACACCGCCGCTCCAAAGGGAATGTTCACGGTTCCCATGGTGAGGATGGTGTTGTCAATAACTCCCGCTGCCGTAGCAATGCCAAACTGACACTCGAAAAGCCCAGCGTTGGAAAGCTCGAACATCACCGCCATTTGGGCGTAAGAGCCTGTCCACGTTCCGGTCCACACTTTGCCGTCTCCCGGCGATACCGGGTGGTATCCAACCATACCTATGGCACTGTATCCTCCACCATTAAGCGGTGTAGGGGCATAAGCCGTGGAGAATCCCGGAGGAAGCGTCTCAGTGCTGCCGAGAGGATAGTAGCGACCCAATAGCATGATGAGGAGGACGTTTCCTGCGGTCGGGCTGGCAGCGAGGGTGCAGGTGTATCCTCCCACACCGTCAACACTGGTAGTAGCTGTCTGAACAATCGTGGGGGGAGTTAAGGCGTAAGTCAGACCCGGTGAACCACTGTATCCGGTATAGCCTGTAAAATTTCCGGGTCCCGTGTAACCTGTGTATCCGGTCGGGCCGGTCGCCCCGGCGCTTCCCATGATAAGTTGGCTATAGGTGGGTGGGCTGCCAACTACCTGCAATTGCCAGTAGGTTTGGTCAGAGAGAACGTAGACCACCATACCGACTTCTTGCCGGGCAACAGGAATAGCATCTCGGGTGGTGTAGTCAGCCACTTCCCGCCAACCGCCCAAACCGTACAACGCCTCATGGGTCGGAAAAATGTCTCCGTCCGTGAAGGGGACTATCGGCGCTGCAACGTTCGTTCCTGTTAGGGGAGTTGGCATATTAAGCCCAGACCGTTCTTATGTTGGCTCCTGTCTGTATAAAGTTGAATCTAATGATGTTGTAGTTGGCAGAGTATCCTCCCAAATTAGTGACCGTTTGCTGCGTCACAGTGAAGGCAGAGAACGCCAATCCTCCCACGGTTACGTTAGAGGGCGTCCCATAAGCAAATGGGAAGCAGAAATAGGGGTAATCGCCGCCGCCCGTTGAGCAGTTGTAGGCGATGGTGAGGTTGTAGTTTCCTTCCAAGTCCTTACCCCCAGAGGGTGTAATGGGAAGGCCCAGAACTTGGTCGTTGGTGAGGAGGGCGTTTACGTTCACTCCCCAGTATCGGGCGGGATTGAAAGTCAAAGTGCAGCTTGACGTGGCGGTGTGGAGGCCATCTCCCACCAGAATGTTGAAGGTGAAAACCTGTGGAGCGCCCGGCGTGATGGGTCCGTTGCTGACAAAGAAGGTCGTGCCGGGGGTGATATCCACGGACCCGCTGGGGATGAGGCTGGGGTCTCCGGTCAAGGTCTGAAAAGTCATGGTCTTGTTGACCGTCCAGTTCAGGGTACAATTCCGCATTGTCGTGGCGACTTCCACCTGACTGGGAGTGACCGATAGGCTGACCGTGGGATAGATGTAGGAGCCGCCGCCTCCAAAGGAGGGGTCAAGTTGTCCATTGGCTCCAAGGACGGGAATCGACCCGGCGCTCGCCGGTCCCAAGGATTTGGTGATAGCGGGGGCGAGGGTCTTCTGGTAGGGGCCGTTGGGGTAATCAGCAAGTACGGTCCAAATCGGGATGAAGTTCGAGTTGCCCATCACTTATGAAAGCGATAGGCGGATGGTGGGGATTTAGGGGGTGACTATGGCGTGGTTGGTCGTCGGCGTACTTTTTTCAAACCCCATTCGGGGTACCCACCTGTCCAGTGGGGATTGGCAAACCGTGGGTCTGACTGCTGTGTATCCTCCCTGTCGGGGGACAGCCAGTAGAGGTCAGTTATCCGGTCACAATCTTTCGTATGGTACACAACGAATAGCCGGACGCCTGTCTCCTCAACTTCAACTAAAGTGCCTAGTGGTATCATGTGACTATGACCGGGGTGAGGAAGTCTTCTTTGCGGAATACCTTGAAACTTCCTCCAGCTTTCATGAGGTTTTCGTGGTTGATTTCGGTGCGCTTGAAAAGCTCCAAGCAGGCATCGGCAAACTTCCACGGACCAACAGAATCGACTTCAATGTAACGGTCAAGCTTACCCGCCCGTTCCAAAGCGGCCAATTCCTCTCTATCGAGCTTGTCTTCCAACCACCAAAAGTCCTGCGGCTGAGTGGGGTCCAACACTGCCCCAGCTTTTCCGTCCGGGTCAGCGAGCTTCCAGCGCATGTAGTTGATGTCTTTTACGAGGTCATGGGCATAAAGCACTTGGAGGAGAGTTTGTACGTCCATGTGATGTGGTGGGTTATCCCAAGGCCAGCAGGTGAGCCAGTAACAATCGAATAGCTTGGCGAGGACCCGCAATTGACCGATGATGCCGGGGCGCAATTCGAGGAAACTGTCCCGGCGATATTTGCCGAATATGGTATCATCAATGTCAATGTAGAGTCTGCCAAACTTTTTCATGTTATTGTTCCGGGTCCTCGCCCGTGCCCTTGCAACGGTTACAGGGGAAGTTGTGATTGATGAGTTTGATTCTACCGCCCGGTTTCTCCAAGTAGTTCACGGCGTAGCCTTCCCCGGAGCAGTAGTTACAGGGGTTGGGGATGCGTTTGATTACGATGAAGCCCTTGGGGTTTAGCGGCTCCGTGCCGCCGCAGACGAGCCACTGTTTGCTGATGTCGCTCCACTCGGCTATCTGCATTGCCCCACCGATTTTCATCCCGCCCAATTCCGTGACCCACCGAATCCAGTACCACCCCTTCTGGAGGAAATCATCCCGGTCGGGCTTGGATTCCTCGGGGAAGGGTTTATGAGCGGCGTCCCACAGGGCTTCCGCTGCCATCTTCGCCCCCACGGGGATACCGGCTATCTTGTTGTCTTTCTCATACTTCTTCCACTCCCTCTCAAACCTTTCACGGTCGTACATGGTTTTCCTCCTGAGCTTTTTCTCCGTGTAGCTTCTCCAACACAGAGTACAGTCCGGTGCCATCGCAGCCGGGGCAGTGCTCCATCTTGGTTTGGTTGGGTTTGAATCCCGTGGCGTTGCACCAACCACAGCCGAGATATTGCGGGGTAGCTACCGGTCCCCACACCACAAAGTCCTCGGCGTCGTATTCCATATCGTCGCCGAAAGCCTCCCACACCCCCTTTTCTTCCAAGAAGGCGGTGTAACGCAGTATCTCTAACCGTTGGCTGATTTTGAACACTACCCAGTACCAGCCGGTGGTAATAATCAGGTCACTCATGTGCCCTCATTTCGGTGTCCAAGGAAATACAAAGTCTCTTCCACCGTGATGCGAGATATATCCTCGTATCTCCACATCAAAAGGTCTTGCATCCGTTTCTGGACGGAAGACCAGATAGTTTGGAATTCCTCTTGGTTGATTACCAACTCTGCTTTACCGATTGTCATCCTGCACGGAGATTCGCTCATGAGTGTTCCACCTGCCAATCAAGTTCCTTGTCCCGGCGCTCCTCTGCTTCCGTTTCGAGGAGGCTCTCCAACGCCTTGAATACCTCGTAAGCGGTCATGTTATGCTGGACGGGATTGGTCTCGTCATTCCAGTACAGGGTGTAATTCTCGGACGGCATGTAGCCCTTGACCGTGTAGAGGCTTAACATGCGGCCCCCGATGTCAAACTCCGCCACGGGATTGAGAGCTTCCGGGTACGCCTTTCCCATGGGGAATGAGTGCCTGTCCGAAGTTTGTGTACATTTTTGGGTCATATGCCCCCTTATCGAAACATGTAAAGGCTTTCACCATTTTCCATGTGAACACCGCACAGCACGAGGGTGCGAATTTCATCATCGGTGATGACTTTCGCCAACTCCGCCGTGTCAATGCTCAGCCAAATTTGGTCGTGCTCGGCGCAGCAGACCATATCATCCGTGCCGGGTTGGAGCTTATCCAAAAGAAGAAAAGCGGTGATGTCATCCCGCTTGGTGACCGGACTTTCCGGCTTGCCCTTGAGGTCTTCCTCCTCGATTTTCTCCCATCGCTCATAAAACTTTTCTTGAAGCTCTATCTCAATCTCCCAATCTTCCATTATTCCCCCTTTAGTTTGTTCCAAACTACTGGCTTATCCATCCAGTGCTCGTCGGTGGTAACGTGGCCCCTGCGGACCCACTTTCCCATGACTCCGTTGACCGGGTCGGCTATCTGGTCCAGCCGGAATTCATCTGCCGGGCGGATGACGATGCCTTCCTGCTTTTTCAAGTCAAGGTGGTCGATGATGTCCCGGCACTTGGCTTCGTCCCACGTCCCTCTCCATAATACTGGAACGGTGGGCAACTCTAAAAGACCGCACCAAATTTCTGTCTGGTCCCAAGAAAGGCACACGTCAAACTCCTGCCAGATGGAGAATACCATGAAGTACCCCGGCAGGTTGTCATAGGAGATGCTGTGCTCGGCGGCGACGTTCTCCCCGCAAATGCGCCAGCCGAAGGGGATATCATACCGGATGCGGCCCCATATTGCTCTCGCCCGGCTGCGGCTGACATGCGGCTTATACGTGCAGGACCGGGCATGGTAGTTGTCCTGATACATGGTGGTGCCCTCACCGTCCATCTTTTCGGTGATGACTACCTCCTTGCCCGCCCAGTGGTCAGTGGTGGTCAGCACCATATCTTCCTGTGCGTCGTACCCCGGCGACCATAGCACGTGGGGCGTGTGGGGATACTTCACCATGAGGGTGGAAATGTAGTTGCCCCACTTGTCGTAGTTGTTTCCGCACTTGGCGTCCAGCTTGTCTGGTAGGATGATTTCCTTGATGCCCGCCCGCTCCCGGAGAGCGAAGGGTAGGAATTCTCGGATGGCATTGGGGTCTTCCGCTTTGATGTGACAATCAGAGCACAGGGATACACCGTTGCTGAGGTAGTAGCCTCCATTGTAGAAGAGTTTGCGGTCGATGATATGGTGGGCGTCAAGGCCATTCTCCCTTGACCCGCACACGACACACTTGTACCCATCACGGGCAAACACTGATTCCCGGAACTCATCACGAGTTAGGAGCGGCTCATCAAAGCACATAGTTCCTCATGCGTTAGACTTCATGCTCTCCTTAATGGCTTCCAAATCCTTCCCGATGCGGGTGTGGTCGTGCTGCACGTCAACGGGGTGGTACTTCCCCTTAATCAGGTCCCCCATAAGCCGCTGGCTACTTTCCAGCAAGAGGGTCAAGCTGCTGATGGCGTTCTGTGCATTCTGGATATCAGTGGGCCGGACGGGGGTGGTCTTAAGTTCCTCCGCCACGCTGTCCCCGTGCTGTTCAATCAAGGTTGCCGCCGTCTCCAGTGCCCGCCGTTGCATTGATGGCAAGCTTGCGCCCAAGCGGAGCGCCTCCGGGTGGAGGGTATAGTGGAGGGCCAGCCGCATGTAGTTCATGTGCGACAAGACTTCGTCCAACGTCTTTTCCAACTGGTTATCCTTGTGGCATTTTTCGTAGAGGGAATCACGAACGAAGTTCGCCGCTGCAAACCCGTTCTCCCAGTTGGCGCTGGTGGTGTTGATGGGAACGTAGGCAAATTCAATCTTCTCACCCGTGTCCAGCGTCACTTGGGTGCGTCCTTCGCTCATCCCGTAGATGTCCTTAACGTAGGGAGATTTCCTCCGCCGTGACAGAACGAGCTTAGGCTCTCCGCCATTATTTGGGACGCTCACTATGTGCCAGTTCTCATACTCGTAGTCGATGCGCATCTTGAGCAGCTTTTCGGCGGCTTTACCGTCCCCGGCGTTTGCCAAGCCGTACAGCTTGTGCTGCTTGGTTTTTTCGGCCCCGGTCTTTCCCCAGTAATCGCACTGGTAGACCTTCCATTGGGTCTTGAGGTATTTGAAGAGTTCGAGGAACGCCTCCGCCCGCAGTTCGGGGGTGCTGATGTCCCACTTCATGTCAGGCTGTTTACGGTTTCCGTAAATTAGCGTCTTCAACATGGGTTGCCTCTTTTCGGTCTGGAATCTTGGATAGAAAAGTCTCCACCACAAACTGTAAGGTGTCCTTGGCTCTCTCTGCCGCCGCTGCCTTTTCCTCGGCAATCTTTCTCAGCCGGTCTTCATCATCATAGGGGTTACGGCTGAACGGGTCACCATCTCGTTCGTTATCTCGTTCCCATGAGGCGTGGGCGGCAATCTCCCCTTCAAGGTTAGCCTTTGCCTTGAGGCTTTCGGCATGGACCGCTTTTTCCCACGGCTGTAACAAGTCGTAAACGGTTTGGGCTAGTTCGGCATCCCGCATTTTGTTTTCCTCCGCTATTATAACCTGTGGGTCCCGGCCTTCAAGTTCAATGTAGTGGCCTTTACCACCACGGGTAGACCATATTCTCCCACTCATAGGGATGGCAGCATCTTGCATAGCGTCTCCTAGATGCGTTCAGCGAGAATCAAAGTGTCGCCCATAGCGGCGATGTTGAAACGGTGCCCACATTCAGCGCACATATAATTCTGACTTCCCCCGCCGCAGGGACCGGGGAGGAATTTCATGCTGCCGCAGTCGGGGCATTTGCCTTCTGCAAGGCTCTCACGAACCCGCTGTTCATCACTCGGTTCTTTCATAGTCATCTTAAAGTCGGTGATGGTTCCCATGTTGACCATCTCCCCGCCCGGCGTCCCCATGAACAGCGTGCCGCCTTCCATGAAGGACTTATTTCTCTTCCACCGTTTGAAAGCCCCGGCTATGCGTGAAAAAAAGAACATCACATCCCTCCTGTGGGGTTCGACATTTTGCTACCCGCATTGTAAGTTTGTGCTCACCGGTTGGGGGGCCGAGACTGAAAATCGGGTCGGGTTCCTCAGTCGGACGGTTGCAGTGTCGGCACCCATCAGTGGGATGCACGTGAACCGTTCCGCAGGCCGGGCATTTCCATGGTAGTTTCATATGCAGTTTCCTTTACTGTCTCCACTATATTTGTAGCCTCCCCATGGGAGACGCCTCTTGTGCTTCTTGTAACGCCGACCAGCCCGCCATCCGGCATTGAAAATCCCCTCGTAAAACTCGGGGCCTTTCTCCGTCACCATGTCCACCCCGTATTCCTTATACAGGATGTCCATCCATTTCTCGAAGGCTTTCTGGCGAGCTTCCTTGAGCTTGCTCATACGCTTCCCCCGCTCCACATGCTACTCCCTTCGTCGTCGTAGACGTAGCAGGGGTTCATGTTCCCGGCGTGGCTCCGGGCGGACGCAATAGCGGCATGGAGACTCTTAAAGTCGTCAATGAGGTAGTCCGCACGGGGACCCTCGAAGGTGTCCACGCCGATGACCCGGAATTTGCCCTTGGGGGCGGTTAAGCGTCTCCGACCGCCGTCTTTGGCGTCCTTGTCGCTCTGTTTGATGTAGGCCAGCACTTGTCTTGTGGTTGCCATATCAGCCTCCCTCTGCTTGCTCCTGCTCCTTTTGCTTTTTGATGAGAGCTTCAATCGTGGACTTCACCCTCTCCAAGTGAATGTGGTCCACGTCAAGATATATATCGTTCGGTCGGGCTTCTCCAGACAAGCTGACCGGCTTGCCTGCGAGAAGCTGTTGGATATCCCATTCATCCAGAACGATGCGTAGATTGGGCATTGCTGTACTCACCCCCTGTTCATACGGCTCTCAGTTACCGCCCACAGTGGTAGGTAATCCAGCACCCCCTCTGTGGTGGTAAAGGGAATCGGCTCCGTGGCGATAGCGGTCATGATTTTCCGCTCATTGCCGTACACCGGGGGGTTGTCGTCGTAGAAGGCATATGCCCGCCCGTTCAGCTTTTTCTCCAAGAGCCGGTAAACATGGTGAAGCTCGAAGCTGTCTTTCGCCCCAAGCACAATGGTGGTGATGGGTTTGGCGAGGGTTGCCCAAACCTTCTCAAGATAATCCCGGTCATAGGGACCACTGATAGTCTCCATGAAACACCTTTTCGCCATCATCAGCCGGGTGTAGCTGGTCACATGACCGACCTGCGCCATGAGCCGACCGGGGGCCTGAGTGATGGTTTTGGCGTCACGGTCCCGGAACAGGATTTCATGCCCATCCGCCAAGTCCAGCCCGATGGAGTTCTGCACGGTGTCAGCGACCACGACATAGATGCGCTGGTCTTTGGAGGTATCCGTGATTGCCTCGGCACGCTCCAACAGGCTGACCTTCTTTGCCTTGAGCCGTTCGAGGTATTCCTGTTGCTGGCGAAGTTTACGTGCTTTGTATTCTGCGCTGCCCACTTGTGCCATGCTTCCCCCTATTTGAATATTGCTGTCAAAACCACCAACCCTGAGATACCGAGGGGTATTCCCAAGGTGAAAAACTTTTTGGTGCAGGTGGTGATTATCCAGCCGACGAAGACCAGACCCACACCACAGCCGATGCCCACAATGGGTAAAAGCTCACTCACCGGCCTTCCTCCCTCTCTCTTATGAAATACAACGTTACGGAGAGAATTTCGGCGCAAATTGTCATCAACTTGAAGTTTACCTGTTTCTTGGCTTCCACGATGGAGGCCCGGATGAGCTTGGTGTTCTTGCCCTTAAAAAGCTCCTTGGAGGCGCTTTTAGCCACGGCGTCGATTTGCCGCACGGTTGCCTCATGAAACAGCCCAACGTCGCTCTGGAGGGCTTGTAGCTCCGCCAGAGACCAACCCTTGAGGAGTCCGAACAAACGCTCTACGTTTTTAGCCTCAAACACCTTTTTGAGGCGTTTGCTCGGGATTTCCGTTACTTTCCCCTTCTTAACTTTGGGTTTCATCTCAGGTTCTCCTCTATGGCAATGGCAAGATTGATAGCAAACTCCTGTGCCCTCGCTCCCTTACGCCGGTCATCTACCACGTCATTCCTGCGGTTGTCGGCATCAAGCTCACAGGGACGCCGGTCATGTGCCATCCGGCGACCAGCTTGAGTTTTCTCCCCGCTCCGTAGAGCGGCGTACCGGTTTTCCCGATACTGGAGGACATGAGCCATTTCATGCAGGGCGACCCGGACAAACCACCAGCAGGCATCCAACCAATCCAATTTATCGTATGTCCAGCTATGCTTTCTGCCGTAGGTTTCCCCTCCACGCATCCGGTCCGGCAGGGACATGACTACAAATCCCGGCTTCTCTCCGATAAGTTTGCCGTCCATGCCCTCCCGCCGCTTCACGCCCCGGAGGAATCCCAAATAGGGAAAGGAACGGTATGCGGTTGCGCTTCCCTTCCCATGGCGGCAACTGGTCACCTTCACCACTACGTCACCCCTTACCCCTATCGCTTGGGCGGCAAAGGTCAGAGCGTCCTTCATGGGACCACTCGGGTGTGGAGTGTGGTTGTAGAGATGAATCATTTAGAGTTGCCCTTCCCCTCATATTTGGCTTTGAGCCGAAGGTATTCTTGCCGGTCGGAGGTTTCCTTTTGGTTCGTCCGGCGTTTCTCTTCGGCAGCTTCCTTGGCGACCTTGGCGGCGAGCTTAGCCGCCTTCTCGGCGGCTCGCTGACTCTCCGCTAGTGCCTTGGCATCATCCAGAAGCTTCTTGGTGATGACGTGGTTCTTATCCTGCTCGTTATCGCCAGAATAGCAGTAGTACTCCTGCCCGTCCAAGAGAAGGGTGATAGCGTAGCTCCCGTACTCATCGTCTTGGTCCCCATATCTCAGGTACTTGGTGATAACGGGAACGGCATCCGCTATGGGACTTTGGACCCCGTCGTCGGAAAACACATGAAACTCGAAGTCCGACCCCCACCGCTCCATCTCACATCCCCGGCAGTAGTTTGCCCCGCTCGGGCGATACGCTAAGACCGTAATTACCATAACCATCCCCTCTTGCGGCGAATTTGTGGTGTCCCGGTGCAACGGTTAAAATCGTCACAAAGCTCCTGCATGGACCGCTTTAAGTCCTGACCGACTCCCTTTACCTCACTCGCCACACCCCGGAGTTCCCGGTTCGCTTCGGTGAAAACCTCGGTGACTTCCCGGATGGCACTCTTCTCGTCTTTTTCAGAAACAGCCATGTTTCCCTACGCTCTCCCGGTCAGCTTTCCGATTCTCCACGCACACAGGGCGACCATTGCCCACCCCATTCCATTGGCGATGAACGCTTGCCGAGGGATGATGTGGGATACCACCGCCCAAATCGTTATGCCCAAGGAAATGGTGAGCAGAATGCTCAGCATCCCGAGGACGACCCATAACTCCTGCTTGTCCAGTTTCGTCATTGCTCCCAAACCTCTCGCCAGTAGTACTTGAATGCCTGCGAACCATGTCTTATCAGGATGCCTACCGATTTGAGAGTGAGCAAGGGTAGGACAAAGCCGAACTCCAATCGGGAGAAGAATTTATCTCGCCGAGTCATCCCTTCCTCCACTGTAGGGTAATTCTGATGCCGTGCCGGTCCTGTTCCCCGAATACATTCCACTTATCGGTCACGAGGGCGTTTAACGTCTTGACGCCAGTGAAAAGTCGTTTGAACATACCTCTCCCATCCCTCAGAAGGAGGAGGGGAGCGGGCATGGCGACCCGCTCCCGCTTCGACTATGCCGCTACGGTAGCGGCGGCGAAGGAAACGCCATTGGGCTGGTCTTTGAGAGCCATGACAGCCCCAATGTAGTCATCAATGAACCGCTGGCTCGGGGTTTCCGCCCGTTCCAGCTTGTAGACCAAGGATGCTTTCATGCCCATCTGCTTGGCGACCTGTGTGACCGTCAACTTGGCGGCGACACGAGCCGGGTAGGTGGGGTTGACAAACACTGCCGAAACGCCGGGCAGTTCGGGGGCAATGGCGGTGAACCGCTCATACCACTGTTGGAGCCGACCGAACGACGCCTTCTTGAGGGCGTTGGTGGTCAAGCCAGCGTGTTCCACCTTGGGGTGGATGTCACCGAGCTTGCGCCGGGCCTTCTTGTATTCCGCCAACTGGCGCTCGGTCCGACCGACCAACCGCTTTACGAGCGGCAGGGCGAGCAACTTGCCGAGCAACAGCTTGCGGTCACGACCGATGGAAATCAGCGGGTTCTGGAAGTAGGCGGCGTCCTTGTCGGAGTAGTCGCCGTTCGGAATTTCGGCGATGACTTCATACCGCCACGTCCGACCCTTGCCGCACTGGACCTCGGGAATTTCATCCACGTCGGCAGGGTTGACCTTGATAGCCATCAGGTGTTCGCCGGGGAAGCCGGACAGGTACGCACGAGAGCAGAAATGGAATCCACGGGAGCAAGGGTTGCTGCGGTCCTTGTCCACGTCCCGACGACGTATGACCGGGCAAGCGCCCACATGGTTGTCCACGGTGTGAGTGTGGATGTCCTTGTAGTTGTGGTCCACCCGCTTGTAGGCGACGAAACAGCCGTCGTCCGTCACCGGCATTTGGTAGAGGGTCAGGAATTCGTACAGACCCTCCACTGCCTCCGGGCGGGGGTTGGAGAACAGGTGGTCCCTGAACTTCAACATGTGGTTGATCGGCTGCTCGGCCTCAATCAGGCGGAGCATGAGAGCGGTCAGGGAAGAGTGGACCGGGGAACCCTTGTAGTACACTTCCCCGTTCTTCACTTCCACGTTGCCGTGCGACCGGTTGGAAATGGACTGCGCCAAATTAACAAGGTCAGGCACCTTCGCCCACCGCTTCATCTTGAGGGCGTTGACCATCTTGCGGAAGGTGGGATGGGATGCCAAGAGTTGAAAGGGGCGTCCGTTGACGAGAACGCTCACATAATTGTCCTGCAACTGATACGGAATGGGTGTAGCTTTTGCCATAAGGTTGTGTCTCCTCACTTATAGTATACCTCGAATTGAGAGAAAATTTCGGAAAATTCTTACACCGCCGCTGCAACCGACAATTCTTTTTCAAATTCGGCGCAGGCACAGGCGGCATCGGTCGGGACGAGGGTTCCATCAACGATTGTTAACTCCCCTGCTACTAAGGCGTCATCCTCGTTCGCTACTTGCGTCATGGTTGCCGCCTGTTGCCGCTTGCGCTCCATGTAAGCCTTTGGGTTGCGAGCTTTACGGAGCCGGTAAGCTTCCGACTTGTCCACGACCGGGGCCGGGGGAGCGACCGGAGCGTTCGCCTTTTCAATCATTTCGTCAATCATCCGCAGGTAGACAATCAAGGCGTCGGCTTCTTCCTTGCTGCCGCTGTAGCTATCCTTCCGCATCAGGGACAACAGGGGATACTGTTTTTCGACCTTCTCCCACATTTCGCTGAAATCAGTGACGTTAGTCACCTTGTACATGACAGCGTTCAGGACGTAGACAAGGTTTTCGTCCCGGTCTTTGGAGGCGGTGCGAGCGGCTTCCAACTGGACCGAGAAGTTCTGGAAAGCACTGGTAGTGGACAGAGGCAGGGTCTTGGCGACCTGCTTCATTACGAACTCCCAATCATTGCTGAACGGCCTCAAGCGCAGGCTCATTGCCAGTTCCTTGGTGGGGTTCATGACCTTGGTGATGGTCTTGTCAATGACCGACCGGAGGGGAACCCAATTGGAGTTCTTGAGCAGCTTGGAATTCTCCCGGACGCCGTAAATCTTTTCGGTGTCTCCGAACCCGAACACCTTGGCAGCACGCATCTTGTTGATAAGGTTGTAAAGGTCGGTCGGGCTGTCCACGCCGGGGATGACGGCGGTCATTGCCCGTGAGTTGCCCTTCGCCAACACCACGTAGTACTTCGTTCCCGGCATCTCGGGGACGGTTTCATCCGCCGTCGCCCATGCCTGCCGCCAAGAACCATGGCGACCACGGTACCAAGAGCGCTCCACGAACACCAGCAACCCCTTGCCCCTCTTCACATAGTTCTTCTTGGGCATCTTGTCTTTGTACTTCGTCTCGTAGCTGCTGGCAAGCGTCATCGGAGGATTTCCGAGGGCGGCGAGCAGAGCGGCGACTTCCGAGGCGACCTTTCCACTCCCGGCGACTTCCGGGCGGGGGCTGATAAGATAGGCGTCCCGCTTTTCGGGGTTGTCATACGCCTTGTTTTTAATGAAGTAGTTGATGTAGCGATTGGCACGAGTGGGTTTCATGTCATCCAAGATGAAAACCACATTGGGGTTCGCTTCGATTTCGACCTCATACGCACTGCGCTTGGCTGCGTCACCCTTTGTTTTCAAGAGGGTGGAGTCCAGTTCTTCCGGGGTCAAGGTGAACAGCGTTTCCCGGTCGGCCCTACCACGCCCGCTGTGGGACCTGTCGTAATGCGTCACTTGGATGCTGGAGTAGTCTAACTGGTTAACCTTCATGTCTTTGCCAGCACTCAGGGTGAAGTTGGTATAGGTCCCGGCGAAGGCACCTTTCTGAGCGGCAGCGTTGATGATGCGACCGATGGCTTGGTGCTGGAGCAGGTTGAAAATGACCATCTTGGCTTCCCACTCATTAGCCGCTTTGTCCACCTTCTTCTTCACCGTTTCAAGCAGTTCGGTGTGGATGGCATCCAACTTCGCTTGGATGGCGGTAATCGTGGGGGTATCGAGTTGGAGGGTCTCCCGGCTAACCGCAGGGTTGACTTCGCCAATCGCAAAGAAGATGTCGAAGGGCATCGCAATGATGCTCTTTTGATTCTCGCTCAAACGGCTGATGTCGATGTTGCCGACCGAGTAGGGCACCATGCCCATGATGGCACGAACGCCGTTGCCCTGATTGGTGGAGGAATTCTTGCGCAGTCCCCACCCCTCTCCTTCAATGGAGTATTCCGGTTTCTGGCAGTTCAATTGCACGTTGCAGGTCGGCAGGGGAGTGAAGAACTCGAACACCAGCTTGGCTTTGTTGGTGAATTCCCACACGTCCCGCTGTTCGACCGGGAAGATGACTTCCAGACCATCAGGCTCGGTAGTCTCGGCTTCCGACTGCAATTCAATCTTGGGTAACCCGTTGTCAATGAAGGCCGCATACGTGCGAACCACACCGCTCTGGTAGCTGATGACGGCGAATCCGCCCGTCTTGCCGTTGCGCAGGAAGTAGGCGAAGGGCGACTTGCTGCCCAAGCCGAAAGCGCCGATGGCGTCATTGCGGGAGTTTTTGTTGCTGGAGAAGTAGGTGCAGTAGAGGCTGAGGATTTCGTCGTTCGACATGCCCGGTCCGAAATCCCGAATCTTGAAGGAAGCGTCAAAGTTCGTCGGCAGCGTCACAACGAACGGCTCATCCGCCTTGCCCGTCATCACATGGGCGTCATAGGCGTTGCAGGACAGTTCCCGGATAACCGCTTGGATTGGGTCGGAGTACAAGCGAGACGAGAGTGTCTCGAAAGCGATTGCCGAGCTTTGAATGGAAAACTGCTGTTGCTGTCCGATAGCACCGCTGGTCTCGGTATTGCCTGATACGGTTCCGAATTTCATAGTCGATGTTTCCTCCCACTCTCAGTATACCACGGAATGGGAGGAAATCGACGTTTTTTAATGGCCGGATTATGACCGGACAGGAATATTCAGCTTTTTCTTCCAAACCAGCCAGCCGACACCCAGTAGACCAAATAAAAGAAGCTCAACAGCAGGTCCCTCGGGAGTTTGGACAACAAATTGCTGTCCCGGTTGGGTTCCCCAGTTCACCGGGGTGAGGACTTCCCATCCGGCCCCCGTGTATCCACCGTTAATAGCGGACTGAGCCTCGGCGATAAGAGCATTGGCATTGGACTGACCGTAAGGGTCGGTTCCCCCCGATAAGCTCCAGATTGCCCATTGGTACTCTGCTTGCTGAGTTTGGCTGGTGGTCCCTAGCATTTGGGTTGCCAACCAAGCCTCCTCTTCCAAGGTAGTACCGCTGACCGGAGCGATGTATGCCTTCCAGCTTTCCCCGGCGCTGATGTCGTGGGCGAAGTCCACACAGTAGAAGTCTTCCGCAATGCCGTCCAGAGTTCCACCGTATGGGGGAATCCCATAGCCGTTGTTGGCGAACGCATAATCCCCGTTGAAGTACACCGTTCCAATGGTGTCCGCTCGCAGGGGAATGCACAGGAACAGGAACATCGTCAGCAAGGAAAGCAACAACTTCACGTTTTTCATTTTCCCTCCAAAGCGGCTCGCTATTCTGCCGCTGAACTTATCTCCCCGTCACCATGACTAACGGGGTCTTAACCAGTATCTTAAGGTCATTCCAAATTGAGAAGGATGCCGTGTAGTGGATATCCAGCATCACCATCTCACTAAAGCTCGTCCGGTTCCGCCCACTCACCTGCCACAGACCGGTTATGCCGGGTTTGACAAACAGCCGGGTGTGGTGCCACGGCTGGTATACTTCCACTTCGTAGGGAATCGGGGGCCGGGGGCCTACGAGTGACATATCCCCCATAAGGACATTGAACAGTTGGGGAAGCTCGTCCAGACTGGTCTTTCTCAGGAAACTCCCTATCCGGGTGATGCGGGGGTCATTAACTATCTTATAAACACCGTCTGCGGCAGGAGCCTTCCCGCAAATAAGGCTCTGAACGTATTTCTTGTGGACTGCCGGATTATTGTCGGTATTCATCGTTCTGAATTTGAAGAGGGTGAACAGATGACCCATCTTTCCCACTCGCACCTGTCGGTAGAGGACAGGTCCCCGTGAGGTCAGCTTGATAAGCACCGCAACCACAGCAAGGATTGGAGCGGTTATAATCAAACCGGCCAAACTGCCGCATAGGTCAAAAGCCCGCTTAACTCGCTCGTTCCAAGCACTCATTGTTCCTCCCGTACAGATTTTCTGATAGGTAATAATACACAGTTTGCTGGGGTTTTTTGCCCATTGAGGGGGGTACGACGGTGCTATGTCGTAGTCTACTTTAGTGCTATTTGCAGCCGATGATGTGGCAGAAGAGTACACGCATTTGCTGTGCCAGCCAGACATCATTAGGACTGTTGGGTTTGGGGCGGAGACGCTCTCGCACGTCCACTTTCAGGATGATGTATTTGTTTTTGGTGCGTTTGTTGAACTTCGCTACAGCTTCTTTATCCCACATGAAGTGGAACCCGGCCCGGTAGCGCCGTCCCTTACCATCACGCACGAGGCGCATCTTTGCGGTAAGCCATTCCCCAATGGGAACCTCAAGGCTCCCCTTGTGTCCTCGAAACAGGAAACACAGTTTCCCACTCCTGACCCGGAAAGCTTTGTATACCGTGTGATATCCTCGCATCATAAGCTATTGAGCCATCTTGTTTAACTTCTCGGAGAAGAAACGCATGAGAATCCAGTCTGCAAGATGGTCGAAGCGCTTGGCGGTGGGTTCACCATCGAACTCATCCGGGTCGGCGCTCCAAGCGGCGTACTCCTTTATCAGGGTGAGTTTCTCCTCGTCGCTCAAAGCATCGGTGATTTCATCCGGGAGGTCATTGCAGCAATGATTGGAGAATTTATCAGCAGCCATGTCCAGCAGCATAGACAATACACGGCATTCTGGTTTGGTTAGCATATTTCCTCCATGCGGCGGGGTTGAGCCACAGACCCCCGCAGGCAGCAGGGTTATCGCTACTCCGGTCACTACCCGGCACTCCTGCTCCCCGCTTCACCGCCCCCTCCCACAACAGGGAGGCTCCGGTGCGTTACCTAGACGACTTTTCGTGGCCGTAGCATTCCCACGGAGATGCTGATTACCGCACTCAGGCTAGTCGTCCAACCTGTACGTCGGCTCTTTCGCCGCAAGCTTATTTGACTGCCTTGGCAAGGGCCTCACCCGGCGTGGCAACCTTGGTCTTCCGGGAAACCTTCAACGGGTTGGTGGACTCCTTGTGAACCAAAGACACAAAGCTCTTCTGACCGGTGGGCTTTCCATCCGGCCCTGCCTCGTTGACCATGTTGCCAATCAGTATCAGGGCAAACGTCCCCGACCGCCACGGCTTACGCCGATATACCTTTCCGTCGTCATGAACTACTGCTCCCTCGGGAGCGGCTACAATTGCCATGGTGGTCTCCTAGCTCTGCTCTTTGTAAGCGCTGGCCGTCACATTGATGAGCGGCTGAGTTGCAACCGCTGGTGACTTGGTGGTCTTGCTGTGGGTGTGTTCTGCACCCATTTGACAATACTGACAATCCGGGAATTTTTCCACCTTCTTTACTTCCAGCTTGATTTCCACGAACACCGGGCATTCATAGACCGGCGTGGTCATGCCATGTTTGACACAGTACTCATAAAGCTCCTGCGCCAACGGGCAGTTCTCCGGTGTCCCCGGCTTGAAGGAGGCACACTTGAAGCACAGACAGTTGCCCCGGTGCGTTCCCTTGAGCCGGTCCTCCACAAAAACCTTTACTCCATGATGCTCGTACTGAACGATTGCCATTACTTCCTCGCTTTCTTTGCTTTCTTCTCGGCGGTCCGTAGCTTCTTAATGCCGACATCCTCAATTTTCCAGCCAGCGGCAATGCAGGCATCGACCCTTTTCTTGATTTGGTCTTCCGGTCCCCACCAACATTCGCCGCCCCACACGGTGTTGCCGTTGTCCAGCTTGATGCGGGGGTTGGTGACTTCGGCCTCGTGGCACATTTGAGCAAAACCCCCGGCATTGGCTGGGGGAATGAAGTCTCCCTCGTACACGCCGTACCCGAAGAATTTCAGGATTTTGGTCTTTTCATCACCGCTGCAAATTGCCCCTACTCGTATTCCGACTTCCCTCATTTCGCCTCCTCGGTGGGTTCATCTTTCTTTTTCTGCTCGTAGACTTCCTTAAGGAGACAAGGGTCACCGGGTTTGCCGCCGCCGAGGACCGCCTCCTTGACAACCTGCACAGTGGGTTTACCATAGTAGCCGAGCCGGTTGGCTTGGTCCATGTATTCCCAGTACTTATTTTCGTCCAACTCAAACGCCGGGTCCGTGAACATAGGGGTGAGGATGGAGTTCAACCGGCGCATGTTGAGTTTCTCCTCCTCGGTCCTGCCATTCTCTCCCCGCTCTTCCGCTCCCACCCAAATAAGAAACAGTTCTGCCTTGAGAGGATTGCGGAGGATGGACTCCAGCACGGCGGCGTGGGGGTCAAGGTCAGTTTCCACAGCCGGTTCGGTTTCTTGGTTGATGGGTTCGAGCTTGCCGGATTGCAGGTCCCGGCAGTCTTCGAGCGCATCCTCGGAGGCACGGGCAAGCTGTTCCTTTAGCCGGTCCTCATAGGGCCTTCTCGTCACACTGCTTAAGTAGGTCATCAAATTCATGACCATGGGAACCTTTTCGTCAGGCCAGTCGGACTGATAGACCATGCGGAGCATGTGGTCCCGTTCAAAATCGGTGAGCCGGGGGTCAGGTAGTGACCGCAGTTGCGCCACGATTCCCACCTGCTTCAAAATCTTTGCCGCCGTGGCTCGCATGGTTGCCCGGTAAGTTAGTGCCTTCTCCAAGATGTCGGCTTCGAGGAAAACCTTGGGTTTTTCATCCTCTGTAGCCCCGGTGGTTATGTCCCCGGTTTCGAGTTCGATGAAGGCGTCCACTAATGGCGTGGGTGTGTAGTCGGCGATAAGCCCCAAGAGGTCTGCCCGGAACAAGTCGAATAACCGCCTTGCCAATGGATTGGGACTGCCTCCCTGTGAGAAATAGTTGGGACACTCCCGTCTAATGAACGCCCACAAGAAATCGTCAGAGGCATCTTTAAGCTGCCGAGGGTTTTTAACCCATGCTACCAATTGGGAGTCGGCGTTGATGACCAGCCCCTCCTGCTCTCCGCTGCATGTGCATTTCAAGCCGGGTCCGGGCTTGGGGACTTCCCACTTGTTGGCGGCAATCATATCCGGGTAGAGCCGGAAATTCCAGATACGCACGGGGCAAGTCTCATTCGGGTGGGCAATGATGGTGTGGAAGTACCGGCCCTCCCCGAGGATTTCCGTGTACTCTTCCAAGTCCGCTGTGGTGATGGATACGAAGATGCCATCCGCTGTCATGTACTGGCGTCCAATGCTGGCGTTGCCGCCAAAGACTGCCTTGCGCTCGGTGAGGAACAGGTTTTCAATCTTCTGGAAGCGGGGGTCGTGAATCATCTCCCACGTTTGTCCGAGGGTATCCACGTAGCCCTTGTCGCCGAATACCAGTTGGTCCAACATCTGGCAATACTGATACTCTTCCTTCTGCACATCACCTTCGATGAAACGATAGATGCGTTTAGCATCATCAGCTATACCCAATAATTTTTGAATCGACCGGTCCATTATGCCTCTCTCTACTTCCGTTCCAGATTGGTTGTCCATCCTCGTCCCATGCGATGGTCCATCCCAATTCTTTAAGTACGGAAGTTACCTTGTCCCTTACATGATTTAATTCCAACCTCGTAGCGCAGGCATCAGCAAGCCGCCTGACTCCCGCTACTTCTTCCTTGCCCACGGCGTGTGCGTGGCGGCACTGGTCCCTGATGTCTTCCAACCCCGGCAGCTTCTCGCCAACGAGGACCCGTAGACGGCCCATTTCGGCACTGCTCTTATCCACCTTGGACGCCAGAGCGTTCAAATCCGGGTGGACCTTCTCCAATTCGTGTACCTTGCCTTCCAGCCGGGTAAGCCGCTCCTCTGGTGTTTCCTGTGTTGCATTCGGCCCCCACCGCTTCTTGGGATGACGCTTGTCCCACTCCTCCATGACTGCTGCCAGACAGATGGTAAAACAAGTGTCCCAGCCGCCGCCCTTCGGTGTTGCCATGCCCGGCTTGACGTAGATTTGACCGTCATCTCCTAAGCGGCATCCCTTTAGTGCCTGTTTGACAACACGCTCAGTTTCCCAAATACAAATCCAAGAGAGGGCATCTATCAGGGTAGGCTCTCCGCAGGCACGTTCGGTAGCTTCGGTGAGACTTAGGTGGTCTATCATAGAGCAGCCAGTTTTCCGATGAAATCAGTTATGGTTTTTTCACAGATGAGGCTGACGAGTTCTTGAATGTCTTTCAGACAGGCGTTGATGTCCACTGAGATTCCGAGGGGACTGGTGATACACATGGTACGTTCCACTTCTTTCCCGGAGAGGTCCCTCTTGTTGTAAAAGTTGGTGATGGAGATTTCAAATCCGTCCACCCAAGTGAAGGCGACAGTGAAATCTCCCGGAACTGACCGAGCATTCCACTTGACCTTATCCGCTTTCGTCAGCGATATCAAGCGTTCCACCAAACCCATACTATTCACCCCTTAATCATAGTAATACCACTTCCGAGAGAAAAAGGAGACTCGCCATGAGACCTGACATACCCCGAGGAAAACCCGAGGAAGGGAGGTTGAAGTTGCCGAATCTCACCTAAAAGGGGGTGGTCCATATCTACACGGGGGCCGGGCTGAGATGCCCGGCTTTCGTGTCTAGCGGGAACACACCTTCTTGCCGCACCACTTGCAACGAACAAAGAAGGCTACACCGTAATCTTCCCACGTAGGTCCCATAACCAACAAAGCCACTTCACTTTTTTGCCTTTTTAGGAAGCCGCTTGACGGCATCCGCCCACGCTTCCCCGGAAGTGTTACCTTCCCCGATTACCGGGGCATCGAAGGCGTCCGACTGGTATACCTCGCAGGCAGCGAGGGGGCCGAAGTTCTTCTTGTCGTCCACTCCCCAATAGGTAGCCTGTGGGTAGACTTTCCACACCTTCTTCTGGTCGGCTTGTTCTTTCTTGTCAGCTTTGCTCATTCTCATGTGTAAAATCCAACCCTTTTAGCGGCTAATTCCGCCACTCTCTTCTCTTCGTCCGTGGGATTTGGGCTATCCCCCGCACAGTCAAGTTGGGAACAGCGTCTTGCCATCAGGGTGAGGCGTTGCTCCACTTCTTCCATGCAGCAGGACTGCGCTCGTCCTTGTAGAAAGGTGAGAAGGTCTTTGATGGGGAATTTCTTGGGAATATCGGTGAAAATGGTGCTAAGTCCCAGAACAACGTTACCATCGAACCCCGGCATTTCTCCGGGTGCATGAGGGTGGTGGTAACCCATGGCGAGGAATTCAGCATCCCATGTCAATGACTCGAACTCAAATAGCCGGTCCCACCGGGCGTGGATAATCTGGTCGGTGTCGAAGTCCGACCGGTGAACCATCACGGGAGTAAGTTTCATAAAGAATAATACTGGGATTTTTCCAATTTTTGTGTATTATTCTGCATGGACCTACGATACAAGAACCGCCAACGAAGCAAACCCACGTTCCTGAACATCAATCTCCTCGGGGCCTGTAATGCTGATTGCTACTTCTGCCTCGGGCGAGACCTTGCTAAGGAATACTTCCACAATAACCAACTCAACGTCCCCTTCGAGAACTGGAAGACCTTTCCCCATGCTCTCGCCGAGGCGGAACATGCCGGGATAGACCGCATCTACATCACGGGGCAAACCACCGACGCTCTGGCGTATAAGCACGTGGACAAGCTCATTCCTTTCCTTAGCCGCCAGCCATGGGTGCGCCGGGTAGGCATCAGGACCAATGGTATCCTCGCTCTGGACAAGCTGGAAACGGTTAATGCCTGTGACAGCGTCAGCTACAGCATCCACAGTCTTGACCGGGCAACCAATCAGAAAATCATGGGGATGACCGCTCTGCTGGACTGGGAGAAGATTCTGGCGGCGACCGAGTGTCCCCGCATCCGGGTCGCCATCGTGGTGGGCCGCTACAACCGTCACGAGATTGAGGACATCATCAAGTGGGCGGCGGGGCAACCTAAGCTTGGATACATCCAGCTTCGCAAAATCTGCACAGAGAACCGGTGGAAAGAGCTTGAAGAGGATGCCCTCATCTTCGAGGAGGTTGTGGCCGGTTTGGCAAGTAAGTATGAAATCTGCGGTCAATACGAGAACGCCCCGGCTTACCGGATACACGGGATGCCCGTGCTCATCTGGCGGACGGTCCAGACCAACGCCAACAGCTTCAACTATTTTACGGACGGTACCTTCTCCAAGGAGTATTTCATAGTGGAGGGGTATGCCAAGGAAAACAACCTTGACCCCACCAGCCGGGAGTACGCCTTGACAGGCATCTCCACGGCGAAATCCAATGCTATTTCATTGCGGGAGGCAGAGCATGAGGAAAGCAGCGATAAAAAAGCCAAAGCTGGTAAAAAAGCCAGCACCACGAAGTCAACTGCTTGACGTGATACGAGCCGCCCTCGATTGCCGCAGCCATTTCGGCGATGTCAAGATTGTTCAGTCGAAAGAGGACAAGCGGGATGGGTTCCTCGTTGGCGAGAGCGCCACGGTCATCTGCGGCCTGTGCGTTGACCGGATGTGGGACGCTTTGGGGTTGGAGAAGAGTGAGCATATTCCCCAACACGGGGAGTACTTCAATTTGCTGTGGGAGGAGAACAAGCGTGCCCGCAGCGCTCGCAAAAATCGAAAAGAGTAGTTGGTTATGCTCCATCTGCCCGGAGCCGGGAGCCTGCTGTCGCAGGTTTTGCCTGCCTTTCCATGAAAAAGACCCGGTCATCCCCGAGACTTTCTGGAAAGACTCCATGTTTGAAGATGGGCAGGCGATGCTGACCGCTGCCGGGATGCCCTTTAAGGTGGGAGGGGTAGAAGAAGAATTTCACTCCAAAGAGGGAGAAATTGTGAAGCTTTGGTACTACTGCCCCAAGATTACCCCCGAAGGCCGATGTTCCATCTATGAAAACCGCCCCGAGTGCTGCTCGTCTTATCAACCCATGACCGACAACCTGTGTGTGTTTTGGAGACCTGATGCCCCGAGAGAACTGCCCCGTACATGATGTAACCTGCTGGCAATGCGGATGGAAAGTGTATCGGTGCTCCCGTTGCCGGGGTTGCTATCAGTGCGAGCATGAAGCGCTGTATGAAAACGGTGTGTGGGTTTGGCTCTGCCGGGACAACCGCAAGCGCCCGGCGATATGTGAAGACTGCGGATGTGGAATGAAAAAACAGGCTCAGCCCATCTTAACCGGTTGGAGATTTCCTACCCCCATTATGCAGGATTGGCCGGTTAAGTTTTAATGCGTCTCCGCTTAGAACGCAAGGTCTACTAACTGATAACTGACCTTGATGCGCAGCGTCCCACTACCGTCCGATATATTCGCAGGCCCACCCGAAGAACCAGCAATCATGGTAATTGCTCCCGAACTCAGATTGGAGTAAGGGAGGCTAAGAAGTGCCCCAGTCGTATGGTCATAGGTCGTCTCATTGGCAAGAACTAAAGCCGAATAAGGTGGGTTGGGAATGTTCGTCAGTAGGCTCATGAGCGGCGTTCCAACGTTACTATCTTCGACTATCCACTGTTGTGCAGTCGTCCCCCCTTGTATCAAGATGATTGTGTCTGGGGTGATTGTGAAGGGAACAGTTCCATTCTGTATAAGATATTGAGCAGATATAACTTGAGCGAACTTGTCGGCAGGGACTAAAGAACTATCAAGAAGGGTATAGGGGGCGCTGAGCAGGCCGATGATGTCAGTAGCCAATAGGGCTGCTACGACTGTGAGAACCCCGGAGCCTCCACCCGCAGGCCCGGTGTATCCGGTGTAACCCGTAAAATTGCCCGGACCCGTTGGACCGGTTATGCTGGGTCCAGTGTATCCGGTATACCCAGTGGGACCGGTCGGACCTTGGGCACCTTGGGCGAGGATTCCCCACCACGGGGAGCCTATCATGGGGACATTGTTGGTGTTGTTATTCTTGAGAGATACCCACGTGGCTGAGTTGTAAGTCACTGCGTATCCAAAGGGATAGGTGGTGGTTAGGTTCCAAGCACCCGCCATGGTGATGATGATTCCATCTACAGCCTGTGCGTATCCACCCTGCGGATTCAAAATGTTTACGTTGGGCATCCTGCTCTCCTATAAAGGGATGCCTAAGTCGGTTTCTTTTACACCCAGATTAACAACTATCAGCCCCTTTAATGAATCCGCCAGAGGATGCGGTCCCTATCCTCTAATTCAAACCACAGGAGGAATTATGGCTTCAATCATGATAGAGGTGGACCTCTGGGATGGCACCATGACGGTTATGAGTGATGCTGAACTGGAGGAGTTGGATGAGGTGACCGAAGGTGAAGAGGTTGCCGAGGTTGAAGAAGTAGCCGAAGACGGTGAAGTCTCTGCTGACGTGGAAGTGGATGGAGAGGCCGAGGAGTTCGCAGAAGAAGAGGATAAAATCGAAGCCGAGCAGGCGGAAATTGACGCCGAGCAGGCAGAACTGGACGAGCGGCAGGAAGAGCTTGACGCACGCCGGGCCGACTTCGAGGACCGCCTCAACAATGCGTAACTGACATCCCCGGAGGCTGCCCTCCGGGGTTTCAGTCTGGCATTACAAACACGATGTCGAAGACGTAGTAGGAAATGAGCGGGAGCTTACCCGTTACAGTGATGAACCCCTCGGGCATAATTTCCGCCCCGAAGGGTTTGAAGTCTTTCATGATGGGATTGTTAAGGAGAGCGGTCATTATTTGCTCAATGACCGCTACCTTTGAGATGGTACCCCCGGCAGGATTTGAACCTGCGACCTTGGGTTTAGGAAACCCCTGCTCTGGTCCGGGCTGGGCTACGGGGGCGTTTAGACCGTTTGTTGATTGCACCATTCGATGAGTTCCTCATCTTCCCCCGGCGCAATTTTCTTCCACGATTCCGGGAGTGGGTGATGGATGCAGCGCCCACCGGGATACACTTTGTAAAGGGCTGCTCGCCCGGTGACCTGCACCCAAATGCAACGATTGAGTTGTGCAGCGTACTCGATAGCCGCTGCTAAGCTAGGGAAGTGACGGACCTCCCGCCGATTTACCTGCCGCATAAAGCATCTCCATTATTCCTCGCCCGGTTCTGGTTCTTCTTCAAGGTAATCGAACGGGTTGTATCCAGAGATGGTTTCGGCCCCGGTGATTTCGACCAACTTGTCAATGAACGCTGGGTCGTCGGACTTCACTGTGAAGTCTTCCTTTTTCAGCGTCCCGTAAATTTCCGAGTGCTTGCCGAGAATTTCCCCGAAGTAAACTTCCTTGCCGAGGGACTTCTCGATTTTTTCCTTGGTGGTGACGAACAAGCCTTCAACGTCGCCCATCCGTCCTTCATCCCAAAAGAATGAAACCAGTACCTTATGCTCCGACTCAGCAGCCTTCTTTTTGCTCATGACTCTCCAGTCTTCTGCCGCAAACTTGGAAGCCCTATGGGCTGGGGTTGGTTCTGATGTCCAGTAACTCCGGGGGAAGCTCGGGGTCAGTGTAAGGCAGGATGGCTCCACTCTTTCCCCACAAATCCAGAACTTTAAGCAGCTTCCCCACGAGTTCGGGATGGGTTGGATTGTACCACCTGTCGGGGCCGATATTGACCCAAATAATCTTGCGCTGCTGGTCTTCCGGTACGAGGTCAAACAGGAAACGTTCTCCGATAACGACGATGACATCCGACCAGTCGAATAGTACCCGCTTGGTAGCCTCGGAGGTATGTCCCAGCCCCATTGCTAGAACATCTCGTTGACCGTGGTTCAACTTTAGCAGCATAGCCAACGATACCGACCTGCTGTTTCCACCGTAGCAACAACACAGGATTTTCAAACTTCCCCCAATCAAACTTCGAGATTTCGCAAGTCAAACGTCACTTTTTGAACCAACATAGGCCACGGATATTTCGAGCGGTCATGAACATCAGGCTCTTCACTGTAATCATCGCTCACCAAGAAGAATGTCCGGCTGGGAACAAAAAACGCCTGTGCTAAAACAGTGCCCCACAGATACCCACGCACGCCGCCGTAATTCATCTGCCAATGGGTCTCACGGTCAACTTGCCTTACAATGTCCCTGTCGTTACTTTCTATCAGGGGGCGCAGGTCCCACGGATTAAACCACCCCTCCCCCACCATGTAATCGTGGTCTTGTATTGAATACCACGCTTTGGTTAGATGGTCTGGGTGCAACGATTTGATGTGTAAGGGAGGCAGGGAGTAGGCTTCTTTTCCCGCCCACTCCGTCCGTTTTAGTGTCGGCTCTTTTGCCAGCGTTTGCAGTGGCAATGTGGCTAGGCCCAACCCCAGCCCATTAAGGAATCCACGACGATTCATATACCCTCAATCTTGGAACTCCCGGTGGGAATCTAACCCACGACCTACCGCTTAGGAGGCGGTCGCTCTATACACTGAGCTACGGGAGCATAGGGGCGGCTATTTCAACTCTCGCCTATCCTGCCGCCCATGGGGTTTGCTTGTCCAGCCATACGATGCTGGCTTCGCTTCCCCGCCCCGGCTGTAGGGCAAACCTTACTTGTGAACCAGCGTGGTTACATTCACGTTGTAGTTCACAGCAACGAACCGAACCTTTTTCCCGAGTACTTTGTGAAGCCACTTACGAAGCTTCTTCATCTCCGATGGCGGAACATCGGGGGCACAAAACAGGAATGCAGTTTTCATATTTTCCCTTCAACAAATCCACCGCAAACTGGAACCCCCGGTGGGACTCGAACCCACGTTATTCCGCTTAGAAGGCGGATGCCTCATTCCACTCGACCACGGGGGCTAATCTCCTCCTCCACCATCGCCGCCGCCATCTCCGCCAGCATCACCTTCACCTTCACCGGCTTCATTTGATGGCGCAGCCTCCTCTGATGTGGAGGACTGAACTGTTTCCTCTTCCTCGTCAAGTACCAAAGAATAAACCCACGGAACATCGTCGTCATCGACCTTGACTTGCGTGGGTGCCTGATTTGTCGGCGGCGGGCGGCGAGTAGGCCGTTTTACAGGCCACAAAAGCGCTACCGCCAGTGCGAATACCGCCGCCAACACAATCAGGGTTTGGAAACGCATGTTACTCCTTGTCGATTACAGCGTTCCAGTACAGCCACGACTCCCATTCCTTCCACTCGGGCCGCATCTTGTTTATGTGCAGCTTGAAGTTGTACTTGGGGTCGTTTGCCTTCGGCTCAACGGGCTTGCTAAGCAACTTCATGCCCGCCTGCTCCGGGGTACGTCCGGCCTTCGACTTGTTACACTTCATGCAGCAGACCACGAGGTTAGTCCACTCGGACTTTCCGCCCTGACACTGCGGAATAACGTGGTCCTGTGTGTACTCGTGGGTGGACACTACCCGACCGCAATACTGACACTCGGCATTGTCACGCACCAGCAAGTTTCGCCGGGTGCATGGTACAGCCATCCGCTTGCGCCGGGTCCATGCGTTCCGAACCACGATAACACGAGGCATCCCAATCGTCAGAGAGGGAGAACGTAGAACCTTGCCCCCTTCGTCTTCCTTAACCACCTTGGCACGGTTTTCCCACATGAGCTTCACGGCGTTCTCCCAGCCCATGAAGCCCACGGGTATCCAGTTCATGTCTAGTACAAGTACGTCAGCGTATCCCATAGAGCCTCCTTATCTAAGGATTCCGAAAAACCGTTAAACCTTGCTCGCCGCCACACCGAATGTGACCGATGGCTAATTGCCGGTAAGCCTGCGCACGACCCCTATAGCCGTCCATCGCTCTTCGCACTCCGGTATCCGCCCATAGGACTAGGCGGCGAGTCAAGCTTGTAGGGTTCGGGCGGGGTGTAACCGGTCTTCTCTCAGGTTCATATCCATCGAATTGGCCGGTCTCATTGCCGTACACCATACGGGTTGATGTGGTCGGGTTTCTTATGGTGTCTCACCCCGAGGCCCACTGCGTTGTCCTAACGCTCTCACCCCGCCCGAACAGCGCCCCTGTGACCACGCCCTTAAGACATCGCCCCCGGTTATGTCAACTCACCAGAGACTTAGGTCGGTCAGGAGCACCAACTTAAACCCAACGGCGTGCAGCCAGCGTACTGGCGGTTTGGCTTCGCTCTCTACGGGGTATATGACCGGTCCCCCTCGTCGCCCGGAAGCCGCTTGTGCAGGCACGGTATCCCGATTTCTGCCATGACAACCGTTCCCATCAGTCTTACCGACCCTACGGGACCTTGCACGCCATTCTTAGTAATACCACCAAAAAAGAAAAAGAGGGTCAGCGTCTTAACCAGTCGGGAACCATACTTCCTAATTCCATTCGACTTCTCTTGGACGACGGAGGACTTACTCACTCCGGTGGGGTTCTAACCCACATCTGAGACCCTCTTGTATTCTATAATACTGCAATTTTGGCAGGAGCGGAGGGACTCGAACCCCCGTCGCATGGTTTTGGAGACCAGCATAATAGCCGCTATACGACGCTCCTATGGCAGGCGAGAAGGGACTCGAACCCCTATTGGCGGTTTTGGAGACCGCAGTCCTATCCAATTGGACGACTCACCCAAAAACTCACGCCGGTGTCTTATCCAAATAAACGAAGGTCAAGACCAAGGGTACCATGGTTATCTTGGTCACAGCTACCATGAGGCTACGCTGCACCATGACCTACGGGGAATCGAACCCCGTTTTTCCGGCTGCATCATGGGAGACGCTCTACCATTGAGCTACGCCCCGCATGGCGGGGCGACGGGACTCGAACCCGCAACCTTCTCCCTGAATCAATCCCCGGTATCCTACCGATTGAATGACGGGTCGCTGGGGGCGTTCTGCCTGACGGGAAGGCTACTCCATGCGATTATCCGGTGGGACTCGAACCCACATTTTCCGGGCTAGCTTGGCTCCGAGGGGAGGACTCGAACCTCCAATCTTCTGATTCAGAATCAGGGATGTTGCCAATTACACCACCTCGGAACATTCGTATTAGCGTTTAGCCCTTACGGGGCAAAGCTGACATACGAATCAATCTTGGTTCCGGCGCAGGGACTCGAACCCCGATATCTGCGTTCAGAGCGCAGCGGCCTACCATTAGCCGACCCCGGAACAATCTTGGTCAGGGTGGGAGGACTCGAACCTCCGACAACCGGTATCCGAAACCGGGACTCTTCCTCTGAGCTACACCCTGATAAAACTTGGGGACGGCATTGCACCGTCCAAGGCCACGCTGTTCCCGATTGTTGCTTGTCAACTCAAATGGAGTCATCGGCTGGTAGCGGGCTTCTACCCCACGATTTGGAACCGGCGAATGGAATCGAACCATTGACCTCTCCCCTAATGGGGAGCGCTCTCTAGCTGAGCTACGCCGATGTAAACTTGGTCAGGATGAAAGGATTTGAACCTTCGGCCTCTGGTTCCCGAAACCAGCGCTCTGCCGGGCTGAGCTACACCCTGACGGCTATTCATTTCGTTCAAAATGGTCGGAGTGCTCGGAATCGAACCGAGGTCACATGCTCCCAAAGCATGAGCTTGACCGTCCAGCTACACTCCGTAAAATGGTCAGGATGGCAGGATTTGAACCTGCGGCCCCCAGTCCCCCAGACTGGTGCTCCACCGGGCTGAGCTACACCCTGATAAACTCGGGAAACCGCAGTATGCCGACTCGCTACACCCGGATGATTACCGGGCTGCCGCTGTGCAACTGCCTGCGGTTCCGATTAGCGGTCCCCCAATTTCTTGGGGGACAAGCAGGTGCTCTACACGTTACTCTAATTGAGCTACTCGCCCCATCGGCGAGGGGGGACTAGACACCCCCAACCTCCTGCCCATTACTGGTGCCCGTGGCGGGAATCGAACCCGCATACAACCCCTTGCGAGGGTTGCTCCGATAGGCGATAACGTGATTCCCTACACCCCGTAGGGTAGCCGGATTGTCCCCGGCTTCCGGGCATCCCGCCCTTTTCGGTTCCTCCGCAAATCACTCCTACCGGGACGCTCCTTCGTTAGACGCCGCTGTGCCTGTTCGCATACACGGGCAACATTGGTAGCGGTGGAAGGCATCGAACCTTCGACCTCTCGCTTATGAGACGAGCGCTCTAGCCAACTGAGCTACACCGCCATATGGTTGCAGAGACGGGAGTCGAACCCGCAATTCCCAGCTTATGAGGCTGGTGTGGTTTATGTGTCCACATCCACTCCTCTGCGAAGTTGCGGGGACCGGATTTGAACCGGCGTTCTTGAGGTTATGAGCCTCACGAGATACCAGACTTCTCTACCCCGCTATAACTTGGTGCCTCCGCCCGGAATCGAACCGGTCACTCCTGCTCTTCAGGCAGGCGCTATACCATCCTAGCTCCAGAGGCAAATCTTGGCGGTCAGGGGCGGAGTTGAACCGCCGACGCCTACCTTTTCAGGGTAGCGCTCTACCACCTGAGCTACCTGACCATCTCTTGAGAGCACGTTAAGTCCTATAATACGCTCTCAAGAGCATCTTGGTGGGTCGGGAGGGAATCGAACCCTCAACCTTGGGCTTAAGAGGCCCCTGCTCTGCCAGTTAAGCTACCGACCCAAATTTGGTACCGCCGAGAGGACTCGAACCTCCAACTCCTCGGGTAAGAGCCGAGTACTCTGTCCAGTTGAGTTACGGCGGCACAATCTTTGGTACCCCGCATGGGAATCGAACCCACACTCTCATCGCTTAAAAGGCGAGTGTTTTACCGTTAAACTAACGGGGCATATGGTGGAGCCAGTGGATTGGGTGCCCACGACCGTCCGCTTAAAAGGCGGCTACGCTTAACCACATCTGCGTCACGACTCCAAATTTTTGGTACCCCGCATGGGAATCGAACCCACACTCTCATCGCTTAAAAGGCGAGTGTTTTACCGTTAAACTAACGGGGCATCTGGCTAGTGCCGCCCGACTCGCACGGACATTCACTGGCTAGGACGCCAGCCGAGGTGTATTCGCCTCCCGTATCGCACTAACAATTTTGGCTCAGGAGAAGGGACTCGAACCCCCGATAGGCGCATTAACAGTGCGCTGCCTTACCGCTTGGCTACTCCTGAACGTTAAACTTTACTTCTTCAGGGATGATTGTCACTCCCTCGTGAATCTCATCATGGCAGTTTCCACAGACGAGAATGCATTTATCCAACTCAGCCTTAACCGCCTCCCATGACCTTGTGACCCCGTACCGGCTGATACCAAATTCCTTAGTATTCGGGTCTAAATGGTGGAACTTCATTGCGGTTATGCACCTGTGGTACCCACAGATTACACATTTTCCACCTTTATATTCAATTGCCTTCAACTTTATGCGGCGGCGAAATTGCCTTACATGCTCAGGTCTCGCTGCTCTTTTGGGGCTTCGTCTCTCCCAGTCTCTCACACCGCATAACTTAGAGCAGAAAATCCTATCACTTCTTTTGGCTTCAAAATCCTTGCCGCAAAACCTGCATTGTTTAATTATTGAGTCCATACTTATGAATTCAATAATTTGGTTACTAAACAGCGTAACCAAGAACTGGTACCCCCAAGAGGAATCGAACCCCTGTCTCATCGTTCGTAGCGATGTGCGTTCTCCACTACACCATGGGGGCATATCTAATTCGTTCAATCTTGGAACCCCTGACAGGATTCGGACCTGCGACCATCCGGGTCGAAACCGGACGCTCTGTCCACTGAGCTACAGGGGCCTAATCTGGAAGTCCCGGTCGGATTTTAACCGACGACCTTCTCCTTCGGAGGGAGTTGCTCTATACGGGCTGAGCTACGGGACCATATATCGGGGTGAATGACGAAGCGGGCTGCCCCCGCCCCCCTCGGACCAGTCCAAGTACCCTGTGGGGTTCACTCACCAAACTTGGGGTGACTGAGGGGAATCGAACCCCCGTATCCTGATTCACAGTCAGGCACTCTGCCACTGAGTTACAGTCACCATAAATGCAAAAAACCCACCGGAACTTTCATCGGTGGGTCAAAGTGCGTTTGCGTTGTCTTTCTTTTTAGGGCGCAAACGGAAGCCCACCGAAGCTTGGGCGGCTAAAATGCCGCTTAGGCTGCCACTGCATCGGATTGGGTTTCCTATTTCGCATGTCTCTCCAAAATGGTGCCCCTTTCGGGGCGTAAAATGGTAGGGGCTTTCGCCCCCTCAAACTGGTGGCCCTTGCGGGCCGGAATCTTGTGAGGCCGACCGGGTAACAATATCGTCCGGCTCCCCGCCTCAATTTTACCCCTACAAGTATGGGGTCGGTAGTTCGTTTTCTTCCTTCACTTACATAATACCACGGTTTGAGGATTTTATGCAGGATTTTTTTAACCGGCCATTTATTTACTGTGAACCGAACTTTGGTCCCCGGTAACTTGTCTGATTTCCATCAGTTAGCCGACCTATCCGTGCTTGGTAAATTGGTTCATCCGTCTTGCTACGGTGGGCGAACCATGGGCACATCGCCCGGTGCAGGTCATAAGTGTTAAGCTCACAGAACACCATGTAGCAGTAATCCCCGTGGCAGTGAGGGCAATGCCAGAGGTGCAGACGGCATTCCGGGCAGCGGGATTTCAACGAAGCCCGATAGACAGAAGATTCGGTCCCTCAATCTCTTCCAGCGCCCGGACGAGGATAGCTGCTATCTGGACTATCCGGTGCAGCACCATATCCCGGTTGCCCGCCGACCATGCCTCTTCCGCCAAGACGATGTAGCGGTCCACCAATAGGGCGTGAGGAGCGGAGAAAGCGTACTGACCGGCGTTGTCCTTGGTGCGGGGGTGCTTCATGTCCTGATACCGGCGCTCGGTTTCAATCAGGTCTTTTGCTCCCACCGTGGTGTACCATGTCCCGGTCGTCCCCTTGATTTCCATTATCGCCCGGTAGGCGATGGTCGCCATCTTGCCGAGATTGCGCAGAACGTCGGTCTCGTCAACGGATTTTACCCACAGTTCCTTGGTCTTGGCGGCGTATGCCTTCAACAGATAGATGTGGGGGGCGGCGTAGACGTACTGCTTGACCAAGGGGTTATCGTCACGGGGCCAGTTCTTGTCCTGATACTCCCGTTCCTTTGCAATCATCTTGAATACGTCTTCTCTCGTCATACCAGTCTCCTTTTTGAGGTGTTCGTCCCACGGTTTTCCGCACACAGCACAATTCAGGATGTCACCGGCCAATTCCGAGCCGTATGTGGATATGGCGTAATCAGCCTCGGGCTTCATTGTGTATAGATGCCCGGTAATCAAGGTAGGCATAAGCTCCTTTCGGCAACGGCTCAATGTGGAGACACTGCCTCGCTATCTCCTGATATCCCCGGTATTGCGCTAAGGGTTGTCCGAGGGCTTCCCACCGGTCATCAAACCTGCCCCCGGAACTCCCCTTGTAACTTCGGATAAGCTGGCTGAGGTCAATGACCGGGTTGGAGTAAAGCGGCATCGTGGGAACAAAGATGTATTGAGGGGATGCCGCCTGCCTCCAGCACGCACGTAAGCCATCCTCCAGTGTCTTCATGGTGATGTTGCCCGCCGAAGACTCAGGGGGGAGGAACTTAATCGCCGGGGCAAGCTTAGCCGCTACGGGAACAGCGAACAGGCTCCACAGAAACTTGCGTCTTGAAACTTTAGCGCCCATGGACACTCCCCACGGGAGCGGTAGTGATGTCAAAATTAATGATTCTCATGTCCGGTCTGTCGTTGCTGCTTACAACGGTAACGAGGCCCCCGCTCCCCTGCGGACTAAGCCGCTCCCGTTCCTTAAGGACCATGATGGAGTCTCCCACATACTCAGCGACCAGAATCATCCGCCGATAGGAATCCTCGGTGTTTTGGATGGTGCTGAACTTGATGGGCGTCGGCTGAGTGAAATTGTCTCCGAATCGCACCACGGGATGAATGCCAGTCCGCTCTCTCCACACCTGCATATACCGGTTCACGATGGGTGTCATGAGGCTTGCCATATACACCCGCCCGTAGTAGGTCCGCAGGTTGCAGTCATTGAGGGAGAAGGCCCGGAACAACCGGTGTTCGAGGTTGTTACGGAAATGATAACTGATGTCGATGAAGTCGTGGGGATTGGGGTCTTCGGAAAGCATGATGGCTTCCTCATCTTTGGGCTTCATGGGAAGGATTATCCCCTTGAGGTTCTCCGCCATCAGCCCGGCTGCCCCCACTCCTCCTAACCAAGAAAAAAACTCACGGCGTCTCATCTTCGTACCTCCCCATAGTGCTTGTTAATAGCCATCATCATGTACTGCCTGCCCACTGGATTCATGGAATGAACATCCACCCCATTAACCGGCCATTGGTCATTTCTTTCCATCCAGCAAACCACGTCATAGCCGGACCCGCCAAAGCCAAGGTCATGGTCTAGTGAAGCATACTCCACCTGACCCGTTTCCAACAGACTGATGGCTTCTTCGGCGGTCTTTGCCCACGTGTAGTCATCGTGGGGCGGTGTTCTGATGTCATCCAGCCACAGCAGCATGAGTCCCCAAATCCAGCCAACTATAATGCTCCGGGCGGGTCATCCAGCGAATCGTGCGGGTGAGACTCTCCTCGAAGCGCATTGGTATGAACCAGTTCATGCCCCGCATCTTCCCGCCGTTGAGGGCATAGCGTAGGTCATGACCGGGGCGGGCCGAGTGGAAATCGACAAGTTCATATTTGAGTGGCTTGCCTATGATGGAGGCTATGCGTTTGGCAAGGTCAAGGTTATTCACTTCCTGCTCCCCGACGATGTTATACTTTTCCCGGAAATCCGCACGGTCAAGGAGGAACAGGACGGCGTCAGCGATATTACGGCAGTGTATGTAGAACCGACTGCCGGAACGCTTCTTATCTGGATAGGCGTGGATGGGTATTGTCTTTCCCATCATGACGTGAGATATGACCTTGGGGATAAACTTCTCCGGGTGCTGGCGCTCACCAAAGGCGTTCATCGTGTGAGTAATGAATGCGGGCAGCTTGTACGTGTTCGCCCAAGCGAGAGTAAGCTCCTCACCCGCTGCCTTGGTTGCGGCGTAGGGGTTGTTGGAATTGTAACCGTCCCACTCTTTGTATTCCATGCAATCAGGAGCCGGTCCAAAAACCTCGTCTGTGGAGAAGTAGAGAAATTTCTTAAGGCCGGTGAGCCTGCGGGCAAGTTCCAGCATCTCGAAAGTTCCAACCACGTTCGCTTCTACAAAGAGACGGGGGTTGGCAATGGAGTTGTCCACGTGCGTCTCCGCCGCCATATGGACGAAGTAATCCACGTGTCCAATCTCCCGCTCCAGTCCCTCGCCGATGCGATAGCATAGGTCCACAGGGTGTGCGGTGACCCTTGGATGCCCATAAGCCCCTATCTCCCGCAACCGGTCGAAGCCGTTGGCGGCGTAGGTGAGCTTATCAAGGATGACTATCTCCCAGTTGGTGTTGCGGATAAGGTGGTCGATGAGGTGGTGGGCGATAAAACCCGCTCCACCTGTGATGAGGATTCTTTGTTTTTCCATACGCTCCTATGCAAACCTCTTGGGCCAGCGTCTCCTACCTCGGTAGGCACCACTTGGCACGACCCAATAGCCTCCGTTTTTGCTTACCCGTTTCTGGCACCTTGGACATACGGCCCACTGCCACACGAGGTCCCAAGACTTGGGAAGAATGTTCACATACAGCCGTCTGTAGCAAAATGCACAGGCCCACTTTGGTCTTTTCATATCATACCTCGAACTACCATCGGATGAATCTCTCCCGGATGTAATCCTCCGTGGTCTTACCCTGCCCTCTGATTATCGGCTCCATCTCGTCCGGTGAGCAGTAGGAGGACGGACCCATGGTGTTATTGACGGCATTGATGTACATGGAGAACTTGCCCTCTTCGGCGGTCATGAGCAGTTCGCTGACGTTCAGGTCCCGTTTGATTTGTTCTCCCTGCTCTTTGATGATGGCGGTGTCCACGCCGATATGAACCCAACTACGTTCTTTTCTGGCTTGGGCTACCGCCTTCATCCAGTCTTCGGGAATGGGGGTGAAGTCTTTCCCGAATCCCACCCGCTTGTAGCCGAGGAGGGTAACCCGGAAATCGTTCTTGCGGGCTTCCTCTAAAACATCGTAGAGATTTCCGCCCGTGTTCAAGACATACTGGACGGAGAACTCCTTCTCCGGTTGAAGCTCCCGGAACTTGCCTCGTTCAATGGCCCTGCCAAGGCGCTTTACGTCTGCTCCTGTAGTCACGGAATAAGCGAACTCACCAGCGGTCTTGACAATCTCCTGTGCATCTTTCTTGTTGAACATCCACATCAGGTCCCGAGTGGTGAAGTTGGGGATGACTCCATAATTACGGAAGGTGCGAAGAATCCCCAAGAACTTGGGGTGCTTTGTTGGCTCGCCGCCGCCGAGGGCAACCTCGAATACCCGCATTCTGGCGAGGGCATAAGCAAGGCGATTGATGTTGTCATAGTCGGCGTGCTGCCCGGCTGGCGTGCTACTCTGATAGCAATACTCACACCCCATGGTACAATGGTCGGTGATTTTAATGTCCACAAGCTCGGGAGCCGCCGCCTTATTGAAAGGCTTAATCGGACCCAACATAAACTTGCGGGCAGCAAAGGTCTTCTCATCTATGGGATTGCTGGTGCCCCTTTTATTGGGGTAGTGGTCAAAGGTCAGGCGAACCTTGGTGCCATTGTGCCGGTTGAACAGGACCCAATGAGTATCCCTGCCGCAGTGGTCTTTTCTTGCCACAAGGGTACCATATTCACCATCCTCCAAAATACCAAGGTCAAGACTTTTTCCATCACCCCGTAGAGGGTGCGACTCGTCGGTGTTGTCGTTACCGCCGAGAATAGCGACGGGGTTGTTAACGATGTAATCCTTGAAATCCTTGAAGAAGTCAAGGTTAATTCCTTGACCATCCCAGTTGCGGGGGAGACCGATGAAGCTTTGGTGGTCCACGCCGTAGCCGTTCTCCTCAATCTCCTTGGAGTAGCTTCCCCCGTGCTTGGACTCGAAGAGGGCGTCGATGATGACAGCGGCGTTCTCCTCACCAATGGCGGCATTCAGATTTCCACGCAGAATGTAGGCAAGATAGTTAGTCTTGGAGCGAATGTTGGCGGCGGTGAAGAAACTCCACCCAAAGTCATAGTATTCGTCGGTCCTGACTTTCCGGTAGTGCTTCGGGGCCATGAGGATGATGGAGTGGATGCTGGAGGAGTTGGTCGCCAGTCCCATTCGGACATTAAGGATTCTCATTTTCCCTCCCACGAAATCTCCAGCCAAGTGTGATACATGTAGTAAGGGGTCTCGGAGCCGCACTCACCACCGCTGTTCAAGTAAGCGGCACTGTCGTCATGCTGTACCGACCCCGCTTTAACCGTTACTTTGTAGCCGTCCCGGCGCAGCTTGGCGATGATTTTCTTTAGTTCTACGGCAAACTCAAAGTTTTTGAAAAACTTCTGTTCCCCGGCTAGGAGGCCATCACTATCATTCTCCGTGGATAGCCGGTAGTCTTCAATTTTTGTTTCACCGTCTTTGATGTAGGCGTCGATATGCCACTTAATATTTTCGAGGGTTTTGGCGTAGTATTCCTTCCGCCTTCTTTCCCACGCAGTCGCCCGCTGAATTTTGCGCTTGGCGGACTCCTCCGCCTTCTTCCGAGCGATGCGTTCGGCATTGGTCTCGGCAAGTGCCCTTGCTTCCGATGCCCTCATAGCCACTTCCTCTCTTTCCAATGCTGCAATATCGCCCCCGTAACGAGTTTGCTGACCTTTCCCCGGTCACATTCCGGGGGAAGCGGGGTGTTCTTCTCCGCCTCGGGCACTTCATCCCGCAAAACCCCATATAGGTCTAATACACCTTTTAGACCAAGTTTTCCGGTACGGATGTTAAGCAATAGGGTCTTTTCCGGGCGGGGGAAAGTCATCCTTCCGGTCCGCAAAAGCTCAAGGCACTCTTGAATGCCTATAATCATGTGCATAGCCGCTTTGGGGTCGTAGCCGTATTCTTCCTTCTCGGCTTTCCGGGTCCCGTGTTTACCCGTGCCTTCTCCAAGCATCCGGTGAAACTGGTTATCCGCCAGACCGATGAAAGCTTTCGCCGCTCGGGCGGACAGAAAGTCATTGGTGTTGGGCAGAATCACGGTGTCCCACACCGTGTTTGTATGCGCCTCCCGGTTACGCCTCACGCACGTGCTGTCCCGGTAACCCTCATGGTCGCTTATGCAGCTTGGATACTCACACTGCTGCGCATCATAGGGGCATGGCCAACGTGCCTTCGGCTCCAAAGACATGTCCTTGATGCTGTCCGGGACAAACAGGAACGAAAGTGCCGAAGGGTTGCCTTTAAGCGCCAGACCCGCCCAGCGGCGTAGAGAGTAGGCTTTGATGTCAACGTCCGCCTTGGTGTTCTTGCGCTTGTCTCCTGCCGTGCTAGCACTCGCATGACCCATTTTACGAGGGTTCTCGTTGTCAAGCTGGAGTTCTTCCTCCGGGCGACCCACGAACACCCCGGACACGTCAAGGTCGGCCTTGTCGTCCATCCGGGCACCATGCTGCCAGCTTCCCGAGGCAAAAGCGAGAATCAGGCTATTAGGGTCAACTTCCCCAATCTCCACGAGCGCTTGTTTGAGCTTTCCGTAGAATTCCATTAGAACACCGGTACCTTTTTGATATCCTCTCTGATTTGCTGCGTTGTCTCCGTTATCCCGCAGGAGCTACAAGTTCTTTTCCAGCGGGGGATTTCCTGCCGGGGTACATCCATGGGAAGCTGCCGGTCAACCCCCATGGTGCCGGGCGGGTCGCCAGCGATATGGTACGCTTCGTGGATGATGGGGTCATACGCCGGTTTACTCCACGCATGGCAACACCGCAACTCCGCCTCCGCCAGCCGTATCTTCGCTGACATAAGCTCGTTCTCCAGCCGGACTACCTCTGCCCTGAACGCTTGTACGGGTCCCATTATGTCCCCCATTTCTTGGGAAACCACCGCATTGGTGAAGTTTCCGGTAGGTCATCTTCCAACATCCTTCGGCGCTCTGGTGCGTCGAAGAACTTCACCAATCTGCGCAGAAAGTCTTTGGACATCTCAATCTCACCATCTGCGTAAGCGAAGATGTGTTCGGACTTCACTACCAAGACCTGCCGATACTTGTCCGCATCCTTTATGCCGGGCTGTTCGGTATCGTTGGGATACTTGCGCTGGAGGTCACAGATGTTGAAGGACTCCCGGCGCTTTTCCAATCCGAGAATGGGGTCGTTGGTATCCAGTATAAATCCCATATGCCTCCTACAGCTTCCACCATTTCCCATAACAGTCTTCCACTACCGTAGGACAGGACTCCGGGAGCGGTTGGAAGTGATGGTCAAGCTCCAGTCCGCAAACGTCACACGGAACTTGCCCGCTTGCCCGGCTGCATTCCTTTGCGGGCAGGTCTTGATTGGGTTTCAAAGTACCGTGCTGCATCGCCTTGATGAGGCGCTCCAGATATCGGCACCGTTTCACCATGATGCCTGTGGGATGCTTGGGGCATTCGGTGATGTGCTTTTTTATTTTCTCTGCCATGGTCTCCGGGGTGTCTTTGTCTCCGGGTTTAAAAAGGGTCCGGCAGTAGATACACCTGACGTACATTCCCGCCTTGATATCAGCCAAGATTTCACACATCCCGCCGTACAATTCCCGAAGGATGTAGTTTTCCTGCATCACGTGGGCCGGGTCACAATTAGCCTCCAAATGGTGAATGAAATCCCGGAGGCGTTGCGGCAGGGCGTTGATATCTTCACTCGTACCTTTGAAATCTGATAGGTCGGTTTTCATGTTACCTCTTTTTCTTGGTTTTATTGGCCTTCTTGATGGCCTTCTTGGCGGGCTTGGGTTCATCATGAGGCAGCAAGCTCTTCCAGCCATCAAATGGCGGCTCGTCCAAGGTTCCGTCCCGCCATTCGATGGCTTCAAAGCCAACGCTGGACAGTTCGTACTTCTGGTCGTCAGTCAGGTCAAGTTCTCCCTGCTGTTCGTCAACGTAATCGTTGAGTTCGTCCTCGCTCATATCCTCTTCGAGGACTTTAATCTGCACGTCGATTTTCGCCCAGTTGTCATCCCCGAAAAAGCTGTAACGGCGGATGCGGGGCTTCATCTCCGATAGCAGGGTAGCTTGAGCCTTAACCTGCTCTTTGGTCTTTGTGATTAGCATACTACTCCTTTTCCAGCATATAGACGGTGTCGGAAACCATGTAGTACAATACTGCCTTCTGGTCGTAATGTTCCATAGTCATAGTGGCGACCTTGTCTATAGTAATCCTGTCGGTGAGAAGCCTGACGGGAATCATCGGCTCCCGGAGGATGGCGCTGCCCTCTTTGCCGTTAACCCACTCGCCCTTTGCCGGGGCAGATATCGTCATTCCCCCACCTGTAAGCTTTCGAACTTTCTCGTCCCATATCCGGTGGTGGTTAATTAGGAGTCGATTCCCCCTGCCGTCCGAGGCGGGCACCAAAATCTCCCACAGTTGTTTGCCAGTGATGGGGTTGCTCATTCCGCCTTCGCTTCCTCCAGCTTCCTGCGTTCCTCGTCGGCTTCTTTTTCTACTTGAACCAGAAAGCGCCGAAGCTGGTCGATGGATACGGTGATGGTGTGAGTGGAGATGAGCCTGTTATTTTCCCCCCACAAAGTCACCTTGGTTTCATCCCGAAAACAGGCTTGGTCGATGAATACCCGGTGACCAAAACCTTCAAAATTGTACGTCCCCTCACATATACTCATAAGCCCCTATTCTCGGCGGTGGGCAATCAGGTCCAAGTAGCGGACCATCTCTTCCCCCCACCCCAGTTGTTCGGCAATACCCGCCATTCCCATTATCAACCCTCGATACCAACAGCACCGAATACAGCGGATTTCATCCAAACGCAGGTCCCAACAGTCGGCGCAGCGTCTCATTGCCTCTAACGCCGTTAGTATCTGCCGGTGGATGTCACGGTGGATGATGTCGATTATAGCTGGGGGTCCACCATGTAGGCCGCACGGTTGTCCCTTGGTTACAACCTCGTTCGGGCAGTCGTACTGTGCGCATAGTGGGAATCCATCCAACCTTATCGGTGCCTCGGGAATAGTTGCTTTCATCGGGTCACCCCTTCAACTAATATTACTCTTTCGGTCGGGGTTTGTAGATGGAATTCAAAAGCCTAACGAAAGCAGCCATTCCTTCCGGCGTGTCGATGTGATACGAGCCGATGGCGAAGCCTTCATTCTGCTCCAGTGGGGAGGGGCAACCGCAGTGTCCATTTACCCGGACCTGCCGACCCCAAGTCTTGTGGAACTCTTCGGCGATATCCGGGGGAATCCCAGCCCCCTCTGCCCGGTAATAGTACCACGCCCGTTCGAACTTCCAGTGGTGCCAGAAGCCATAGATGACGGTCGGGACTTCCTTGTAGTAGCCGTTGCCACACTCCCGGAAGCGGAAGCAATCGGGCATGGCAACTATCCCCTCACCCCTTGCCATGTTGCTGAGAGGCAATCCCGCTGCGGTCAACTCCGCCGTAACGGCGTCGTCAACCTCTTTGAAGATGGCGCTGTAGTCTCCACTGCCGACTTCCTCCCGGTTGAGCCGGGCGAGATTAGGGAACACTTTGGGCTGGGCGTTGCTCGGGGATATCCCGGTGCCTGATATGACAAGGCTCATAGTTCCTCCTACCAGAATTTTTTGATAAAGTGAATTACCACATACACTAGCTCGCCACTGACGGCGAGGGCCGCAAGAGCGCCTAAGACCCAAACCGTGAAAGCGACCTTAAACACCCTGCCTGTTTTGATTGTGGGAAACTGGTTCATGGTTTTCTCCTCATCTTTTGGTTTATCCACTCTTTGGCTGCTTGTTCGGCGGAAAACTTTGATAGCCACTTGTTCTCACCCCGAACGTTCACTTCCACACCATCCACCTTGGCGTAATAGTGAATACCTCTCGGCCACTGTGTGATTTCAATCTTATTGCACTCGGGAAGCTCGAACCCCTTAACCATACGGGTTTCTAAGAGCTTCAACCCCTGCATGTGAGCGAAGTAAGAGCCGCTGTGATGGATATAGACCCGTCCATTCTTCTGAATGCAATTCAGCATGGACTTAATAATGCCGTCGTCCACTTGGCAAGCGGACTCTAATAATGATTGCTCATGTGCCATCCCGTGGTAACAATAGACCACCGCCAGACCATTAACGAAATGAGAAGGACCATCCGTGGACATTTCGCTCGGACCAACCTTGTTGGCATCCTGATAGCGTTTTATCTCCACAAAGGCTGCTCGGACCTGTTTGGGGCGACGAGCTTTCCAATAGGCGTTGAGTTCATCCTCCGACCGGATGTCGAACATCCAGCCGTAGTCCAACCCCATGGTGGGCCACGTTACGTGAGAGACTCTCACTTCACCCATGGTACCCCTTACTTAGAGCTACTGGATTTGAACAAGGTGGTGCAGAGAAACGCCAGCCAGAACGCTTTCCAGAAGGTCAGTTGGGCAATCCCGAACACTGCTGTAAGGGTTGCAGGAGTGAAAAGATAGTTCACCATCCACTTGACAGGGAACCCAATCAAGAGGCCGATGAACACCATGAACACTAAAAACAACACGAACCCACCGAGCATTTTCAAGAATGTCTCAAACATAGTTCCTCCCTTTATTTTAACCAAATCATATCCGAAGTCACTTCCACTTGGCTTACGTCGCCGTCCACCGTCCCGTACTCCACGGTGTAGACAAGATTTCCGTCGTCAACCCTCGCTTTGAAGGTCACACCGTTATTGTACGTCATACAATCTTTGGAGTTGTAAAAACGCACGGCGGTTCCCTCGGGAATCAAGTCATCCGCCGGAGCCAATTGAGAACGAAGAACCGGCTGGACAATAGAATCAATCTGATTACCGCCGATTTCGTAAACTTCCCCATCCGCCAGCACTTCTAAAATCTGACCGGTAGTAACGCCATAACTTTTCAGGTCGTCATTCATTACTATACTGATGCCAACAGGGAGTTTTCGGCACGCCGCCGCCCACTCTGCCTTGCAGACCGGGCATTGACAAGGCCCATCCTCTGTGGCTTCGTCATCTACAGAACTGGTGTCACAGGAAAAGTCAGGGGCGGGTTTTCTGAACCAATCGATGAGGGCATCTCCAACGCTTTGTAAATAATGGAGTTTGTCGGGAAACCAGCGGGCAACTGATGCCGCCACGGTGAGTTCCAATAAGGCATAGGACAGACCACCAAGCAGAAAGACAAGGACGGTGTGCATAATATCCTCCACTCTCAGTATACCACAGTGAGAGGGATTTTTGAGGATTATTCTTCGAGCGGCGGGTCCCACCCGTCGTGCGCCATGGGGAACTCGAACACCGGTTTCTCCGTCTTGCAGTAGGGTACAAACCCCCCGGTCATCGGCCTAATGGTGTAATACACGTTCTCCGTGTAGGTGTAGCGGAACTTTGCCCGCACGGACCAAAAAACCCTCCTGTTGGAATCCCACCGGGCTAGTTTGCCGTTTCTTCCCCACCCATAGTAGTAAGCACCATGCTCAAGCTTCTCCAGAGGTATCGGCTTCGTGGCATCCTTGGTGGGGTCGGGGCAATGGTCATCCCACCAACCCTTTCCCTCCGAAACTACCTTAATTTTCCCGCACCGGATGCATACCCGGTCTTGTTTTTCCTCTTCTTCATCTGTTGGGAATGCCATACACGAATCCTCCACTGGCGTTAAATTCCTCCTCCGTCAAAGGAATAGTGAATTGGGGGTTATCCAACTTGGCAAAGGGTTGAAACTCGTCAAATCGAATCTCACCCGGCTTCGCATCTACCCAGTAACCGATGCACTCCGGGTAAGTGTCGTTAAACTTGGTACGCCAATGGATGAAAAATCCCCCTTCGGCATTCCATCGGGCAATGCTGGCGTTCCGGCAGGTGCCAGTGTAATAAGCATTATGTTCGAGTTGGTCTTTAGGCAGCAATGATTCTCCACCTAATAATACTGGATTTCCACTATTTCCGTAGAGCCTCCAGATACCAACGGGGAGGCCACTCAAGTTTAGAGTCTAGGTATCCGGGGCGCATCTCAAAGGGGTACTGGTAGAGCTTGTTTACCGCTTTCATATGACGGTCCCATGCACGGGCATCGGGATAGCACCAGTGCTGCTTGCCATCACGCTTCCAGTTGTAGACATCATTCCAATGGCATTCACGGAAGTGGGGGAATATGATATCGGTTTCGGGGTCTTTGAGAGCTTGGTGTACCCAAGCATTTTGAGAACGGCGGACACCTCGGTGAGCTATCCTTTTGTCGTCTTTGCAGGAGCCGACACCACAGGCAGCCACGTAGGGTTTTCGGTAAGAGCGGGACATTAGGAACCTCCTTAAGGTAACCTAATGCACGGCCCCTCGTTCATCTTTAAAAGTAACATCCATACTAAGGACCTTGATAGCCCGATTCCTTGAGTACGATTTCTACCCAAGACTTTTTTATTTCTTTCAGGACATTCTCATCGACATCGTCAAGGTGAAATCCCCTACGGTCGTTTAAGTTGGATAGTATCTTCCCTACAATCTTTTCCGCCAGTTCTCGGTCCATTGAGCCTCCATTTTATTTATCCGGTTGCCAATTATATCCGACCGGTTGTGGCTTCCACTCGTAGTCCTTGGGGATAACCCCATAAAACTTGAGGGAGTCTATCTCTTGCTGCGAGAGGGGACATGGGTTGGGGTCACCGGGCAACCATACATGCCGATGGTCCGGCAAGTTATTCAGCCCGGCTGGCCTTGTGCCCAACATCACCCAAATGGACATCTGGATAGCGTTGAGCAGGTTCCACCCCGCCTGTGACAGGTGCCGCTCGTTACGGTCCCCGGCGATATGCTGGCGGATGTGACGCTGGCAACTATCCAGCAGGTCGGCGATAGGCATCCCATATTCCCAGTTGCGCCATCCCCGGCCCCGGTTGCCATCCTCGTAGATGCGGCTGACAAGATAGAGAGCATCCTGCGGCATCTCTACGACGGACCCCTTCATGGAGCGGGTGTCCCGAGTTGCCCCGGTTTTGTAGTCGGTGTTATCGTTTGAGGTTCGCTTGAACCCCGTATCTTTTGCTACGGTTGCTTCTGATTCTGTGCCCATGTTTATAGATACTGCCTATTCTGATTTTTGCTCGGCCTTCCCCATGGCTTCTTTCACCTGTGGGAGGTCCTTCACCCACATCAGCCGGGGGTCATCCAAAGTTTCCTTGGTGATGACGATGGGAGCCGGGGGCTGCATCGCCGAAAGTTGGATGATGGACTTAACCTGCTCCCGATGCATCAGGCACAGGTACAGAGCCAGTGCTCGAAGCATTTTAGAACTCTCCACCTTGGGCGGCACTTGCCGGATACACCCCTCTCCTGTTTCCGGGCGCTGTTTCAGCCCCACATCTATGCCCGAGTGATATAGAGTACGCAGGACCAACCCGATGTAGGGACAATCGGTGAACTCTTGAGCGATAAGCTCCAGCGTTTCCTTGGGACCCGGATTGGTCGCCAAAAAGTCACTGATATCATGAAACGTCATGCCTTCTTTGATACCTCCCCAGTTGACCATATCTCCCCCTAGAACCACTCAGTTTCCCGCCTGACGACAAGCTTCTCCGGGTGCTTCTCCTCTTTCATCCATGCTCGGGTGACCGCAATGACCTGTTTGCGGCTGCCACAGCGGAGGATAAGCTGTACTTCCTTGCCCGCTTCGTCCCGGACATTGCCGTAGAAGTGGACGGGCCGGGTCTTCCACTGCATGATGTTAAGATACAGTTTCTTCACCCGCTTGGCTCTGTTCATAAAATCCTTATAATTCCCTTATGGTTCCGTCATGGCGATGCGTCTTTTTTTACATCAAATCTCTCAGGAGGATTTCCATGAAGACCATCGTTCGATTTATCGCCATGACACTTCTGATGTCCGCCCCGCTATGGGCAGCGACCACTAAGGACCTTGCTCGTGCCAACGCCTTGGATTCTCAGGCAGCCGGATACGAGCAAGCCGCCGCCAGCATTAGCAAAGGCCCCGTTGTTAAGAACCTTATGGCTCCCAACACGGCAGCCCGCTATGCTGCCACAGCAAAGCGGCTTCGTCAAGAAGCGGCGAGCCTTCGGGCTAAGCCCTAATCATCCGCCCAGTGCCGGGGGATGTGCCGCTTGAGGTATCCCCTGTCTTTGGTGAATTCCGGGGTGTCTTGGTCGATTGCTACACCGTTACTGATTCCTCCGACTCGGTACACCGCTGCGCCCCGGCGAAAACGCAGGGGGTGTTTTTCCCAGTCGTCACCCGCTGCCCGAATGACCTCGTGCCGGTCACTGACCTTCTTTTTGAGCAGGCTCTTGTGGCTGGCGTAGTAGTTTGCCAGCATAGTGACGGAGTTTCGGATGGCATCCTTCTGCCGGTCGATGAAGTAGTTCTCCACTTCCACGTAGTCCGGTATGGTCCACGCCCGGCTGTCGAACGTGGCATCGGGTGCTTTAGACCCCAGTTTAGTGATATCCATTTCAAGATTTGCACGTGCATACCTAATGACTTCCCGATTGAAAGCCATTGTGGCGATGGAGGCGGAGACGCTCTCCAGCTTGTTCTGGCAGTTGTCGAACCACGCCTCGGTACCAATCTTGTCAAAGTCCGTGATGAGCAGACTGACTTCATCCGACTGGACATAGCCGAACTTCGCTCCCGGAATCTCTTCAAAGAGCTTGAACGCCACGGTGTCCATGCACTTCATCATTTCCACGTCATAGGGCTTGTTTAGGCCCTTGGTCCATGTGTGGAAGCTTCTGCCGTCCACTCGGATAAGGACGTAACTACGCCTCGGGAGCCAGTGGCGGCACCGGAGTTCGTAGTTCTCCTTCATTCGGCTTGTCAGGCTGTTCTTCGCCTTGCCCATAGGGCACCCACCTTTCTAGGTCGTCGTTATAAGTCAGGCCGAGTTTTGCCATCTCGGTTTCATGCGCCTGCCGGTGTATCTCTTCAAGATAGTTAAGCAGGTGACTGAGGGTACTACCCAAGAACAAAAATCCGCTTATGGCGATGATACAGATGACAACTAAGGCAGTGTCACTTAGCATTTTTCTTCCCCCTGACCGCTTTGAATTGTTGAAGCTCACTCACCATCTTCATGTGATTAAAAAGGGACACCTGTAGTGCCTCTATCAGATGGTAGGTCTGTAAGGATTCCCACTGCATCCCGCTAAGCTCCCAAGGCTTGGCTTGTACTCCTTTGGGGTTGGCGACGGAGACGCTTTGCACGCAAAACCCCTTCCAGTTTGCCAAGGTCTTGGCGAAGTCAATCAACGTATCCATGTCTAGGGCGTTGTTTTTACGGGTTGCCATTGGTCTCCTCGATTATCGGAACTAGCCCCGACCCGTTGCAAGTCGGGCAAACCTTATATTTGGTCGGTTCGGGAGCCAGTAGTCGGGGGTCATAACTGCCGCATCCGGCGCAAACGTAGCACCCGCATTCCGGGCAAGTAATGTGCCGGTATTCATCACAACTACAGGATGGCGCACCATGCTCACACGCAGATTTGCCCATAAGACCTCCTATCTAAAATACTCAGTTTTTATGGAAAATTACAGCACGTAGGAGAGAGTTAATTCGTCGTGGTCAAGGATGCGGTAGCTTTGCAGTTCGGCATCCTCGGGGACCACTCCCTCTTGCTTGAGGGTCTCGAAGGGGGGTAAAAAGCACTCTATCACGGGAAACACCCTCATGTGGGGCATGAGAATGCACACCTCTTCCATGTAGGGTGCTCCAATGCCGGTGTATCCTGATAAGAGAAAGCTTCTCAAGTGCTTGGCTTCCTTGGTCAAATAGCGAAGCTGCACTTTGACGTGATTAGGCATCACGGGAGCGATGCCAATTTTAGTATCCGGGATTTCAGCGGCGACGGTCAAGGAATTTCTCCACAACACTGGCAATGTTCTGTACCGGAGGAGTCCCGCCCGTGGGAGGAGTCCCGCCCGTGGGAGGAGTCCCGCCCGTGGGAGGAGCCTGCGGAGTCGTGGGGGTCGGGGGAGCCACAGCGGATTGACCCCTCTCCACTCGCTTATTTATTTTCATGGGTTGGCCGGTCTTCTGCTGGGTCAAATATTCCCGTAGATGAATGTCTCCCTCGGCAAGGACGGTGTTTTTGAGACCGCTGAACATTAGCCGGGTTCGGCTCCCGGCTCCGGTGCTGAAAGAGGTGACCCGGACCCCTTCTCCCTCTTGTCCAAGGTAGGCAAAATCCATTTGATAGACATCAAGTCCGTGCCTGCCCAACAGAGTGTAGATGGTGTCGGAGTTAAGGTGGATAGCGATGGCAACCTCGTTCAGGGCAATCTCTTCCTCTCGAAGGGTGGTTTCACCGTCTTCGTCCCAGTACTCCTCCAAAAGGTCAATGATGGATTCCTTGGCGGCACTGATGACACCCCGGTCAGAGGTCATGCCGTACAGGAAAATCTCCATCTCCCACACCTTTCCGTGACTGAGGCTCTCCATTATCCTCATTCCCTCGTAAAGGGTAGCCAGCCGGTCTTCGTCAATCCACATGAAATCCATAATTTCCCCCTAATAAGGGGTCCAAAATCTGTTATTTGGGTGGGTGTTTTCTGAAAAGGCTTGAAAACAAATCACCGAAGTCTCCCCCGTCTTTTCCGAATATCTGGTCTACAAACCGCTCACCAGCGGTCTGAGGCTGCGGGGGACTGCCGGGTGGTGGGGCTAAAGACACGGAAAGCTCCGCAACCTCGGCTATGCGGATAGTCACCGTCTCTCCCGAGGCAATCTTTCGGAGAGTCATCTCGCTAAGTCTCACTTGCGCTTTAGTCAAAACCCACCTCCGTTAAGGTTTCCTCACATAGTCTTCTGCCATCCCGATTTCGGTCAGTCCGAGGTTGCATTCACTGAGGAACTTCCTCGTGGCGTTGAAGGAAGCCGCCCAGCGAGTCAAAGCGTCGGCGGAGGGGTTGGGGGCCACAAAGTGGAAAATGCCTGCCTGTGCCATTTGCACGGCGCACCGGATGCAACTCATGAAAGGCCACGTGTAAAGAACGCACCCGTTGACCGGTCCATTGGCGAAGAGCAGGGCGTTGATTTCACAGTGGACTACGTGGTCATATTTGTACGTCCGGTCAGCGTAAAGCTCGGGGTCATCCTTGGCTCCCTGCGGAAAGCCGTTGAATCCCACACCCACGACAGACTTGCGGGCGCTGACAATGACCGCTCCAGTCTTCGTTGAGGGGTCCTTGGACCACGAAGCCACAAGAGCGGCTAATTCAAGAAACCTTCTGTCCCATTTTTCGTTAAACATGTTACCCTTTCAAAGCCGGAAGTTCCGCTGGAATAAGGTCATCGAAAATCACGGGGATGACTCTCTGGAACTCCTTGAGTAGTGGTACAGCAATCTCTTTCATCTGAACGTGCGCCCCGGCGTTGCAGGCCCGCTTCTTGAAGAAGTTTCGCCAACTTGTGAGGTTCAGGCTCATGATGATTTCGGTCTTGAGACTGTTGGGAAGGACCGACCGGGCAATCTCCGGGCGTGCCCCCAAGCGGCGAAGCTCGTTGTAAGCCTTCTCCGCCTCATTCATGGCATAGGTCCAAACATCGAACTGCGCCGGGGTCATGAACTGCTTGATGTCGATGACTTGAATCTGCCCTGCCTTGGTATAATCGCAGTAGCGAGTAGACTCTTGCAGGTAAGCGGCGATGCGGTGCCGGACTATTTCATGGCTTATGCCCCGGTCGCAGACTACCCGCACGGTAATCATGTGGTGGTCGGCGATACCCTCATGTTTGAGGGTATGGAGAAGTTTCTTCACGAACGCCTTAGTGCCATCCATGTCCGTGGTCTTGGCCTCGGACTTATAACAGTTGCGAGCATACTTCTCTATCTGACGGAGAATCCTCTCGCCGTCGTAGTCTTCCTCAATGTGGGCCTCTGCCAGTCGGATAATCAAAACGTTTCCTCCGTGGGTGGTTGTTTGGCTACTTCCTCCAGCGTGGCGGCAATCTTGTCTACAAATTCATCGTAAGTGTAGTGGGTCTTCGGCTGTTCCACTTCATCACTACGCCCCCGGATGTAGCTGCCGTCGCCCCGGTGAAGCATACTGATATAGGGGCCGAAGTCGTCACAGTTCGCTTCCGTACAACCGTCACCGCCGCCGTGAGTGAGAGAGAACTCCTGCGGGTAGTTCAGGGCGATAACTTGAAAGTCCGCCTCGGGGTTGACTCGCTTGAGACGTTCAATAAGTTCCTTGACCTTGATGCTTTTCATGTCGTCGTTCGGTTACTTTCCCAAATGTCACCGTTCGGCTACTTGGGGAGTAAGTCCTTTCGCATACTGATATTGTGACCACCGCAGAAGAGACGATCTCCATCCCCGTTGGTGTCAGTTCCTACACCACACTTGGGGCAGGGAACACCGTCATGTATGGGGAAGGTTTCTTTTTCTTTTTTCGCCTTCACCACATCGGGCATCACGATTTCATAGTGAAGGTCAGACTGGGAGTTCAGCCAACGGATTGCCTTATCGGCATGTTCAAGAAGAATCTTGACTCGGGCACGATTGAAGGTCGGGTAGATGACCATCTCCCCGCTGAATCCTTGTAGGTGCCGCTTCTGGTCACAGGTGGTGTCTCCATAAACTTCAACGTGAATGAAGCCGTCCGCAGCAATTACCTCCGGGGGAATCTTAATCGGACCCGAAGGTGTCTCGAAGGCCATGAAGTACATGTGCATGGGGTCCCGGAATTCTATGTCAGCGTGCGGGCATACCCGAATTTCCTTCTCAAAATTCACCGTGAAGTCAAAGCTCTTGGTGATGACCTTGGGCGGATACCGTTTGACAAACCACTTGGGGAACTTCGGATGTTGTTTCAGCATATCCCACCACGTCTCTGGCAAAGCCAGAGTCTCTGTGACCGTTTTGGTGCCGGTCTCATGCTTGTTGCTGTCCCGGAGAATCCACGCTGTCAGGTTCATCACCATGGCTCGCATGGTGTGTTCTAACCGGGTATACAATTTCAGGGTATTCTTGACCTGCGGCATTTTGTTGAGGTCTTCAATGAGCCGGTCATTCTCTTCATCACCCTGTACAAACACACGACTAACCCCGACGTGCAGGGGTTCCAGCATGTACCTCGTCTCCCGATACTCAGGAGGAAACTTCCCCATCCGGTCGAACATTATAAATCTCCTTAACGTTAAAGCTGTCTGCCCGCTCGCCCCGCTGGAATGAGAGTGCCATAGCGATAATCCAGTTGGCGTTGTGAACCAAGTCGGTGTAGTCTTGCAGGTCTCGTACCACGTGGATATCCACGGACTCGTCGGTTTGGGTTTTAACTTTGTCATAGGCGGGACTGACGGTCCAGAAGAACCACACTCGTGCTTCGGGGAAGTCCAAAGTGCAGATGGTTTTCCAATCAGTGTGCCAAACCCCTGTCTCCTCGAAAAATTCCCGGCTCATGGCACCGAGGGGGTCTTCATTTTTCTCTACCTTCCCACCCACTCCGTTAAGCAATCCACATTGCCATGATGGCCGGTTCTTGCGAATGAGAACAATCTTGGAGAAATCGGGGCTGAACATATAGCCGACGACGTACCACTTCTTTGTGACCAACTCTTGCAGTTCACCAATCAAGCTGTTGGTGCGCTTGATGGAAAAATCCAACTCTGTGGTTAAGCCCATGGTACATAATACCAGTTTTTACCACATTATTGGAGAACCAAAAATGTGATGACCGCCCGGATGAACGGGACAAGAGATGTGTACGCCTTCGGGTGGGATGACCATCCACAGGGGCTTGTTAAGGGTGCAACGGGAATCCTTCCACGGTCGCCGGGGCGGGCAGTGAGGACAGGGCCGCTCGGGAGAAGGAGGTTCCGGCACGGGAATGTATGGCGGGCGAGGCCATGGACGGTACGGAGGAGGTACTGGACGAGGGGGAATGTACGGAAACGGAAACACACCGGGTATATAGGGAAACATTTGACTCTCCTGTGATATGCGGGATTACATCATTTCTAACTTTTGATATAATCCCGCACATCGGTTGCCTCGGCGGGTCTGTCCAGCAGAATCGAGCGTCACCGGTTTCTAGCTTAGCAGCTTACCATCTGCCGCTAGCGGACCCGCCAAGAGGTTAAATCAAGTCCGTGGCGGTGCCACAGTCCGGGCAGTAACGAACGTCGCTGTCGTTGACCGTTCCGCAGGAGGAGCAGGTCACCTTGGTCTTAACGGTGACCGCCTGCTTGACTTCGGTACCCTTGCTCGTCTTGCCCTTGAGTTTCAGGACAAGAACGTGCGAAGTGCTCTCGGTCGGGAACCAACCAACGCTGGTGAACTTCTGTTCACTCTTGCTGCCAGCGACCGTGATGCCGGGGTCTTCGGAAACCTCTGCCTCACGATAATCCACACCAGCCGCTCCTGCCACGGGAGTGGTATCACAGAAGTTCATGGTGAAGCAACTGGATTCCATCTTGCTCCCCGGCTGGAGACTGCCGGTGGTGTTGACGTTGGCGGTATGGGTGGAGTCAGCGGACTTATGGAGACCGCCAATCATTCCGTCGCTGTCACCAAGGCTGTCAAAGGAGCAGAAGCGAGAAGCGCTGGGCGCACCCTTGCTGCGAAGGACGTTGGTGGAGTTGTTGAAGTTTTGAGCGTTGTTAACCACCGTGCCTCCGTTGGCTTGGGCAGCACTCAGAGAAACACCCGTGCCCCGGTAAGTCACTCCACCAGCGGTCCACGTCCACGTAGGCCAGTAGTACGGATAATACGGGTCATAGGTGTGGTGGTAGTGGTCATAGTGATGGGTGTGAACCTCGGGGTCCGGCATCTTCTCGAACTTGTATTCGATGCGGATAAGGCCGTCTTCCGCCTTGATGCCCCGGTGCTCTTCCACCTTGCCGGTGCGCTTGATGAACTTGAACCGGTTGCCTTGGTTCCAGTTTCCGTTACGGATGAACCGTTCAAGGTCCATGTTGGAATTAGGGTTGAGAACGAGCCAACTTCCCTCGGTTACGTCGGTGCCGTCAATCTCCACTTTCACCATAGCCCGGACAGAGGCCATGTTCTTGAGATAGATTGCATATTCGGAGCCGAAGGGTACAGCGACTTCACCGCTAGCTTCACGGAGAACGACGCCGTTGACTTTGATAGCTGCTGCAAATTGATGGGAATACACCACTTTTCACCTCTAAGCTCACCGACTAAGGGCTTGACTTAACTTAAAGTCGGTTGGATGGCGGGCTGGGAGGCCCGCTGGGACATGCGTGCTGTCCCATCTATAATACTGAAAGTCGAAAGATTTATATTTCCGTTACCCCACCCGCTTCAAAGCATCCTCAGCGGTCAGGGTCTCGAATCCCGGCACTTCCTCACAATCCAGCCCCACCATCTCAATCTCCGGGTCCAGACTGAGAATCGCCCGGCGTATCCGCTGCCGGGTATTGGTGTCATAAGTCTGAAAGTTGAAATCGGCCATTTTCTTCCCGGTCTTATTGTGGTCCCAGTAAGCTTCTTCGATAATGACCCGAATCCAGCCTTCCTTGATTGCTTGGTTGTCTCCTCCCGCCCATTCGTTCCAGAGTACCCGTAATCGCTCTGGAAGGGCGCTAGCGTGCGTCTCTCCGTCCTCAAGGGCCTTCCACCTACCCCTCGGAGTTATCCAGCCGTTATTCCAAATTGCAGCGGTTTTGGTGAGGCTGCCACGGCGGCGAAAGGCGGGGACAATTTGACCGAGGTGCCAAATGATATAGCTGTCTCCACTGCCCTCAAACTTGTTTTTGTAGACAACGGAATCGAACCCGGCCTCCTCAATCCACTTACGAATCATGGCATAGGCTTGAGTACGAGTGGGACCTACCGGGGGATTCTTCCAACTCAAATCTAGGAAAGCCGCCCACGTTTTAGCCGTTATCACCTTGCGGCGGAAAAGCTGTTTGCCGATTTCCCGTGGGTGCCACTCTACGAGGTCGGGAAGCCGCAGGGGGTTTTTGATTCTCAGGTAGACCGGGTGGATGTTGTAGACAGGCTCTCCCTGCGGATACTCCGCTTCGTCTGGATTCCACCGTTCTCTGTCGTGTTCCAGAAAGTCCAGCATGGTATTAGCCTGTCGGGCATTTCCGAAATGAATCCCCAATCCCCCGTGGTCAGTGATATCCTCGGGGAGCATGAACTTGTCAAAAACCTCATTGGTTCCATGAAAAAGTGGACCCACCAAGCCGGGGCGCTTGGGAAGGACGGCGAATTTTGGGGTGGTTAGAAATTTAGCGGAGAAGACCAGCCTCACTATCCCTCCTTTTGCACTTTTCCTTCAAGTGCCTCGTGGAGGTCAGCGAGCAGGTCATCAAAATCATGGTACATAGGGATTTTGAAATGCTGGCAGTAGATATCGAGGTTCCCCTGCCGGTAGAAGCCGTCCTCGGCGCAGGCCACAGAATCCTTGTCGGTGCCGAAGGCTCCCATTTCAAAGAAAGTGATGGGGGCTTTGCTATCCTTGGTGAAGACGTACAGCCGCAGGTCCACTTTCTCCTGCCCGGAGATTTCCCACTCCACCTGTTCACGGAAGGTCTTGTTGCCGGGGTCTTGTTCGATGGAAGCGTCCCAGTTGTCACGCCGGGGATTGAGGATGACCACGTCAAGGTCTTTGAGGGCCTTTACGACTTCTTTTTGCCAGTTGGCCGCTTTGCCTTGGTCGATGGCTCCGCCCAAGAAAATGCTGTACTTATCGAGAATGACCGCTTCGGGTGCTTTGATTTCCGTCGCCATGGAGTCTCCTATTTAGAACCACATAGCGATAATACGTCAAACGCAGCCGACTCTGGTCTGTTCTTTCCACTCATCCGCCCATTGAGCATAAGCGACGATTTGGGCATCCGTATACATTGGCGGGTAGTGCAAGGTAGTGGCAAACATCGTCGCCAACTTACGGGAGTCTTTATCGTGAACGCTCTGCCCGTGGCTTTTGAGGCTATCGAGATACCGGAACATGTCATCGTGTGTAGGAACCATACCCTATAATACCGGCTCGGGCCGCAAAGAAAAACCGGTTATAATCCGTAAAAGTGAGTATTATCTCGTGATGACCCTTTGTGATTGGGTCTTCTATCTTAGAAAACTTGCGGAGGAATCATGCCAGAGATTCAGGGTCAACTAGTGCTTGCCCAGAACCAGTACGCCTTTATTCAGGACGCCACAAAGGGCACCGTGCAGGTCTACGCCGGGCCGTATGTCCTCGCTTTGTCGGGCAACGACCGCCCGGTCACCTACAACAAGGAAACCGACACCTTCACCCAAGTCCAGCTTACCGAAGCCATCAAGCAGAATCCGCTGGTCCCCGAGGGACACTATTTGGTTCTCGAAAACCCCGCCACTGACAACAAGGGAGAACTGACCTTCCCCAAGGCGGGCAGCAACAGCCCCATCAACTTGGAAGTCGGGCGCAAGATTAACATCCTCGGCCCGGCAACCATGCCGCTCTGGCCCGGACAAGTAGCCCAAGCCATCTCGGGTCACCACCTGCGTTCCAATCAGTACCTCGTGGTGCGGGTCTACAACGCCGAGCAGGCGAATAAGAACCGCCCGGATTTCCTCAAGGCCGCTGGAGCCAAAGACCTGACCCCCGGTCAGCAAATCGTCATCAAGGGCACGGAAGTCAGCTTCTTCATCCCGAAAACCGGTTTCGAGGTTCTGCCGGACAGCAACAACAACAATATCTACGTTCGTGAAGCCCTCACGTTGGAGTTGCTGGAGTACTGCATCCTGCTTGACGAAGACGGCAAGAAGCGGTACGAGCGGGGACCGCAGGTTGTGTTCCCCGAAGCGACCGAGCGCTTTGTCCGAAAGAGCGATGACGGCGACAGTCAGCGGGGAGCCTTCAAATTCAAGGCCATCGAATTGAACGACCAGATGGGTCTATACATCAAGGTCATCGCCGACTACACCGATGAAGACGGGGTGGAGCACAACACCGGGGATGAACTCTTCCCCACGGGTAAGGAACAGCGTATTTATTACCCCCGCCCGGAGCACGCCCTTATTGAATACGACGACCCCGGCAAGGGATTCAAGCGCCAACGCTACTACGGCGTCACCATCCCCAAGGGTGAAGGCCGCTACGTCCTTGACAAGGCGGCAGGGGAAATCAAGACGGTCACCGGACCGCAGATTTTCCTCCCCGACCCCCGCAATCAGGTCATTGTCCGCCGTGTGTTGGATGACCGCAAGGTCCGGCTGTGGTACCCCGGTAACGAGGAAGCCGCCGCTTTCAACGCCCAACTGCGGTCCTTGTCCGAGAACTCCGCTTCTTATCTCGCCGAGTCTGCACTCCTGTCGGCGGCAGCGGACGCCAGCCGCAGCATCAACCGGGGCACGCAGGGAAGCAAGGGCTACGGCGGGGAAACCATGCGCCGGGGCACGAGCTACACGCCTCCGCCCATGCTGACGCTTAACACTAAGTACGATGGTATCCCCAGCATCAACGTCTGGACCGGCTGGGCAGTGCAAGTCGTGGATAAGTCCGGCAATCGCCGGGTAGTCGTGGGTCCGGCAACGGTCCTGCTTGAGTACGACGAGACACTTGAAATCATCGAACTCAGCACCGGCAAGCCGAAGACCACCGACAAGTTGATTCGTGACGTGTATCTGCGCATCGACAACAACTTGGTCAGTGACATCGTGCGGGTCGAAACCAAGGACTTGGTACATGTCGAACTGCGGCTGTCCTACCGAGTCAACTTCCTGCGGGAGTATCAGGACAAGTGGTTCTCCGTGGAGAACTACGTGAAGTACCTGTGCGACCACATGCGCTCCCTGCTCAAGGGTCAACTGCACAAGCAGGGCATCCGGGAAGTCATGCAGGACACCGCTACCTTGGTCCGGGACATCGTGCTTGGCACCAAGGATGCGTACAAGCGCCGGTTCCGTCTGTTCCCGGAAAACGGCATGGAGGTTTACGACGTTGAAGTACTCGGAGCGCAAATCGCTGACGCCGAAATCGCCAACCTGTTGAGCGAGGGACAAATCGCAGCGGTGGAATCGACTATCAAGCTGTCCATGGACGAGCAGAAGCTTGAGAACGTCCGCCGCAGCACGGCTATCCAGACTGAGATTTCCGAACTCGAAACTCAGGCAAGGACAGCCAAGGAGAAACTCAACCGGGAGTTGTCCGCTGCTGTAGCCGAAACCGCCATGACTCAGTTGGAGTTCAACATCAAGCAGGCGGTCCGGGCACGGGAAGCGGAAATCGAGGCTGAGAAGCAGAAGGACGTTATCTCGGCTTCGGTGTTCGACCGGCGCAAGATGGAGAACGACTACGACATCAGCTTGGAAGAGGAGCGGGTCGGTTTCTTCGAGAAGCGCATGGCAGCTATCACGCCTGACTTGGTTGCAGCCATGAACACGCTCGGTCAGACCGAGTTCGCCAGCAAGCTGGCTACGGCGATTGCCCCGTTGGCAATCAACGAACAGCAGGGCTTGGGAACTACGCTGGAGCGCATCTTCAAGGGAACGGCCCTTGAGACGGTTCTGGCGAACGTCCAGAGCAAAGGCAAGTCACTGCCCTTGCCCAAGTAATCGGGCCGGGAATTGAGAAGGGGGACCAGCGATGGTCCCCCTTTTTGTTTTGTAAGGAATTTAAGGATTAGGTTAGCTCCAGCGGCAGGATTTCCACCTACAACCTTCAACTTAGGAAGTTGACGCTCTCCAGCAGTTCCGGGCCTGTATCAACGGTGCGCCTTGCTGGTTATTTGCGGGCCACACCGGTCATCACCATGGCTCAGAACCGGCACGCCGCTTTTTCGAGCTACGCTGGCATAGAATAATACTGAAAGTGGGGGAATTTGGAGATGGCGGAGGGAGGAGGAATCGAACCCCTTGGTTTTACCCAACCCACGCTTTCGAGGCGTGTTGCTGACCATTCAGCGGCACCCTCCAAACTGGCGGAGAGAACAGGATTTGAACCTGTGACCCCTTGCGGGATACTCGCTTTCCAAGCGAGCGCCATAAGCCGGACTCGGCCATCTCTCCAAAATGGAGGAAAGCTGGGGAATCGAACCCCCGTGAGTCTCCCCACGCCCCGGTATTCAAAGCCGGTTGCACGCCATTGCGCAGCGCTTTCCAAATTTGGCGGAAGGTACAGGATTTGAACCTGTGTGCCCCCTTTCGGGGACGCTGGTTTAGCAAACCAGTGCAATTAGCCGGACTCTGCCAACCTTCCATTTGCACGATAACACGGCTGGTGTTACCGTGCGTTAAATTGGTGCCGCTGACAGGAGTCGAACCTGCATGGGTTTCCCCGTCCGGGTTTGAGCCGGGTGCGTCTACCAGTTCCACCACAGCGGCAAATATTGGTGCGGAAGGAGGGACTCGAACCCTCACGCCATTTCAGGCACTAGGCTCTCAACCTAGCGAGACTGCCAATTCCACCACTTCCGCAAACTGTACGATGGATGGGACTCGAACCCATACCTCCCCACTCAAGGGGCGAGTTGTCCGTTTTCTCGAACACCGTACAAACTTGGTACCGGGAAGGGGATTTGAACCCCTATGGCTGTTAACCGCTGGGTTCTAAGCCCAGTGCGTCTGCCGTTCCGCCATCCCGGCGTAATCTTGGTGCGGGGAGAGGGACTCGAACCCTCACCCGGTTTCCCGGACCGGCTTCTGAGACCGGCGAGACTGCCAATTCCACCACCCCCGCAAATTTGGTGCGGCTGAGAGGAGTCGAACCTCCACCCGGTTGCCCGGACCAGCCCCTCAAGCTGGCGTGTCTGCCATTCCACCACAACCGCAAATCTTGGTGCCGGGCGGGGGACTCGAACCCCCATGACCGAGGTCGGCGGGGTTTAAGCCCGCTGCGGCTGCCAATTTCACCAGCCCGGCAAATCTCAACTACTCAATCCTTTAATGGAGGTTACAATGATTGTACCCGCAACCCGCATCTGCAAGGATTGTTCTAACTCTAAGTCCATCGAAGAATTCAGCAAAAACTCAGGTGGAAAAGACGGTCGTCGTCCAATCTGTGGTTCTTGCGAATACAAACGGTCAATAAATTACCGAGAGCGAAACCGTAATAAAATCTCAGGCTGGCGCAGGAGTATAAAAGCTCAAGCCGTTGCCCATTTTGGCGGAAAGTGTATAATCTGCGGTTATGACCGTTGCCTTCGTTCTCTCACCTTCCACCACATAAACCCTAAAGAGAAGGAGTTTTCAATCAGTCGGTTATTCAAGTCTTGGAAAAAAACCTTACCAGAACTTGAAAAGTGTGCATTAGTGTGTTCAAACTGTCACGGCGAAATTCATGATGGTCTCATTTCTCTCCAACAAGTTTTACAGGCCACCACAAATGTCGCTCACACCTTAATTTTGGTGTAGACGGCAGGACTCGAACCTGCGTAGACCACATGGGTCAACCGGGTTACAGCCGGTCTCCTTTGCCGCTCGGACACGCCTACAGAATAAAAAAGGCGGCTTCTCAGCCGCCTCGTCTTACCCGAATTTGGTGGTCTTTATCCGTCCCACCCATCGGGCAACACGAGGCCGCTAAGCAATGAGCTACTATAGCTCAGCGAGGATAACGAGTTGGACGATAGGTTCTTCATGTTCTTCTCACGCAGGCACCGGGGGGTCGTAAAAAATAGGAGGGTAACTGAGGCCCCCCGGTCCTGTCTACTGCAACGACGGACGAAACGACTCACTTCTCAAACGGTGCTTCTACTTCTCACTCATATAATACCACCGGTAGTCGAAATATTGCAGAATTTTTTATTCCGGCCATCGTTCTGAGAAACAGAAAGGGGACCCGAATGGTCCCCCTCTGCCCTACCTCAATTAAAAGTGTTCAGTCAAGTGATTGGATTATAGGGCTTTATCCTACATAAATCACCTCCTGATGAATTAGGGGCGGTAATGACCGCCCCCGTACCCACCCGGCTTTCTGCGTAGCCGGGAAACGTATGTCATCAAACGGGGGTGACCGGGGAACCATATCGGTTCGACTGTCCCCCTCCACCACCGGGGTTTAGGTGACCCGGACACCAAGGGGGCTGAGCGCCCACCCTCCACCGGTTTTCTGTCCGTGACCCGGAAACGTCTTACGCTAGCCTGTCTCTATATAATACGCCGAATATTCAGGAAATTCAGGGAAATTCTCAAGCGGCCAACTACCGCCATCCTTAGTGAGGAGGAAACTATGCACAAGGTGCCTGTCTCCCCGCTGACGGGGAATAAGTACAATTTTGTCCCATCCAAAATACAGCACGTTCATCCGGCGTATTCCGCCCACCACCAACTCATTCCCATGGAAGCTCTGCCCGCATCCGTAAGCTTCCTATCGTCCATGCCGGGAGTCTATGACCAAGCACAAGAGGGTTCCTGCACAGCTTTCAGCTACAAGGAAGTCCGGGAGTTCCTCAGCATCAACTACGTCAAGAAACCTACGGTCCTCAGTGCCCAGTTCCAGTACTACTGCGAGCGTCTGCTCAACGGCGATGTGAGTCAGGATGCCGGGTCAACAGTCTCCACTGCCATGGTAAGCGGCCAAATCTTTGGAACCTGCCCCGACAGTGATGAACCGTACAGCACACCTTTCACCACCAAGCCCTCCAAGAAAGATTTTGCTGACGCTTCCTTCCACCGCATTGGCAAGGTGTTCGCTCTGAACACCCTCACTGACATGAAGAATGCTCTCGCCAGCGGGTTCGTATTCCAGCTTGGCTTCCTCGTTTACGCCTCCTTTGAGTCCGCCAACACCACGGCAACTGGCATCATGGTGATGCCCGCCAAGGGTGAGCAGATTCTCGGTGGTCATGCAGTCTGCGTGTGGGGATACAACGATGCTTTCACCTTCCCCGGATTGCCGAATGGGGCATTGTGTGTTCGTAATAGCTGGGGAACTAGCTGGGGGAATAACGGAAATTTCTTCATGCCCTACAGTTATCTAACCGGCGTGGACCCGAACGGCAACGGGCCTTACGTGTCCGATTGCCACATGTGCCACTTGGGTCCGAACTGGACTTAAGCCTTTGGGGAGGGGTCACTTCTTGACCCCTCTGCCAACTGAATAACACCACCATCCAAATAGGGTTCGATGGCATGGCGCAGGTTGTAACTGTTGTCGTCATGCACCACGAGGATGGAACTCATTCTCGGGACGATGATGCACGTCTCGTTCGCCACATCGTGAGCACAGAAAATGCCGAAGGCCAGACGGCGGGAGAACAAAACTTGATTGAGGATTTCTCCGCCCGACTTGGAACGGAACAAGTACGGGATGCCCTCCGCTTGGAACGTAATGTGGTCGGAAGATGCCGGGGGAATGGTTGCCATGGTCGGCCCGCCGCCCGGCTCCCAAAAGACGTAAGAGGCCCGCAGGCCGGGCATCACCTTAAGATACCTGTCCGCCCCGATACCAAGGCTGCTAACGTTGTTGCTGTCTACCAGCGCCGGGGTGCTGCCCTTGGGGCTGACCCGCCATGATAGGTTGGGGGTAAAGTTGGCGATGATTTTCAATGACCGGATGGTGCTGAGGTCCTGATTGAACTTCTCATCCTCCGTCGTCATGTTGGCGGAAAGTTTCACCATTTTCGACCCCGGCATGAAGGGGCTACGCTTGTTGTTCTTCCACCATTCTTCCATGGTCTTGAGGTCTTTTTCAGCGTTCAAAGCTTGATACGCCATACCGAGGTAGGATTGCAGATTGAGCATCACCTGTGTGAAGAGGTTGTAATCCAGCAGGGTGGTGAGCTTCTTGAGGACCGCACTCCGGTCATAGCCGGTTGGCTCCGCCTTAACCTCGGGACCGGCCTCCAGCCAAGAATCCCGGAAGACCCGGTACATGATTCCGCCCCAGTGGTCAGTACGGTCGAACTCCAAGCCGGGAAACAACTCGTTGAACTTTGCCTTGAGGGTCTCCTCGCTCTCAAAGAGAGCATCAACCACCTTGGCAAAATGCTCCGCTACTTTCTGGTAGATTTCGTCCATGTCCAAAAAACCCCCTCACCTGCTATTTCCACCAACTCCAACTCACTATCGTGAAAGTAATGCTGTGATTTGACATCATCTGCTCTTGTCACAATGACGTACCCGTCTTCACAGGAAACACTTGTGACATCATCATAAACGTAAGGCCCACCCGGAGCAGTAACCTTGACATGATAGAACATCATTTCTCCTTAATCGGACGGTCGGAAGGCTCCGTGGGGTCACCACCGGGAGCATCCACTACTTCTTGTGCCAACTCTTGCAGCGGTTCCCACTCTCCCGGAGGAATGATGCTATCCTCGTTCATTAGGTCATAGAGAGGGTCATCAATCTCCTGCGGGTGGAAACGCAGCTTGAAGTTGAACCATTTGAGCTTCAACCAATCCAGAATCTTGAAGAACTTCTCCCTCCGCTGTAGCCAGCGGGAAATGGGCGGTGCCGGGCGGATGATGACCGGTATGGAAGTTCCGATTACGTTCTTGTAAACAACGCTCTGAATTTCGGATAAGCGGCCATTTACGATGAATGGTTCTTTACCTCTCCCGTCAGTGCCAACTAACATCTGAGGAGGACGGTCTAAAAGCTCCGCTTGCCGGGCAGCGACCTGTCCCGCTCTACCGGGGAGAGTGGCTTCAACCTTCCCATCCCCGCCGCAGCACTCACAGGTCTTGTAGTTGTAACAGGAGCAAGGCTGCTCACAGCCACAGCGTTCTGTATCGGTAAGGGGGACTTCCCCCTCCCCTTTGCAATCAGGACACTGGTCGGTAAATCCTAAGTGCTTACTGTTTTCGTAGGTCCGCAGAGAATCATCTGATTGGTTTCCCATTTTGTTCTTGTTCTCCTAACTGCATAAATTGAAGGGGATTCAACCCCGCTTCCATAGCATGGGTGGGAAGGTTGTGACGCATGTATCTTTCAAGAAGAGACGCATCGTCAACCTCAAAGTGCCGGGCGACGGGCTTGAGGAAATACATCAGCCGTTTCTGCCATGTGTCCAACTTGGCTTCTTTCATGAACGGGTGGTCTTTCTCATCCACGATAGACTCTAAGGATTCACGAGCGTTCATCTCATCTTCTTCCTTGCGCCAATCCTCTTGCGTGGCGTTGCTCTTCTCTTTGATGCAGAACTCATGCCCGTGAATAACCAGCCGCCCCGGATTGCAGGCTATCTTTACCACCTCGAAGAAGAGGTCTGTTCGCTCCTTCTGTGTAAGGACACGTCCGGTCTTTTCTATCTCGGCAAGCTTGTCGATGAAAATCTGGCGGGTATCACTCATCCTCTACCTCCAGAACGTGCTTCAACAGACTAACTTCCGTGCGTTGGATGGACTCTTGGATTTCCCGATAAGTACCGGGATTAGCCCAAGTCTCAGGGTCTTGCAGCAGTCGGATAAGGTGACGCTTGGCGGGACCCAAATCTCCGAGAATGAACTCAGCTTGCGCAAGGGTGATTGTCGCCATGTTAACCCTTCATGGGATACTTGTAGATAGCATCCCGGATTTCGTCAGCGAGGCGGGCGAACTGACGTAGGAAATAACCCCCGTCTCTGCCCTCCAGAACGGCCTGCCCACCGTATGAGCAGCCGTCCAGAGCTTCCTGATAAAGGTCTTTGAGGCAATCCCTGCCGTTATGGGGACGAAGCCGCTGACCGTATTTCTTCTCCCCCCATACAATGCGGGCCTCATGGTCTTCGGCGACCTGCTTGAGACGCATCTCAGTCATCACCCGCTGCACATACCGGCCCACGTCTTCTTCATTGGGTGGGGCGGTGGGCATGGGTTCGGCGAGCGTGGGGTCCAGTTTCTCAGAAAGATAAAGGTCCCCACCCTCTTGGTATCGGGTGTAGGCTGGCGGCTGGTATCGAAGGTGCGCCCGGAGGTCCTTCTTGGTTGCAGGCACGGTTTCATACTCCCGTCCCGGCCCTGCTTCTTTCATGCCGCCATGATAATTGACAATGGGGATGCTCTGAAAATCAGGCTCAATGGCTTGCCGAAGAGCCGCCCATGCTTCCGCTTCCCCCGGCGCTTCAATAGTGTACTGGGTGTGATTATCTTCACAAAAGAACGTGCGGTACTCTTTGCTCATCTGCCCTCTTCATCCTCTTATTACTGAAATTTTTTAACTTTCTAGAGTAATAAATGACAATGACCAAATAACTTAACTTTCTATTCCCTATGTAAGAGGGGCTATGTTCACCGTTTACAAAATCACTTGCCTTGAGAATGGGAAATTGTACATCGGCTACACAAAACTTTCCTTGAAGGAACGATGGTGGAATCATATAAAGTATACAAACCGTGGGGCAACCACCAAACTGGCTAATGCCATAAGGAAACATGGCAAAGATGCCTTTAGGATTGAGCCTATTGTATGTACCCCCTACAAATCTGAAGCTATTAGGCTGGAAATCTCATTGATAGCTGAAAACCATACACGGGAAAATGGATATAACATAACACCCGGTGGTGATGGTGGTCCCACATCACGGGCACCGTTCAGTGCTGAGCGCCGTAAGCATATGGGCGAGGTTCTCAAGGGAATTCCTAAATCTCTTGAGCATCGTGCTCACTTGCGTGGACCACGGCCTTGTATAGCAGGCAAAAACAACCCGTTCTACGGGAAACACCACACTGAAGAAACTTGTAAGAAAATTGGTAACCGAAAGTATGCCCGTGGCAAAAACCACCATCTCTACGGAAAACCAACTGTTACCTCATTCAAGTCTGGATTCCTCCACCCAAGGTCAATACCGATAACGATAAACGGAAAAAATTATGGGTCTATTTCTCTTGCAGCCAAGGACCTTAACATGACACGTCCTAAACTAATTAGGTGGTTGAAAGCGGGTAAGTCTATTCCACCCGTCCAGAATTCTTTAAGCTCTCTAAGTAGGCCAACCTAGCGGGCATCTTGGACTCCATTCTCTGTATAACTTGTTCGATAGAGATGGGGTAGAAGTTATTGCAATCAACCCCCACATCTATGGAGAGAAGGTGTGGCTCATCAGGGAGCATTCCGTGAGAATGCCCATAAAGATGATAGCTGTTATAGCAAGAATTCCTCCACGTGCGCATGGCATAGTGACAGAGCGTAATCATCTTCTTGTTCGTGTCATCAAACCACGGCTGACCAACCTTGATTTCCTCAAGCTGGCGTATCCAGACGAAAGAGTTATGCTTCTTCATCATCTGAACGGCAATACCGTCATGGTTTCCCTGTATAACGTAGAAGTTTCCATTGAGCCGCTTCTGGATTTCCACGCACTGCTCCAGTTTCATCTGAAGGTAGAGGTCTCCGAGAACGTAGACGATGTCACCCTTCCGCACCACGGCGTTGTGGTTGGTAATGTACGCCTCGTTCATTTCCTCCACGCTGGAGAAGGGTCGCTTTTTGGTGGTGAAGTACCGGTGCCCCAAATGCCAGTCGGCGGTGAACCACAGGTTTGGTTGTCCATTAAGGAGCATCACGTTACGTTAGTACCTTTCCTTGGTCTCATATCTTCGGACGGTGGAACAACGGGGAATCTCGGCCCCGCCGTGCCAAATGGTGGCAGCAAGAATGGGCGCAACGTCTTAAACACATCCTGTATGCACTCTCCCTGTGTCTCCATCCGAATAGTATCGGGGTGAGCGCTCTTCCACGCCCGGAGGTAGAGAAGCTCGGCATGTTCAGCCTCTTGCTTGCACTGGTCAACATACTCGCTGTATTGGTACGTCACCATGACGAGCAAAAGAACGAGGATTACCAAGACCGTGGAGACTACCTTCATGACCTTCTCGCTGTTCATGGCATTTGGCTCCTCATATCCTTTGCTATCTTATCTATCTCATCATAGGCAAGGTCAAGGCCGGGCACGATGGCATCGGCATGAGCGACTAACCAAGGGCTTAGATTGTCATCATCGCAGATAACGACAACCCACTTATCCAGTTCATGAGCGTACATAATTTCCATTGCCGTGCCCCAGCTTGGCACCGGGCAGTAGGCAAGGACAATATCCGACTGGGCGATGGAAATCTTGTCCCGCTTGATTACCCAAAGGGAAGCGGACTTGAGGTCAACGTCATCCCGATACTGCATACGGCTGGGAACGATGATGTTCACTCCGTAGTGGATACATTTGCTGGAGGCTTGAAGTTCCTCCGGGGTCATACCACTGTGTCCAAAGCCCCCCGTGGCAAGCTGGTAGTGTTTAATTACAGCCTTGCGCCAACCGTAGGCCTGCTCATCAGACAAGCCCCTAATGCCGCCCGATAGATAGATGTTTATCAAATAACCCCCTACCAGTATCCCGTGATACCGCTACCAGCGTGAGCTTGTTGAGCCTGCGGACCATCACAGAGAGTCTCTTCATGTAAAAGTCCTTGACGATTGTCCATAGCTGGTCCTCAGTTACCTCCATGACATCATTGTGCTTGTAAGGAAACACCAACTCTTCCTCACCGAACCATGAGTAAATGACGATTTTCATAGGTCGCATAACTCCTTTGCTAAAGCCAAGACCAGGGGGTAGTCGGGTGGATTCCACTTAAGCTGTACCCCATACTGGCCCGCTTGTATAGTAAGTCTGCCTTCTGGACCGGGGGGATAACATATGGCAGCAGAGTATATTCGTTGTGCAAAAAATGTCATAAACTTAACAGCCGTTCTTCCATCTACCCGGAGGTAAGCACCCTCGTCCAATGTCCCTTGGCAAGATGAGGTCGTCCACACACCCTTTTTGTTTAGAATACCTAAAAGCTCCACAATCCCTTCGTCAGCACGCTTTCCCGGTACACCGGGGATTTCCACTTGCGTGTGCTTTGTCATAGGCCGCATAGCTCCTTTACCAACATTAGCAACCGAATGTCTTCCTTGGGGCAAAGCTCCCTGAGAACCTCGCCGGGGTCGGATGTTTCCACACCACCCACGGCTACCTCCATCTGCGTCAAGAACTGTTTGACTTCCTCCGACTTGTTGATATGACGGACTTCCCGGTCGGCGGTAACGAACGCCTCCGCCAATGGCTTCACGGGCAGGGCGATTTCCTTGTACTTCGGCCCCTGCTCGGAGAATGACAGCACGGCTACAGACACGAGACGCTCCGCTTGGTCACTGTCCAGTGCCGCTCGTGCGAGACTCCCCAAATGCACATGGGTGGTGTTACCCACCTTCTTGGTTTCCTGCCGCCCGTGGTCATGACCCCAAAGCAAGAAATCAAAATCTGAGTCGGCAACTTCATCATAGCCGATGACTCGCTCACCAAAGTAATCACTGGGTCCGCCCGGCTGACCATAGGCATGAACGATGCCCACAAAGTAGTTGGCATCCCCATGCCGGTGGGAAGCCTTTATCCTGTGCAGCGTCTCCTGACCGTGGTCATAGGGAAAGGACTGTACCTGCACTTTCAAGGGAGCAAACTGCGAACTCACCATCAGGCACTCTTCGGTCAGGTCCGCATAGGCCCCGGAAGCGATAAGAAGGCCGAGGGGCTGACCCGAGAGCGAATCCATCCGCTCGCCCCATGCCAAGTCGTGATTGCCTACTGCCCCATACACCCGGCCCATGGGGAACTTCCGCAATGTCCGCAGCGTCCGCACAAGGAGAGACAGACTGTTAGCAGGGTGGTGAGCTTTCTTCACATGGAATACATCCCCACCACACAGGGCTACACCGTGGACCTTCTCTGTTACGTCCCGGATAAAGTCAAGCTTCTCCAAAATGGCCGATTCGTAGTCATCACCACGTTGACCCGGTGGGTAGGCACTCAGGTGCCAGTCCGTAGACCAGACAAAATTCACATAACTGATATCAACCGGTACAGTCAGCATAAGGATTATTACTCTATTCCGAGAAGTTTTCCGGTTTAGCATGAGCAATGGCGTATTCAATGACGGCGATATCTTTCCAAGTATCCAAGTACGGTTGCCCCACCACCGCATTGCATCTGGCAAACCGGGCGATAATCAGCGGGTGGTTGTATCTGCGCAAGGTCGCAAGCCCAAGGAATTCTCCATAATCCTTCGGGACCCGCACCCTGTCAATTTCTTGCCAGTCCATTAGTCTCCTTGCTTGTTTCCGTAGGTCTGGAAGGCAGCCACGGCTGCCTCTCCCTCGGGGGAGCCTGCTACGCCGGGGGACTCATCAAATCCTGATGCCTTGAACTTTGCCCTCGGGACCTGTGGTCTGTTGTATTCTATCATCAGGAAGTTGGCGGCGTCCATCAAATACTCCGTGTTGCCCCGCTTGACTTCCCCACCTCGGGTCCGACCCCCCACCAAGTATAACAGGAGGCGCTCCAAGGCTGACACAACGGAGTTAGTGTTGGCGGTAGTCCCGTTGCCATTCCCGGAGCGTTTGTACTTCTCGATGATGGGGTCTATGGCGTTCTTGACATCGGTGCGGAATGTGTTCGAGTATGTCCCGACGTAATTCTTCGTGTAGTCGCCATAGGAATGAAATGCTGTTTCCATTCGGGCAACCATACCCAGGTGAAAATCCAGGTTACTCTGGTCGTTAGTGCTCTTGAGTGTTATTTCAGACATGCTTCCTCCACTTCCCCCGCATCCCACCGCTCGTGCTGCGCAATCTCTTTTTCCACCCACTCATATTGACTGGGGTCATGAGCAAACTTCTGGCGAGCTTCTTCCAACGTAAGCTCGAAATCTACCACCCGCTCGCCAACGAAATGTTTCCATATCACCTGAAAGACCGGCTCACAGATGTACAGGTGCCAGAGGCTCCCCACATCATCTCCGAACCACTCTCCGAAGGTGCAGGGATGCTCTTTGTCGTCCTCATCATAACATCCTTGAATGTTGGTGATAAACTTGGGTAGGGGAACCTCACCGAGCCAATGACAGAGCCACTGTTGCCAGCCCCACAGCCAATCGGCAAATGCCCAATGCCAGAGGCGGGATTCGCACATTACGATAACCCGAACTTCATCCCCCTTCCAGCCCTTCATGGAGGTATGCCAATTCTGAACACGGCGGCTGAGAATATAGTTCGGCACGGTGCCAAACATAAACCGCAGCGGGGAGTACAGGATGTTTCCGAATTCTGCCAGTTTACCCATTAGATGTTGATGATTCTGCCCGGCAGATTATCGCTGACGGGAGGCTTGCGCAGGTTAACGAACCCCGGCTCAAAGTTGAATATGCGGATGATTTCCGCCGCCGCTCCATCGGCTATACCGGCAATGCCGGAATAGATGATGTCTTGGTCTGCTCGAACCCGCTGTGCCAACACCAGAAAACTTGCTGCCCGGATGGCGGTCAGTATGCGGTCACGAACCTCCGACTCCATGTCGGGACCGGCCTTGGGAAACGCCAGATGGGTATTTTGCTGACCCGCTAGAACCTCGGGTTCCGCAACCTGCTTCTCTTCTTTGTAAACATCAAGCTCGGTAACTGCCATATCAGCCCCCTAAGAATATTACTGAACTTCAACTCTTTTCTTTTAGCTCCGTAGCTAAAGTGGTCAGCCCGGAGTTCTTAAGCATCAGGTCAAGAGCATCGGCTATCTCCCGTGCATACTTGGCGGCGGAGGCAATGTGTTTGACTTCGTACTCCATCTCTGTCAGTGCCTTGACCGCCAACGCCACATTACCAAGGCTCCAGCGGTCAGCAATCTTGACCCCCGAGACAGCCTCGAACTTGTCTACTTCCTCCCTGAGACGCTTGTAATCGCCGCCCACGCACTTCTTGCCGTACTCCACCCCCTCTGCGTACTGTTTCTTGGCTTCTTCATCCGGGCAGTAGGCTTGGTTACGGAGGAGTGAGGCTACAAACAGCCGGTCAAGGGGAACGGGAGTTAGAGGCAATGCCGGGGCGTCAACACGCAGAACTCCACCATGCATGGAGAGTTGCCCCCATGTCGATGGAAGCTCCCCGGTTTTGACTATGGTGGGGTCGGACAATACCAACCACCAACGGTCACAATATTTGGCGATGGATTCCGCCTTGTCAGGGTTCTTGAGTTCATTGAGAAAATCGTTGCGACTGGTTTTAACCTCGAAGCCATGCACTTCCAACCCCCGGCTGGGGTAGCAGTTCATCGCCACGGCGTCGGCGGTGCGGGGCAACTGAGCGAATCCCGTGCCATTTCTTAACTGCGGGAAGAAGGCCCACTCCGGGGCTGGATGCCGCTTAAGAAGGGCGGCGACGATGTCTTGCTCAGACCAACGAACAGCGGGAATTTTGGGTATTTTAGGCATAGGCAGTGCGTATCAGAATGTCAGCATCGGCAGCATTCACTTTTCCAAGCAGAGCATCGGAGGCAACTCTCGCCAGCTTGGGACGAAGCCCCTGCCGGACGGCATTTGCCGCCAGTTTGACTACTATGCTTTTAATGACCGTGGGACCATTATCCCCGGTAAACCTTTTCCAATTATAGGTTTTCTTATTGATAAGAGCGTCCTTGCTTTCGGCAAGAATCTTATCTCCCAGTTGAAGGGGGGTTCCAAAGATAAAGGCAACTGTGCTCATCTCCACGAGACTGGGAACGACCACAACGAAAGCCCGGTCATTACTCTCCAGAAGTTTGATTTCTGTCTTGGTGCCTCCCCACCGAACCCGCACCGGGTCTTCCTTGATGTCGGCTAATGTGGAGGCTATCTCGGCAATCGTGGGTCCATGAAATTGGGGGTCAACTTCCAGTGTTACCATTTATCCTCTTCCACTTTTCGTAGACCAAGATTAACCATGAGATGAAAAAACCAATGAACACGACGATAGGAGCAACCCATAACCATCCCGGTGGAAGGTGGTAGATAAGAAACATCCCTATCGCTCCCCCTATCCACAACGGGGTAAGAAGCACAAGAAAGAATCGGCACCAGCCCGGCTTCATACTCGTTCATCCTCCTCATCCGAAGGCGGGAGCCGCTCGTCATCGGTAATCAGGTGTATGGGACGGGCGTCTCCGGTCTTCTTAAATGCCCATTCTTTTTCGGGCGGTGGTTCCTCGGGAGCAAAATCCTCCGGGGCCAGTGCCTCTTCAAGCTGGGGGTTATGTTCGCCCAATAGCTTGCCGGGGGTGTCCGTCGTGATGTCGCCGCTGCCGTTGAATAGCGGCATGTGGGAAGTCCAACTGGCATTTACTTGGTCTTTCCCCATGTTGTACTTGTCGGCCTGCGTGCGCTTATGCTCCTTGATTTCCCCTCGGAGAGACTTCACGGCGTTGATGAGGCTCTCCATGGTGACATCAAGGTCGTTGGTCAGACGGGAAAACTCAGCATCGGCAAGCTGTTTGACCTGTGCGGCATTCAGGCGGATGTACGCTTCTTCTTCCATGAGCTTGCTGGCGGCAAGAGAGTACCATGCCCCAAACTCCCCATGCAGCCGCTTGAGCTTGCCCTGTGCTTCTCGAATCTTGCTCTCGAACTTGCTCACCTTGTGGGATACCCGGTCGCAGTCGTCGGCGACCGTCTCCATCGCCATGGTAAGCTGGATGCTGTATTGGGACTCACCACCCGGAGGGACCGACAATTCCAATTTGAGCTTAGGCAGCTTGTCAACCTCGGCGGCGAGGTCGGAATACATGTCCTCGTAGGAAATGGCGTCCCCGTTGGACTGGTAGGCAATCTTGGTGACCACCCCTTCGATATGCTCCAAGATGTAAGCTCCGACCAGTAGCCGTTCCGCTTGGAAGGAGTCTATAGCCGCTTTGACATTGATAAGTCCCGTCATGAAGTTCCCTCTTGACCCTCTGTTCCTGCCGGGGGTCCACTTGTTATTGGCTCACTCCCATCTTCTTTTCTGAGATAGGCTTGAACCTTCGTTGTCCGCTTGATGACCTTCCGTACTTCATCCTGCATGGTTTTGCCGTCAATCTTGCCCTGCGCACACTTACTTCCGAGCAAAGATTTCCAAGCGGCCATAAACATGGTCAGGCTGTCATCGACCACATCAGCGACCTCTTCCAACGGGGTGCCGCCCTCTTGGTAAGCCCCCTTGATATTGAAGAACCGGCTCATGCCGTTGCCAAACTCTTTGTCGGCAAGCTCCAAGGAGATAGTCACCGACCTAACCACCATATTGCTCATATGCCCCCATCGAATGGCAACAAGTTGTCTTCCGGCTCTGGTTCCAACGCCGGGTGCTGCTGCTTTTTATTACTCGTTTTCCGGGGTTTCTTTTCAAAAATCATCTCGTACTCGTCATCTTCCTGTGCCGCCGAGATGCGCTCCCCTATGAGAAACTTCTTCATGCTGGCATTACGCTTGTGGGCGTGGCGGAGCATTTCCAGCTTAAACTCCTCATCCGAGCCGGTAGCTTCCATGCCGGAATCCAAGTCCAGATTGTTATTGTCGGAAAGCAGCCCGGCTGAGTGGGATTCGCCAAGGATGGCTTCAAAGACGCCTTTCTTCCCAATCAGCACATCAATGGTGTATTCATCCACTGTACCCTTCGCTACGAGGATGTGGAGGGTACAGGAGGCGTGCGGAGAGGCCGACCTAACCATTCGCCCTACCAACTGGATTAAATCGCCCCACGACCACGGTAGGTCCAAACAGACCATATGAGCGGCCTGCTGGAGATTTAACCCCTCAATGCCCGCCGCATTGATGAAAATCAGGTCGTGGTCAGGGCTTTCCTGAAATAACCGCTTGGCGGCGTTCCGCTCCTTCTCGTTCTCATTTCCGGTAATCCGCAGAAAGCGCCGGGTAGTAAACTTGCCCGCCGTGGTCAGTCCCTCTAGTCGGTCAATATGTCTTAGGAATTTGCTGAAAACGATGACTTTCTCACCCTTTAGGTCGCCATCCAGCAGGTCTAAAAGTGCCTCTTCCTTGGGGGACAAAGTGGGGTGGAAAAACGCTTTTTTGTCTTCTCGGTCCAGCAAGCCGGGGTGGTTGGAGACAAGCTGCTGAACCGACATCATCGTCATGGCATTGCTGGGGTCCCGCTCACGCTCGTATATCTCCCCGGATACCTTGATGAGCGCCGGGGGCAGGGTAAAGGCCCCGGAGATGATGTCGTCCAAAAGCCGACATTGCTTGGCATCCAAGTCAATGGGGTGATACACCGTCTGGAGCTTAGGGAGTTTCTCCCGGACCTGCGCTTGGGAGCGTCCCAAGTAAAAGGTGCGGATACCCCGCTTGAATTCGTCCATGTTCTGGTAACCGTCCAGAACCCGCTTATGAATGCCGTTCCCGACGTACTGTTTGTGATAAATGCAGAATTGCTCCTCGAAATCCCACATGCTGCCAAAGGGGCGGATGCCGAGGGCAAACAGGGCGGAGTAAAACTCGTCGGCGGAATTCTTCATCGCCGTACCGGTCAATGCCCACGCCCAGCGGCATTGCTTGGCAAGATTCAGTACCAGCGCTCTCGTGGAGCTTCCCGGCGTCTTAAATCGGTGTGCCTCGTCAAAGATGACCGCTACAGGCTTATTGCTATCCCGGAGAATCCGGGCAAACTCCAATATCTCCTGCGAGACCGGCTCCAACTTATCCGGCAGCGGGTCACCATCCCGGTCAGTCCGATTCTTTATCATCCTCCGCTTGCCAATCATGGAGGAGTATTTGCCGATGAGAACGTCTTTCTTTACGCCACTGAGGAAGTCCCTAAGTTGCTGATGACGTGCGGGATACGACTTCTGACCCCGGTATTCATTCACCATGACGAAGGGGCGTAGCAGGCTGAATCTCCGTATCTCATCATGCCATTGCCAGAGGGTGGATTTGGTGGTCACCACCAGAGCTTTGAGGTCCGGGATGCGGTCTTTGAGCCAACAGAGGGCGGCTATCACGTCGCAGGTCTTCTTGAGGCCCACGGCGTCCCCGCACATGAACCGGTTCATGCGGACCAGATGATGAATGATTTGCAACTGGTATTGACGAAGCTCCAGAGGTTCATCCTCAACCTCTTTGTTCAAATTGTAGATTTTGGTGCGAAAGAGAGACGGCCATTTGAAAGGAATGGGGTTGTGGACTACCCCGGCCTCGTCCATCTGGATGTCCCAGTGACGGACAAGGTAAAGGCGCTCAAGCACTTGCGGGTCAATGCCTAATTCATTGGTGTATTGGGTTACAAGTGGGCAGACGGATTCATTCATCCCAATCTAATACTACCGGCGAGTCCTCTTCTTCGTCATCTTCCCGGCGACCCCGCTTGTGGTGTGGACGGATGTGTCCGTTTTCTCCAATTTCAAGCTCGGGGATAAGTTCTTCCTCTTCCTCTTCGTCAGACTCTTGGGATTCCTCCTCCGGGTCGTCAAAGAGAAGGTCGTCCCTCTCCTCCTCGGGAGGGGTTTCGTCTTGGAAAAGAAGCTCGTCTAGCTCGGGTTGTCTTTTCTTCTTAGCCATTTGGTTTTCCAGCCAAAATCGCTTTAAGTTCAGGAATACTTACGGTTCTCCACTCACCGTTCCCTTGCTTTACCTCTAACTTAAAATCAGGAAGTCCGGGAATTCTAGCATCTTCCAAAGTTATCTCCCCCAAGCCGGGCATATGCTCCATGGGCGGTACCTCGATAACCACTTCGCTATCGCCAAAGGGGGAGCCATTTACCAGCTTATTCCTCACCCTTGCCTTGGATATGTCGATGCCGTTTGCCCTGAGATAGAGCTTGTTCACCATTAGCCGCCTCCAGTCCGTCTATAAAAGATACTGATAGGGGAAACTTTACTGTTGGGGTTGGGAGAGCTTTTCTTGCAGGACGCCAATTCGGCGTTGATACCAGCGGATAAGGGACTTATTAGTCTTGCGGGCATTGGTGGTGGGGGCTATTCGCATCTCTTTCCGCAACTCAAAAAGGGACTTTGGCAACCACTCCTTCTCCCCGGAGGCTACCCGGTATGCGGTGATGCGGGCACGTCCGCTTCGGAGGAGCATCTTGTAGGCGTCCCGGTGAGTAATGACCAGTCCCGCCTCGGCCTGTTGGTCAATGTCTGATTGCTGGTCCTTAGCCGCTCCCTGCAACATAATCAGGCTGGCTACCAGACCCGTGTAGACCGCAGGGTTGACCTCTTTAAGCTTGAGGAAACAGCATTCGCCGATGGGCAGGGTTCCGCCCCACGGGTCCTTAAGTAGAAAGACAAATTGGATGGGTTGAGAACAGAATCGGCACTTCATCCCGGAGTTCTCCCCGGCGTCATAGTACTGGCGGCGGTAGGAAAGCTCGGAAGCGATGACTTGTGGAATAGTCTCCATACCTACAGTATACCACGAAACCTTACTTGTTGAACCAAATTATGTGGGTGTAAATCTCATCAAAATTATGGTCCCACACACAGGGGTTGATGCGTTCATCTGACATCAGGGGAGGCCGGGCGTAGTATCCCGTTCCGTCTCCTCCTGCCCCAGAGGCGATGTTGCGATAAAAATCCCCCAATGTGTACACATCCCCATAATCCGGTATCGGACGCCACTCAGGTTCCCGTTTTGTCGGCGGTGGTCCTTGTATCATAATTTCTGCATTTCCGGCAATAAGTCCTCTTCCTGCATGTACTTGCCCACCAAGTAGGCGATGGCATAGAACGCCAGTTGGGGACCATGCTGGAGGGACGGGATGCCAAAGGTCTGCGTGTGCGGCACATGGTATTTCTCAATGGGAAGGGAGTACACGCCTTCCTTGGAGCCGTACAGCACCGCTATTGGACCCCCTGCGGGGGCAAGGCTAAGGCCGGGCGGCGGACAGACGGCGATGAGGGATACACCTTCAAACTCTTTCTCAAGCTGCAATCGGTAACCGAACAAGCCGCCAATGCCAATGCCAATGAGCAGAACCTTAGAATTCTCCACCGGCTTCCATGTCAGGGTAGTGCGGTCCATACCGGGTGTACCGGGGAGGTTGGGGTTCATGACTTCCGGGGTGAATTTCTGGAAGAACGTGTCCGCAGGAAAGCGCTCTCGGAGTAGCTTACAAAGCTTGTCGGAAAACTCGATGGATTCCTCCCCCTTGTCAATCAGGATGTAATGGATGTAGAATCGGCTCTGCTTCATACGTTGCTCCGTTCCCGAACGGGAACATCTGTCTCATTTGTCCCGTTTATGGGGCATTTGTTCCCGAGCGGTAACCTGAGGTTGTCGGGGTGTACCCACAATCCGAATCCATCTGGACATCTGAGAAAAAATCTACCAAACATTACATCATACTCGGTCAGCGTCCCGGATAGGCTGGTTGCGGTTTCCGCTTTATCTCCCACCTTAAACATACCCGTCTCCAAGCTTGAACCGCTCGATAGTGCCAATATCTCCACCAAGTCATTCCTATTGCCGTGCTGGCGGCGACCGCCGCCGCTGTCTGAGGTCAAAGAGTACACATGCCATCCTCCTAATGCCGGGATACCCGGAATAGACGGCAGGGACCCGTAGCGAGCCACTCTCTACCAAACAGGTCCCGGTAGATGTCCACCTTCTCCAAACCGATGGCATCCCAAAAGCCATCTCCGATTCGCTGCATAGGCCTTCCGCCCGTGAGCACTGCAAACAACCGCATAAACATGTTCATGTCAACCCCTCTTGACGGAATTCAGTTCGTACTGAACCTGATATGCCTTCGCACGAGCAGACGCCTTAACAATGGCAAAGGTTGTCAATACCCCTCCGAAGATGGCAGCGGCAGCGAGGATGATGACCCACTTGTTCCGGTCATTGTCCCCCTTGAACAACCTGCCGAGGTCTTTGAAAATCATCGGCACCGCCCGGCTGGCCTCGTAGATATTGTATATTTCGGCGAAGGTGTTGTATCCCATTATACCACCACTCAAGAGGCTGCGGTCCCGCCTGTAGTTCTGCCAGCTTGATATAGTGATGCCGATGCCCGAGCCGATGCACGGCAGAATGACGGCGAGGTAGGCCAGTTCCACGACACCCCCGGCTTGTGCGGTGGTGAGCAGCATATGCCCCTTATAGGGAATGTGCGTGGAGGCAATAGCCAGAACAATGCTGTAGCACCAAGTGAATCCGCAGGCCGACATAATGGCTCCACACCATGTCACAAAGTGAGTAAACCCACCAGCGGCCTTGGACTCCAGCCACGTTCTACCGACCACCCATGCATTGAACCACGAGATTGCGAAATTGAGGATAAAGAGGAAAACCACTACTCCGATGTTGATGCCGTTCATGTCACTCTCCTTTTCCGTCTTGGTAGTAATACTCTTCCCGACCAAAAGGACGGACCTGAATCCACAGTTCGTTGTAGGCGTCCACAATCTTGCCTTGGTGCAGCAACATTGCCGCCTTGGAAACATCAGCAAAGTTTGCCCGGAGCCACTCCACCTGTGCCTTCCTTTCAGCAGGCGAGTCGGTTGCCAGTTTTGTCAGATGGCTCTCCGCCTCCACGGCTCGAACCAACTTCTCGTGGAAAACGCCGGTTATCTTCACCTGCCACTGGTAGACCCACTCCCCGAATTCCTTGGGGACGGACATGTCCACCTTGATTTCACCCGTGGTCCAATCCTTCTTGGAGTTGTGGGAAATCCACGGTGACATGGGGTCGGAAAGCTCATTCCAGATTTTCTGCGGTGTTACACCAGTCACAATGCGGTGCAGACGGCAGTACTCTGCCAGCTTGATTTTCGCCCGGACAGGCGGCAGATGGGGCCGGTGGACGGCGGTGACATAGCCCTCCTCCGTCATGTCTTTGTCCGCCATGCACTCTTCCACCGACATGTCAAACTTCGGCACCAACCGGCACCAGTCCCGGTCCTTGGCATAGCTGTTCAACTGCTTGTGGAAAGCCTCAAGCTCGGGATATTCCAATTCCTCCCCGGTCTCGTTGGCAATGGCGGCGATAAGCACCAGCCCCTCGAAGTTGTAGGGGACCACCACCTTGGTGACCTTGGAGATAATCTCGAAGAACAGGGTGGTATCCTCGGGGAGAAAGTCGGCGAACGCCCCGTACTTGACGAACTTCTGCACCTTCTCCGTGGCATACTGCGCCCCCGGTGAATCAAAAGAACCCCGGCTGGCAACTCCGTAGATGCCCTCATAGTGCCACGAGATTCCCGCCCACCCGTCTAACTTGCGGGTGATGGTAATGGGATTCTTAAACAGCCGGGCACATTCGAGAAGGTACGCCGGGTCAATGGTCTGGTCCTTGACGACACCCTTGTTCTCTCCCCTTTCATCCCGGAGGAACCAATCCCTGACCAGCAGGGGTCCGGTCTGTCCCAAGTTGAAGAACTTGGCGATGGGACGAGACACAACGTTGTCATTGGAGTCCACGATGAGGCCCCGGCAGATGCACGACTCCAAGGACCACTTGTTCTCGAAGGTGCATTGGCTGGAGTAGTTGTAGATGCGCAGGGGCAGCTTGGGGTGTGCCCGGACAGAGATGTAGCCATCCCTTACCTGTTCGTTCAGCTTCTCAATATTCAGCAGCTTTTCCAGCTTCATGACTTCATCTCCAGTGGTTTTTCGTCCCGCATGACTTTGATGCTGACCCGGTGGTCAAATCCCTCCAGAAGGATATCCGGGTGTTCCCCGTTACCATCCTCCCGGTAATCCATCACGACCACCCGGCAGTTGTGATGTGCCTGAAAGAGTCGGATAAGCTCGTGTAAGGCTCTCCCGGCCCTCGTGGCGGCTTCTCTCTGCGCTTCCACCCCTATGGAAGATGAGGGACTACCAGAAGCGTAAGCGGCGGTGGGGCAGAACTCCTGCAAGCGATAGGCGTAAATTTCCGCCGTATCCCTGCCGAAACCGTTCTTGCCGTAATAGGCTGCTTCCAGTTCCGACCAGACGCCCAAAGCCTGTGACATTGAAATATGATTGAGGCTCATCAGAAATCCTCCAGTGCCCCGCAAGACGGGCAGCGACGGAAACCCTTCTTGACATTGGCAAGGTCAAAGGTGCAGGAGGCGGTGTGCGCCGTAGCCTGCTCGCCGGGTGCGGCGACCATGCCGCCGACCGGATAGACCTTGATTTTAGCATTCCTCCACACCTGATTGACCACCTTCGGGCGGTCATCAATGGAGAAAGCGATGCGACCCTTGTCGATGACTTTGAGCAAGGCATCTAAGATGTTCTGCTTGACAATGTGGTCGGAGACATAACTCGTCGCCGGACGCATCAGAATCAAGTCAAAAGGAACCTTGTACATTTCAAGCCAGTCACAGGTATCGTTGCAGCAGGTGTCGTGCCGACCGCTGACGATAGCGATGTTGTGGGTCGGATAAAGCGCCCGGACCCATGCCGCTACCGGCTCCCGGCAAGCGTCCAAAAGAACCTTGCTTTCGTCAAACTGATTGCGTTCCCCTAAGTTCTCTGCGAGGGTTCCGTCAACGTCGCAGAACACCCACGGTGCGCCGGGGAGGCGCTCCCGGAACTCGCTCCGCCCCATACCAGCGGCGATAAGCTCATTCCAGTCGTCCACTGCCCGATTGGTCTCATCCAGACCGTAGCCAGCCGGGCGGACGGTTGTTTCCCGCAGCCGCTTGAACTGTTGGTCGATGGCTTCCTCGGGCACGCATTCTTTGCCGGTGCGTAGGGCGTTCCGCCGCTTACACTCTTCCTTGTCCACGTTCATGACGTGCAGGCAGAACTTTACCCGAGCGCCACGGGCAATCTCTTCCAGCTTTTGCCGGGTACGGGACACGCAGTTGGTGTCATCCACGATGACGTTGAGTCCCATGGCGAGGAACATACGGATGCCCTCTTCCTCATACTTGCGGACCACATCTTCCTTCGAGTGGTTCCAAGGGGAATCACAGTAGAGCATGGCACGGATGGTGTCCCGGTTTACCCGGACGGTCGCTCCCGCTGCCCAATTGACAAGACTGCGGGCGTGGGTGGACTTGCCCGAGCCAGCCGGGCCGACCATAACGGTCAGCGTGGGGGCATTTTCCTTACCCCCGGAGTAATCCATGTACTGCTCACTGTGCGATGTCTTTTCGAGTTCCATAGGTCTCCTCAGTAACAGTATACCACGAGGTCAGGCGGCAGTGGAGGAAAATGTGCTGCGTTTCTTTGCCCACGCCTTTTTATCCTCGGGTGTGCCGGTCGGACTATAGGAGGTAACGTCCTTCAAAACCCCCATAAGTTCTTGAATCTTAGCAACATCCGCCTCTTCAAGGTAGACATTATTGCCGTCCCGGCTGATGACTCGGGCGTAAATGGTGTTGGGCGCTCCAAAGCAGTCATCGCCCCGTTTGTTGATTTGGACGTTGTTACATCCCACAGTGCAGGTCAATGTTCCGGTGCTCATACAACCTCCTTGGCCCTGATAGCCGCCCGAGTTTCCTCCGGGTCGATGATGCGGATATGACGTATGTTACCCATAATGTCCATAGGCATGAAGTCATCCTGCCGCAAGTCCCGGTAATCCGGCAGGCCCTTCCATCTACGGGTGTCGGCAGTGCGGTTGCAGCATGGTGTTTTGAATACGTCACAATCAGTGAGCCGGGCAACTGGCTCCGTAGCACATAGGTCATAGACTGCCCCGCAATGCAGGCAGACCACCGGATTTAACATTTCGATATTCTTTCCCATATGTCTCCTGTTAATTCTCAAGCTTCGGGTAAAACTCACACCCGCACTTTACTTCGCCGTTGTAGATTCGTTTCTCCCGACCACATCGGCTGCATACAACCCCGGCTTTGGGAAGTTCATGTGTGCCGTCAAACGCTACCGTATTTACGAGTGGGCATTTAGGGTGATGCCCCCAACTGAAAGGGCAGGGCATACAGAAACAACCATCCGGGGCAGTCCAACACTCGTCTACGTGCGCCCGTAGTATCATTATTTTCTCAATCAGCATGTCAGGAGCAATCGGTGTCGTCATTGGTAATTCTCGTCTTGAATGATTCCAAACTTGCTGAAATAGCGTAAAGGACGCCACTTGTGCCCCTTCACGTAGAATCCCCACTTGTGATAGGGCCGACCGCAGAAGAGCAGAGTCCAAGCCCCACCTTTGGGGATGTCTAAGTAGTGACGGCGCAAGGCGTCCGATTTCCAGATGGACCCGGCCTTAACCTCGAAGGTCCCATCCGGGGTTACATTCTTGTAATGACCTTTGAGAATTATAGATACGAAATTGCTGGCATGGTCGTGGAAAAAACGCCGGTCATCTGACCGGAGCCAGTGATGGAGCCGGATGGAAAACCCGAAGATGATAAGCGTCCACCGATAGAGGTACGGGCACTCGGGTCTGCCGAGTGCTTCCTTCCAACGGATTTGGAACACCTTTCCAAACGGGGTCATGGTTGTCCTTAACCACCGGCACGCTCGCAGGGTCCTTCGTTGTACCAAGCCCAAAATCCATTGCCGTAAAGGGTACTCATGACTTGCTCGAACACATAGTGCTCGAAGTCCTTGGCATAGCCGTCTGGCTTGGAGATTTCCTCAATCTGGCTCACCACGAAAGTTTTCAGATTGCTCCAGTCGGGTTTCTCAACTAGCGGGGGAGGCGCATTTTCCTCCGCTTCCCGAGCTTCAAGTTCGGCTTCCAACTCCTCGGTGCTCAACCTTGATAGATGGGGATTACGCTTCGATGCCATACAACCTCCTTGAAATTTGGGCAGGCTTAGGGTTACCAGCCCTTTGATACGGAGATTGGAAATCTCACTCCGCTACCACATGCTCAGACCGGGTTGCGGTCCCGGTCCACATGCTCCTACCATAAACTGGTCAGCGGGGGCTGACTCGAACAACCGACCTCCCTCATGTAAATGAGGGTGCTCTCTACCCGATTCCGAAAAGGCTATGGTCACTCGCCTCCCCGGCCTCGAATAAGTCTCAGACTGGCGACGATGGCCTATCGCCCTCCAGCCCAAGAACTCCAACTGAGCTACCCGCCGAAAACTTTTACCTTTCGGTCATCCGTTTCGATGCAACGCAGGGCGTGAGCCACAGGAGGTTCACCCCCGGCTTTAATCATTCTACGGTCCAGTTCGTCAAGAGCCTTACATACAGCAGTGTCGAAACTGCACGCATGGACCGTCACCTTCCTCCAACCAGACCCGAAACGGTACCTGTATTTCATCTTAATCCCTTGCGCCCATGGGGACGGCTCCATCCGAGTCGAACGGATGCCGGAAGGTTATGAGGCTTCTGGCTTTCCTAAAAGAGCCGTCCCTGTTTCCCCACCGTAACGTCAGACCCGTGGCGATGCGGGTCCTACAAACCGGCAGGGACCGGGCAACTCAATGCTTTTTGCTCCATTCCTTCAAAAGCTTTTTGCGATAGTGTTTGGGCATCCGGTCGAAGAACATGATGCCATCCAGATGGTCAAGCTCATGCTGTGCGCAGTGAGCATCCAGACCCGTAAGCTCCACCGTCCACTCGCTGCCATCCAGTGGGTCCTGATACGTCATCGTACATTCCTCTTGACGACACACGGGACCGTAGTAGCCGGGGAAGGAGAGACAACCCTCCTCCAATACCTTATACTCGCCCCGGAGAGAAATTCTTGGATTAACGGCGATTATTTCTTTCGTGGTCGCCTCACAGCTTAACCGCTTCATTACGAAGAGACGCTTGGACAGGCCCACCTGTGGAGCAGCGAGGCCGATGCCATCACCCTTGGCGGCTTTCATGGTGTCAATCATTTGCAGGCCCAAGACTTTCAGGGCGTCCCCAAAATCCTCGGGAGGAACGGGGTCACACTTCTTGCTGAGTACGGGGTCGTCCCATACGGCGATGTTCAGGTTAGACAAGCTGCCCTCCTATCAGGCGTTCAATTTCGGACTTCTCAACCCCCCACCAGCCGGGGTTGCTGTAATACTTGTAGCTGCCGTTCTCACCCTTGAATTCCATGATGGAGTAGTCATCCCGGTCGGGATGGCTGGAATAGCTCCGGTTATCATAGTGTTCCACAAGGACGTTGGTGCGGTCGGACGTGGGGCCGAATACGTGCCCAAGGCTAAACTGCTCTTCGACGGCATCAGCGACCATTTCAATTCCATTGGTGATGGAACAACCGGGGTTGGTGTCAATCTCCGTGGCGATAAAGACTTTGCGGTCGGGGCCTACATAGGCGTCCAGATGACAGGCAGCGATTTGTCTGCCGTAGCCCTTGTAGTTGAACTTTCCCGAAAAAATCAGGGCGAGGGGTTTGCTGGAAGGTTCCAGCTTTAAGTCTTCCAATGTGATAGGCGATACAGCCTGCGCTTTGGTAGAAGCCATAGACATGTTCTCCTCAGTTATAGTATACCACGAAGAGAAAGGAATTTAGGGATTTTTTTCAAGCGGTAGGATTCTCTTGGGGTTGAGTAATTCGTTAGAGGCCACTCGATTGGTCAGGGAGGTATAGTACTTCCCTTGTGCCTTCGCCTCCCGGCGCTTGGCATCACGGAAATCTTCTAATTTATTCAACAGGATAACGCCTTCGGGCCAGTCCTCACCATTTTGACGAAGCCAGCGTACATACTCGGCAATCTCGTGCGCTGGATACCACAAGGGGTCATCCCGGTCAGGTTCGGGATAAGTGGTCTCCTGTCGATACTCAGCCTCGGCAATTCTCTCCAACTTATCCTCGTAGGGTTGACTGCGCTGTTTCAGAATGTCTTCACCATCCGGCCATATCCCCACAACCGGCTCCAGAGGTTTATTCCAGTTGGGAACCTCATAGGTGTGCTTTTCAGGCTTGAGCAGATTGAGGTACCCGGCAACCAGAGCTTGATTGCTCTGCCACATGTCGGGGTAGTCCTTATACCTTTGGAGAAGAACGGCCTCCAACTCAGGCCAGCGACCTTTTATAACATCTTTGATATATCCACCCATGGCAGCGGGAAACTTGTCATCGTGGTATGAGTTACGCTCCAGACGCTCAAAATCATCCGGGATAAGTTCATTCTTTTTATCCCTCATCTCGTTGAGGTATCGCTCCTCCAACTCAGGCCAGCGACCCTTGATAATCTGCTCAGCGTAGTCAGCCCCCACGGCATCTTTATTGACATATTTCGTGGTCGATTTCGTGGCGGGGACCACAGGATTTCCGGGGTTATCACGCATCCACTGCCTCCGGTCCCGCTTATCCATAGGCTCTTGAACATTGTAGAAAACTGACTTGGGTTGGGTGAGCATGGCTTCCAACCGGGGGTCTCTCGCTCCCCCCTTCATGTTATTCAAGTAGTCAAAGTAGGTGGTATAGTTGTGGTCAGCAAGCAGGATTTCTCCCAACTCGTCCCACGATTCAATGTGAAACGCCTTGGCATACTCCATGGCTTCCTTGGGAGCATACTTGCACATGAGCATTTCAGGCCGGGGCATACCGCCGAACTCGAAAGACCGTTGCGTGGATATTTCCCGCCACGGCTTTTTGATAATCTTCAAAGCATACTGAACAGCCAGTTTACCCATGGTCTCATTGCCAGCGGTAGTCCAGAACTTGTGCTCCAACGCTGTCCAACGTCCTTTGATGACCGTGGCAGCGTAATTCAGTGCCCGTGTGGCGTTATCGTTGTCTATCGCCGCCCGGCGCAGGAGTGCAGGTTCGATGGCGGGCCAGCGACCACGGATATGGTCATTGGCATATTCTACAGCCGTTCCAATGTACTTGCCAAGGTTCTTAAGCAGAACATACTCGAACAACTCCCACCGCTGCCTCGGATAGAATTTGTCCGCATACCTCTTGAGCTTAGGGATTCCCACCGAGGGCCACTGGATTTTAAGATACTCCATCTCCTCTGGGGTGAGCGGGGTGCCGGTCAGTATATGACCATCTATCCAGTGGTCATTATTGGTGAGAAGCTGTTGACCCAATATCACCGGGTCACTAAGGTTCTGCTTCTTCATCCACGCATCCACCTGTGGGTCCACAGCAGCGATGTAGTCCGCTGCTTCCCGAGCTATCGGATGGGTGATGGCGGTACCAATGAGGGGTCCCGGAACGTCCTCGTAATGTCCCCACCCCTTATAACGCTTTTTCGTACTCGGCTGATGGTACTGCACGATAAGCGACTCATCTCTCCGGTCCTTGTATTGGTTGCTGGAGGGGTGAAGCTGAGCAAAGGGAAGTCCCCGGTAGAAAATCACATAGCTGGGTCCGGTTCGGAGATAGCTGCTGGCGGCACCATGGCGGGTACACCACTCCGTAGAGTCGGAGAGAATGCGGAGCGCCTCGGGGTTAGTCACCTTGAAGATAACGAAGTCACCCTTTTGGACGATGATTTGCTGTCCCGGCAAGTTCTTGAAGGTGTCAAAATTCTTGGAGCGAATGACCGTCATGGCATTCGCTTCGAGGGTCCGGGCAAGGTCTCCGGGGGTCTTGTAACTGTTGATATCCTTGTTGCCGCCAAAGCCCGGCTGGCGCTTCTGCGTCTGAAAACGGGAGAGGTTCTCCTTGATACCCTCAGCGTCCTCGGGGAGGCGAATGAGACCGCCCTTCACCATCCGGGCAATCCAAGTCACAAAGTCTGTTTGATTGGGGCTGGGGTCGGCGGCGATGCACATCTCCACCTGTGCCTTGGAAAGCTGCATCTGCCTCGTGAGGAGGTCGATTTTGGCATCCGAAGGGCGGGATGTGATGAGAAAGCTGGCTGTAAAGCTTAGGCCCATATTCGTCTCTAATTCTGAAACGAATAGTTTAGGGAACCAAGTCTACATAGGGAACGGCGTCATATTCAATAAGGGGGATGATAAAACTGTCCGCCAGAATATCCGGGCCGAACTTCTCCCGGAGCTTGGCGCACATCTCCTCATAGTGGGTCATGTCGGGGTTGGTAAAAGTAAGATAAAAGGGCACTTGTGCAACATGGAGCCGCTCAAGGTTCGCCCAAAACAAACCCTCTACAAAGGGCTTGCGGGTGTTTTTCTCGTAGTCTTCCTTGGTGGTTCCCTTGATGTCCACGGCGAACAAGCAACGGTCCCGCTCGTCCGAGAGCCAACTCAGGGTGTGCATCCGATAGGGCCGCTCGGTGAGCAGGAAGTCGGAGTGGAACACCGCCGACTTGGGGAGCGCCCGGATGATTTCATCCCAGTTGTCCACATAGAGCGCCGGGGCACCGCCCATCAGGTGGAAAATCTCCTGCCCGCTGGCCTCGAAAGCTTTAACCAGACGTTCCGTGGTGTACTCCTTCCACTTGCCCCACACACCGGACCGGGTGACGTAGCAGTATGGACAGTCAAGGTTGCATCCAAAAAGCTGGACAACGAACTGTGTGTGCAGCCGCCGACCGAGGCGCTTTTCGCAGATGTCCGGGAACTTGTCGTATCCGCCGCCGCCCCGATAGGTCTCACACTTGCGGAAGTCACCCCCGTGAAGCAAATCCTCGGGGTGAACATCTAGCCTCTGGTACTTGCTGATGGGAACAACCTTCCAGCCCTTCATAGTCACCTCAACATACCGTTAGGTTTGCCGTACACTGCTTCAAAGACCCGAGACCAATCAATGTCATCGTGAAGAGGACCCACGAGGTACCGAAACATATCTCGCACCCGATGACCCCCGACGATGTTTGGATAACAGGGGCTATACTCCTTCTGGTCAAAATAGAACGCCGACCACAGAACGTGCCCCATCTTTTTAGCTTCCTCAATGACCTGCCCCTCGCACCCGCACTTGATGTAGGCAAACTCTCCCCTGCCTCCATAATCACCGCTGAGGGGCTTCTTACAATGACGGCATACCGGTCGCCTACTCACTTCTCCTCCTCAATTCCCCCATCCTTATCCACGTTATACATCCGCACACCGTGCTTATCAACAGTAAGAAACGTACTGGGGATGTCCGTCCAACACCCGGAGTTGTAATACATGACCTGCCCTTTCTTCTTACTCATCCGGTGGGTATGACCGCAGATGATGTGCCGTCCCCTCATCTCCCCGTAGGCCAGAGCCTTCGTGGCAACCTCCGTAGACAGGCGGAGCCATTTCTTGCTAACCTTCTTGATGAACCGACTGAACCGATGAGTCTTCTTATCCATCATCTGCAACGTAAAGTAGATAGCGCACGCCACGTTAGTGACAGTCTTATACTTGTTGATGAAGTGGTCAAAGCGGTCGCCATGCTCGGCGTGGTATTTCTCCTCGCCTTCCTCCCATTCATACTCCTGCACAAGCTCTATGCCGAGCAAGTGGGCTACAACCTCTGCTACAGGGTCATCATGGTTTCCTTTCACCCATATGACCTTGGCGTGCTTGGTTAGCTTACGAAGATAGGATAGGAGTTTCCAATCCTCCTTTGTCAATCGGGTGAAAGCAAGGTCATTAAACAGGTCGCCATCTATCAACAGGATGTCGAACTCCACCTTATCCAGAAGTTCTATGAGTTCTCTCGCCCGACTTACGGGAGAACCGACATGGATATCTGACACTACGAGAATGTGGGTTTTCAAAATTAGTCCTTACCCCGTTTGGCTTCCGCCATCAGGATGGCAATGAAATAATCAATGATTTGGTCCCACCCAAAGTTCTCGCAGAAGATGAGCAACTTGCCTTTGAAGGTGGTGCAGTTCGCCTTGTGGGGCCGGTCATCAATCAGGAAGTCCCCATGGTCACCGAGCAGGCCCTTGTCATGCGTCAGGATGATGTGACGCTGCATCTCAGGCATGTGGTTCAACACCCACTGCGCCTTCTCAGCATAGGCGTGCGACACGCCCGTAGGCGGCTTGGTAGCAATGATGGGTTCGTATCCCATCTTGGCAAGGTGTCGGATAGCGGCGACGGCTCCGGGGATTTCCTCCATGGCGAGGTACGCCCCCGGCTGCATCTTAATCCACTCACCCGGCTTGCCGTGTTCCCGCTTGTAGCGGTCGAAGTCCACCACGACACCGTCAAGGTCAATGAATATGCGGTTCATGCTCCCCCCTCCATTTGTACCACGTGTAAGCCTCAATGAGCTTCTTAAGCGTTCCCGATTTCCACGCCCTCAGCCAACCAACGTGTTCTTGATTAGCCGTTATCTGGTCGGGGTAGTCTATCCTGATATCAATCACATTCCCCCGAAGCGTTATAGTTATCTGTGAGTCCATACTATGTTTTCTGGTCCCCGTAAGCCTGACACTCCGCACAAGTAAAGACTCTCCACCTGAAATGCTGGCAATGGCAATTATGCCCAAGGCAATCAATGTGCTTGCCTTCTTTACAAGGTGGGCACACCACGTGTCCGTTCATGATGGCTACACACTCTGTGGCATCACACTCGCAGTAGTGCCCCACGCACATGAAATGGTTGCCCCGCTCACAGCCTTCGCAGAGCCGCATATGCCTCCTATTCCTCTCTCACAAACTGCCCGGCAAGCTCTTTGAGACGCCCCCGGAACCGATTGAACTCCTTCTGGTCAATACCAAGCTGGTGACCAGAATGCAAGCCGGATTGGACTTCTTTCTCGGTAGCCAACCGGTCACAGGTGGTACACCAGAAACGCCGGGTATCCGCAAAGCTGCCCCCGGAGCGCAGAACGGCGGTCAAAAGCGGGGCAACCTCCGGGTCCTTATCAACAACAAAGTCAATAAACTCCCCGGTAAACATCTGGTCGTCCTGCGATTTGGCTTCCTTATCGGTGCCCAAGGAAAGCTCGGTGGAATTCTTGTAGACATACTCGTCCACACCACCCGACTGCATGATGAATTCGTCCTGTTCCGCCGCCGACAAAGACACGTTATCCATGCGGCTCAAGGGATTGCGGGAGAGTTTGCTTCCCACTGTGAGAAACTTCCGCATGAGACACACGTTTAGGAAGTGACGGAACCGGCGCTCGCTCGCCCCGTACTGACGGAAGGGGTCGAACACCTGCACAAGGTCTGTCTTGCCCGCATCCCGGTGCTTGGATTCGTCAGGAAGAGATTGTAGGTGGATAAGAAGGTCCTGTGTCCAATCCTCTACCTCATTGTCCGGCTGAGTGGACAGGCGCTTCTTGACCCAATTGCGAACCATGGTCGGGAACCGCTCGTAGAACTCCACAAAGTTCTTGGGAACTACGAAACCGTCATCCCCGATGTAATGCCCGTCTTTGGCGATGTAAATGATGTCCCCCGTATACCCGTCTTGAGTGGCTACCACCGCTCCCTCGGGGGGAGGTACGGTGGGAGCAAAAACAACCTTCATTGGAGCTTGTTTGATTTTACCCTAAGTCTCTTGTTTTAAGGTAATTAGCCATCCTCCAGAGGAGCGGGTGCGACCGGTTCCGTCTTGGGAACCTGTCCCGTCTCTGGAGGATGCTTGAGGTAATAGGCGGCTTCAAACTCCGCTTTGGGAATAGGAGGAAGCCCCTTGTTCTTGCGCAGAAGATTTGCCTGCGCCCACGACTTACGGCACTTGTAATGAGCGCTCTCCGTATCGCTCTTGTAGGTCGCTGGACGACCACCCTTCCGGGGCAGCTTAGGCACTTTGACTTTCGTGGGTTTCCTACCCCGCTTGGGTTTCTCAGGCGGTGGTTGTGGCGGCGGTGGGTCACCCGGCTGAGTCCATGGAGCAGGCGGCGGCTCGGGGACGGTTTCTTCCACCGGCTCCGGGACCACCACTGGTTCAGGGGGAACCTCTATCACCGGTTCAGGAGTAACTTCGATTACCGGCTCCGGGGTTGGGGCAGGCGGAACGGCTGGTGCTGCCTCGGGAATCTGTATAGGCACAATGCCCGGAAGAACAACAGGTTGGGTGGGTACAACTTCCTCCACAATGGGTCCAAAATGCCAATCGGATATAATGGCCGGTGTGGAGGTTTTAACCAAACCGGTCAATTCGTTGAGAACCTCGGCCTTGACTTCATCTTTAAGCTGCTGCTTAAGCTTCATCAAAAAGGGAGCTAGAAGCGAGAGCAACTCATTGATTTCAGGCGGGTACTCCTCGGGAACAAGCCTAATGATAGGTGGACCCTTGCGAGTAATTTCCATACTCAATCCTCCCGAGCTAATAGTGGATACCGGGGAATAAAGACACTCCCGGCTAATAATAATACCAGAGAAATCATGGAAAAATCGGCAATTCCTTAGACGCATCAGAGGCGCATAAAGTTTCACCCTCCTTTCCACGGACTGCCGAGCAGCCCGGAAAAACATCTTCCCACTTACAGTATACCTCGAAATTGGGGTAAAAAACCGAAATTTTAACTACCTACCCCATCTAATAGGAGAGTGTCATGGGTAAGCTGCGGATGCAAGTGCCCTTTGGGCTAGAAACATCAAGGCTTTTCAACTTTCTACCCTCCTCGGGAATCCCGAGGGAGTTGTTGCGTAAAGCTGCCTCTCTCGGGCTTTCCCGCTGTGCTGGGAACACGTTCATCTGCGAAAGCAGCAAGGACTTCTGGCAGATACGGGGCAACAAAATTGTTCGGCTGGTAGGAGATGAGGTTGATAACGGTGACCATCTCCCGGCTGCACCGGAAGACAATCCGGCTGGTTTCCTTGAAGACATCCTCGGGGACCTCACGTTCTAAGGAAAAGGGGCTGAAAATGGCAGAGAAAATCTACTCGTCAATCATTGATGAATTCTTGGAAGACCGGAAACCCGACTGGGATTTGGTCGGTCTCAAGGACGCCGTAAAGTCTGGCGAGGAGCAAGAGGACCGTACCCAGCAGTACGTTGATGAGAGTTTCCTTGACGACCTCGCCGGGGAGTCCAAGCATACCGAACTTCCGTCCGACTCTAAGTCCGCCACGCTCCTCAACCGTATGGCAGAGAAGGAAGCGGCCCTCCCCCGGCTGGGTGCCGGACAAACGGGAAGGACCCGGCTCGCCACTCATGCCGAGGACTACAAGAATGAACGGGGCAGCGATGAATCCCTATTCGATGAAATCACCATGGACTTCGAGAAGGCCCACAGTGAAGCGACCTCCAAGGATGAGCATGGACGGGAGGGGGTCGCCAACCGTAACCGGTCTGACGCCGAAATCCTTGCCTATGTGAAGAAGCTCCTCAATCAAGGAACGCCGCCCGCACGGGTTGCCGCCCTCGTTCAGAAGGTCGCTGAAATCGAACTTCTGGACAAAAAGGACAACATGGGGATGTCCTATCTGAACAATAACGCCGGGGTACTGGGTCTTGCTTACATGGAACCCGGCTCCTCCGAGGGTTTCCTCCCCAACTCCCAGATGGACATGGAAAGCCCGGCCTACGAGAAGAGCAACCAAGTCATCGCCTCGGAAAAGAAGAACTTCTGCCGTCACTGCAACAAGGAAGTCAAGCCGAAGTTCCGGGACGCCGTAGCGCTCTGCCCGGAATGCTCCAAGCCGGTGTTCACCATCCCCAAGCAGGGGTCCCGACCGGTAACCTCCGCCGACTGCGTCCGGCAGTTCAACGCTTGGAAAGCCGCAGGAATCAAGCCCCGTGCCGCCTCCGTGAAGAAGGTAGCCGGGTGCGAGGGCTGCGCTTTCTTTAAGGCCAAGACTTGCAACCTCTACCATCTACCCGTGGTAGCAAATGCCAAGGAGCTTGTCACGGTTGTCAACCGGCTGACCGCAGGCGTGCCAGCCGGGTCCAAGAAAGCGGCTTTGGTCGCTCTTGCCAACCGGGATGGTATGCGGGTAGAACCCAAGCACTTTGCCAACCGTCAGGTTCAGAAGACCTCGGCAAAGACCATAGAGAGCTTACGGGTGGAGAGGGAAGAACAGCACAAGACAGCCTCCGCTCCATTCACTGTCGCTACCATTGAAAAGATGCACAAGGGAGGAAAGTCCCTTGAGTCCATCTACCAGCATGGTATCAATAAGATAGGGTCGGTACACGCCGGGAGAGCAATCAAGGAATTCGTCGCCTCTCTTAAGGCCAAGGGCCTCAAGATTGCCCTTTCTCAAATCGACTGCAAACTCCTTAAACAGAAGCTTGCAGTCAACAACGCCATCATCGGGGCAATCAAGTGCGCCGATTGCGTCTACCGGCAAGATATGCACTGCGGGTTGACGGGCGGAACCTTGGTATCCTTCCCCGGTATGGAAAAAACGGGAAAGGTAGCCTCGGGTAAGGCTCCCACCGATGCCAAAAAGCTTATGGAAGAGTACGACCTGACTTCCCGTAGCGAGGTGGGGGACATCGAATACAACACCCCTGAGCGACTTGATGTAGAGATGGGCAATGTGCCCACAGCAGGAGATATCTAATGGAAGAGTTGGGAACAGTACCGGAGATGGAAAAACCACAGGAACCAGTGGAAGCCAAGGTGGAAGCCACGGCGGAAGTAAAGCCCATTGATTTCGATGAGGCCGGAAACTTCAAAGCCCCCGTATCCTTGGATGTCAAGGTCTTGTCTAATGGTCAAATTGTGGAAAGCGCCAAGACACCAGAAGATATGACCTTGATGGATAAGGTCCGGGACATGCTCCGGGACCCCGAAGCTGACCCTTCCGAGACCTGCCGGTTAATCACACAGGTCATTCACGATGTCAGCGCCGGGCTGGTCAAGCTTCGTAACGATGCCACTATGAGTGAGTCGTGGAAGCTACGGACTTACACGGAAGCGGTCAAGGGTCTCAAGGAAGAGCGGGCGTCTATCATGGACACCGAGGCTCTCAGCAAGCGGGACATCTTCAACTTCGACGGGGATAAGGTGAAGTTTTATACTGCAACCTTGCTGGCTTGGTTTACCGATGCCATGAAGGCAGCCGGTGTACATGAGGAAGCCCGGAACGGCGTCATGAAGAACTTCCGGGATATCTCGGAACTGAAAGAGCCTGCCCTTCGCAGGGATATTCAGCAGCTAGGTAATCTGAGGAGGAAGTAACATGCCTGTTAGCGGAAATTCAATTGCGGGAAAGTCTTACCAGTCATTCACCATCAGTGAGCCGCTGCTCCAGAAGGTCACCGAAGCGGTCATCAAGGGTGAAGGTGAAGCCAAATCTTCCGGTGAGGTGAAGAGCCTCGAAGTCTTCTACCTTGGTTTCCGGCAGAACATCAGCATCGGAAGAATCTTCATCGTCCCTGCCTCCATCTGCAACAAGCCCAAGGATTTCCCCATTGCCCTTCTTTACGGGACAGTGGTGAAGTTGCTCAATCTCGGCAGCGAAGCGGCGGACCTTATCGCCATGCAGACCGGCAGTGAATTCGATGAAGAGGAAGATGTCAAAGCTCATCTCACCTCCCTCAAAGAGAAGGCATTCACCACCGAGGATGGCAAGGAAGTATCCCTTATCCTCTTTGCCCCCAACTGGGTGGGAATCCGGGAGTATGTGGCCTTCCAGTTTACCGATGACGAAGAGAAGCTCCGCAACCTCCTCCGTCACTTGGTATTCTGCGTCTATTACAACCCTGCGGTCTCCAGTGGGTTCGATGCTTTGATGACCACGGCGGACACGTGGAAGCTGGATGTCACCGACATCACACCGAAGCTGACCTACCCGGCCATTACAGAAAGTCCCTTCCGGGCCTACCCGGAACTGCTCAAGGCGGCAAGCAGCAAGAAGCGCATTTTCCTCACCGCCAAGACGGCGGACGCCATCGCCAAGGAACAGCTTGAGCCTGCGGAGATGGACGCCTTCCAAGCACTGGAGGATGCCCTCGGCGGAGCTTTGACCAAGACCAAAGCACCGGAAGATGTCGCTGACAAGGACTATAAGAAGCCCGCCGTGGGAGCAGAAGTTCCCAAGTCGGATGATGGCACCGGGACCAAGAAGGCCGACTACAAAGAGGGTCCTTATACCGTCAAACCCATGCCCAGCACGCCGATGAGCAACGAAGAGATGCAGGGACAAATGGATTACGTCGGTACCATGTTGGACGGCGTTGAAACCGTCCCCGAGGATGAACTGGAGTGGACGCCGGAATACCGCAGCCGGATGTTCAAGGAGAAGGACGGTTCCAAGAAGGCGGATTTTCCGGGGCATCCTGAGCCACAAGACGGAAGTGTGGTAGTCAAGCAGGACGGTCAAATCAAGGCCGGTCCATTCAGCATGAATGAGGCTCTGGATTGGATTATGGATGACCAAGCCAATGGCATCGGTCTCAGCCGGGGAGGATACGAGATTGAGGAAGCCGGGGCGGAGGAAGCGGCTCCCATGATGCACCCGCCTGAAATGGCGATAGCCTCCAAGTTGGGCTACGCCCGCAAGCGGGCACGCACGGGGGACTCCTTCTTGGATTCCTACATCGAAACCGCACTATGGTCCAGCAACGATGAGAGCACCCCGCAGGGCGGCGAGCCTATGGACAAGAACTACGGGCCGCAAGACCTTGCTCCCGAGACCGTTGAGGCAATGCGGAAGGACTGTGGGGCGTTTCAGAACAACAATCAGCAACTCATCAACCGGGCGGTGACCGAGGATGGGGCATCTTTCCCACAGGTTGCTCATGACTTCTGGCTAACCCGCAATGGGCACGGAGCCGGATTTTGGGATGGTGACTATCCCATAACGGGGGATGAACTCACCAAAGCCTCCAAGGTTTTCGGTGAAGCCACTCTTTACATCGGTGATGATGGCATGATTTACCAGTATGAGGCTGCTCACGGGGAAGGACGCCCCGACTCCAATGAAGCGGGGTACCCCGGAGAGATTGCCGGGCACATCGGCAGCAAGAAGAAGGCTGACACCGCCGACAACCCGTCTAATGAAGCGGGGGGAAAGAATCCCATTCATCCTAAGACGGATGCCGAGAAAGCCAACACTCGGGGTAAGACTCCCGAGATGGCACCCGAAGGAAAGACAGCGGGACAGATGGATTGGCTTTGGGAGTTTGAACACAATCCCGAGCGTCACTCCATGACTTGCAAACACTGTGGACAGGAAATCGTGGGACCTGCGGATGATGACCCTATGGCTTCTTTCAAAATTCAGGAATTCGACAGAAACCTACTTTCTCACGTGCAGCAGTACCACCCCGAGGTTATGGCAAAGTCCGCCGCTTTGAAAAAGGTTGCCTACGTTTCCCACTGCCCCGGTCACAAGAACTCCAAGGGAGAGTTGGCGGAGTGGTGCGTGAAGTCCCACGAGGATGACCACATCATTTCCAGCCACGGCTCCGAGGAAGCCGCCAAGCAGCACTTGCAGGACATGCACGCCCACAGTGGAGCCAAGAAAGCCTACGGAGTTCACCCGGAAGGATGCGAGTGTGGTTTCTGCAAGAAGAAGGGCGACATCGGCGGTAAGAAGGAAGAGAAGGACGAAAAGAAGACCGCCGCCGAGAAGCCGCTCTCTCCCATTGAAAAGAAGTTGATGGAGAAGGGTTTCCGCTACACCAAGGAGAACCACCCCTTCCTCACCGACCTTAAAATCCCCACCTACATCCGGGGAGATGGTCCCGGTGCGGACGTGATTTTCATCTTCCAAGGAAAGCCGCTTACTTCCGACCAGATGTACGAGGAAGTCAAGAACAACTGGCGTCCCGCCCGAAGCGATGAGCGGAACTGGCTGGCATCCGGTGGATTGGAGCGCTACTTCATCAAGAATCAGCCCAAGGCAGCCGGGCGTTCTTCCACCCCCAAGTTTGTTCTGCGGATGCACGTGCCGGGATACCACATTACCGACTCGGCATGGAATGTCGGTGGACATGGACAGGTGCCGGGAATGGGTCGGCCTTCACCCGAAAGTCTTGCTCGTTACATTGACTCCTTCATTAAGAGTACCCAGCCGGGCGGAGCCAATGAACATCTTGGACCCATGGTCCCCACTGATGCCGCCATCTATCTGAACGACGGCATCTACACCAACCCGGTAGCGGTATGGAAGAACCCCAAGACCGCCGCCACACCGGTCAAGCCCGGAGCCACACCCATCAAGAAGCGGGTGCAGGCGGACACGGCAGACAACCCCGCCAACGAACGGGGCGGGGAAGGAGCCATGGACCCCAAGACCGACAAGGAGAAGAAGGTTACAGCCTCCTTAGACCCACTGGTAGTAAAGTACGGGAAGGTCAAGGACTCACTGGGAAAAATCACGGAAGGGTGGTTAATCCTTGATGGCAGCCAAATCCGGGGAGTTCACGCCACTAAGGAAAAAGCAGTAGGTGCGGCGGAGGGTATCGCCAGCATCAGCATCGTGGGCGGAGTCAAGCGTCCCGTTAAGGTTGCGAAGACCGCCGAAGCCCAGATGCACTGCCCCATGTGCAAGGGAACTGCCCGCAAGGCAAAGCCCGAAGACGAGCAGTACTTCTGCCCGTGCGGATGGAGGTCCGGTACAGCGCAGGAGGTCTCCGAAATGCGGCGTCCCAAGGACCAAAAGAACGCCACGAAAAAGACGGCCTCTGTTGACGCAGCCGAACTGATTGCCGAAGAGCTTATGCGTGCGCCGGATGAGGAGGAAGATGTCATTGTTGCTTCCACCAAGTTCAAGCAAGCGTCGGCTCAACGGGAATCGGCTCTCCGTCACAACCGCCGCCAGCACAAGCTGGATGGTGAGGATGGGGACGACTTCTACGGTGTTATCGACGCCGCATGGAACGGCCTCAAGGATAGTATGCGGAGCCGGTGGGCTTCTTTGGAAGTAACCAAGGTCGCCGACCAATCCGTTGAACCGGACATCTCCGAGGCCAAAGCGGCCATTGAGGGCGAGAGCAAAGCTGACCTCTCACAGGAGAAGAGCGAAGGTGGACCCGAGGTTGCTACCAAGACCACCGAAGTCTGCGAGCTTGCTGACCAGAAGACCTCACCGGACCATGGTGGGGTTCCCCGGTTGGCGAAAGACAAGAAGAAAGCCGACCTTGGCAGCGCCGGTAACTTGATGGACCAGCGGGATAAGCTCTACTCCGCTCTATCCACCGCTACCCCGGCGAGGAAGACTACCCTCATGCGGGAAGTGGAGAAACTCAATCGAGCCATTGAATCCGAAGGGGTGAATGACCGAAGCCTGAATTCGGCTCCTTCCGAGTCGTGGGGAAAACTGACCAGCGCCAAAACCAAGAATGCTGACCAATCGGTGACCCCCGACATCAGTAAAGCCAAGTCCGAGCTTACCCACGGGGCAAAGGAGACCATTGGGGTATCCAATGACCCCACCTACAAGGAGACCAAGCAGCCCATTGAACTAGCCAAGCAGGCGGATCAATCGGTTGCCCCGGATATCGAAAAGGCTCGGGCGGCAGTCAAGGGTCAGTCCAAGGACCAGTTGGCTGACAACCCGGACGCTACCAAGACCACTGATGCTCGGGAGCTTGAGAAGCAGGCGTGCGCACCCCTCGGCGATGACCTTGACGAGGCGGTGGAAGTCGGCTACATCGGTGACCTTGCCGACCTTGGAGCCAATCTTCCCGAAGTAGCCAACAGCAAGGAAGAGCCGCATGAGAGCTATCAGGCGGGTGAGGGCGGGCTGAACAATGAACCTAAACAGGCGGGTAAGACCGCCGCTTCCCCCGAAGCTTTGGAAAAGGCCCAGTGGCTCATCGACAACGATGATGAAATCATCTACGATGTCGCCGCCAATGTTGGTCAAATTGTAGACAACGTGAAGCACATGCGTTGGTTTCTAAACGCCGTGGCGGATGAAATCGAAGAGGGTGAGAACGTCAACATGGCGGTGGAGGGGGAACTTCCCGGCAAGCGGGAGATGAAGAGCAGGACTACCCCGGCTGACATTCCGGTGCAGCCCGAGAGAAAAACAAGGGGAATGTAATGCGTAAGCGAGCCGAGGTGGAGGGTTGGACCGACTGGCAGACGATGGTTGTCTACAGTTACATCTCCAACGACCAGCGGGACCATAAGAAAGCCCAGACCATGGCGTTGCAGGCACTCCAGCAGCGTGGTAAGGGAAATTTCAACCTCGATACCTTGGCTAACCAATTCGCCCAGACTTTCAGGAAATATCGGAATCAAGTCAAGCAGCAATGGGATGAAGAAGACGCTGAAGCTTTACAGGAGCGGGGAGAGTTCGAGGCTCGCCAGATAGAGGGTAAGACGCCGGAACCGACCGGCAACCGGGCAGCGGATATTTTCGCTGAGATAATCGACCTGATGAAGGCCGACCCCGGCATGAGTGGTGGGGGTCCGAGGGAGTGGGTAGAACCAAACTGGAAGGAAATAGCTTCCTTTTACATGGATGAAGCTGAGCTTGAGCAGGGTTATCAGGACAGTCTTATGGGCAGAACACGAGAGCAGGAACTTCCCCCGGATATCACCGAGGGGCTGAAAGCCATGGGTATCCGAGGAGCATACGACGACCACAAAGGTGATGTCTGCGTATGCAGCCACAACCGGGATGACCATGATGAAAAAGGGTACTGTGACCTTTGCGGTTGTAACGGCTATACGCCAAAGAAGTCCAAGGAGGCTAGAATGGAAGTCAAGTACACGTTGAAGGGTAAGAAATATACCTCAGACTTTGCCAATGCCAAGCAGGCGGGAAGCTTCGTCGTCAAGGCGGCAACGAAGTGGGGTAACGACTTCAAGGCGGAGCCAATTACGTCCGGCATCAGCTATGTGGATGGAGCCAAACCTGAGAACATCGTAACCGCCAAGGCCCTCGGCGCTCCCGTCAAGGAAGCGGCCTCCGTTACCTGCCCCAAGTGCCATGAGGTGGTACGAAAGGGAGAAAGCTGCGGATGCGGAGAGACCGAAAACTGGAAGGCCCCGGATAAGAAAGCGGGCTTCAATTTCTTCTTCCCCGGTCAAGCGCTCCGGGAATTCTACCCTGAAATCCAGCATGAGATAGTGGATTACCCGAACGCCACAAACGCCCCCATGGACGCCGACATTGCGGGGAACACCTTGGATGCCCCGTCCTTCCACGGCAATGAACCCGAGGGACCCGGCTTCCTCACCGCTGCTTTGGACAACACTTTTGATAACCTGACCAAGGTTTCTTATGTCAGCACTTCCCCGGCTGGAGCGGCGGGACTGGGGCTGGACTACAAACCGCAAATTCCCGAGGGACAACAACAGACCACCCCGGATGAAATCAGGCGGCATAACGAGATGGAGGATTTCCCCAAGGCAGGAGACGAGGGAATCAACCCCTTACTCAGTGAGAACGATATCAAGGGTGAGGGATTCTCTCAAGAGTTCGGCAGCCAGTACGGCGGCGGACCTGATGCTCTTACCGTCCTTGCCGGTCTGATGAAGACCGCAGGCACGATGCAGGATAAGGAGAAGTTCAGCACCTTCCTCAAGCATGTAGTGGCGGAACTCGCAGCAGCTTTCATCTCCGCCTACAAGCTGACTAGCCGACCGCCTCTGGACAAGATTCCGGGCATCGGTGAAGTCCAGTTGGACCAGATGGAGCAACAGCAGTTGCAGGGAGGCAGCACCACCCTGAACATCACCGGCAGCCGGGTCAAGGCACTCGTGGAGAAGCTGACCGATTCGGAAATCCAAGAGGCCATCAATGACGCTTGGGCGCAAGCCGCCGTCTGGTGCAGTTCGCCGGGCGGGGGATTTGTGTATGAAGTCTTTGTCCGGGCGGAGACCCTCGATTCCGAGTCATTACTTCTTAAGTATCGTTTCGTAACTGGTACTAGGGATTCTAATGCTTAAGACTTGTTTGAAATGTCAAAAAGAATTAGACCTAGAAAATAACTTTTCTCGTCGTCCTTGTGCTCTCGTTTCCGGTGAAGTGCGGATTTATTGGAGTAGGAAATGTAAGGCTTGTAGGGCTGATAAACGCCATGGTATTTGTTCTCTTTGCAAAAAGCGAAAGAAACTAGAAGGGGGAGGAATCTGTGGGAATTGTTATTTCAAGACAGAGATAGCTGTCAATCCTGAAAAGCTTAAGGCATATCAATCTATCGCAAGAGCACGACACTTGCTCAGAAAATACAAAATGACATTAGAGGAATATGCTGCTTTATTAGTCAAGCAAAACGGAAAATGTGCCATTTGTGGGGTTTCTGATAATGGAAAAACTAGGGATGGAAAAAATAACCTGCCCTTTATGGTAGACCACGACCATCTTACTGGAGAAAATCGTGGACTTCTGTGCGCTGCTTGCAATTTTTTAGTGGGTCTCTTAGAAGCAAATCATATGCGTTATGAAGCCGCCAAAACCTATCTTGATAAATATCATAACAAAACCACTCTTGCTATAAATGTTAAGGAGGCGTAATGGTTTTCTTGACCCGAGGGGGAATGAAGATTGCGGGAGAACTTCCGTGGCGGGAGTTTCAATCGGAAGACTTCGGAGAGAATCCCCTACTTACCTTGGATGTCCTCGATTCTGACGATGAAGTTTGGAGTGTCGTGGCGGAGTGGTTGGATATGCATCCCCACGAGCCTGCGGACTTCGACTACAAACCCGAGGTAGAACCACAGAAAGACTCCGGTGTGCGCCGGTCCATGCTTCCCTACAGTCTCAGCCCTATGCTACGCCGGGCATCTGCGGCGGGCTACCCTGCGTTTCGTCGGGGGTAGTTGAGAAGTCATTCATGGCATCATAATACTCAAAGTTGAACGGACCCTTTTGGGATTCGACTGTGTAATCTTTTTTGTCGTAATAATCCAAGTCATGTGGTCGATGGTTAGGAGGAGTAAAGGATGTGCTTCTCTCGGGGATGACCTGTTCCTCCATGAACTCTGCTGTGTCCTTGCTCACCCCCCAAGACTTGATTACCCCAATAGCAGCAGACAGGGGCAGCTTACCCGCCGCTACCGCATTACGCAAGGTTATCAAATCGGGCTTGCGGAGTGAGGTAGGGAGACAATACTCCGGGAGAGTAACCTTCACTCTTACAAAGCGCCTCATGTTGTGCTTACGCTTGGGAAGAGGGTGGTTCGTAACACTAAGGTAAAGACGAATAGGCGGGTAGTCTTGGTTTAATACCCGAGGGTGAAAATCGAGAGTCCCAATCCGCCAGACCATCTTTTTCATGCTAGACCTCTCCCCAATCCTGTGGACAAGGGATGGGCGCTACCGGACCTTCAACCGCTGCGGAGGTTCCTCCATGCCTCTCATAAAAGTCAGCCATGAAGACTTCCTTGGGTAGGGGAGCAAGCCCCTTCTTCCGACGCACCAGACAATTCTGGACCCAACAGCGGCGTGCCCGGTAATGCAACCCCCTGCGGTCACCTTTACCCATATTGGGACGGCCCCGGTGCCTGCGGGTCTCCACCCCAAACTCCTCCGCTGCTTTGAAAACCATCGAAACACTTATGTTCAAAGAGTCAGCAACCTCTTGGTAAGAGGCTTCGGGGTTCCGCCTGAGAACCTCCGCCAGAATCCGTCTGTATTCAAATTGTTCTTTCTGGAGGGGAGTAAAACTACAGGACTCCTTGTACTGTTGGCGATTGACGGGGGTGACCACTGCGTAGCTCCGTAATTTGTACTTCTTGGCGATTTGCTGCACCGTGCTATTCCATTTGAGTTCGGCAAGCTTGGCAATCTCGCCATAAGATAAAGTACTGCTTTTCAAGAGAAAAACAGTGAGGTCCACTTTATCTTGGGGAACGTCCTTGTCTCTTAGCCGGACCCTCTCAGGCTTCTCCACCGGTTCAGGGGGATTGACCGCCCCGCCCGGTGCCCGGTCATACCATTCCAAGGTGGGCACCCAACGCCGGTTTGGCGGCAGGGAGTGGCTTTGATTGGGGTCTAAGGCATCCTCCACGAGCAGCCTGTCATAGAGGGATAAGTCCGCCTTTTTCAACCGAGTTTCTACTTTCATACACACCTCAACGTTTAAGTGAATGCTTCTCCCGCAGGGGAGAGTGATACACCGCCCCAAGCTCCGCTCCTGTGCCGATTTTACCCGATTCCTTCCCCACCGCCCCCTCGCCTTTACCGCCGAAGGTCGCCAGTGGACCGAAGGAGCCACGGTTCTGCGCTTTATTAAAACGCTCAGCCTCTTTTCGATTGTCCGTGATTTCAATGATTTGCGTGTGTTTTCCGTCCCAAGCGACCTTTGCCATCTTCATCTCGGTAGTCTCTTCCGAGCAGTTGGGACAATGGGTTGATAACCCCGGCTTGCCGGGGAGCAAGACAAAATCACGATAGCACTTGATACACGTGCGGACTTGAGCAGGCATGGTGCCTCCACTTACAGTATACCACGCCGGTAAAAAAATCCTCATAAAATTGTGGGGAGTGAGGTATACTGAGAGTGGAGGGATATATGACCAACGAACAGGACCCCGTAGTCCGGCTCAAAGCCAAAATTCTAGCGAAGGAATACCAGATAATGGAGCGCCGGGGGTTACCGATTGCTCCTCCAGAGATTCAGTTGACGGCAGCGGACGACAAGTTTCTCGCTGCGCTCAAGGTCGCATGGGAGCCGGAAGCGGTTCCGGGATTCATCCTGCCTTACAATCTCACCGAGTTTTTGAACATGTACCCCAACAAAATCCGGGAAGCTACCGCCATGGTCGCCAAGGAGTTTGGTTATGAGCCGTTGAATGACTCCCTTGACGATTGGACGCAGGAAATCATCGCCAACTTCTTGATGTTCAGGGAAGAGAAGTTTGAAGACATTATCGAAATGTACATCACCGCCCCTCCCCGGATGCCGGGGCAGTCGGTGTCAAGCCATTTCATGGGGTACGTGGAGATGCGAGTCCGGGCCTTATTCCCCGTCGTCATCGGGGACTGAGGTTTCGACTTTCCATTTCCTTCTCCGCCGCCGCAACGTAGCCTCCGATAAGGCACGGGATGACAGGTACGATTGTGTTCCCGAGGGCGTGAGTCTGCTCCAGCCACGTGGAATTCCCAAAAAATCTTCGCACAATTCCATGGTAGGTTCGAGCGCAGGATTCTGAATCACCGCCCTCACCGCAAGTTCTTGTGCCCAATTCATGCTTCGCTCGTGCCCATCTTCGCTGCGCTTCCGCAATCTCCCGGATTTGAGTTGGAAAAAGTCTTGCGGCCTCCACTCCGGGAGCGGGAACATAATCGCTGTCGGGGTCGTGGCGGTGGGCAAGCACAAAGACCCGTTGCCTCTTATGTGGTGCTCCGCAATCCGAAGCTCCCACCACGAGCGGCACCCTTTCGTAACCCTCCGCTTCCAAATCGGCGAGGACGGTATCCCCATCGTCTCTAAGCATGAGCCTAACCACGTTCTCAACCAGAACCCAAGCAGGTCTGAGTTCATGGATGATGCGACGGAAATGGAACCAAAGGCCGCTGCGGTCGGTGGGGCTATCGGGAGTTCCGAGTCCTTCCAGTTTTCCAGCTTCGGAGATATTCTGGCAAGGAAATCCTCCGCTGATAAGGGTGACAGGTTCGAGATTGTGTCGTCCACAAGACCTCACATCGCTGAACTTTTGCGTAACCGGCCAATGCTCTCGGAGCAGAGCTTGGCAGTACTCGTTATTCTCCACCTGCCAAACTGTTTTCCATCCCGCCAACTCCAACCCGTAGTCCATCATTCCGATGCCGGAAAACAGGCTACCATGGGTTAGATTCACTTCACCCTCTTGATGGTGAAGGAGTTATTGCCGTGATTACGAATAAACTCGGGGAACTGCTTGCGGACATAGTCCTTCGCCTGCTTCATCCGCACGCAGTCCACGAGGACATGGTGCCCCCCGATATTCACCCGGAACGTACTGAATGTCTTCCCATCGGCCTTCTTCGTCTTCCAATTCTTCATGATTCCTCCTAGCGATTTGCTCTCGATACGAACAGTTGGTCAAACTCCGGGTCCTCGATATTGACTCGGAAGTTGCCGAGGAGTTCCCCATCCTGCTTGAAGATGTGACCCTCCTTCAAAAGCTTCCTTTTGCTGTATCCCGGTCCCACGGGGTTGGATTTGTCCACCAGACTATGTATCCAAGCCGCCATTGCCGCCTCCCGGCTGTCTTTGGAGTTCAGGAGGGTCCTAGCCGCCCGGCTCATCGCCCGACGCACGTCAGGGCGGTGTAGGCCCAAAGTCTCGGCGACCTGCTGGAACGACCGGCACTTGGCATACTCAATGACTGCCTTGCTCAACCCGCCCTTGAGGCTGTCCTCCAGCCCGGCGCTAGAAAGTATCTCCGCCAGTATCTCGGCAGTTGGCTCGCCGAAGAGAAGGAACGCCCCGATGACTTTGATTGCCATGCGGATGCGGAAGGAACACACCGTCTGGGTGGATTTGAAGATGGTAGCCAAGGTGGTCTGAGTCTTACCAAGTAGGTAATAACTCAACAACATATCTTGGTCCTCTTGGCTAAGGTACTTTAGCATTTTCAGGAAGTTGGGGAAGTTCTCCTGAATGTAGGTAAAAACGTCATCCTCTTGGAGGTCCGATTGGGTCTCCAAGCTGATAGTCGTGCCGCCCTCCAGTGATTCTTCCTCAGTTAGAAGCATGGCTCGGGCGGAGGTCACCGAGTTCATGTAAGGCGTGGATTCCATTTTTTCTCCCGGTCATATGACCGCTTTCCCGGCTGCCGCACCGGTCTTACCAGAGGAATTGAAGAAATTCACATAAAATATGGAAAAAATGGAGTATTGGGGGAGTAGGGGAAGTGTGTCTAAAAGTATCATGCATATAAATACTGAGTTTCTGGGAAAAAGAATGGCCGCTTAAAAGGCTGAACCCGAGGGGATGCGTAGTGCCCCTCGGGTCCGGTACTCCTTCCACACATGGTGGATGAGCAACTTACACAATTGCAATGGCGATGACGCCGCCCGCATAGTTCACGGGGTTGGAGAATCCAGCCGACGCAACGGCGGTCGTCTGGGTGGTGGACTGCACCAAGTAGTAGGAGCTTCCAGCCGGGTAAGCGGCGGAGTGCTGATACGTCGCTCCTGTGCCCAAGCCGAGAGCGGAACTGTCGATGAGCACACCAGCCTCGATAACCAGCCGGTTGGTTCCACCGGGGGTAATCAGGTGATAGCCGAGAGCCGTCTGACCGCCTGTGGTCTTGCCGGAAGTGTCCACGGTATCGGTGCTGGGGCCTTGGACTTCAAACAACAGGGCCTTGATACCGCCGTCAAACACGGGACGACCCAAAGCGATGGGCGGGGAAACGATGGGCGGGGAAGCCACATAGTCGCCCAATCCGGCGTCAGTGACGTACACATTCTGCCCGTTGGCGACACTGACCGGAGCGGTGAAAAGATACACGCTCGGGAAATTCCAAGAGGCGTCAGGGGAGATAACAGGCGGTGATTGTGGCGGAGATGCGGAAAGTTCCTGATACAGGTTGATTAGGCTCTGTCGTAGAGTCCAAGTGTTGTTCTTGTCGTCGGAAACAACCGGGGCGACGGTTTCCGCCGTCAGGTTGTCGGTGTTGAATCCATACGAAGACCTTTGTGCAAACACGAGACAAACGAGCAAGTCATTTGCCGTAGTGACAGCGGGTAGGGTCAACGCAAGGGGAACCGTGGGGTACACGGTGTAGTTCTTGGTGTTTTGAAGAATCTGAGTAGTCGATAGTCTTGACATGTTATCTCTCCTGTGTCCGATTTGGACGCCTCAATAGTGAGGTTGATAGTCGAAAAACTCTTAAAATCAAAGAAATGAACTATGGACCCCTAATTGGAGATAAATTCAAAGGGGTTAAATACAGGGCACTTATGGGCAGACACAGGATGTTCAATGACAAAGAGAAGTGGTGCCCCGGCTGCAAAGCGTGGCTGCCGCTGGATAACTTTGGCAACTGCAAGTCCCAGCCCAGTGGCAAACGTAGCCGGTGTAAGCTCTGTTTTAAGGAACAGAACACCCCGCATGTGCGCAAGTACCAGAACGGCATGTCGGATGCGGAGATAGTCGTTCTCTGGGAGAAACTCCACCGGGCCTGTGCGGTCTGCCATGACCCCATCCCCAGTATGGACCGGTCATCTTCCCATATCGACCGAGACCCGGCGACGAGGGAAGTCCGAGGACTGCTTTGCACCCGTTGCGACTGGGGGCTAGCTTCTTTTCGGGACAACCAAATCATCCTACAAGCGGCGGTGGACTACCTGCGGAGGTTTGAACTTAAGCGCCGGGAACGGAGAGAGAAATAGTGCTAGTTTCTTGTCTCACGCCGACGCACAACCGCAGGGAGTTCTGGCCCCGGTGTATCTCGTGTTTCCAGTCTCAAACTCACCCAGAGTTGGAGTGGGTTATCGTTGATAACGGGACGGACCCCATCAAGGACCTACTCCCCAATGACCCCCGCATCAAATACGTCCGGCTGCCCGGCGAGAAGCTCCGTCACGGGCAACTCATGAACATCTGCATGGAGAACTCCACGGGAGAAATCGCCATCGTATGGGATGACGACGACTTTTACGCCTCCAATAGGGTAGCCAAGCAGGTTCAACCTCTCACCGACCCTCAGTATGACATCTGTGGCACCACCACACTTTACTACTACCTGCATGGCACCGAGCAGGGGTTTATTTACAAAAACCTCACTCCACAGAAATGGCTTGCCGCCCCGGCGTGGCGTCGGTCCATCTGGGAGAAGAACAAGTTCGAGAATCTTGTGCAGGGAGCCGACACCGCCTTTATGCGGAAAATTCCCATGGACCGTTGGTGTGACCTTGCTGACTTGACCTTATTGGTTTCCACCATTCACAAGACTAATGCCGCTGTTAAGCGAGTACCATCCCCCTCGTTCCCATCGGTCCCGTGGGCGGAGATTGAGAGAGTAATGAAAACCCCTGTAATCGAGGAGATAACCATGGCATGGCATAACCCATCACCACCCCCTGCCTATAAGCAGTGGACTATTGTAGAGTATGCTCTCAAATTCAAAACCCCGCTTCTTGTGGAAACCGGAACCTGCGGAGGAGATACTTTAGCGGAGGTCCATGGGTTCTTCGAGCACGCTTACTCTATTGAGTTAAGCTCGGACTTTTACAGGCATTGCCAAGGACGGTTTATCGGCAAAGAAAATATTCATCTTTATCAGGGTGATAGTGCTTTGGTGCTGTATAAGATTTTTCCACTCCTGAACAAACCCACCATTTTCTGGCTGGATGCTCACTGGTCTGGAGACAATACGGTGCGGGGAAGCGTTGATAGTGCGGCACAAGGCGAACTTGACGCTATTCTTGGCTGGGGTAAGTCGGACATTGTCCTCCTTGTGGATGATATCCGGGCATTTGACGGAAACAACGGGTATCCGACCATTGAGAGCATGAAAAGCCAGATACTTGCTGCACATCCTGACTGGGTATTCGAGGTTAGGGATGACATCGCTAGGGCACACCGCAGATTGGAGATAAAAACCCTATGAAAACAGCGATTTTGCTGATTGCCACGGGAGGAGAACAGTATATGCGGTATGTCTCCCCCCTGATTAACTCTTTGGATGAGTTCTTTCCTCCGCACGATGTGATGCTGTTTACGGACAGCGAAGATTCGTTTGACGCCATAAAGGTGCCTCACGCCCACTTAGGATGGCCTCACGCTACGCTCATGCGTTACCACGCAATCCTTGAGCAAGAGACATCTCTTTCTCGTTACGACCAACTTTTCTACATGGATATCGACATGCTTGCGTGCAGCAAGATTGAGGGGGAAGAAGTTTTTTCGGACGGCATAACCGCTGTCCTTCACCCCGGCTATGTTACGACCTTCGAGCGTAACCCGGAGTCTACGGCGTGCGTAAAGGGAAACCCCCCCAATTACTACCAAGGGTGTTTACAAGGTGGTGACTCCAAAGCTTTCTTGGGGATGTGTAAAACCTTGGCAAAAAATGTGGATATCGACAGCAGCAATGGGATTATCGCCATCTGGCATGACGAATCCCACCTAAACTGCTATCTTGCCAGCAATCCTCCCGCTAGAATCCTATCCCCGGCGTATTGTTTTCCCGCCCTAAAGTACTTGGTGTCACCAGAGCGTTGGATGACGGGGGATTTGAAGAGTTTCGTCCCAAAGATACGACACCTAGAAAAACTCAATCAGGGTGAGTGGAAGGGTGGGAATTAGCTATGCTTGTTCGTTTAGAGGGCGGTTTAGGAAATCAGATGTTTCAATACGCCTTCGGTCGGTCAGTCTCAAAGGCACGTAAAGAGGAGTTGTTCTTTTACACAAGTGGGCTGGGGGTTGGATGCCATCGTGCCTATGGGCTAGGGGTATTCAACACCAAGGTAACTTTCACCAAAGATATTCGTGGCCCAGTGTATGCAGAGCCAATCTTCACTTACGATAAGAATGTGTACACTCTTCCGAATGGCACGCATTTCATCGGATGCTGGCAGACAGAAAAGTACTTTGACGAGAGGTTGGTCCGGTCGGAGCTTTCCCTGCGAAACCCGGTGAGTGAGCAATCGCAAGAGATAGCTCACGAGATTCTGGCTAGCCCTAATAGTGCCTTTATGCATGTCCGCAGGACGGACTACCTAATACCGACCGTCGCCGCCTACCACGGCAACATGACGATGGAGTATTATAAAGTGGCACTGGCATACATCCAAGAACGCAAGGAGAACGTTAAGTTTTTCATATTCTCCGACGACCCGGAGTGGTGTGAGCAAAACTTCCAAGGTCTTCGGGTCATAAAGCACAATCGGATGGGAAGTGGGGATACAGGTCAAGGCACAGAACACGAAGACCTTTTCCTCATGGGACTTTGCAAGCACGCTATCCTTCCCAATAGTTCTTTCGGGTGGTGGGGAGCTTGGTTCGGGGAGTGTTCACCAGAGGGAAGGATTGTGATTGCACCCAAAAAATGGTTTGCCGGGTGTACCAAAGACCCTTCGGACATTGTTCCCCAGAGGTGGATAAAGTTATGACAGACAATAAAATCATCAATGGTGTGTGGTGCGGCCCCAAGTTGGATAACCTTCAAAAGCTATGCATCCGCTCCTTCCAAGACCATGGGCACGAGTTCCATCTTTATACGTCGGAGCCTACAAAGGGGATTCCGGCTGGGACCATCATTCACGACATCCACGAAATACCGCTCGTCAAAGACCGGAAAGACTTCATCCACCTGTCGCACTTCTCCGATTACTTCCGTGTGCAGCTTATCCGTCACGTGGGAGGATGGTACGTGGATATGGATACCGTCTGCTTACGCCCGTTTGATTTTCCCGACCCATATGTTTTCACGGCGTACAATCCCAATTCCAACAGCCTCGTGTCGATTTACGACCCACCGCCGTCAGCCCCCGAAGATATCAACATGAAGTGCATCACCGGGTGTATCTTCAAAGCTCCAAAGCAAGCTCCCATCTTACAGCACATCGCCGCCCACATTGAACTGATGAACACGGCGAAGTTGAAGCTCCCGCAGGATTGGATGGTGATAGGCCCATGGATGTTTCGGAAGGCTATCCCGGAGTTCTCTCTTACCCGCTACATAAAACCCCCCATTGTGCTTGATGCCGTGCCGCCGTCACTTCGGTTTCACTTTGTCAAAGGAGGAGTGACTTGGAATATCTCTCCTAAGTCGTATGCCGCTCACATAAGCTCCTCTCACTGGCACGAAGGAAGTAAGCTTGACCCTAACAGGCGGTATGACCCGACCTGTTTATTTGAGCAATTGAAAAGGAGACACGAGGTGGAAATGCCCGTAGAAACGAGTCTTTGCAAGCTCGCCAAAAAGTGGAGGACCGATAAGACCGTGTCGGTGCGTCATGACTATACACCTTACTACCACGAGCTTCTCGAAGGTAGGGACATCAAGAAGGTCTTGGAAATCGGCATAGGCTACCCTGCTATCATGGCTCCAAAAGACTACATCGTAGGAGCCAGCCTGTTCATGTGGGAAGAGTACTTCCCACAGGCAGAAATATACGCTTTAGACATCAAGCCGGACATCCTAATCAACAAAGGCCGGATTAAGTCCTTCCAGTGCGACCAGAGCGACGAAGGGTCGTTACTCCGGGCTGCCGAGATGTTAGGCACCGGTTTCGACCTCATCATAGACGACGGCTCACACCAGACCGAGCATCAAATCCTGACTGCCTCAGTCCTAATTCCCCGTATCCTGAAACCCAACGGGGTCTACATAATCGAAGATGTCTTCTCTCCCGAGCAGATAGCCGCTAGGATTCCATGGAAGTGCGAGACGAGAGAGTTCCGGGTTGAAAGCATAGATGACGACAGGCTGGTGGTGATAGACGGGGTAGTACCCAAGGAGGTTGATAACCGCCCAATTCCTACCCCCATCAAAGAAACCCTTATTGGAATACTCACCTGTGACGAGCCGAAATACCGAGCACGTTTAGCTATGCAAGAGAAGACTTGGATTCCCTTAGCACGGAAGGCCGGGTACACCGTTGAAGTATTCACTGGTAAACGGTTAGGAGTACCAGATGACTACCTATCTCTTACTCTAAAATCCAAGGCCCTTTTCCAATGGACACTTAACCATGGATATAAACGATTAGTTAAGGCTGATGATGACAGTTATCTGAACATGAATAAGTTTGAATTAGTGACAGATGACTTTGCGGGTATTTATGCGCCTCCCCATGATGCGGGTTGCCCAAACATGGGAATTCCTGATTTTCCCAAGGGTACCGTGAAGTTTCCATATGTTAGTGGGGGAGCCTACTGGCTTTCTGAACGTTCCCTGAAATTGCTAGTAAATGCCCAATTTGATGGGGAGTGGGCTGAGGACCGGTGGGTGGGACAGGTACTTGGAAAAGCCGGAATACACCCCAGACGGCTTTCCAAATATGTAATCTTTGAGTGGAGGAATCACTCGGACCTGAAAAGCATGGAGGCTATGACCCAAATTACCAGTACAGAGGATATGTGGAAAATCCACGAAATGGCAACGGGGGTTCGTCCTTGGTTCAATCAAACAAAACCCTCACCTCAAACGCATCCCCTGACTCCTCCGGTTCAATCTAATAAGGGGCTTCCTCCTCCGGGTTCAATAATGGCAGCGCCAACCATGACACCCATTGCAATACCGGCAGCACTGGGCGGAGTGAGTCAAGACTGGCGAGGAACCTTGCTTGGGGCGAAAGTCGCCCGTGCCGTGGCAAGGGGATTCAAGGTTGCAGCGGTGTGTCCCTTGGGGTCTTCCTACCACAAGCAGTTGAGCAAAATTATACCGAAACACATCGAAGAAATCGTGGAAACACCGGAAGGAAAACGGGTGCTGTTCTTGGTAAAGTAGGACGGTGACAATAATCCCGGTCGTCAGTCACCGTCCCATGCTCACGGAGCGAGAACCCATTCAAGGGTCATCTCTTTGCCCGTTTCAGAGGAGGGCTAAAGTCCCCCTATGTGCGTCGAAATCCGAATACTGACTACATTCGGAAACCCGACCGGGAAGCCTCTATTCAATGATACTGATATTCACCTGATTTTGCGGTTAGGTGTTGACCTGTCCGAACAGGTAAGCCTTGGTCTCGTCAATGGGAGTGCCGGTGGACGACTTGCGCACCCGGACATACTTCCAAACAAGACAAGAGGGAGACCACATGCACTGCGTGCCATCAAGGCTGTAGCTGATATCCTGCTCATCCATACTGGAGGGCGGCGAAGGACTGCCTCCCGTGCCGAGGTTGCCGGTCATTGCCACACCCACCACGGCGGTGCTTGCCGCACCATAAAGCAGATAATCGCAAAGGGGGTTATTGGACACTTCAATCCACGTGTCGCAGCTAGCCTCCAGATTGAGAATGTGGATGGATAGCGCTGAGACATTGTCAATCTTGTACCAGATTCCGTCCGCAGCGGCGGTGGAATCAAAAATCAGTAGGTCTTTTGGTGTCATAGTCTTCTCCCTAATAAGGGCGGGAAAGCCCAAATTTAGAGTGTGAGTTTACCAACCAAGGTGTGGAGTTTGGGCACTCGTATCCGCAACTTGGTCCTTAGCTTTGCCGCTCCGGTCGTCACGCAGAGCTTCTCAAAAACACCGATGGTATGGTTGAGGGTCTCGAAAGGTGCGGCATTAACCACTGGGACTGCGGTCATCGGCTCGATAGGAGTAGCCGCTGCCCCCATGGCAAAGGATTCTTCTTTTACGCCCTCCGGGGCAAAGTCCGTATTCAGCGATTCCATGACTACTCCTTTACGAGGGATATGAGTTGTTCAACCACCCTCTGCATACCATTAGTGATGTTGGTCTGATTCGTGCCGAGGGCGGTCTGTTGGTCGGATATCCCTCGTATCAACCGGAACTGCTCGGTGTGAACTTCGGTCTGATGCTTAGCCTGCTCCATGAACTGCTGGACGCTAGCATTAAGGTCTTTGATGTCTTTTGTTTGGTCCGTCAACGTCTTGGAGACCGTGGCGAAGGTATCTTTGAACTCCTTGACTTCTTTGGCATGAATTTGCAGGTCGGCGTGACTGGATTTGATGGTATCAATCAAGTCTTGCCCTTGTTTCTCCAGCTTATTAAGCCATCCCCGCCCCTTCCATATGAGGACGACGATAACCGGCCAATGGAGGTTCTTGACTAAGGTCAGAAGCCAATCCAGCGGACCTAGCTGAGCGGCGGTGGGGTCGATGAAAAACATAATAGTCCCTCGAAGCAAAGTGAGTTCATATATGGGTTGGGTAGTGGCGTGTTTCTCCTTATCTCCTTCCCCGGCCTCCCATACGGGCAGTTCCACGCACATGGAAGGGGTTTCTTACCACCGAGGTTCCGGGGGACATCATCAATGAACTCTGTAACTTACGCATTCTTTCTATGACCTTGATTTCCGTCATAGACACACTATCGAGGTTCATAATAGGAACAGGGGTTTTCATCAACTGTTCCTGCATTGCCAGACTGGTGCCTCCGGGGTCCTGTCGTAGCCCACCTTCTTCCATCAACCACTTCTGGGCTACCCAAGCGACCTCTTCCACGGCATCGCACATGTCATCCGTGGCTCCCTTCTCCTCGGGGGCCTGCACTCGAATCTGGTATTTGCCGACGTATTCCGCTTCTACCAGCCGGATTTCATCCATGAACTTGGGCACATAGGGGAACCGGCACCGCTTGTTATCCATGTAGCCTTTTAAGCTGAACGCCATCTGGCTATTGATAACCGTGGTGAGGTTGATAAGCTCCACGTTGTAGATTTGGTTTATCTCCAGCAATTGGACGAGTTGCTGACCACCGTGCTGGTCAGTGACCCCCCGGTAGCAGGGCATCACCCGGTTGAGCGCCCGGAGCCACAGGAGGATGTCCTCCAAGGGCAGGGCTTGATACTTGACGTATTTCTCAATTCCGGGGAGCATCTCCACGCCGGGACCCTCGAACTTCTCCCCCACCATCATGCGGTCGATGTAGTCATAAACGAGGGTGATGGGGTTCTTACCGCCCGTGTGCTCCAAATGTCCGATAGCAACGGCTGTTGCGTTTTTCATCATACCAAGGTCAACACCCCAGAAATATTGTCTGCCCACACAGGAGGGGTGGAACCGAACGAGGTTCAGCCGGGCGGTGCTGGGGATGGGCTTGGGGAATTGCTCATCCGTGTATTGTACATCCGTACAAGCCCTAATCTGGGCCTCAGTGACGTAGGTTTCGGAGGAGTCCAAGAACTGCCCGCCATACTCCGCCTTGAAGGTCAGGGAGTTGGTCTCGTACTCGTCGTGCAGGAACTTGGACAGAATCTCGGGGTTCATCTCAGCGGTGGAAACCCGCATGGTGAAGATGTTGGAGTCCTTGCCCTTCTCTAACGCCAACTTGTGAAGCTCGTACATCTTACCAACACGAGTCATGGGCGAAGAAATGCTGAGAACAAGCGAGTCCTGAAACTCCCGGTACTCCTCGGGGGGAAGCAACTGCATGGTCTTTTTGCTTATCCATTCGCCACTGGGAAGCTCGGCGTGGTGGAAGTTTGCCGTGGAGGGCTTCGCCGCTCCGTAGACCTCATCCGAGGTACTCCCCACCTCCGACCGGAAGTGGGCGAACTCGTCCAAGGCCAGAAACACGTTGGAAGGCGACCGGGTAGCATTGGTGGTGCAAGGCCGGGACTCGCAGATGACCGTGGGAGTGACCTCGGGCTTGCCCCGGTCCGACTCCGTCACGAACTTCAAAACGCTCCCGCTGCTGCTTTTGAGGTAAGGTCCGAAGAAGGGTGCCCGGTTGACACCTTCCCGGAGCTTGTTGTAGAGGCGGTTGGACCCGGAGTCGTCCTGCGCCAAAAAGGTGAAGTCTATCGGACTGCCGGGCACGAGACCAAAATACTCCTGCGGAGATTTCTGGTTAAGGAGGAGATACAGCTTGTATCCCCCAATGGCCGCTACGACCTCCGACTTACCACCACGACGACCGGCGATAATGCAGGCTTCATTGTATCCCCGCTCGGGGATGTCCCGCCAGTCGCCGATGTTGCATCTGCCCTCTTCGTGGAGAATGTGGAGGCATTCCTCTTCGGACACGATGCGGTTGAGCTTCTCCCGGAACACGTCAAACATGGGCACGGGCTTGGGCTTGTAGTCGAAGGGAACGGCGAATATCGCCTTGACAATCATCCTCTGGATGGGGAACAACTCCACATTGAATCCCTGTATGGACTCAATAAAGTCTATGGCGTTAAGCAGTTGGGGAGCATTCGCTATCTGCTCCGACACCAGCTTACCAATCATTCCGCCTTTTTTGAAACGACTGCTTCCAGCCATAATTCTCCTACATAAGGGTTCCATAGAAAAAAATTCATGTAACTTTGGTGTATCTCGTGGTATACTGAGAGTGGGAGGAAACACCATGGCATTCGATTCCGAAGCTTCTATGTTTGATTTTGAGCCTGACCCGCCCGACCACATGGCAACTCAAGCGGAAGCTGATAGGGAGTATGCTACGAACGTGGGTGCCATGCACCCCGACCGTGCGTGGATTCTTTCTGACCGGGACGTGTGGTACCGCAATCCCTATTACAGCGGCCCTCCCGTTCCCCATCCCGAAGATTATGAAATGGAGCTTGCATGATTGACGTTTCTGACGCCCGTGTGCAACAGGTGATTGACGAGTGGCATGAGGCTGGACGAGCCGCCTTCGAGGCATCTTACAAATGCCTCGGTTACGACGGCCCCTGCTACCGGACAAAGTTCGTGCGCAAGCAACGATACATCTGCCTTGACAAGGGCAGCGGCGGGGTCTACGTTGTGGACCTGACGGACGGCACGATTTACCGTATTAAGTACAAGTACGGCGTCCCCAACTTCAAACGCCCGATGGGGAACATCCTGACCATCAACGGTGCGGACCTGAACCGATAGGAGACTTATGGGACGACTTCTGGACTTACAGACCGCTCTGCGGAAAATTACCGAGGGTTGCCGCCCTGACATGGCGGAGCCGGACGAACAGGGCGTCTATGCCACTCCCTATGGATTGGGTCTGGATAACACCACCGTCGCCCACCCCACTGCCCACATGTCCAAGATGGCGGACAATCTCAATAATCTGAATTTGGGCATCCACATCGTCCGGGGCAAAGACCGATTGAACGTCAATATCGCCGACCTGATTGCCCTCGCCAAGATGGCAAACCCGGAGCTTGTGAAAGCACAGGAGGACTGATGATGGAGTTTACAATCAAAGCCACAAGAGTGGAAGTCGAAAAGGTGGAGCTTGACATCACCATGACCTGCGATGCGTGCGGGGATAAGCTGGAGGTTGAGTACGAGGAAACCTCCCGTTACGGGATACTGAGCCGCACCCTGCTAGTCACCCCGTGCAAGGAGTGCCTGCAAAAGGCGGAAGACAAAGGTCGGGAGGCTGCTGAGTTCGAGGCAGAAAACAAATAATGGCAAAACGACGACGGTACAAGTTCGTAGGACATGCCTACATGCGTCCCTGTGGGCGTGGCATCAACGTTCGGGGCACACCCGCACAAGAACCCTACGTGGCCTTGGACGAAGAGATTGGCGCTGCCTTGGGGCTGGATTCCGGCGACTTCTACATTGAGGTCACCGCCCGGCTCAAACCCCCCAAAAGTTTCAAGGAACCCCGTTACAAAAGCGTGGACATAAGCAAACCTTGCCCCGGCTGCGGCGGCAAGATGGAATCCTATTCTGATGTCACGGGTGACGGCTGGTCATGCCGCACCTGTGGTCACACGGAGGAAATATGAGAGAGGGCTTTTACAAGACCAGTACCGACCACGAGATTGAGTTCGACACGGCGGGATTCAACCCCCGGCCCCGCTACACCTGCTACACCTGCGAGGGAGCCACGCTCGTGGCGCAACCGTGGATGGACTCCGACCGGTGGGCGGAGGAAAAGAAGAAATTCTTTGCGGTCCATGGCGAGCTTGACCTGACGAGCTACTCGGAAAATCGCCGGGGCCTGACCAAATAATCCTGCAATTTCATCCCATTTCGAGGTATACTGAAAGTGAGGATACCTATGAAAACGACCCTTGAACAGTTTGTGAGCATGTTGAAACGCTTCGACTTCGTTCGGGAATGTCCCCATAACCACGTCTACGTCTCTTCGCCGGGCGGCGGGTTTAGCGTCCGCATTGAGGGCGGCTCGGGCGGCGGTCTGCATTGGGTGCTGTCGGCAGTACCCTATACGGGGGATTTAGCCCGTGGTCGCACCCACGTCACACTGGCAACGGAACTGGCGAAACGCCTCGGCTGAAAGGACACCATGAGAGCATGTATGATTGACGATAGCCGTCACATTGATTACTCCGCCGTGGTTACCTTCGACGGGTTGAAGGGGCTGATGAAGCAGATTGCCCGCCGCCTCAAGAAACGCAAGAACGGCATGAGCTACGACCAACTTTGCAAGTGGTTCTCCGCCACGCCGGACGATTTCGTCATGGACGCCTTGCGCCAAGGTCTCCGGGAGCGGCTGTTCATGGTCAACGACCTGCCCCGTGGGGGAGAAAGGTTTTCGGTATGACCCACTACCTCAAACTCTGGTTCACCCCGGAGCCGGGTAAGCGTGCCAAGACCATGCTCTTGGAAGTGCTTAAGGAAACCCCGCTCCTGTACATCGGTCGCAAGGTCAACCGCTTTGGCGACGACGATACCTACATGGATGGAGAAGGCACCGTGGTGGAGTCAATCCAGATGATTGACAAGTCACTGGTCACCAAGACCAAAGACATGAAGATGGACAAAAAGTACTGTGAACTGGTGAACGCTTAGTGCTTCATCAGTTTGTGCTGGCAACAGTCCACGAGGACGCAGCCGATAAACATGAGTGCTACGAAGATGGCAACCATATATTCCTCCGGGAGTGTATATTGCAATCCAATAGCCAAACATTTTGACCTTTGTTTTCAATTACTTGACGTTTGGTCAGGGGTGATTTTGATGCATATCACAACACCCCCACTATAGCGGAATGCAACAAGGCTGTTTTCGTCAGACTCATAAAAATTCCTATATTTCCCCTCGGTCCGTGGTATACTGAGAGTGGGAGAACACATGACTCAAAGATACATGCTGGCTGACAAAAACTACGAGCACCGGGTACGTGAGGGAAAGAAACGTGAGTTGGTTATCACCGCCCGGCTGCGAGCGGCTGGTCATACGGTCAGCGATGTTACCGCCAAGGAAGATATGCACGACAAGATTGACGCCGTCGTGGACGGGCGCAAGGCGCAGTACAAGTTCCGGGAAACTGGGACCGACATCCTGTTTGACTACGCCGAGCCGTTCAGCGGTCATTTCAACCTGCCCGGCACCCGCACTCCCGACCCCGAAACCAAACTCGGACGTGACCTCGTCAGCAAGGCAGAACTCTACGTGGTCATGGTCGGTCAGCAGATTTGGCTGGCAGAGAAGAAAGCCATCGTGGCAATCGTCAACCAACTTCTCGTCCTGTGGATTACCGAAAACCGCAAGCTCTCCAATCGTTACAAGCATGAATCCCTGCCCGGCGTAGAACTGAACTGGACCACCGACCACTCCAACGGTCGGCGTAAGCTCGTGTTCTTCGTTCACCCGCTGGCGGTGGATGCGGTGGAGGTCGCCTAATGCTGGAACCCGAGGCACGCAGCTTAAAGGTCGGAGACAAAGTTGCTTATATCCTTGAGGGCCTACCGGTTATGCCGGGTGTTGTAACTGCCGTCAATTGGGCCTGTTTTCAGATTATGTGGGATGATGGCTATGCCTCCATCGTGAACTACAACGAAGCTCACTACATTTTCAGGGGGAATGATGCGCACTAATGCTTACACAAAGATTCGACAGGGTATGCGTCAGAACGAAGCGGATGTTCTCCGTTACCTGCGCACCGCCATCAAAGGGGGTCACCCCGTGAACCACGATTGGGGGTTTGGAACCCAATGGCGCAATGCCCTTGACCGGTTGGAAAAGGCCGGGAAAGTAGTCTATGTCCGCAGTCGGAGCCGCTACAAGATGGGCTACTTCAAGCCGGTCCGTTACGCCCGGCCTGTCACTGCTTAAGTTTTGAACGAAAAATTTTGAGTGGAGGGCTTTATGGCTAAGATTTATGCACCCCCGAAAGAGCTTCCCGTTCCGCAGTTCGACTACAAGGACTTCAAATGGGACGAGTGGCAAAAGACCGAGAACGAGTACATTGAGAAGGTCAAGGCGTACTGCGTGGCGTATGGCAACGGCGCAGAGCGGGGCGCACTCATCAGCTTCGGAGTAGCGGACGGCAAGGCGCTCTACGTGGTCTTTTCCATGAGTCCGGTCGTTCTGATTCACTTGCCCCTCGGGGACGCTTGGCAGTACCGGGGTATCGAGCATTTCAGCGCCCAAGGCATCCGGGAAGAGGTTCGCCGGGCGAAAGCATGGGATGAAGTTTGGACGAAACACGACGCCAAGACTTCCAAGCAATAAGGAGGCCAAAATGTGGTGGGGTTTAGCAATTATCGCTGTTCTGTTTCTCTTTCCGGCAACGGTCGGTATTCTCCGAGGCGGAGGTAACCCATGGCGGGACGACCCTAACGCCGAGCATTGTGTTGACTGGCACAGGCGAAACGGACAGTTCCGGGTGTTGTACACGGACGGAAACTTCTCGCAACCCTTCACTTGGCAGGTCGCCTGCGATTACCGTAAGATTTTCGGCGGCAGGGTGGTCCCCAAGGAAGCCTACGAACAGGCGGGAAAACCCGTGTACCCCTAAAAATTCTCGAAATTTTTCTTGGCTCCGTGGTATACTGATAGTGGAGGGAGCCTTGGAGAGCCAATCGCAACGCTACACGGTTAAGGCAGTCGGCAAGCGGTCGGTAGGTCGTCCCCACTGCGCCTTGTGCGGCTGCACTCGTGAAATGACGCCGGGAAGCGGCGTATGCGCTCACGGATGCTTCTGGAACCTGATTGGGTGGGTGGGTTACAATGCTGCCAGCAACAAGGTAGTTTTTACCGACCACCGTGCCCTCTTCCTGACCAAGATGCACCGTTGGGACCCGGTTAAGAAATGCCGGTCCGCCAAGTCCTTTCCGAAGATTGTCGCTGCTGCCAACGCTCTTGGCTGGTCCGGGAATACCGCCAGCCCCTCGCAACCAACCTTTCTTGACTCGGAGGCGTTCTAGTGCTGGATTACGCCGTGCCGGAATATCGCATCGTGGAGTGTCCAACTTGCGGAGAATTGTACGACTGGCATAGCCTGAACATACGCACGGAGTGCCCTAATCCGTCCTGCAAAGCGGACAAGTGTTATGACCGGGAGACAGTCAAACGTCTCCGGGAGGCGAAGAGTGGCTAAGACAAGGGAGCAAGAACTCATCGACATCATGTTTCAAGTCGCCTTCACGGCGGCAGATAAGATGCACAAGAAATCGACCCCGGCAATCGCCGCTTGGGTCGCCGAACAGCTTAAGCAATGCGGATTCCCCACAACGCCCCAAGGTGCCAGTTGGGGAGTCTTAGACCAAGGAGGAAGAGAACTATGAGTTGCCCATTGTGTCATAAGCAGGCCCCTGCCAGCCGGACAGCGGTCAAGGTCATGGTTGACGGAGAGCCAGCCACGCTTGTCCTTCCCACCAAACTCTACGAAAAACTTGCAGCCGTTGCCAAGGAAGAGTACGAAAAATCCGACGCCGGGCTGCGCAACAACGCCGAAGTCCTAGAGTATTACGGCGACCTGCTGTTGGAATCCAAACACCCCATCTACAGGGACGAACATGGCACCATTCGGTGGGTCCCGAACAAGCTGCTTCGTTGGGTTGCCGATGAGTGCAAGCGGCTTCCCGAGGGCGGCATCTTCAACACCATGACAGTGGCTTTCCAGCGGGGCATCTTTTCAAACAACCCCGCATTCTCGCTGGAAGAGTACAAGGAGTTCTACCGGGACATCGGTTACTCCCTCTGCGGATTCTCCGAGATATTCCCCACCGGGGAGGATGAATGATTTTCCGATGCAAATCCTGCGGCAACGTGGGAGCGATGAAGCACGTAGGGCTGCTCCGGGTCTGTGACTCCTGCGGCAGCTACAAACTCAAACTGGTGGAGGCAAAGAAAAAATGAAAACCCGCACCGGAAGGCTTCATTGCATCGGTATTGAGAGGTATAGGGTGAGGGTCATCTATGCCAAGCAGGGACGCCCGCTCGTACTGGTCGCCGGGGAAACCTTCGGCGGCGGATGGGTGCGGCGGGCGGACCTGCGGGTATTCCGGCCCCTGCCGGGAGGAAAACGGTGAATCATCGTCTGGAATTCCACCTGTGGAAGGGTGACCTCACAGGTACGGAGTTTGTCGTTGACCACGAACATGCTGCTGCCGAGGGATGTCTCTGCAATTACATCTCCATGGGGGCAATCTGGTTGGGGGACATATTCAACGGCTTCGGAGCACCGGTCCCCAAGATAGTAGACCCCAAGTGCCCTTGGCACGGGAGTGAGGGAAAATGCAGACCATAAAAGCTTACGACACCATTGACGGGACTTACACCGCCTACACTTTGGGCAGAGAGTGGATGAAAGAAATGGGACAACCCAAAGGTGTCTCGCCTTATAAGGCACTCAAAAGCGACGTGTGCGGGGCGCTCCTTGACTTCTTGAGGGGAGGGACAACCGTTGACCTTCCCTATTGGGAGGGGGAGACGGCTGGCAGGAAGGCGTATGTCCGGTGGGAGTGGAACAGTAAGAAAGCAAGGTTCCTCCGCATCGGCTGTATGCGGTTCAGTCCCACGGTCATGCGCAAGCTCATGAGATGGGCTGAGGTAGACCCCAAAGAAATCTCGTAAAATTTCCCCTTGCCGTGGTATACTGTAAGTGGAGGGAAGAATGAAACTGCTCACCAAAGCCATCGTAAAGAGCCTGCCCGCCCTGTATTCCCAAGAAAAAGTCGATGACCCGAAAGTGGTCTTGAAATTTTTCACTCCATGGTCCAACTGGACTTGGTATGTGACCGAGGGGAGTCAGGTTTGCGGCGAGTGTGGCATGTACGATTGCACCGACCCGGCCCACACCCCCACCCCGAGGGATTGGATGTTCTTCGGTCTGGTGGAAGGGCAAGAGACGGAAATGGGCTACGTCACCCTCGGCGAACTGGAAGGCATCCGGGGACCTGCCGGACTCAAAGTCGAACGGGACATGTGGTGGACTCCGGTGCCCTTGTCTGAGGTTCGCAAGAAAATTGAGGCCCGCCATGCGAGGTAAGACCATCCGGGAAAAACGAAGGCGAGCCAACAAAGCAGCTTTGGCTTGGGCAAAGAGCGAAGTGCTCCGAGGCACCGCCTTGGGCTGGAACCGGGGTGAGATTGTCCACCACGTACTTGCTGAGGTCTGTAAACGGTGGAATATCAGCACGGAAGATTATGTGAAGCGAGAGCTTAACATGGGGTGGCCTCAGTCCGAAGAGGAACCGGAAGAACCGGAATTCGATGAAGAGGGTGAGGAAATTGAATGATTGACCTACCAATGCTTTTCAAGAAAACCAGCACTGGAGCCATCCAGTATTGGGAGATATGGGTGGAGGGAAGCTCCATCATCACCCGCTATGGGCAGGTAGGCACCAACAACCCACAGACCACCACCGACACCATCACCAAGGGCAAGAACGCCGGGCGAGCGAACGCCACAACCTCCAGCCAGCAGGCGGAGCTTGAGGCAGAGGCCAAGTGGCGGAAGCAGCTTAAGAAGGGCTACGTGAAGAGCGAAGCTGACGCCCAAAACGACGTGCTGGATGAAGTCATCGAAGGCGGCATCAATCCCATGCTCGCCCACAAGTACACCGAGCACGGACACAAAATCAAGTTCCCCTGCTTGGGTCAGCCCAAGCTGGACGGTATCCGCTGCACCATTCTGAAAGAAGGCGACAGCGTTACCATGTGGACCCGGACGAGGAAACCCATCCGGTCCATGCCTCACATTATCGCCGCCGTGCGCAAGCAGTTTTCCGGCGATGTCAATCTGGACGGCGAGCTTTACAACCACGACTACAAGGATGACTTCGAGAACATCGTGGAACTGGTCCGCCCGGATGAACCGGTCGCCGGGCACGAGGTTGTCCAGTACCATATTTACGACAAGCCGGGCAAGGGCAACAACTTGGAGCGGGACCTCTGGCTTAAGAACCACATCCCCGATAACGGCACGACCCTCATTAAGGTCATGACGTTCGTCATCGAAAGCGCTGCCGACGTGGACATGTGGCACGACAAGATGGTGGAGCTAGGCTACGAAGGTCTTATGCTCCGCAACATGGACGGCGAGTACGTCAACAAGCGGTCATATGACCTGCTCAAGTACAAGCATTTCGAGACGAATGAATTCCCGATTACCGGCATCGAAGAAGGCCGGGGCCGCTTGATGGGGCACGTCGGCAAGTTCCTGTGTGTGACCAAAGATGGCTTGCCCTTTAAGGCGAAGCTCAAAGGCAGTCTTAAAAATCTCAAGAAACTCTACGAGCATCACGAACTGTGGAAGGGCAAGATACTGACCGTACAGTACCAGAACTGGACGCAGGATAAGCGGCCTCGGTTCCCGGTCGGTATTGCCATCAGGGATTACGAATGAGCAGCCAATATCCATGCCGGGGAGCGGATGACTGGTGCAGAGTGAGCCTGCCTTGCCCCGAGGGGCGCAAGGGATGCGCCGTCCGCCACATGACGATGACCTGCCCCGTGTGCAAGGTCAGCCGGGCGGAACATCCCGAGGTTACGCAGGAGGAATGGTTCGGGGGCGTCAGTCCCCTTCTGCATGATGTCCTGACCATCGGATGGGAAGGAATCAGGCGCAAGCAAATGGAAGAAAAACGACTCAAGGAGAAAAGTCATGAGCATGTCAACCGTAGTGCAGGGCTTTCGACCCCCGGACGAAAAGTTCAAGAAATACGCCGCCATATGGCGTCAGTGCGCTGAGGCCGGGATAGCTCCACCCAAGGAAGTGGAGAAATTCTTCGAGGGAGAAGAGCCGGACCCACAGGGTGTCGAAGTGGACCTGCCCGAAGGCAAGGATGGTTGCCTCAAGCCGTGGCGGAACTCCACCGGGGACGCTCAAGGCTACGAAGTTGACTTGAAGAAGCTGCCCAAGGACGTAACCGTCCTGCGCTTCTACAACGGATGGTGAGGAGGCTTTATGCCTTGGTACAAATTCACGAGCCAGCATGGCCCCGGTCGTATGGGTCACAGCGAGTGCTATCACTGGTTTGACAAGACGCCGGGCAAAGAGGAGCTACGGGAGGAGTGGGAGTACGCCTTCCGGGAGTATGACGACGTGGTGGGCAAAGCCACGCCCGTCCCCCGGCTCCCCAAGCGGGTCCTGAACTCCAAGAAGCTGAATCAGGTTTACCAGCTACAGGGAGCCGTCAGGACGCTCCGGGAGCTTTACGGCGTCCGAGTACGGGTTATCTTCCCCCGAGGCTTCATAAAGGCCGTTACAGACGAAAGAACGGCCTATCTGGAGGCCGACAAGAGAGCGGCGGAGTGGCGGGAGAGAAAACGGCAACGAGAGGCTCTGGCACGTGCCCGAGCGAGAGGATGGGTGAAATGAAAATCTTTGTCAGCAAGTATGCCCTCAGTGAGGGCATTCAGGAGATGGAGGCGGAGCCATACGTTCCTTGGGAATTATCCTCTGCGGGCAAGACCTTTGAGGATGTTCCTGCCGGTCAGCGGATGGTCAGCGTCAAGCTGGATTGGGGAAGCCAGAACTTCCATGGCGAGGGCAAGGAGTGGCACCGCACCTTAGCGGAAGCACAGGTCCGGGCGGACACCATGCGGGTGAAGAAGATTATCAGTCTCAGGAAGCAAATCAAGAAGCTGCAAGAACTTAGCTTCTAAAAATTCCGTCGTAATTGGCTCTCTCCGTGGTATACTGATAATGGGAGAAGGTGAAATCTCCCCTACTAAATCCAACGGAGGCAGACTATGGCGACTGCTGCGAAGGAATGCCCACATTCCGGCGAAGGGAAGTATTTGACGGCCCGAGGGAAGCCAGGAGCATGGGAAGGATTTCTGGCATGTAAGGAATGCCTGACGGAACAGGATTACGCCCGGCACCCCGGCTGGAAGAAGCGGATGGAGAGCGGGGTCCGCAAGGCGGCTCAGCTTGACAAGAACCTCGGACGTACCCGGCCCGAGACGGAATGGACCGGCAAACCCGAGACTCTGGAAGAGGCGGGCGACCCGCCTGTAGCGGCAACAGTGGAGGAATGATGGGAACCAAAGTCGTTGTTGATGGCATGAGGATGTTCAAGTGTTATTCGCCGGTCCAACTGCTGGAGGCGGTCATCAGCAACTTGCCGCACGCCAAACATATCTCCGACCTTGACATCCGGGTAGCCTCCCTTCGGTTTACGTGGAAGGGCGACCGGTACAGCGTGTGCTCCAACGGGCTGGTCGAACGGGTAGGAGGAACAGACGGCGGAATGTTAATCAGCGACGACAAGGCCCGGTTCGTCCACGAGCATGTGGCTAAGGGCCTCGCCCGGTTGGAACGGAGGGAAGGCTGATGGCAGAATCAATGGCTGACCAAGGTGGTCCCCGGTATCAAGCGGTCCGGGAGAGCGTCCGTAAACTTCACCAACTGTTGGAGTCCCCGGAATTCGGGTGTTTCACATGGCACGCATTCGTTGACAGTGGCATCCGGGAACTCAACGCCAACTACTTCGACAAAAACTTCGAGGAGGGAACCGATGGCAAGGGAAATGTGGCGGCTGTATGAAAACCTGCAAGCCATGCGGCGGATGACCCATCCGAGGGACGTTCCCCGCTCCACCAACACGGGAGAACATTGGGAAGAACTCAACTACTCCATTTCCGCCGACATCGAATACCTGCGGGGGATGGCTCGGAAGGCGGCGGTGAACAAAAAGGGAGTAGCGGTGTGCGGACCCTTTGTTGTGAAGATTGAAGGCCGAAGATTGATAAAATAATTCTCTGGTAATCCTCCCGCTCGTGGTATACTGAGAGTGGGAGGAAACACCTTGAAAAAAGCAACCCACGTCGGTTCCTGCCAGTGCTGCGGTAACGAACAGAAACTTCCAAAAGACGTATTATCATTGCACGGTTATGATGTCCGTTGGGGCTTCTTCAACGGTATCTGCCGTGGAGCCGGGTACAAACCCTACGAGCAGGACTGCTCCCTCATTCAAAAGTTCATCGACAGCGCCAAAGAAACCCTCGCCATGGTTGAGGTTGCGATTGAAAAGGCCCTCGTCCCGGCGACCGAGCACAAGTGCTGGTACCACGAGTACCGCAAAGGCAGCATCCAGATTCGCAGCGGCTACGTGTGGCGTGAGGTTGAAGTCGTCGCCGAATTCGTCAAACCCGAATGGCTCGAAGAGGGTCAAGAGGGTTGGTGGAACCTGTTCTACATCAACTACGAGGGCAAAAAGGAACGGTTCGGCTCTTGGTCCGCCCACAGCGAGCAGGAAATCCTCGATACCATGACCAAACAGAACACCGTGTACGTGGAGCGGCACCTTGCCCTTCAAAAGAAAGAGCTTGAACGCTACATCGCTTGGCAGCAAGAGCGGGTGGACACGTGGGTGCTGAAAGAACTCAAGCCGGTACCGCCCCCGCAACCCCCGGACCCCAATCGAAAACCCCGGCGCAGACGCCGCTGGTAGGAGACGACATGCCAAAGGAAACACAGACGGTTGAGTACCTCGGATACAAGATTTGGCCTCGGGAACAACCCACGTGGCCTGAGAAAGACCGCTACGGCTTTTGGGTCAGCAAGGGTGGCATCAATCCCATGCCGGGAGCCTGCTGGTTCCAGACGGTGGATGAAGCCCGTGAAGGCATTCGGATGCTGGAACTCGCCAAGGGTGACGCCGAGATATTCTGGCTGCTCATGGAGAACGGTGGGCTGACCAGTACGGTCTACAAGGACCACGAGGTCATCACCCACATTCACGCCTGCCCCGGCACCAAGGTAATCGGGGACACCTACACTTTGAGTGGGTGCGTGAAAATGGACTCTCCCCACTGCCTTACCCCCAAGCAAGCCTTGGCGCTGGCAATGATGCTCCGGGAGGCGGCGGAATTCGCCCTCGGGGGCAGCATTTATGGCCTCCGAAATGCAGCGGGGTATGCCGTTGAAGCCCCCTATGGAAAATAGTCTCAAGAACTCCCATCCCGTGGTATACTGATAGTGGAGGAATTACCGACATGAATGTTGCGGATACCCTGCTCGTATCGTGTGGTGCCTTTTCCTGCATCTTCCCCAATCGTGCCGCCGCCTTAGACCACCTGTTCATGACCATCGGAAACGGGTATGAGTGGATTGACGGACAATTGGTGGACGTGTGCGGGAGGGAGGATACCCCCGGACTGACCGCCTCACAGGTCATCGCTGCCATCTTCGACCGCCGACGCCAAGACAAAGAGCGGAAGGTCCTATGGGAAGCGGAGCGAGAACGGGAACTTCAATTTCGCCCCCAAACCCCCAAAGAGATTGAGGAAGATGCCAAGCTGGACGCCATGATTGACGAAATCATCTTGGAGGAACGCAAGCGCCGGGAGCAGGACCCGGAAAAGTACGAGCGGATTCAGGCGGAGCGAGCCGCCGAGCATAAGGCCCTGTTGGACCGGATGGCAGAGGATGAAAAGTGGGAATACTGCGTCCCGGATAACATTGACGAGCGGCTGAAAGACACAAATTACACCAACTGGTACCCGGCATATGCGCCGTACTCGAACCTAATTAACTTCCCGGACGACATCCAGCCCGATTGGTTGGACGCCATTGAGGAAACGGCGAACCTCGTCCTGACGAACCGTGGCACCACGTCCGCCTACAAGGAACACCCCGGAGCGACTGAGAAGTGCATCGCAGAGAACGAACGGATTGCCCGGCTGGCCTTGGAAAAAGTGGCGGCTCTTCGTGCCAAGTCCTAAATTTTATTTCAAAACCTGTTCCCCCGTGGTATACTGAGAGTGGGAGGAATTGCCGAATGAACATCAAAAATCTCCAGCCCGGACAGACTGTCTGGAACGTGCAGCGACAGAAGATGGGAAACACCACAATCTCCACCGTGGCTATCTTTCCCGTGCGCATCGTGGAAGTCCACCCTCGGGAAGAGGGCAGTATGCACTCCGAGTACGTTCTGGCAAGCTGGAACGGCAACCGCCCGGAGAGGTTCTACAGCCGGACTATCCGAAGCTGGAAGAAAACTAAGCCCGAGACAGTGAACACCGGTTTTGACGGATACCGCAGACGGCTGGCGACCCGTGAGGAAGCCAAAGTCATCCGGGCCGAGAGAGCCGCTAACATCGCTCGTATCGCCGCCGAGAAAGAAGCTCGGGAGGCGAACAAGCTCATTACCGTTCCCCTGACCGACACTTACAAGGTGTCCCACATGACGCCTTATCCCGGAGAGAATCAGTGACCGACCCAAGTTTCTACAAACCCGAGAATCATCCCTACACGGAGCATCCGACCTACACCGGTCCGGGGTGCTGCCATTGCGGGAAACCCAAAGAGGTTCACCCGGTGCAGGAGAAGCCCAAAAAGGAGCGACCCAATGCCAACGATTAAAACCTTCGACCGCACCAATTTGCGAGTTCTTGCAGCGGAAGTTTCTGCTGCTCTGGAGCCAGTCGCCAAGAAATACGGACTCAGCCTCGTGCGAGGCAACGGCACCTTCTCTCCGACCAATTACCGCTTAAAGGTGGAGTTCAACGTGGTGCAGGATGGTGCAACGGCAGCGACCCGGCAAGAAGTCGTGGACTTTCAGCGCTCCGCTCACTTCTACGGTCTGGACCCCTCCGACCTTGGCAAGACGGTCAACGTCTACGGCAAGATGTACAAAATCATCGGCCTGATGCCCAATCGTCGCCGGTATCCCATCCTCGTGGAAACCGTCAAGGGTCGGCAGGTGTGCATCCCCGCCGAACAGGTTGTGGACGCCCTGAACCGCTTGAAGGGCCTTAAGACGAAACTGGACAACATCAAAGCCGCAGCCGGGGCAGACGATGAGGGGATGCCCTCCATCAGCACGCTGGTCGGCCCCAAGCCGCTCTCCATGGAAGAGTGGATGAAGAACGGCTTCACCGGCACGAAGAATGAGGATTCCCGGAACGGGGGATAAATGGACATCACTGATGCGGAGAAATCTCGGAAGGAAAGTGAGTATGAGCGTCCCTTCAAGGTCTTTGCTCATATTGACGGAAACTTCTGGATGTTGGTAACGTCCAAACAGACCATGGAGGAAGCCGAGGAAGAGGCGAAAGAGGCTTGGCTGGCTCACGGCGGGAAGAACCACATCAAGATACTGGAAAACTGCACTACCTTTGTACCGAAAGGTTGATATGCAAAACGATAACCTCATGGTGGTACCAGACAGGGATTCACCGGGCGGGCACGCCGTCATCCAATGCCAAAGGGGGCATATTGGGAAACGACACTACGATGACATCGCCGCCGTCACCCGGAAGCAGATGCTCGATTACTTCGTCAGCCAAGGTTGGGATGTAATCAAGCCCATGTGTCACCGCTGCTCCGAAGGACCTCGCCGGGGGAAGTGGACGAAAGCAGAAAACGAAAAAAGATATGCAAAAGTCCAAGCAGCATACGATGCCAAATTCGCCCGATAAACCGCCGCAGGGCCGGGTCATTACTATCCGCCTGACCACCAAGTGCTGCTACACGTGCGAGCACTGCTGTTTCGAGTGTGGACCCAAACGCACTGAGGCGATGTCCCTTGATATCGCCCGGCAGGTCCGGTCTTGCTTCGAGGGGCACGTCACTTGGCTCAATGTCATGGGCGGTGAAATCACCCTTCTCCCCAACTACGAGGAACTTCTGGATGCTCTCCACTTCACCACCCTGCGTATCGTCACCAATGGCTGGTGGGTCAATAACGCCAAGGCCCGGACCAAACTCCTCAGTGTCGTGCGCAAGCTGACCAGCGAGGGGTTCCCGGTCTACTTCGGCATCAGCCGGGACCGCTTCCACCCGGCAGGGGTGGGCGACAAAGCCATGAAGTGGCTCCAGTCTCAAATCAAGGTCAACGAAGATTGGGGATTCACCACCACCAAGGACCCCAAGGAAGAAGAGCGAGCAATCGCTCCCGTGGGCCGGGCCTACGACAATTACCTCGGTGACCCCATACTCACCATGTTCTCCGCCTTCTGTGCCGCTCACCGGGCAAACCAATCCATGACAGTATTAGAAGATGGCAGGGTCACCTTCTGTGAGTTCGGAGCGTGGCCCATGGGCTACCTCTGGTGGGGCTTCGAGGAACTGGAAGAAATCCGGCTGCGGATGAGCAAGGTGTTCCTCCCCAATTGCCGTTCCTGCTGGCTCAACTGGACTTGCGGCGGCGAGAAGGAAGCCATGAAACGGCTGGTGGAAAACGAAGCCGCATGGCAGAAAGAGCATTGATGCAGACGTTCCTCCCCTATCCTGACTTCGAGCGCAGCGCCCAATGTCTTGACGTAAGGCGGCTTGGAAAACAACGACTCGAATGCATGATGATTTGGGAAATCATTCGGGACCCGGCTTCTGTTTCCCCGTGGCGCAATCATCCCGCCGTGCGAATGTGGCGGGGGTATGGATGGGCGCTCAGCGAATACTGGAGCCACATACAGCTTGAGTGGATTATCCGGGGGTACAAAGTCGGGGAACGGCTCAAAACATCTCTATGGCAGAGTGGCAAGGATTACCCGGACGAGATTTACGATGGGCAGTATCCACCATGGTTCAGGGATGAGGCGTTTCATGCCTCGCACCGCAGCAATCTGCTCCGAAAAAACCGGTATTGGTATGGTAAGTTTGGCTGGACGGAGCCAGATAATCTTCCCTATGTCTGGCCTGTGAGGTGACTATGAGAAAAAAGAAGGTACAGACCATCGGTACATGGCTCAGCTTCGCCGACAAGAGCAAGCCACGGGGGCAACAGGCGTTCGGCTGCATCATCGTGGATGTGGAGGGCAACAACGAAGCGGTGACTAAGGTGTTGGAACTCGGCCTGTGGCCTCACCTTGGCACCACCTACGAAGAGTGCATGAAGCTGGATGTCGCCATGTGGCCTGTGGAGTTGAAGAACTACAAGCCGGAAGACCTTAACCGGATGCTGAGCGTGGAGGAAAGCCTCCGCATTGGTGACCCGGTCACCGTAACGTACTGCGCCGACTGCGGAGGTTTCTTAGACATTAAGGGACCTGTACAGTGAGTTCATGGTCGGCGAGCACCATGATATCCTCACCGAAGTACGGACCCTGACCTTTGACTTCAAGGCTGTGTTCCCCGACCGGTAGCCGGAAGCTCTTAAGGTCGCCCGTGTAGCCCGCCAGCGCCTTGTCGATGTAGATGGAATCACCCTTGACCTTATCCACAATCTTGACCGTTCCCGTCTCCTGTACGGACGCCTCGGTCAGCTTTATCTCGTCATTCGGATGTTCGTCATCTTTGGCGTAGTAGCAACCGTCAGTCTCCACCACGATATAGATGGGGTCGTCATAGCCCCACCAGTAGGGTCCTACCTCGTAAGGCCAGAGAGAGAAACCCCAATAAAATCCTCCGTACCAGAAATGGGGATGCCAGCCATACCCGGAGTAGCCAAGGTAGGGGTGGGAGTGCCATGGACGGAAGGGGTGTTCATGACCAAAATAAGAGTTGTAATGCTCGGGAGCCATATGTAGGGGTGGGCGGCTGCGTTCCATCCCGGCTGCCCGCTGCCCGTTGGCCTCGGCCCGGCGTTCAGAGGAGCCGTGGTAGTTTCCCCGGACCTGATTGCTATGAACTGTGCTAGGATGCCCCGCAGGAGCGCTAGAATGGCTTCCTACGCTTCGACCGGCGCTGGGTGAGGCTGACCTACCCCCTCCGCCGTGCTGGGCATAAACAGGGACACAAAGACTGAGGAACAGGACCACGATACCGCAAAGAAGCTTCTTCATGGCACACCTCCATATACCCCAATACGGGGTTTCGGTATGTTTGACGGATTTAACGGGAAATAGGTTGCTTATTCCCAACCGGCGATGCGCCGGGCTGACTGCTTAATGGCCGCTTCACCCTGACTGCGGGGAATCTCCGCCTTTTCAACCGGCTTCGGTTCCGCCTTGTCATCCCGGTCAGTAACGAACCCGGCTCCACCCGTGGCTTCCTTGCTCTTCACCTTCTCGGGCGGCTTGGGCTTGCCTTCCTCATCCCGGTCGGTGACGAATCCGGCTCCCCCGGCTGCGTTTGCTTCCTTGGCAAGCTCCTCGTCCTGCTCTTCGTCGGCTTCGGTACCCTCGGTACCTGCGGCTTCCTCGGCGGCTTCTTCCTTGGGACTCTCAAGCTCCTCACCCTGTTCCTCCAGACCCTCGGGGGCGGCGGGAACTTCGGGAGACTCAGGAGCTTCGTTTCCGAATTCTTCCGGTCCTTCGATTCCGGCTTCATCGCCGGGTGCGGGCAACTCAATGCCCATATTCTCGGCAAAACTCTCGATAGCGGCGGCAATTTCGTCAATGTTGTGATAAAGCTGAATCACCGCATCGGCAATCTGCTCCGGGTTATCCGTGGCACGGCGGCGGAACTCGGCGGCAAACTTCTTGCGGGCGGCTACCCGAGCCTGCAAGGATGCCGTCCGGGGGGCCTCGTTGAGGTCCAGATGGTCCTTCATGGCGGAGAACTGACTTGCCATGACACCACAGGAAACGGCAAGCTCGCCCAGTGCGGCGGCAACCTGCCTCGGCTCCTTGGCGGCAACTTCCCGCATCCGGGCATACACGTTCGCCCGCTTGCTCTCGGCGAGAGCACCAACTTTTTCACGCAAAATTTCCCTTGATGTCTTTGTCTTTTCCATAGGTTCCTCTCCTACTAAGGTTCCTGTAGCCTTGCTTTTACGATATTCGCAGGTCCCACAGGAGAACTTCTGCACGCTGTCATCGAACGCTTCAAACTCATTGCAACACCCAAGCTGGAAGCTCACGCCTCCCGGCACAACGACTATTTTACAGTCGCCTTCTTTCTTCGCCCCGGCAAGCTCCATGTACCCGGCTTCCTCGGGGGTCATCCGCTTACTCTCCTTGGGAATTTCATGTCCTACTACTTCCATGCGTCCAACCCCCTTAATCCGCACCTACTCTCTTCTTAAGAGACCAATAGTTAAGCCGCCACCATTCTTGACCGTGCTATTTTGGCGGCTTCTTGCATCTTTAACTGCCTATTGGGGTCGGACAAGGCCCGTCGTCTGTCCTCAATCATTTTCTTACGCTTTTCTGGGTCAGCCCACATTTTTCTTATGCCTTCCAAGTGTTTCATACGATTTGTTGGGTTAGATTGTGCTTTTCTAGCAGCCTCTTGCATCTTTAATTGCTTATCAGGATTAGACATGGCCTTCTTGGAAGCGGCACTAATCTTAGCACGAAACTCCGGGTCCTCCCATTGTTTCTTAGTGGCTTCGCTTATCTTAGCACGAATTTCCGGGTTGGATGCTGCCTTCCTGCTGCCCTCAAGCATTTTGGCTTTTACTTCCGGTTTATTTTTTGCTTCTTCCCTAAGTTTATTCACTTTGTTTCGGTACTCAGGGTCGGCCCACAATTGTTTCCTAATCCTGCTCATCTTATTACGATACTCGGAACTAGTCCACATCCGTCTTCGGTCTTCCGATGTGACTCCTTCTCCTCCTTCACAAATATTATATCCAATTTCAGGATTACACGAATTGAAAGCCCATATCAGAGCTTTTTCCCAAAGATTAAGCTGCCAATTAGTAGTAAGACAAGAAATAAGAGAATGAATATCCCATACCTCTTTGGGATATTTTCTCATCGCTTTAAAAAGATGAGATTGCCTTCCCCTTTGAGCTTCCCCAAGCTTTCTCTTCAAATAAGTATACAAGGTTGGGTTGGTCGTTTGCCAATATAAATTTTCCCGTTTTCAGTGTTTGTGATAATATAGATAAACATAAACTACCCTCTCCACGCAGGGTTTCTCATTAAGTGGTTTAAATAGTTCAAAACTTTACCGAGCCATATGGTAGGGTCCCGAGGGCAATTCGGGCATCACGGTATGTTTTAAGGGAGTATTTTTTTGGTCGGGGGTATTACTCAAACTTTCACTTAATGCTCCCCAAGGGTCAGTTTTAAGGTCTACCTGTTCTTCCGGGTCAATTTGAGCTTGTTGTAGGTTAGCTGCCTGCACCTTCTTTGAACTTGTCAACAGAAGGTCGTGTCCCGGATGATTAGCATGATGGTCCCGCACACAGAGGGGACAAAACTTGTCCTCGCAACCGGGGCACTTCTTGATATCCTTGGTGGTCCCGCAAGCCTTACAACGGGGAGTTTCCCACTGTTTCTTGGCGGCGGAGAACTTACCCTCGGCGGGAAGCGACCGCATTGCCGCCTCTTCCGTGGGAACTGCGGTTGCACCGCTCGCAGTTTCTTCTTGGCCTTCCCGCTCTCTCTGGCGCTCCTCAATTCCGATGTTGTTGAGAATCCTTACCACCGTAGGTAGCGTACTTTCCTGCCCTCTATAGTGTATCCCCACATAGGCGGATATCAGGCTCGGAAGCTTGTCAAACAGGGTCTTGAATTTTCGCTGTTTCGGAGAAGCTAAACCTGCTTCCGGGGAAGCCTCCGCATACTCCTTTTCCAATGCCTGCCACTCCTCCTCCACGTCCTTTATTTTCGGCATCTTCTTGTAGGTCTTCATGTCGTTGTAAAGGATGGAGAGAATACGGAGTATTTGTTCCACGATGCTGATGCTGTACTTCTTGGCAAGCCACTCACCAAATGGCTCAGTGAACTTGCCCGGTGTGCGCCGTTCCCATGGAGCACGGTAGTCACCCATGTCGGTGTCTTCTTCCACCTGCTCCTGTGCTTGCGTGCCTGTGGCATACTCAGGGGTATCGAGAATAGAAGCTTCCGGTTCTTCCCCCTCGGCGGTGTAAGGTTCCATGGACACGACATTGTCTTCACCAATCCCCTGTTCAACATCGTCGGCGGAAATATCCTGTCCTTCGATGATGCGCTTAAGGTACCGGATAGCCTCCTGCTTTCTGCCGGGCCAGCCCGCCTTGCCTCCCACGAGATAATTCCTGAGAACCCAAGTGACTTGTTTATCCAATGGTAGCTTGGCGAAATCGGGATTCTTCTGGGTGAAGTTTTCCACGATACCGGGGAACTGCTCCGTCAAGATATGCCGCTCCCAAACCTTGAAGATGAGGAAGTGGAGAACCTCATCTATTTTGTCTTCATCTGTGGTCGGTAGTTGTTTGGCGAGAGTGGAATAAAGAAACTTTACCCAATTCATGCTCTGGTCCACGGGAAGCTGTGCGTCCCGGATGAGCGCCTTCATCATAGCATCAATGTCCTTGTTGTAGGCAAGATGCAGCATGGAAGCAAACCGGGAGAACCTGAGAGGGATGGGGTCGAAGTGCGGCGGCGTAGAGACAGGGCTACCCATGAGGTCGGCGAGTTTGAAATTCAGGCCGTCCTTGGTCTTGATACTAGACAAAACGAGCCAAGGCTGACCGTCAATAGAACCGACGATGCGCCCCGGCGCTAGGAGGCGGGATGCCGCCACTTTGCAGGGAAGCATGTTTCCCCCTTAATCGAGCACCTTGTCGTTGGGGTCAGTTCCGCCCTCAACGCTCTTGTCATCCTTCATTGCGGATTCGAGAGTCTTGAGGTAATCGGAATGGTCCTCGAACGCTTGCGGGTCCTTGGGGGCACCCTTATTGTCACCAACGCCCTCGGCGGCGGTCTTAAGACCAACCTTGGAGAGTTCGGCGGCGTACAAGGAGTTCATTGCGTCGGCATCGACTTTTGCGATTTTTGTTGCCATATTCTTCTCCTGTGGGCGAGGTCGCCCTATAAAAGGATGGCGTAGCTGGATTTTACCACCCTAAGTGATTGTAATTAGCACATTCTCCGTGGTTACGATGTTCCCCAAGGAGTCATATGCTATGCAAGTTACTACTGTACTGACTGAAAAACCACTCGTAAATTCGTAAATTCCTGAACCGTTGGTGTTTATCAGGCTGGGAGCGCCCTCAATGCTGACCGCTACCACGTTGTTACTGCTCCACAGGATGTAAACTGGAGTACCCGCTGTGGTGGTGGAAGGCACCGCCGTAAAAGTAGCCCACGCCGGAAGAGAGGTATCTCCCTCAGTACTGTAAGAAGCAAAGAGAGCAAATCCCGGCAAATCAAACAGTTCCGTGCCCCTCTGGCTCAAAACAAGCTGGATGAGGTTAGTGTTTGATGAGTTGTAGGTGGTATCCCCACTATATGCTGCTGTGATGAGGTGACTGGCAGTGGACAGGGTGGAGATGGGTCCGTAAGAGGTCGCCCCGGCAACCAAAGAGAGCGTCTGCGGGGGGAAGCCACTCAGGCTGTCGGTCAACGTAATCGTTCCCGTGGGTGTCCCGGATGACCCGGTCACTGTGATGTTAAAAGTGACCGCATCCCCATACCGGGAGGGGTTTTCCGTGCTAAGAAGGGTGAGGGTGGGGACCGCCTTGGACTCCACGTTTTGGGTCAAAAAATTACTGCTACCAGCAAAACTGTAACTCCCAAAGGAGTATTGGTCCACGGTCTGCCCGACCGTCTGCACCCCTGAATCGTAGTTTACATCCCCGCTGTAAGTGGCGGTGATGGTGTGGGAGTTGATGGTAAGAATGCTGTCAGTGAACAGGGCCGCTCCACTGGCGAGCGTCACTATCCCCATGGTCCCATCCAGATTGGATGAGAAGGTCACCGTGCCTGTGGGCGTTCCGGCACCGCCGCTTACCGTGACGACAAACTGCACCGTTTGCCCCGAGTAGGAAGTGGACGGGGTGTTGACGACCATGATTGTTGGGGTAGCAGGCATTAGGCACCTCCCCCATACGTCGCTGTGATGGTGTGATAGTCAACGGCAAGAGCAGTGGTGCTATAGGATGCCGTTCCACTTGATAGGGGAAGGGTCTGAGGAGAGAAACTTCCCACGTCATCAGTCAAGACCACATTGCCCAAGGGGTATCCGGCTCCCCCGAAAACTTGCACCACCACATAAGGAACTTCCGTGCCTGAACCCACACTGATATTCGCCGTAACCGCAGAGTTGGGGACCATGCCAAGGTAAGCAGCGGAGTCGGCGTTCAACCATAGAGGTTTAGCATATCCACTGGGTAACCAATTGGTTAAATTACCCCAGCCTGCGGTACGGAAGAAACAGACAATTGCCAGTCCCGGACCTCCGGGCAAAACCGGAGTGGTGAGCAGGCTGTTTCCGGGGCTGACATAGGTGCTGACCACGGTGCCTGCCGCCGCCCATATGACGGGTGTTCCGGCAAGTTCAATCATGTAGTAGTCGTTGGCTGCGCCGTTATCGCTGCTATCCGGCTTCGTGAAAGTCCACACCTTACCATCATCCGATTCTACGATGTGCGTCCCCACCGTAGCATTGCCATTCCCATTCCAAAAACTGCCGAGACAATCAAACTCCACAGGTAAGACGGAGGGGGAGTTTCCGTGGTTCACTCCTCCGATAGCCAGCATGATGTTGCCTATCGTGGGGAAATTCGGCAAGGTTACCGTGACGGTTGTACCCCCGCCGTTGCTACTGGAGGATTGCACGACTGCGGGGGCAACGGGAGCAACTGTCATGTCGAATTCAACGTTGTCCCCAAAAAATGACGGATTGAGAGTGCTGCTGACGGCAGTTGTAGAGTTGAAATCCAAGCCGCTTTCAACCTGTTGTTCAAGGGTCGAAGACATGGGAGCGTAGGTGCCATCTCCACTGTAAGCAGCCGTTATGCTGTGAGCGCCTGTGGTGAGTGAACTTGCTACACAGGAGGCTATACCATTCACGAGAGGAAGGCCGCTTCCAAGCACGGTGCTGGTGGTCGTATCCGTTACCGTCACTGTCCCTGTGGGGATGGGAGTGGGGCTTCCTATGGCATTGATGGAGATAAGCAACGGGGTAGAAGCAACCGAGGGGTTAGGGTTGGAGGATATGATGACTGACGGCAAAGCGACGGGTCCTGCTACGATGGCAACCCACGCCGGGGTGGAAACCCATGTCGCTGTTCCCGTGACCGTGTTAGGTGGAGGACTGCCAGCGGCGGAGAGGAATGCGGCATAGGCATAGTTAGCGGGGCTGCCGGTGTGAGTGGAATCCCCAAACTGATGTTGCAGCGTGTAGCCAGCGGGGAGGAACCCACTTCCTGTCACTTGCTGGTCCCACACGAACGCCACTAAAGCCAAGCTGGGACTGAGGACGGGGAAACTCGCCGTCATCGTACCCGTGGTGCTGGGAGTGGGGTTGGCTTGTCCACTGTGATAAGTCAAAGTGGGCTGCCCGGTAATCTCCACCAGAATTCCATCTTGTACAGCGGTGTAAACTTCACTATCACCACCGATGTAAAAGTTATAAGTCTTGCCATCTCCAGCTTGAGCAACCCTTGTGAAAGCCGCCCCGGCATAGGTAGACTCACCGAATCCGTTGAAATAGTTCCAATTGCCGGGACCGATGGCGTTGAAAATACCATTGCCGCTGCCCACCGTAAAGAACAGCATGGTGTTACCGGGAGTGGGGGTGTTGGGGAAACTGGTATTCCAACTCGCTATGGGTCCATCATTGCGAGAGTAACCCACCTGCACGATTTGTGGCGCTTGTAAAGGCATTAAATCCTCTTTAACTCAATGGTGCAATCCACTCCATGTAAACGACTCCCGGAATAGCCATGATGTTGACGGCTGGCAATCTATCGACATACTGGGGACTGGCGTTGACCGTCAACGTTGTGCCGTCATCATCCAGTTCAATGGCCCCGGCATCCGTCCCACCCAGCAACCCATCGGCGGCGATGTACCACTTGTTACCGATGAGGAAAGGACAACTGTTGTTGCCATCAACTTCACCAGTAATAGGGCTGGGATAGGGGAAAGAACGAGTCTCTGTAATCGCCCCACCAGACTCCACGACGATTAACCCGTTGCCAGCGTTGTTTTCCAAGTAGACTACATTGTTGCCCCCATAAGAGGTGGGCTGAACGTAATCGGCACTTACGAATGTGTCATGATATAAATCACTGCTTGACAGGTTTTGCAGCGGTGTATTGGAGCCAAATGGAAGCAGACTGACGCTGGTGTACTCGTAGTTCCCACCCACGTTGGCAATGCTGGTCGGGGTAGCCACAACCTGATTCGTGGGGTCTATCACGCAACCCGAGTAAATGCTATCCCAAGGTGAGCCAGCGGAGATGAAAGAGTTCACGAGCGTAGGAGCGCCCGCTCCCACTGCAAGGCTGTAAAACGATATGGTGGTTCCCGCCTGCGTCACGTACCATATGGTACCGTTGTTATCTACGAAAGGCTCACTCACGGGAATCCATGCCACGCCAACTTGACCACCGGGGTCAGCGATGGCGTTGAGAGAGGTGGTGTACGATGTCACTTGTGTCATCGTCGCCAGTGTAGCTCCGGTGAGAAGGGGGTCAGCCCCCACGGGAGAAAGTGTGTTGACATCCCACAGGTAGAAAACCACTGGACTAGGGCTGCCCGCAACCGCTCCCTGCCAGTCGTAGAAAATCTGTCCCAAGTATCTACCGTTCGGAGACAAATAGTTAAGCGTGTAGTTTCCAACCCAAGGGTAACCGGGGAACGGTGTGCGAACGCTGTAAACAGGCGATGCCGCCCCGGAGTCTTGAATGAGGGCGGTGGGAGGAACGGTACCCATATTGTAGTAGGATGAGGTGTACCGGAATCTCTGTGCGGTGAACACGCCCAACCCAAATTGGAACGGTGGGCTAGGCATGTGGTGGACAACCTGTATCACCCCTTGCAGGTTGAATGGCCGGTTAGCGAACAGCAGGTACCGATTGTTTACAGCATCGTAAGAGGCATTTTGAATCACCAGTGGTATGCCATCCACGTAAACCTCCACATCCACCGTGGGGTCAAACTCTACGGGAGGACTGGTGGGCCGAATAAGCGGACCAATGTAGTTGCCCAACAGGAGTTGGATGCGGTTCGGATAGGGCGCATTGGTAACGGCGGTCAGCATTATTCCCCACTCTTAAGGAACTTCAAAAACTCCCCGTATCCTTCCTCGGAAGCATACTTCTCAATCATGCTCATCTCCAAGCTCGTGCGCTTGCGGAGTAGTTTCTTCCACCACTCACCGGGTATCTTCTCCTGCAACCGCTCTAACCACCGTCTCGGTAGGCTGGGCTTCTTCCTTTGCTGGAGCTTCTTCTCCTCTTGCTTGATGAGGTCGTTAAGGTCCGGCTGTTTCTTAGGAGCGGGGGCAGGCGGTGGTGCAACGTTTGTGGCCTTTTCATCCCGTTTAACTACCTGCTGCTTGGGTGGTTGCGGAGGCTTGGGGGCCGGTCCCTTCGGCTTCGGCTCCATGGGCTTGGGAGCCGTGGGTTTGTTCAATGGCGGCAAGGCGGGCGGTTGCTTCCCCTTACCCCTCTCCAGCTTCTCTGTCTCTTCCTCCAGAAGGTCGTCAATCATCTCCTTCTGCTTGTCGGGGTCTGTGGTCTCCACAATCTGGTCAATCTCTTTGCGCTTGCGCATTTCCTCCTGACGCTCTTCCAGCCGCTTGCCCTTCTCAGTTGGGATTTCCTCCTCCAACCGTTTCTTGTTAAGCTCCACCTGCCGCTTGCGCACAATGTTCTGGATGTTGTGCTGAATAGCGGGCAGGATGCGCTCGAAGACCGTCTTGACATGCTTGCAGATAACGAAGTTGCCCCGGAGGTCTAATCGCTCCGTGGGGGCTTGCAGGAGGGGCCTAGCCTCACCGTGCAGGCCGTCCCGCTGGTGGAGATTCCATTGTGCGCCCCAATACAGGAACGCTGGGCAGGAGCAGGAGACCCGCACATCAATCTGCCTTGCATCCTGCGTCTTCTCCACCTGACTCAAATCGAACTGGACTTGCACATCGTGTCCCTTGGGGTCGGAGTAATTCTCGTGGCAGGTGACCTTGTAGGCAAGGTAAAGCTCCTTGGGTTTGGAACTGATGAGCTTGGCCTCGCACCCGGCCCGGCGCTTGACGGAAAAAGCATTGGTTTGCCGGATGAGTTCCGGGAGGGAAATAGCTACCTTGGTGAAAGGTGGAGAGGTGAGGGATATGGGGATGCTAATCCATGTGCCTTGTTTGACTTGCCATGGATTATATCCCCCCAAAATCATCCGGCTGAGCATCTGCTGGAAGTCTGGGGTCCAGTCTGGTGCGAGTTTTTGCACTTGCGCTAAAGCCATAGACTCCCTCAATTAAGAGGGGGAAAGCTGGCTTTCCGCAGCTTCCTGCGGCGGGGCCTCATCGGCGGGGGTCGCCTCCACCCGCTTACGGCGCTTGAACGTCTTTTCAGTGGGAACGTCTTCTTGCGGCAAGGGAATGTGGGGGAGATTCTCCATGACATCCTTGGCGACCTGCTCTGCCGCTGCGGCGGAGATAATCGCCATGCCTTCCACCTTACCGGCAGGAACCTTGAC